TTAGCAGGGTCCTTTAGTTTCTCGTACTTTCTTTCGGTGGGTGAAGGGGTTTCGAAGTGTATGTTGAAGCTGTTCAAGCCAAACTCTGGATTGGTCAAGAGAGTAACACGCTCTACCAGAGCACTGATCTCTTGCACATGAAGCGATATGTCGGCTTGCAACGCCGAACGTATAACCTCCAGGTCTTCTGAACTAAGAGTCGTGTGACGACCATTAGACAGAACGGATAGATGAAGGATGCCGAGGTGCTTTCCTTCGAGGTTGATGATATCTGCAAGAATCGAGAACGGTGCTTCAATGCCCATCATGACGGTGAGCATGTGTTCTTGATGGTTGTAGACGACAAAGGAGTTACTCATGTAACGATGGCTGAGTTTCTCCTCCCAGAATGATTCTGGATTGATTTTGAACCGATGTTCGCCTGCGAGTCTTGCTGCAGGTCTTCCGACAGTACCGAGGTGAACAGACACCTCGGTACCGACATGAAGAAGACGTTTATCACAGAGCCATTCCACGAAAGCAGGCAAAGCGTTCTCTGTGTAAATGTCATCGGACGATCGATCCAGCTGGTCGTAAAATGCGGCCATCTCATCACTTAGGTTAATATCGGAAAGAGCAACCACGGTGACATGACGACGATTGGCTGGGGAAGGATCATCGTAAGTAAAGGTAAGTATTTCTCCTGCTTTGACCTCTACACGCCCCAGCGTATGTTTATCTTCCATAGCTGTGGACCTCAATACAGTGCACTATCGTCATGATAATGTACTGTTTCATTATTTTTTATTCGTTTTGTTGACTGTCAAGAAACGCCTTGTAAGACGGAGCCAGACGATCAATCATCACGACTACCTGGGTAGTGACCTGATGTGCCTTCTGATGGATACCTTTACCTGCCAGAGCCGAGTATGCATGAGCATGCACGACAACACCATTGATGAAATGCTCTTTACCGTTAGCGATGAAGGCCACTTCAGCCTGTAGGCCGGGGAAGATAAGGTCTGGATCGCTGTTTTCCCAGTTCATGATCACGTAAGCAGCGTTGCGCTCGGCAATCTTAGACGCCTCATTGAACGGATTCGACTGAGCCATGTCGTCAGTCACCCGATTCATCTTAGTGCCCTTTCTGGGAACAGCTTCGTACTCGTTAGCGTTGTTGTTACGGAACGCAGTTGCCTTGTTACCCTTCACGCTGACGAATGATTCCATCATGACATCAGTGTTGGCAAAGCGCGTACCATTACCTTCGTTCAGCAACTTGCCTTCAGAAGGGTCTACCTTCGAATAACCACCCGTGACCATGACCACGAAGTTAGTGCCGTTCTTACGATAGGTGTATTCGATCCCTCGATAGCGGGTGCTGGGAGGGAGAATGAACAACGCTGTCTTTTCAGCAGTGTCGTACAACTTGTAGTTGTACAGAGGCCAGACGTACCAGAAGCCCTTCTGCAGATAACAACCAATACCACAGTTGTAGATACCACCGAATTGCTTCTGGAGTTTGTTGGCCACTGCTACGAGCGGGACACCATGCGGAAGAACTGTGTGCGAACGCTTCTGCATGTTGTTGGGCGGGACTGCGGAGATCCCTTTGATGGAGTTCTCTTTATCCAGATCCATGTTCTTGATCGAGTTGTTGAGCAACGCAATCAAGATGTCATACGGTCTCGAGTCACGGAAGACGCCACCGACCATTTCGGAACGCGTCCTGGAGAAAGCTTCTTCCTCCAACTGCACACTGACCTTCTTGATACCCATCAGATCAGACACTCGCTCACTGGCTGTCTCTGGGCGATTGCCCATGGCGTCAGTTTCCTCTTCCTGAGGAAGGTGAGCAATGAATGTCTGTTCCATCATGGGGAGTGGGAGTTCAAACCCATTGCGGTTGATGATCCGTTTGGTCACCCGCATCTTCAGGTTCTCTTTGAACGGCAAGACCCGGTTCAGATACTTGCCCCACTCAATGCCTACGGTGATCTGTGTCTCATCGGCAGATGCATTACGGTAATCACGAATCCATTCGATACTGACTACCGTAATTACAGGGTACTCACCTTCGTCAGTGATGAAGGCGGCCTCATACTCAGCATAGGTGTCGAACTTCTGCTGTTGAATGAGGCTATACTCCTCACCAAGTGAGGTTTGGGTGAATTCCATGGTAACACCTGTTGAGATTAGAACTTACCTTGTTTACGCTTGTTGAGCATCTCTGCAATGCGATCCACCATGGGTGATGGCGAGTGCACTTCTTCACCAACGTTGGTGTCGGAGAAGATAGCCTCGATACCACCCACAGAACCGAACAGCGCTTTAACACGGTTGAGTTCAGGAATGTCTTCGACTTTGGGCTTGTAGCCAATGACACGATCACGAATGCATTCAGCAAACTCTGTCATCAGTTGAAGCGACTTCAGAGGTGCGTCTTTGACGTTCGGGTCGGTGTTGACGTAATGTACCCAGTTGTTGACGTGAGCCACAATGACCTCGTAGATTTCTACGAGGTCTCTCGGATCTTGGAACTTGATATCTGCGCCCTTTTCAAACAGGCGCAAGATATCAGCGATCGAACCACCGACGTTCACGTACTCGTTCATGGCGTCAATGTCGCCTTTCGCACTGCCGGTACTCAGATGACCTACGATCTGGTTGTACTCTTTCGAGTAACGGTGATAGCCAGGAATGGCGTAGAGGTAGGTCTTCCCTCCGAAGATGTGTTTCCGTATGCTCTCTGCATCGCGCAGCGACATTTACTTGATTCTCCGCTTGTAGACCTTAAGCAGATGAAGCAGGATCGGAATGTAGTAGAACCGTTCCACGTTATCCCACTTCGGTGCCCAGGTGCACAGTTCGTTGAGGATACGGATGTCGATGGCTTCTCCTTTCAGAGCGGCCATAGTCACGGCTTCAAGCTTGGACAGTTTGATCTCGCCGGTATGACGATAGAACTGCTCACTGAAGACGTAGTAATCGTCAACAGTAACGCGCTTGATCTGTGGAGTGTTCTCAGGCGAACCCACCTCGTAGATCTCAACAGACTTGTCCATTTCCAATGTGGATTTAAACAGCCTATTAAGCTCTCTGAAGCGTGCTGCACCGCGGACGATGTCCTCTAGCATCGGATCGCTAAAACCGCAGTAGCCAGCGTCTACGGTCGTTGGAGACATATCCGGATACACCACACAGCCGACACCGGTGTAATACACACTGTTCAGGGTCGGTTTACCGTTGTAAAACTGCTTGACATCCACCAGACCGGCCTTATGAACGCTCATAGCCAGCAGGTTATGATCCATCGATTCCAGGCAGTTCCACAGAGTGAACTCGTACATGGTCTGATCGCCTTGCACGTTGAACTCTTTGATGTGGCGCATGACTGGATGATCGTCGGTCGTCAAGATTGTCTTGATGTAACGGACGATGAACGGATCGTAGGTGACTACATGCTGGTTGGGTACCAGAAGCGTCTTGTAGTTGTGAGAGAAGAAGTCGTGGAAATACAGCGCTATCAGGCGACCGTAGTGCTCCTTCATGTTGTTGACCAGAGCAGTCTGCTCTTCGGACAGCAACGGCATGTTCCCAGTATCGAGGAAGTCCTTATGGAAGACGGACACCTCGACAGTCTTCGACATGATATCGTCCCGCAGTTCTTTAGAACCTTGGTGCGTCATCGAATACTCGACTTCATGGATCGTCGAGTTGTAGTGGGACATGCGGGTGGAACGAGTGATCGTGAACATGCCTTCGCGACCATCGCCAATGTCGGCCAGGAATACGTCACCCTCGTTAGGGATCAGGATACCGTAGACATTGGCGGTGCCTTTCAGGGACATGTCCTTGGTGGTGGCATCTTGGGAAGGAGCCAGAGGACTGGTAACCTTGAACTCAAACCCTTTGATCAGACTGTACTGTTGGTACACTGCATGGAGATCGGCTTCATACGGGCGGTTGTCGTCATCACGACCCCGCACACGTTTGAAGTAATCGACGTACCATGCCTGACCCGCCACGTAGGTGGTGAGCTGGTCGTAGTTGACCAGATCAGTGTCCACCGTAGCCGACTTGAACGTCGGCGGTTGAATCACGACAGGAGCAACCTCAGGAGTGGGTTGCACGGTGTCGATGTTCGGGATTTCTGGGATTGGCATTTCACTAGCCTCTGTTCTTGTTCTGAGCGATAATCGTCAGGATCTCGACGTACGGAGTGTCCATGCGGTAACCGAAGTTACGATCGTTCTCGAACCAGCTCTCTTCATTCTCACGGTCGTTGTTAACACCAGTCGAATAACCAGGACGATCGCCTGGGTTATGACCAGGGTCACTGTTGTAGCCGATGCGCTGATAGCGAAGCATGGCGAAGAATCGCTTGATGTATTCGATACTCAGTTTACCATCCTCGGTCATCCAGTTGGCTTGAGCGTCTTCAACATCCAGTCGATTGACCACAGACTGGAACAACCGCAGAGCAACGAAACCATTGTGATGGAGACTCATCAGAGCTTCATCGGTGTATTTGGAGATTTCAGTACAGAACCCCATCCGCAAATGGTAGTTCTGACGAAGGTCAACCGGTGTCTTAGTACGGATCTCAAACGCATGATCCATGACCACTACATCAAGGTCGCCGTCGGCGATGTACTCATCGCCCCGGAACAATGAGAAGTGGATCGGACAACGGCCGAGTGTAACCATCTTACTGCCGGCGACACGCATGAACTGCAGGATGTCAGGTTCGAACCCGATATCCTGAATCTCCTTGGAGCCAATCACCAGATTGAGATCCTTGGCTTCAAACACCACCATGATACTCATGAACGTCGTGGTGTAGGGTACGATCTGCTTGGGAATCCATTCGTCAAATGCCGGGATAGCGACACCACCAATGGCACGAGGAGGAATCCGCGCCAGATAGTCGAAGTGATCCAGAGCAAACCGGTAATCGCTCTTGTACGTCGGCAGTTGAAGAGGATCTTCAGTGCGAGGACGAGTCACCAAGAAGTCAGTCGAGATCAGTTGGTTGTGCACCACTTGCGGATAGAGCACATTGACTTCGACGGGCTTGTTGTAACTGAACTTGTAGTTGAACTGGATCAGGTAGCTTGGACCTTCTTCATTCTTTTCTTCCTCAACAGGAAGATCGAAGTCAAACCAACCCTGTACACCCAGCTGCTTCTCAGCAATCACCAGCAGACTGTTTTCCAGATCGCCTGCTTGATTGACCAGGACTGTAGCACGCTTGGTGTAATGACGCTTGAGGTACTCGCCCAACGACTCACCGTATCCCGCCACGTTCTCACGAAGAGAATGGATGTGCATCAGGAGCTTAGCGCAGAAACCTGGTACTGGGAAATGATAGTCGACTTCATGGAGGTGAGATTGACGGTTGTCACCCATTCTCACTTTGACGTCGTCACGCCAGACGATGGCTTCTTGTTTGCTCTTTGCCCGGTAGGTAAAGTTCAGTTCCATCTCGGTGTTGCTGTAGATAGGCTTGATCATTACCCCGATTGAGGGATCAGAAAAAATAGGTTGGGCGTAGGGGTGACGCACCTCAGCGTTGATCACTTCGGTATCAACGTAGGTTTCACGGAACGACACCATCACACGACCTTCATGAATAAAGCGGTTGGTGATGCCTTTGTCTTCGATTTCGGAGCCAGGCTGGGAAGCCATACCTTGCTCGCCACGAATCTCCACACGTGTAGTTTGGTCGATATTCGTGATACGCATGACATTATCGATTACAGACTTAGCCACCCTGCGGGAGACTGAATCTAATGTGACCGGTATCGGAATAATCAGGTTGGGCATGGGGGACTCCCCGTCAATGAAGATTGTCATAAAATCGGGCAATAAAAGAAAAAAGAAACGGGAGTAGGGTGGCATCAGCCACCCTACCTATGACGATCAACGAGTACTGTAGTACTTGTAGATCAGATCATAGTTCCCGCCATTGGACATGGCTTCTTTCTGCAAAGCCTCGCACTCGGCTTTGCCAGCTCGCCACACCCGCTGGTCGTCAGAGAAACTATAGTACCAGTCGGCACGCTTGCAGCGTGCTTCATAGTCCATCTCAGCTTCCGACAACTCGCCCCATGTCGGAACCTTCTCCTCCTTTTTGAGAGAAGCCGGTGCTTTGACCCCAGGGAGATCCAGAGGACCTTTATACCCATTGATCTTGAGACGAGCTTTGGTGTTCTCGAAAGGATATACGTAATACCCTTCCTTGACATGCACCGAGCCCAGGTTAGTGCCCTCATGCAGCTTGATATTATGATCAAGCTGCAGGGTATTCCGACCGCTCTCTTTGATAAGAGGGTGGCCGGTCGCCTTGGCAATACGATGGAGCAGTGTCGAACTTACGTCGACATTTGCCACCGCGGTGCACTGCATCACACCATAATGGATGAGACCAGTCTCATCCGAAAACACAATGCGGTCGCCATCGGCGAAAGCATTGATACGGTCGAAAACGCTTTTCAGACTGCTATTGTAAATCATCGCGTAGCCTCCTTAGGCATGGTTATGGAAGATCATTCTTCCTATTCAACACCACTATGTATTGTTGAAAAATAGTCGAATCAAAACGGCATACAGGGGAGCCTTAGGCTCCCCTGTATATGTCGCATTAACGGTTGACAGCGGCGTAGGCTTTCATCTGCTCTTCGCAGACGTAGACCAGGCCTTGGATCAGACGGAACGACGGGGAACGCATGTAGATCGTCTGGTAGTAGGCACGCTCCACCATCACGAACATGGCACTGCAGGCGACGTCGAGCGCGCGCCACAGTTCGTTGTTCATGTGCGGCAGGTACACACCGTTCACAGTGTTGATCATGCGGTCGTACATCTGGTAAGCCGAGTTCCAGGCGCCGGAGATCTCGTTATACCAGTTGTAGTCGTTGTAGGCTTCGCTTTCGATCGCTTCGATGGCGACTTCCAGGGCCGCGCTGATCTCTTCCAGGGTGTTGGCCTTGGTGGAGAACTGGCCAGACTTGCGGAAACGTACGTGACCGAACGGTACACGGATATAGTCCGCCAGCTCAGCGATCCACTCGACATCACGGCTCGGTCGGCCAGCTGCAGCGTGCGGGTCGAGGAAGGTAGCACCGCCAGTGACTTCCTTACCGTAGGCCAGGAAAGCTTCGGACGGGTTCTTACCACTCACTTCCTTGAACATCTCGCGCAGCATCTTCTCGGCTTCAACGCCGTCGCGAGTCATCAACACCTTACCGACGTTGTCGGAGATGGCCAGACTGCGCTTGGAGGCGTCGGCAGCGAGGTTCTTGTTAGCCCAGGAGGTGTACTCGATAGCTTCAGCCAGAGCAGCAGTCAGGGCGCTCTTCTCGAACGCGATCGGCGAGCCGTCACGATAGAGGTAGCCGACCATTTCCGGGTTGTAGCGCATCTGCTTGACCGGGATACCGTAGTCACCGCCGATGGAAGCAATGCGCTTCTGGATGGCTTCGATACGCAGGCGAGTCACTTGGTCGGTACGGATACCACGGCGCCAGCCGATGACGATGTTGTCCCACTTCTCCTTGATCCACTTCTTCATCTTCTTCAGGGAAGTGACGATGAAGTCAACCACGCTTTCCATGGAAGCAGTAGTCATCTTGCCATCTTCGACCACGAAGGCCGGGATGTTGTCCTGAGCGGTCTGGACAGCGATGGTGCCCAGTGCGGTGTTCGCCATGGCGACAGCACCTTCGTCGATGCTTTCCATGGAGGTGACGCAGGACAGCATTTCCATGGCAGATACCACGGAGCCGACCAGTTCACGCACTTCACCGATCTCTTGACGAAGACGACCGTGATCGATGGCGTTCTGCTCGATGAATGCATCAGCGTCGAAGTTGTTGACTTCGTTCTCGACCGAGTCACGCTCGCCGTTGATATGGTCGAGCACTTCCTGACGTACTTGTTCGTGAGTGATCACGTCCAGCGATTCGACAGGGCCCGGCTGTGCCGGAAGGTTCGCGCCATTCATGTCCTTGAGTTCGCTCAAGGAGTCTTGGAGCAGAGATTCCAGGGAGGGTTTCATTCGTTGAGACCTCAGTTGTGTTCGAGAGACTTCTTGCAGTACATGAGTACACTGCGAGATACGGAAAGGAGATTTGTTGCCATTTGGTCAACCGGCCCGATAGCCCAGGAGGCGTAGTTACGTGCAAACCGCAGGACGCTCTGATCATGACCATTGCCATCGTAGACACGGGCCTGATAACGTTCGCCACCACGCAACACTGCTTTGATCTGACCCTCGATACGAGAGACAGCAGCAGCCTTCTCTTGAGCTTCGATGGTATTGAGGATGTCGATAACTCGCAGTGCCATGGTCTGTACCTGGCTACCGTGAGCAGTCTTCATCTTACCACCATTGATGTTGAAACCGTTCGGGTTACTGTACGCAAACTTCACACCGACAGTGCGCAGTGCCATGGCGTAAGCAATCAGGTTGGTTTCTTTCAGTTCTTCTTGCTCTTTCTCGAGCGTGATAAAGAACAGCGTCCAACCGCCGATGACCGGAGGAGCGGCCATGGTCAGGCGATTGCCAAAGCGAGGATCTCGATAAACGAGTGCCTTCACCTTACTGGCTATTTTGGTAATTGGCAGTCCTTCGAACACGGCACAGGTATCGAGCAGGGCTTCTTGACCAGACTTGCTACCCGTGAGGATCGATTCGAAATGGCTACCAATGCCGACCATCTCTTTACCGTAGATGTCGGTAAAGGTCTTGTACTGATCAAGAGCAGCGGTCAGTGCACGAATGACACCATCCGGATCATAGATCGGACGGTCACCCTGGATGAACGATTTGATCTCGATGCCCATGGTCACTTCTGGGTTCTTGATGGTTGCCAGTTTCCTGACAGCACCCAGTTTGGCCATGTGTTCGGCATGCATGTGCAGACGGCCACGGAACGATGCTACCTTGTTCCAGAACCGCTTGATTGAAGCCAGTACTGCAAGGATGGCTGCTACGATCCGTTTCCACAGATTGTAGAGCTTGTCCTTGAGGCTTTCAGTGGAAACACGACCTTCCGCATGACCATCCAGTTCAGGGATGATGTCATTGACTGTCAGACCACTACCTGCCACCAGGTTTTCGAAACTGACGATAAGTGCTTGCCGATGTTCCGTGGAAACGACGTCGTAGGTGTCGAGGTGGTTGGAAAGTGACTCGAGTGCATCTGTCGCATTGAACAAAGATTCGAGTTCAGCATTCCCTTCCACAATCTCTCGACGAGACTCCAGGATATCGTAGAAGCCCTCGCTAATGTCGCCTACCGGAGTAAGCAGGTCTTGCTCGGACATAGGAAAGTTCTCTGAGAAAATTAAGTAGGGCAATTCACCATAGAATTCGTCTAAACGGAATAAAAGACCTACCGGCCGTGAAGCCGGTAGGTCTAGCGCGAGGTTGCTACTGCTTAGGCAGCGGCAGCTTCAGCCTTGCCACCCAGGGCAGCCAGAGCCTTCTTACCGAAGTTGAAGGAGGCCTTGGCGGCGTTGGCAGCGTAGCCCAGGTAGTCCGGGCCGACAGCGCGAGCGATCGAAGAGATCTTCTTGAAGCCGTTCAGCTCAGCACGAACCTTGGCGGTCTCGGCCTTGTCTTCCAGCTCCATGCGGACGATCAGCTTGTCCTGCTTGGTGACGAACTCGTCGATGGACTTCTGCAGGCCCTTGAAGTACTTCTTGTCGTAGTCTTCGATGAACTGGGCGATCTTGATGATGCCCTGGCCGATGCCCTTGATGGCGGCAGCGTCCGGCACGTCCAGCTCGACTTTGGCCAGCTTCAGATCGACCTTGGCGGTCAGCTTCGGCATGCCACCTTCGCTTTCGACGATCTCGCGACCGCCCGGCAGAGCGCCTTTCGGCAGAGCTTTCAGGATGGCTTCGTGGCCAGCTGCTTGCTCTTCGGTGGTGGTGCGGCCGGTGGCGATGGCGCCAGCCAGCTTGGTCAGCTCGGACTGAGCGACCTTGGCAGAGTTCACGACTTGAGCGCCGTTGGAAACGATGGTGGCCAGCTTGCCGGCAACGTTACCGTCGAAGTCACCGTTCACGTGCAGCAGCTTGGCTACGCCGGTGGCGTCGATCTTCTTGCCCTTGGCGTCACCCTTCACGGAGTTGGCGCTGGCGATCAGCAGCTTGCCGGCCTTGTTCAGAGCGGCGGCGGACTTGCCCAGGGTCTGGACGAAGTTGACCACGGCTTTCCAGGCGTTGATCACGGTGTTCTTGATGGCAGCCCAGATCTTGGACAGCATGGCCTTGGCGCCTTCCAGAGCTTCTTGCGAAGCAACCAGCTTGTCGCCGGTGCCGCCGAAGGACTCGTTGGAGACGGTGAACTGGCTGGCATCGATCGGCAGGCGACGAACGGCGTTGGCCATGGCGCGGCTGTGAACGTCGGCGGTCTGCGGGGACATGCCGCCATCGGCGATGGCGCTTTCCAGGGAGGCGATCAGGGACTCGAGGGACTCGGCAGCACCGTCCAGTTCTTCGACGGCTTCTTCGTGCTCTTCGACGGCATCGCCGGCTTCACGCACTTCTTCCAGGACTTCGTCCACTTGAACGGTAGTGGTCTCGGTGACCGGGTTCAGTTCGGCGCCTTCCATCGGGAGGTCATCGGACTCCAGGGATACGGAAAGGGCGCTTTGCAGAATGCTGTTACGCATTGGGTTGTTCTCCATGTTTGCAAACAAAGAAAGAGGTACGGTTGAACCTAGGACAACGCGTGTACCTCTGCACACCATAGGTGTAGGGATGAATCTGAGGCTCAGAGAGCCTCAGACTTGGAATGCCAATCACTCGGCAACTTACCGCCGATCAGGTAAAGTGACATCACCAGATCAGTCAAACCATCTTCCTGGGACAACCACGCAGAGACGATGTCACCGGGGGTAGCCTGGAACATCCAGCCGTAGTTGTTGTCACGGATCGCTTTGGAGTGATCGTGCGTGACGGCATCTTGCGGATGGAACACCATAAGATCACGGAAATTCTCCAGGCTGAGCTGGCGAGGTTTCCCGTTCAGGAAGTCCAGAGTCGACAACGTGAACTTCAGAACCCAATGAGGAAGCGGTTCTTTCAGTTGAGATGTCAGGATGAACCGGTCGTCTTTCGTGAACAGCAGCTGCTTGGCAGCCTTCACAACTTGCTCGAGATATTCGAAATCATCGTGCCAGTCATGAGTGGCCTCCATGCGCTGATAGAGGGTATCTACCAGCGGGAGGTCGATGTAGCCTTCCGGATGAGAAGACCGACTGTCCAGAACGAAACCGCGATGGGTACGTAGGACTGTCATGTCCACTTCTCCTCCATCTTGGCGATTTTCTCAGCAGTACGGTTCAGGTACTGCTCGTACTTCTCGATGGTGCGCTCGAGTTGAGCATCTTGCTTGCCTTCGGCTTGCAGACGCAGTTGTTCCAGGCGCAGTTGGATCGAGCGAGCATCTTCTTTCAGACGCTCGTAACGATGTACCTGGAAGTGAACCCAGGCCAGGCCGATCGACATCGCACCTTTGGTGACCAGCGGAATGAAGTTGTTTTTCAGCGGGTCGATCTTGTTGATACCGACCTGAGGAACGATCACACGCTCGTCATCGTCACCGATGGCGATGTCCGGAATGGCATCCAGAAGCGTAGCCAGTTCACGACTGGGGCGAGCAAAGGTAGTCAGCAGGGTCAGGTAGGCTTTCTGGTTGTTCATCAGCCAAGCCAGTTCGGGCTTGGGACGCTCTTGACCATCGGCATGACTCTTCGATACCACAGACGCCTCAGCGACCAGGAGATAATGCAGCAACTGCATCGAGTACGACACCACGAAGTCCATGTACCCGATAGTGCGCAGGAGTTCTGCACGTTTGTAGGTAATGCCTTCGACGACGACGTCTTGACCGAATTGCTTGTCAGCCAGCGCCGACAGCATCTCAGCAGTCACGGCCATGTTGGCCATCACTTGACGGATGTAGCCGAACACCGACAGTTTCGGGGGACGACGAATCGCCTTGTCGAAGTTGGCTTCGAAGTCGCGGCCGGCTTTCGACTTGAACGACTGAACCGTGGTCTCGGCGTTCATGAAGCTTTCGATGGCTTTCTGGAGACCCTGCATGAATACACGGATGGATTCACGCAGCTCATCCTTGGACAGAGATTTGCCCAGTTTTCGAACATAGTCGAGGAGTTTCATTTTCTCTTATTTCCTAATGAGAGAGGGATCAGAACCGGCCCGGAGCGCGGCCCAGCTGGTAGCTCTTGAGGATTTCCATCAGTTCTTTACTGTCGGACTTGCCGGCAGTCTTGATGTCCCGAGCAGTCAGCTTGGTCGGCATTTCGATACCACGGGTGTAGATGGTGACCGACTCCCAGTCAGGATCGACGATGATCATGAGCATCGAGTAGGTGTGACCGAAGATACCCTGGCGGGTCTTGAAGTTCTTCAGTTCACCGCTGATGCGACGTTCCAGATCCTTGGCAGTCTGCTCAGTCATCACGATGATGGAGCTGGCAGTCGACAGGGATGGGCCGTTCTTCAGGATTTCCTGGGTCAGTTGGTTGTTGGTCGCACGACCATACACGGCCTTGTAGTAGCCGGTCTCATCCTTCATCATGGCAGCGCGGTGAGCGTCAACACGATCCATGGCCAGAACGAAGTCAGACCAGAAACCGATCTCACCAGCACGCCAGGCGCGCCAGCGGCTACGGAAGGTAACGTCCTTACCACCTACAGCCAGGGTCTGAACCATGACGTCGGACGGCATGCCAGCGACACGCAGACGAATGGTTACCGGAACGACGGCTTCCTTACCATCTTCCTTGATCGATACGTCGATGACGCTACCAACAGCCAGGTTGGTGATCTTCTCGACATACTTGGCAGCGTTGGTTACACCAGTACCACCAGTGATTTTGTTTTCTTCTTCTTTCTTCTCACCTGCAAGCTCAGCGGCAGCTTCGGCAGCTTCGGCCATTGCCTTGTCTTCGACTGCTTCCATCGATGCAGTTTCTTCTTGAAGAATCTCTTCAATGAACGGAAGACCGAAACTTTCCATCGATGTTTTACCGAAACCAGTACTCTCGGTGAGCATGGTAAGCGTGGCATCGCCCAGCGAACGATCAGTGGCAAACTTGTCCAGACGACGACCGACGGAAATGCCGTTGATCTTGGCATCGAGCGAAACCGCCAACAGCCAGTAGCCGGTGAACATATTGAAGGCAGTGTGTACCACGTCCTGAATGAACGGTACGTTGACTGCGTTCTTGTCCATCAGAAGAATCGGCTCAACTCGTGCAGATTGTGTGAAGCGAACGAGATCGGAACCCACTCCGTTGCTATTGGCCAGTTGTTCTTTAGCCCGTTCAATTGCTTTGGTACCGGCGATGTCGGTAACCTTTTCAGCAATGGTCTTGGCTATTTGAGGGCCGTATTTAACGAGCAGGCCTCCAGCCACACTAATGGCACCTTTGGCCAAAACCCCGCCGAGGACCAGGCCCTCGTTAGAGACTGTCGATTTCATGGAAAGTTCCTTATTTAAGGTACAGTGTGATGAGTGAGTATTTCAAGGTTAAAACCGGTAACCAGGGCGATGATACGCTCGGTAACGGCATGCTCAAAATCCTAGACACCATCGCTAAGAATGGTGGCTTCGATGGTGATAATGCGTTAATGAGCCGGCTCACCAGAGAACAAGGCAGCGGCGCCTTTGGTTCAAGGTTCCAAGATTTGCTTGGAGGGTACAACAGAACTCAGCAAGGCAGTGCCGTTCCCGCTAACACTGACATGCAGGGTTTGACGTTCTTTACACGTCCAAATTTGAACCTGTCATACGATAACATCATGGCGATGCGTCAATTGACAGTTTTGGCCAATTCCAAGCCCGATTCTTACGGACGAATCGTCCGTCGGATGCTCTGGCCGGATGGCTGGGATGATCGTGATGAGTCTCCTAAAGACAATCAGATCTTCGACAACAAACAAGCTTTTATGCCGCTTCTCAGCAACACCCTGACCAACATGTCCGGGTGGCCCGATCTGACACTCCATGCATACTCTACCAACGAAGGTATGGCCAAGGAAGTGTGGATGATGAACGACTCAATTGCTGAGATCAATGGTCGTTTTTCACTGGACTGTACCTTTGAAAACACACTAGGTGACCCTATATCATTGACGCTATTTACGTGGCTTCTTTACATAGGGGGTGTGTACCTGGGCACCAAGATTCTGCCTGCCGGTTACAACATCGTCCAGAATGAAATTGATTACATGACCCGCATCTATCGTTTCTCGATGGACTGGTCTGGCAAGTTCGTTCAGAAGTGGGCTGCGTGTGGCGCGGCAATGCCAGTGGGTCTTTCCATGGGTACGTCGTTCAACTACCAGCGTGACAACCCCTACAACGAAAACAACAAATCTGTACAAACAACATTTGAATGTACAGTTGCAGAATACAACGACCCCATAACCCTGTGGGAGTTCAATAAAGTCGTCGTCATGTTCAATCCGGACATGGGCGATGGACAGCGCCAGAAAGCGATGGTCAAGATTCCATCAGACGAAAGGAAGCTTTTTAACTATAAGGGTTTTCCTTGGATCAACATGATGAATGACAACGAGCTGGAATGGTGGATTCCTAAGTCAGAATACGAGAGCATCCGTAAAGGGGTGTTCACCAAAGCGTATCCTGCAGACGGCCCCAAACTTCCTAACACGATGATGGCCGAAGAAACCACAGCTCAGACCACCACTACGGCCACAACTGTTTAATTGGAGTGACTCATGTCAAGACGTCAATTGGACGAGATGATCGAGCAGGCGAAGCTCAATCCGATGTCCATCTTTGGTGCAGGTATCGAATACGTCGAGACCATCACCAACAATGAAGTTCAGATCGTGGACTCCAACAACGCCTTCGCTTACCTGATGGAATTCTCAGCTACGTTGTTCGCTAACGTAGCCCGTAAGGACGAGTTCCTCAATCGTGTACAGTACCCTGAACTGGCCATGTCCCGTGAAGAACTGTATCGTCACATGAGCGATGTCGATTACCTGAACGTCTTCTCCTCTCCGTCGACCAGTGAGATCCTCATGGTCTATGACAAGGAAGAGTTGATGGCCAAGGCAGTCGAGACTGGTGAAGCTGGGATGAAGAAGATTGTCATCCCTCGTCACACCAAGGTCTGGGCAGGTGGTGTCCCTTTCATGTCGCTGTATCCGATCGAAGTCCGTGTGATGCCTCACGGCGGTATGCAGATCGTGTTCGACAACTCGAAGCCGAGTCCGATGAAACAGTTGGAGACGAACAACGTCAATTGGAACATCGTCAACTACAACAGTGAACGTCGTGAATTCATCCAGATGGAAGTTCCGGTCGTTCAGTTGGACATGAAGAGCTACACAGCTCAACTGTCTGCAGCCAAGGTCTTCAGCAAGTCGTACGCGTTCAACGACTCGTTCTACTACTGCCGTGTCTATCACATGGAAGCCAACGGTAAGTGGAAAGAGATCAAGACCACGCACAGTGATCAGGTCTATGACCCGTACACACCGACTGCTGTTTTGCAGCTGAATAATGCTGGTGAACTGAACGTCAGTGTGCCTCAGGTGTATTTCAGTAATGGCCTGGTGAACCGTGCCCTGCGGATCGATATCTACAGCTCCAAAGGGGCTCTAGAACTCGCTGTGCAGGGCTACAGCGCCGACATGTTCACGGTTGAGTATCTCGACTACGATAACGACGACAACGGCAAATACACAGGCCCCACGTCGCGTATGGTTAGTAGCTACTTCCTTGCAGGTCTTCCTGCCACCGGTGGTAGTAACGCCATCAGCTTCGAGAAGCTGAAGCAGCGGGTGATCAACAACGCTCTCGGTAACATCGAGATCCCGATCACCAATGTGCAGATCCAGACTCAACTGGATCGACTGACAGATGCTGGGTTCAGCTGCGTGACTGACATCGACAACGTCACCAATCGTCTCTACGCTGCCAGTCGGGAACTTCCGATCCCCGACATCAAAGAGATCTCGACCGGCATTGGTGCCAACGTCGTACCGCTGAATAAATCCATCTCTGAAATTCTGTCCATGGCAGACGTGATGGACAACGGTCAACGCATCACCATCCTGCCTTCGACTCTGTACAAGGACGAAGGTGGTTATCTGTCGATTGTTGATCGTGAATCGCGAAATACGATCATGTCGTTGCCAAGTGACTTGCTGATCGACAATGTCCGCAATCACAACTACTTCTACACTCCGTTCCATTACGTTTACGACATCACCAACAACGTGTTCAAAGTACGGCCGTACTACTTCGGCTCTCCAGAGATCACGCGTCGGTTCTTCGTGACGGACAACGGGACACTGGGGGTGGGCGTGAGCACCAACACTCATCGGTTCATTCGGACTGAGAATGGTTGGGCACTGCAGGTCATGACCGACAGCACTGATACCCTTAAAGATCTGGAAGATGATGCTCTCGTAGCTCAGCTGGCTTACGTTCCTCCGGGTGAAGTGTCACGAGTTTATCTCAACGGTAATCTGGTGGGTCGTGACATCGAAAGCAAGGAATGGATCTTCGAGTTCCAGTTTGGTTCGACTTGGGATGTTGATTCGAATGACTACGTTTATCTGGACGGGTTCGAAGGTGAAGGTGTTGCACCTCATCCGTATCCTGCCAAGATGAGCACAGTCTTCGATATCTTCTACGGTGTGGATAACACAGTCGTGGAAGATGGTCAAGAAACCACCATTGACAACGACATGGGCAAGTTCCTGATTGGTACTGAGGTCACTGGTCTCTACCACGAACAGGTAACTCTGAAGCTGGGTTCTTCTCTCGATGGTCTGTGGGCACGTGCTCGTTCGACTGTGGGTGAAGAGCAGTACTTGCGGTACGATGAAGATGTACCGATGATCTACACCAGCAATATCCCTGCACGCGATCCGGAAACGGGCGCCATCGTGATCGAACGCGATCAGGACGACAAGCCGTACATCGTTTACGAACACCGTGTAGGAGAAACGGTGATCGAGAACGACCAGGTGGTTTACCTGCATCGCCGTGGCGACATCATTCTTCAGAATGGTGCTCCGATCGTTGCATCTCCACGGGCAGTCCTGCGTCAAGTGGAACTTTGCCTGTTGGACGGCGTCTACTACTTCGTCAACACCCAAACTGACCTGGAATACAAGGACACAGTTCCTGACCAGATCGTTGAATGGGTAAACATCACTCTGAAACCAATCCGCGATAAGCTCCTGGAGAACACCATTCTGTGGTTCCATCCGAAAGCGACTGTGGGTCTGGTCAAGGCGATTGTTGATGAGAGCGTCGAGACCAATATCCAGGCTGGTCAACACCTGGAGATCAAGTACTACGTCACTCCGTCTGTGCTTCAAAACGAGGCACTGAAAGAAGAGATTCGTCGTAGCACTCGTAAGACCATCACTGCTGAATTCAAGGAGCTTCAAGTGACCCGCAACGGTCTTGAAACCAAGTTGAAGGAAGTGATGGGTACCGATGTACTGGGTGTGACTCTGAAGAACCTTGGCGGCAGTCGTAACTACGATCTGATCTCCATGGCTGACGAGTCGTCTCGCCTGTGCATTGCGAAGAAGCTGGTAGCGCTACCTAACGCCACCTACGGTGTCGAAGACAGTATCGAGATCGACTTCTACGCACACTCGGTGTAACAGCATAGAGAGCAGCCCTAGGGCTGCTCTCTATGCCTTTATGCTGCTTTTGCAGAACCGGGGTTCTTAGCCAGATTACCACCGATGGTGGTTACCTTAGCAAACGCCGCCATGATCGAAGTGAAGATATACTCAACGTCCTCGAATGACTTGACGATGGTTTTCAGACGACGGACTTGAACAATCCGCTCATCGTTTTCAACCAGCTTCTCGCCAGCATTGTTTGCCTTGATGATCTCTGCCTCAAGAGCAGTGATGCGCTTGTTGGCTGCTTCAGAAGAAGTGATAACTGCTTTGCCCATGGTGTCTGTTTTGCCGGACAGTTGAGCTGTGTTGAAAGACGAGATGATTTTTCGGATTTCATTTTCCGGATCACTTACAGTCAACACGTCAACATCAGCAGCTTCTTCACGTAGCCGAGAGACAATGTCCCTGATGGCTTTTGCCACACTGTCCACTGTGTTGTCTGGTTTAGTGAGTTTGCTTTCTTCGAACAGCTTCTTGTCCAGAGCTACGATGTCCTCGATCAGCCCTGGCGCTACGTCGTTCTTAGTCGAGTCGATCGCATTGCGACCAAGTTTCATAGCGATGAGTTGGAGGGACAATACCGCATGAGCAACGCCACCCGAACGAGAACCGTATGCCAGGGATGTAGCCAACATCGGTACATCGAGCTGGAACGAACTTGCCTGAGTACGGGCCTTAACACCGTTTGCCCAGCCGCCAACGTTCTTCTCACCGAGCTTACGACGGAGTTCATCGAACTGAGCACGTTGTGCACGGAGCGATTCAGCTGTCTTGCTGATGTTGTCGGCAGCCTGAGCATTAGCAGACGCAGTGAACAAACCACTTGCCAGAATCTCATCGATCTCGCTGGAAGTGGCTTTCATTGCTTTAACCGATGCCTCAAGCGCGTCGTCTACTTTCTTTGCCGCTTCTTCGGTCTGTTTAACCTTGACGCGGTTACTCCGGAAAAACCCGATGAACGCCTTAGCACGTTCACGCAGCCATTTAACGATAGCTTTAACGAACTCTACGATCTTGCGGCCGATGTCACCGAAGATGCCTTCCATCGATGCATCGAAGTTTACCTTCGATGGCATTTCGGTGAAGGAGTTCATCGGCATCGTTGCAAACAGATCCTGGAACCCTTCGAGAGAAGTGGTCATCTGACGAAGAGTGATAGCGTCAGCACGGGAGATAGCGCCAGCGCCTTGGATTTCGTTTGCGATATTGAGGATGGATTCCATGGCTGGAGTAAGAACGTCGATATCGACATCTTCACCAGCAACCATTTCCTCTGTCTGGTTGATTGCCTCGAGGAGATCTTCGAGCGAAGTAGCCATAACGGCTTCGTCTTCGGCCTTGATCACTTCCGGGGTCAATCCTAGTGCTGCAGCAATTTCATTCACATCGGTGATAGCACCGCTTTCAGAAACCATGTCCATTGACAATCTCCAAATAGGCAGGGGAGCCTTAGCTCCCCTACACGGCTATTACTGAGTGATGAACCGGCGGATGAACTGGCCGATGTCACTGCGCAGGAGCGAGGAGTTCTTGCACAGGACAGCTTCAGCATGTGCAGCATCTACCGATGCAGCGAAGGCCGGGCGGGACAGTTGAGCGGCGATGTCTTCACAGCTCAGGAGCATCGGCTCGTGGCAGATGGCGTAGCGGTTGCGGAACACGTCCACAGCCATGTTGTACACCACGTTCACGGCGATCGGATACATCTCGTTCATTTCGCCGATGACACGCTTGACAGCTTCGGCATGGAACTGCTCGAAATAAGCCACCACCGATTCCACTTTGGAAGAAGGCAAGGTCACCGAGTAGCCCAGCTCGATGGCCAGGGTCGATTCCAGGAAAGCCTTACGCAGTTCGGGCTTCTCGCAGGTATCGAGGATTTGCAGCAGTTTCTGGATGTTCATGCTTACACCGTTTTAGCTTGGAGTTTGTTGGACATTTCGTAGAGGCGGTTGTTGACCAGCTCTTCGAGCATACGTTGAAACTTCTGTTCAGCAGGACGGCCTGTGAACACACCCACCAGCCATTCGCCGATGAGTTGCGGACCGAAGTAGGACTTGTCCGTCATCTTGTCCAGGATGTTGTCGATAGACTCGATCTGACGAATGATTTCGGCGCGCTGAGCAGTGGTGAGGTTCTGATCCTTGGAGGAAGCGATCAGTTCACGACGCATGGCAGCGAATCGCTTGGGAATCGGGTCATAGATACCGTCATCGACGTTACCGAAGAGTGTGACTACGACGCCCAGGACACTGTAAATCAACAGTGTGGCACCCGCTACTGGGTTGATGAGACCCATGGCAGCTACACCGACGCCAGTACCCAGAGTGCTGACGAGCAACATGCAGTAGCCAGTGATTGACGCCATGATGTTCGACGTACGACCGCGATATTCGCGAATGCCGCCCGGATAGTACTTGTACAGCGCATCGAGAGCTTCTACGATGAGAGCAGCACCGCCATGACGAGCCACGAACTGATCAGCTGTGAACTCGAACGCACGACGATCGTAGAACTTGGTTCCCATCTCGGAACGAATGCTCTCGACCATACCTGCCATGACGATCTGCTGGATGACCAGAGGATCGGTATCACGATTGATAGTGCCCAGATCACGCAGGCGCCAGCCAGTCTTCTGTTCGGCTACCTTGACGACTTCTTGCACGATCTTGTTGTCGGTACCTTCGTGTTGACGACGGGCAATCTCGGCGACCACCACGTTACTGATCACCATCTGACCGAGATAACGCAAATAACCGAAACCATGACCCATTTCATGGGCGGTAATCGCAGCCAGGTGTTCGCCATTGAAATTCTGGCCCAGAGAACCATTGAAGAATTCAACAGCCAGGAAGATGTCTACCGGGATCTCGGAATAGATACCGCTCACCTTACCCGTCTTGATGTCGACAGTGCCCTTGAACAGTTCTTGTTCAGAAGCAGGACGACCCAGTCGACGAACACGCTCAGCGACTGCATCAGGGCGCATGGGGTTGGCCTGGTCAGCTTGTGGCGGGATAACGAAAGCATTGTGTCCGTCGCCACGAACGAAGTTGAAGCGGAACTTCATGCCAGTGTGCTTGTTCGCAATCTTCTCGAGAGCCGGAGCGATCGATTTGATGACTTCGGTGGTCGGATTTTTCATTGCCGAATCGAACTGCATGGCGAGTTCTTTAATCAGCGTAGAGTTACGCTGAAAATCGATGGCTTCCATCGATGCCTGAAGGGCTTTGTTCATGACAGAATCTCTTTATGGAGGGTGTGGCGTAAGGACCAATCATAGAGATTGGTGTAAATTGTTACTGGTCGGCATTATAATTTGCCTAGAGGTTTAGCTCTGAAAAGAATTCTGTAAAGGAACGAACATGTCTGAAACATCGGTTGCACCAAAGATCTCCCAAGAGGACATTTTGGGAATTGAATGTAAGCACGCGATCTACTCGACACATGCACTCAACGACTCCGATGACCTTCTAACCGTCAAGGAAATTGTTCACCTTAAAGACGGTACTACAGTTCCACGCCTACGCTTCTACAAGAACCGCCCTCGGCCGTTCTGGATCACAAAAGAAAAATACCGCAACCATACCGACAAAAAAGAAGTCGAGTATGAAGATCGTCTACTGAAGTGCGAAAGCACTCAGCGCGATCTGAACAAGAGCATCGTCAAGCGCCTGGGATATGGTAACCCCAATCAGCAGTTGAAGACCCTGTGCCGTAATCAATACATCTACGGTGCCGACATCTCTCCTGCAACACTGATCAAGCGCCAGTATCAAGAGAAATGGCCAGGTCTGTTCAAGCACAACCAAGTGGCCGTACTCGACACCGAAACCGACATGTGGAACGGTGACGGTAAAGATGTGATCATTTCGACCGTCACGTTCAAGAACAAGGCGGTTGTGACTATTCTTGATACCTGGATCGAAGGTATTCCCGATCCGATCAACACCATCAAGAACGCTCTGAACCAGTATCTAGGTCACATCGTCAAACCACGTGGCGTGGAGTTCGAGATCGTCATCATGAAGTCTGGTGGCGATATGATCAAGCGGTGTATCGATCGATGCCATGACTGGAAGCCTGACTTCGTTAGCTTCTGGAACATGGACTTCGACATGACCGTCATGATCCGTGAGCTGGAACGTGGTGGTTACAACCTGGCCGATGTCTTCTCTGATCCTTCAGTGCCACGGGAGTTCCGTAACTTCCATTACCGTCGTGGTCCTGACCAGAAAGTGAAAGCTGACGGTAAGTCAGAGAACTTGGCATGGTACGACCGTTGGCATGTGGTCGATACTCCGTCCTCGCACATCTGGATTGACTCGGCTGCGGTTTACCGTAATATCCGTCGTGCTAAGGGTAAGGAGCCTAGCTACGCTCTGGATGCAATCCTGAAGAAGAACTTAGGTGAGGAATGGGGCAAACTCTACTTCCCTACTGGTGATTCGTCTGCGCACCCTGGTAGTGTCGAATGGCACATGCAGATGCAGAAGGACTACAAAGTCAACTACGTAGTCTATAACGTATACGACTGTATTAGTGTGGAAATGCTGGATGAGAAGGTCACCGACCTCAACACTCAGATCAGTATTCTGTCTGAGTCGTCCGAGTACAGTATCTTCAACTCCAACCCGAAGCGTAACGTCAATGCGTTCTACTTCGACATGCTTAAGGATGGCATGGTTGCAGGCACTCTCAGCGATCGCATGAGCGATGAATTGGATAACCTGCTGCTGGGTAAGGATGAGTGGATCGTCACACTACCAACGCACAGTGTGGAACGAAATGGCATTTGCATGGTAAGGGACCTCCCCACCGTGCACAGTTTCGTACGTCGTTATACGTCCGACGCCGACATCGGTTCGACGTATCCAAACGGCGAGATCATCATGAACCTGTCGAAGATGACCACCATGTACGAGGTGTGTCGTATCGCAGGTGTGACACCTAGCAAACAACGGTTGGTGGGTGTTAACTTGACTGGTGGGCCTGTGAACTCAATTGAGATCATGACCGAAGTCATGAAGGCACCTGATCCTTTCGAACTGCTCGAACTGTTCAATGATGAACTGAAAAACGTGGCGTAACAAAAAAGAAAAAAGCACAGTAGACCACTGCAGAGGCGCTAACCTCTGCAGTGGTCACTATGTTGTTTCCATTAGAACAGAGTCTTGATGACCTCCATCCATATTGCAAGTTGCGGTTCTATGACGTCCCAATTTCTGTAAACCCCCATCACTGCAAACTTGGTTATCTTCCATTTGTGTTTGACGATCAATTTCTTGACCTTACGCACTAGCTTTTTAGCTACTTGTTTTTCTTCCTTGATTACGGCTTTGCCGTTCTTCTTTTTACCATTCTTCATAATTTCTCCGTTAGATTGATTTTACATGGATGAGATAATTCTCATCCATGCTCCATTTTACAGCAACTCCATTGCTTGTCAACGACCGTTCGTCGGAGACATCAGGAGTTTATCGACAGGTGGTGTTGCCACCCACCGTTTGTCATGCTCGTCGTAAATCAGGATCAATTGAACTCCTTCAAATGGCCTGAACATCGTACGAACATCCTTTTGCATCCATGTGCCTTTCTCGTTAATGAGAGCGAACTCACATACCCGATCTTGGTCTTGCAGGTAGAAACCGGTGCCAAGGATACAGAAGAACATGGTGATCAGGTTGATGCGACTGAAAGCACCTTTAGGGGTGCCTTTCCAATAGGATGTCGCGAGCATACTGATCAACAAAATGCACAGCGAGAACGCCAGTGCAGTAATGAACACTTTCTTATCTTCGATTGTGCATGTGAAGTTAAGAGCCTGTGCATAGATAATTGCTTGTTGAGACATGTGACCTCCTCAGGTCTAAGGGTAATCGGGGTCGATATCGACCCCGAGTTATTACTTACTCGTTGTCATCCAACGAATCATTGCGTTCAACGTCTCCCAACGTACCAAGACCCACTAACTCGCGAGCTTCGACACCATCGAAATGAACATCAAACCCGGCCATGGCACAGTCAGTAGAATCTCGACCGTAATAGCCAGTGGCTATGAGATGACCGTACTTATTGCGCCAGTAGAGTTCCTTATCACCGAATGCATGATCGCGAAGTTCATCACGGATGCTTTCGGCAAGGATCGCTTTAGCCAGGTCGAATGTCATCTCGATGCGTGGCCAGGTGGTAGCTTCAATTACGTCGGGGTCGATTCCTTCGTAATAGTTGTCGAGTCCATGTGACTTCTCCACACTTTCCTGTCCACGATCCCAGCCTTCGTACGCAGCAAGAATCCTTGCCATCGATTCGACCGTCACTCGCTTACCTGTTTGCACAGCAAACAGTCGGCAGAGAGGATCGACGTCTTCATTGACCACTGGCCAGAAACGGAAGGTACCCGCCAACCCTTCATCACCGACCTGGATAGTCAGTTTGAAGTTGGCGCGCCCATCGAACAGTTCCATAGACAGGCTTTCAGATCCGAAGATCTCCACTACGTCACCATAGTTACGAAGATCCGTAACCAGCATCCGGCCTGACTCAGAAGTGATGAGTCGCAGACGACCGTAGTTCACTTCTGCGCCTTCTTCAAGGGTCACGATCACGTTACCGTGTTCGTTGATCTCAAATTCGTTTTGGTTGTACATTGTGATCTCCTTAGATCATCGGGGATTGTTCACCAGCATCATGTATTGTTGAAATAAATTCGAATAAAAAAATAAGGGTACGTAATAAGGGAGGGCGGGATATCCCGCCCTCCTCGGTATTACGACTTGAACTCGGCCAGCAAGGCATCGAGACGCTGGATCTTCTCGGAGTATGCCTTGGTCTTTTCACGCTCGGCTTTCAGCTCCAAGGACACACTCTCCAGAGCAGCCGCCATGGTTACCAGTTTATTGCTGGCTTCCAGAGCTTCGTTGACCAGACCTGCCAATACTTCCAGCGGATCTTTGTTGACTTGTTTTGCAGTGGATGCTGGCTTCGAGACCATGGGAACCTCTTTAGGAACAGTGGAATGTGGGATGACAGGTGCTGCAGGTTTGGAGACAGTCGGTTTGGGAGTAGCTGCCACCACCGGCGCGCGGGAACTGACAGCAATGGGGTCGGCTACCTTGGCTACCATGTCTTTAGAAACAGACGGCTTACGGGTAGGTGTTTTGCTGTACAGGTCGGCTCCACTGCGTTTCAGCAGGCCTGAGTCGGTAAGGTCGTTCAGGCAGCCCGACATCACCTTACGTTCTGGCATATTGCCGTGAACGTTTTTGAACTCGATCAAGACCTGATGGACGCTCCATTTCTGATCGACCGTCATGATTTCGTAAAGCTTCCGAGCGATACTGCTCTGGTTGGCAAGTACTTGCTCAACCTTCCGTTGACTCAGCATTAGTTCCTCCACCTTATGGCTTGTTATTCAAGTTCATCATGTGCTGTTAAAATAAGTTTGATTAGACGATTGAGTTAACCAGATCCTATGACTCTACAGTCGAGACCACAACCATGAATCGGATAGCAGTTATGTTTAAATGGATGATGGATAACTGGAAACCGGCGTGTGCTCTTATCTATACCGTCATCTGTGTTTTTGATTTCGTTATATATCCAAGCTGGATAGGTTGGCATCGTGAGCCTGTGGCTGACTTCATCACGATGACCAATGGATTAGAACCTGCGCTCAAGAACCTTCTCTACGAATACATGTATCGGCAGTATCAGCCGTACACGTTGTCTGGAGGTGGTCTATTCCATTTGAGTTTTGGTGCAATACTGACGGGTGTGGCATTCAGTGGTAAACCTACTGTGATCCAAGATCGTCGTGAGCACAAGAAAGAAGAACCTGAAGTCAAATCGTAACGGCATAGAGAGGAGGGCAGATGCCCTCCTCTCATTATGTCACCATCTGAAGGAAGGCGGTAAGCTTTCCTGAGATACTTCTGGTAGAGATGTTCCTGTCAGCTTCAGCATACGCTTGAGGTTCTTCTCACGTTGTTCATCAGTGAACGCCGTGGTCGAATCCCAAGCCCACTGAAGAAGACCTTGACGTTGCTTAGTATGGCACTTCTCATCGTTGAGGCGGCAACTGGCTTTGACTTGACCCATGTGACGTGCCACAAAGCTCTTCCAGCGCCCTACCTGAGTGTCATCTTCTTTGCCGAGACGACGACCCAGATAGTAGAGACAGTACCAATGGAACCATCCGCCTTCATCCGTCATGATCCATCCGTTCTTCTTCCAGACAGACAGAGGCTGACGTGACTTGATCTTATAGTAGTTCAGCTCCACATCAGCTTCATCCTTCGGGCCTACGACTTTAGGAAGTTTCTTCCACGAGCTAGGGATACCCTTGATGATATTGATGTACTTGCCTTCGAAGACACCCATCTTGAGCATCTCCTCCGGAGTAAAGGAAGGAGTGAACTCAGGATGCCATTCTTTCTTTGCTGCTTCCATCGAAATCATAGCAGTGACCAAGTTGGTTAATGTCATAAGAATCAGGCAAAAAAGAAGAGGAGGGATCGCCCTCCTCCCCTCATACGTACTTCTCAAGCATGTCGTGTCGATGAGCGGAATGCTCAACGTACTCGCCAGTCTTGATATCACGTACTACCCACATGCCGTTGAAACGATTGCCATTCGGTGCTATACCGAATTCGCGAGAGACTACGTACCGGCTGTTGCGGTAGATGCTTTCCGTACTTTCGGAGAAACGATCCTTAGCCATTGGCAGGCCACTGCACGATGGTGCAGCCAGCGTCATCGTTGTTGATGACCTTGGCGCCACGTTCATCCACGAAAGCAAACCACGTATCGAATATTTCACCATCTACGACGGGGTGACCTACATCGATCAAATGAGGGAACATTTCCTTTACGTAGGTTTTCAGCCACTCAACATCATTGGAGCGGACGTTGAAAATGTAACCAGAGCCATCATCGTTGATCATGACAGAATCACTGTCGATTTCGATGGGGGTCTCGTTGACATAGACTTGGACGGAGATGTTATTCTCCAGCATGGATACGGTATCCCCGTTCCAGATATACAGTGCATGTACATCTTTCTTGTGGATTTGACGAATGTGTTGGATATTCATGGTTTACCCCTTGCGTTTATGGAATAGGAGCATAACTCCCTGCCGGTTTGACCAGCAGGGAGTCAGAGGCTTGTTTCGGTTACTGCTTCAACCGTAGTCACTTGCTGCGGCTGGTACATGTCCAGATCGTACAACAGTCCATCTGGGTGTTACACATCGAACCCTCCTCCGGATGGACCTCGGAGGCGGCTAGCTCCCTTCTGAGGAGGCGTGTTTGGCGGGAAATTGAGGATTCGAACCCCCTTCTCCTTTGCGTCTTTTCTTACCGTTCGGATTCCTGATTAACCCACTGGTCTTGTGGGATTTCGCTAACATGCAGAACCACCCACATGCGCTACTGCCCTATACACCGATAAGAGTACCGCAAGGCGCATTAACCACCCCGTGTCAAAAGCCCACAGGACTATGCTAAGATCCCAAAACTTTTACTTCAATTCTTCATGGGTCAGCAGCTGACGATCGTCGTAGACAACGCGATCAGCTTTTTCACCGTCCTGCAAGATGAACGTTTCATGCACCTCACCGGAAACACGGTTCTGGATGGTCACGACAACTTGCTTGTTGTTAGCGCAGTGAGCTTCAACTCGTACAGTGGTGGTCATCTCAATTACTCTTTTGGTTTGGAGTGGTGTTGTTTGGCGGAGTACTAGCTAGGGTCTTCTTCACCATAACCGATTCCATTATGGACTCTGGCTATGGTTGATTTATTTACCCCAAATCTTCTTCCGAGTTCTCTCTGACTAACCTTCCCTTTAAGAGAAAGTATAACCGCAACATCTTCGGGAGAAAGTGCTGCTAATGGATGGTCAACTCCCTTGGCATTACGCATTAAGCCAGTAGCATGTGCATGCTCTAAGTTCTGACTACCAGTGCACCATTCGAGAGATGTATAATCGTTCTTTGCCTTATCGCCTGTCAGATGGTTTACTTGCAGATCGTCAGATTCTCTTCCAACAAATGCTTTAGCAACCTGAACATGAACCCTTACGCAAATCGACTTACCTGAACGACCGCCTATTTTAGTGGCATGTCTAAGGTAGCCTTTATGGTCAGGGGTTTGGGATAAGATTTTACCAGTACGGCGGCTTCTAAGAGTCCCTTTAGAACCTATGTCGAAAAGGTCTGGATAGTCTGGACAGGGAACGAATACTTCTTCCTCGTCGTCGACAGTCCAGCCCGTTAGTTTACCCATCATAACCTCCATTGGTTATTTGTCAGATGAGTAATGTATCTGCAAAAATAAAACCAGTGGAATCATTAGCCACACCAGCCTATCTTGGTGTCGCCTGAATAAGGGACGGCTAGTCCTTGAGCTATCAGCTCATCGGAAACACTTCGTCCGTCGACATAAACACTTGCTAGCATACGGAAGTATTTATCTCGATCGAGGTTGGTCAGGGTCACTCGATGACCCGATGTAACCATGGCAACCACTACGTCTCTGGCCCTGATGGCCAAAGCTTTCTCACGATCACGTTGTTCCTTAGTTGCGCACGTACTACGCATCTCAGGTGTGTCAATACCCACAATCCGGATGGAGAGGTCTTTACCAAACACGTCTGGAATGTAGGGCACTTGGACAGTGAGCGTATCGCCATCATAAACGCTGGTCACGTCATCACTGAGAAGTTTGATCTCGGTGAGAGGGTAAGCGTCGGCGTAGTGCATGACAAACACGAACAATAACGAAACGATCCAGGTGACCCATTTCACATTCACTGTCCTTTTGTTCGTTCGATGACCCAAGTTTCTAGGGTAGTGGACACCGCCCTTACTGCCGTCATCCGTTCAGGTTATCTCCACAACCCTGAGGGCACACTGCCAGCAGTCGAGGCCGATCATCGAAATAGGGTACCGTGCACTAGAATCGAACATGCCTCTCCACACCAACAGGTCACCAGTCACTATAGGGTGGGGTGGTGGTGCCGAAGGCTCCTGTGGAGAGTGTCCCGCCTGAGAGACTACACGGTAAATAATCCACTTGTAAGAATGTGTTCCTCTCGTGTCCGGGCATTTTCCCTCATCCTGAGGTCTATACGCTGAATTCACCTTACGAGGGTTACTTTGGATCGGCAACCGAGTACATTCTTACAAGCGCGCTTGAGAGGGGCTGATCGTTCGTCATTGCAACGACTTCACTTTCGTTGATCGTTTATATCCATAACCATGTGCTTGCGCATTTAGGTTTCAGAATAACCAGTGACGACGCCGATCAGTCCCAATATGGTGCCTCCACTCAGAATCGAACTGAGATCGGCTCATTACAAGTGAGCTGCTTGACCTTCCAGCTATAGAGGCGAAATAGGTGGGGAGCAGGCCAGACACCCTGGTGTACCCGACGGGAGAGTACGGATGTAGCGGGCTAGATTAGCACCCTCTGGGGGCTCCCCGGTTTGAGACAAGCGGGTGGAGTCAAACCACCACAACTGCAGATGCGGTTGTAAAGGATCACCCCTCAGACGTTAATGGTGTCTTAAGGCTAAGCCCGAATCACACGGTGCACGGTTTCCAATCACTTGAATTCTTCCCTTTCTGACGAAAGAGAATAAATGGGGCTGTCTCCAGCCCTATTTATAGTTGATGTCCTGAAGCGGACTTAGATGCAAAGCACCGACCAGTCAACCAGCTAGGTTAAGGCCCGGAGAACCCAGCTTACGCCGGTACTTCTGGGACACCGTGTTGGGATTTTCACCCCTCCTGTCGAAACAGTAGTTTACGGATATGGCTCACGCTCCTGGATTCGAACCAGGGGTAGGCAGATTAACAGTCTGCTGCATTACCACTTTGCTAAGCGTGAATTGAAAACGAGCCAGAGCTTGGGACTTTAACCCCTCGGTATGTACTTGCGTACATGGGTGCAGTTCTGATGGCACCCTGAGTCTTCAACCAACTAATGACCTATCTGGCCGCCCGACGAAGGGAGGTTTCTGATCGTTGTCGGTTGGATCAACAGCTCACGAGGTCTGCCGATTTAGACGGACACCCGTGCCTCTATCCAGTTGGCCGCCACGTAGGCTGCCGAGTCGTTGAATGCGAACTGCCACGAAGAGCTGTTGCCGACTGACATGGAATCAAGGACACGGATGTCCTAACGGGTGGTAGCCGACCGGGAATCTCCCAATCCGATCCGCGCTGCCTTATCTGCACAATGGCGATCGGCGCTTCGAACTTAAGCTACCATAAATCGTTGGGACTTGATGCTGGGTGAAGCCAACACCTGTAATCTTGAGAACGCCGCCCCTTGGCTGTGTTCTTCTCTTGCTACAGAAGCCTGAGGGAGTGTGCACTCGGTCAGTCAGCCATTGGCAGAGTATATCTCAAGATAAACCAGTAACGGAACGGGAACCACCCCTTTACAGAACACCTTAAGCCGCCGTGATAGCTGCCGTCTGTTCTGCCATTACTCGTATTTCGGTAATATGCACACTATAGGGTGGATTTCCCTTTAGCGAGCATTTCGAGACGATCACGCAGGATTCCCAGATGGGTCTCCATGACCGCACGTTGGCGAATCATGAGGTCGAGGTACTGTGGGTTGATGTTCTCGATCTGTCCTTCATTGCACTTGGTAATGAAGTCAGTGATCTTGGTGCAGTTTTGCACGAGCTGTGCAGCTTCACCATGAATTCGTTGAATGAACGGAGGTAGGTCGCCCACAAAGCCCATGGAGTAATGTGCTTTATCGAACTGCTCTTTGGGAGACCAGCTGATGTAACCTTTGTGGTCTGGATGGTTGGGTTCGCTCTCGAAGTACTCGACGAGATAACCTTCATCATCACCACGCTCGTCCTTAGGCAGTTCCCATCCACGGTACTGGTTGTATTCCAGACGGGTCATGGGTTTGGCTGCGACGATCTTTACACCGAGGAACATTTCCATGAGAAACTCCTAACAATGCATCTCAGGAATCTCGAGGTCTTTCTCTTGACAGACCTGCTTGACTTTCTCATCTGCAGCACGGTACTCTGCAACGCGATCAAGCGTCTTCTGACGGTTGTCCGTCGAATCGCGATCACGATTGAGCTGACGCAGAGAGGAGAGATTCACACTTGGGATCACGAGGTCGTCCTCATGGTGGTTGAATTAGTACTATGAGTCCTATAGGCTGGCCAGCAAATCCGTACCCGGCAGCCCGGCGGCCCTTTCGGGCGGCCTCACCGGTGGATCTATAGGACTCAACGGCTGCGTGCGTCCTGTCCTGCTATGCCCTCGTCAGGCTATGCAGAAAGATACGCAAACAACTTACCCAAAACTGGATTAGTCCCTGGAGTTAACCGTCTCCGAATGGAGAGGGCTACGCTCCAGATCCAGAAGAGGATCGTACGGTTCACCAGCTGACTAAGCCGGTACAGTTTTCAGGCTACCCCGTAAGTTCACCATTTTGGACAAGAGTGGCGACTAACCCCACTCGTTGTTTCTGCCTCTTGTTTTTCATCGCGGGCTTCATTCAGCAAGGACGATGTGTAGTCATGTCTGTCGCTCTTATCGGGGGCAACTCGAGCGACAGACACTTCTACAAAATATAGCTTACTGCCGTTATTTTTTACAGCAGTTCACCAGCCTGCTCCATATCCACGATCGTGGACATCAGGATGTGGTGGGTGTATTTGTCCACCATGCCTTGCTTGATGGTCGCACGCTCGGTATCATGAACAGTGAAGTCGAGCATGCGTTCCAGTACACTGCAGATCGTCCAGGAACGGATACGACCTTCACCGCACTGAACGAAGATGTGCTTCTTGTCGCGGTGCTCTTCCACGAACTTGACGATCTTCTTGGCCAGGTCTGGCGTCATGCCCTCATGGCGCTCGGTACTGGTCAGGTGGTCACCCGGAAAGAACGTGACAAACAGCACAGGCCGTTTGTCACGGTTCGGGATCTCCGGAGCCGGAGAGTAACGGTCGTTGATACTGATCAACGGCGCGTCATGTGGGATATTCGGAAGATGGTGTTTGCCGATGTTGGTAAGACGTACAGTTTCCATTGTTTCCCCTTACTGGTTTGGTTTTATTACTGCTATAAATTTACTAGGATGGTGGTCGAACAACGCGTGATAGAAATTCACGATATCATTCTCCCAATCCAGCCCACCATTACCACACCCCATTGGTGGCAAGGCTACTGTACCAAACCCGTTATAGCGTCGGGTCAGATACGCCAACCGGTGAAGGTTGGACAATACGAGGTCACGAGGCGATGGAGCTTTCCAATCAATCTTCGTGGGGACGAGGAGGTATTTCACTCCACCGTAGGTATACTGGATGAATTGATCCGGTGTGATAGTCGGATACATCTTCTTGTAATGCTTATACAGTCCAGGGATTGTATCTCTGGCAGTCTTTGCGACACCTGCACCCATGGCACCAACGAGGTTAATCGTGATGACTTTGGTATCTGCCTGGATATCGAAGAGATCGGCTTCGATGATGTCCAATGACATTATAGTCTCCGTAGAGATTGTCCAACGAGGATGGCCCGAGCCAGATAGAGTTTGGTGTTGGTTATATCTTTATAATGTATAACTTCCTTTAATTCGAAATAGAAAGCAGGGGGATTTACCCCCTGCCTTTATGGCTTCATTCCAGCAACCAGATGGGCTACTTCTGAGTCTTCTTTCGATGCCATGGCATCGCAACGCCGAAGGATAGCTTCACCACGATCTTTGGTAAGAGTCATGAACTCTTGAAACGTCATCCCCGTAAACTTAAGTACGTTGGCAGCCAAGTACCGCTCAAGGTACACGTCGTACGGGTCTACGAGAGCCAGGTCTTCAGGTTCATGCATCCCTATCAAAGATAGAGGGCTGTCGCCTTGGGAACTGTTCCCGTAGATTCCAAAATAATCGTCGTAGCATTCAGTAGTCACAATTTGTGCAGCAATGCTGTCCAGCGTCTTTTCGGACGAAGACAGCACCTTGTCCAGAACAGAGGGTTCCTCGTAGTTCTGTAGCTGCGTGTAACCGAACCTCCGATCGCCCACATGGAGGTTCATCTGAATGCTTACACCGCCGCGCCTTCTACTTGGCTGATTTTCAACACGGCTAGGGTGAAAAAAACGTAGCTCACGTCAATCGGGATCAGGTGCGGGTGACTCTGATCTTCAGCTTCCTTCTGGCACGACGGACACTTGTACTTCGGCATGGCCACGTACGAGACAGTCGATTCACCGATCCACTTAAGGATGTCTTCGGACAGCTTGGTGCTGACGTCAGGCATTTCACTGAGCATTTCGAGAATACGATCTTTGTTCTCGTAATCGTCGATGATGCGCGGTGCGCTGTCTTGGTCAACGGCGTGTTCGAAGTTGGCGATCCAGTGGCTGTGCTGACGCAGGTTGGTCAATTCACCCGAACGCATGATGTGGCGATAGCGTTCCAGTTCGGACAGGCGAGCACCGAAGGCTTCGTTGGTTGCCTTGGCGATACCTTCCACCCACAGATGACCGGCAGTGATCTGGTCGTGCAGTGTCGGGACGCGCAGTACAGCAGTGAGGGTATCGTTGATGACGATACGTTTCTCGAAGAACGTGAACTCACGCTGATACTCTTCCAGCCACTTGCGATCACGGATGGTCTTACGGGAAGCCATCATGAGCGCCTGCTTCTCGGTGAACTTGCTGCGATCAACGAAGCCCATACGAGCAAAGTTGATGACCAGTTCATCCACATGGTTGCAGGTGTCGGTGTTGGCCACACACGGCTGACGGAACGGATAACCATCCGGATACATCGCCATCACCATACCCCAGATTACCTGCTGGTAATCGCGGTTCTTGATGACAGTCATCAGCTCTTCGACATGGTTGCCGGTTTCGAACTGATAGTTGACCGAGACGACATGTTCCAGGGCGAAACGTGCATAGGTCTCGACAGTGTACACTTCGATGTTCGAGAAGGACATGCCATTACTCGAACGACCGAGGTTCATCTTCTCCATGCGCGTACGCTGATCGAAGTCAGCCAGCTCTTGCAGAGTTGGCGCACGGAAAGAAACCCACAGGCCAGTGTTCCACAGCGGAACCTGAACGACCGAGCCCTGACCGAACGTAGCCCGGATAGCCAGCACCGGATCTTTCATGTTCTCGGGGCGTACACGACCTGCCGAGAGCTTGGTCTCGTTGTGCAGCAGGGTCTGATGCCAGTCACCCGTCTTGTCCAGATCGTCGAAGTACACGTTCTGCCAAATAGGCGACAGTGCACGGGCCAGGTTGATCAGGCGCTGATCTTCCTGACTGAGGTTGGCGATCTTTTCATCGGACAGGTTGGTCAGGCCACGAGATTGGAGGATTGCTTCCATCTCTTCGATACCAACCTTCAGACCAGCCAGATACGGCTTGTTGGGATCGGTCTTACGACGGACGGTCGGAGTCGAATCCATCGTGACGTGGCTATTCGGCTTGTCCAGATCCGCCCAGATCTGCTCCATGTCGATCGGGCTAGCAATCTCGCTGCCTTCAACATGGTTTTCGTTCTCGATGTTCGCTGCTGCAGCGACAGTAGCTTCCTCGAAGAGAGCTGCAGGAGCCGCATCATCATTCGGGATTGCATTTTCTGCCATCGGATCGCCGTCGATGGATTCCATGCCTTCGTTGTTTTGTTCGTCACTCATGATTGGGCCTGTTTCTTGACGGTTTCGTTCATTTCGTCGATGTCATAGGTGACCAGCTCGACCATCTCACGCACACGTGCGCCGACGGTAGCTTCCAGTTCATCGATTAAGGTAATGTATCGACCACCGATCTTCAGCATCTCGGGGTGATGGGGGTGCTGACGGACTTTGCCCGGCAGCTTGTCGAAGTCAACGCCGAGGTTGCTGTGACGGATGCGGAATTCTCCAAGGTCTTTCTTGATGAAGCCCGCTAGAACGAGAGCACGTTCTTTACGCTCGACAGATAACCAGTTGTGAACCGCGATGTCACGGGTCGACTGGGCATAACGATACAGGCTATTGAACGCTCTGTTTTTAAGCTGTTCCAAACTTTGGTATGGTGTCTTGGGCACTTCACTCATTTCACAGACCTTGTGTTATTAAATTAAGGGCGGCCAATTATTTGTACTTTTACTCATACTAGGTTGAGTAAACTTTTTTTATGAAAGGTAAACACCGATGTTTCAAGAACTCTCGGACATTCTCGTCAACCGCGTAAGTCCCGAAGTGATGGCCGGGGTTTCTTCATTGGCTGCTGCACTTCAGAAACACGACGCTGTTCTGTGGCGTGATCAAATCGTTAACCTCAAGATGGAGGCTAACGTCCACGACCAACTGACCCTGTCAGATCGTGCCATCGGGATCATCTACACCCAAGTTGCTGCACTGCTTCAGCAGATGAACATTGGTCTGGATCTCGAACGTCTGCGCATGGACATTCTGGCAGAGATCCTCGATGCACTTCATTTCAAGCCCAGTGACTTTGATGAAGAAATCAAAGCCATCATCGAGGCTGGTGAAGACAGCATTGAGATTTTCACCGACATCCTCGCGCTACTGACCAATCGGATTCCTGAAGAACTCATGGAGTACGTTCTGGATGTACCGATGGATGTCATCATTGTTATCAATGAAACTGTCCAGCGAAATATCGAGAACACTGAAGTTGCCAAACAAGGTCTGCAGGAAATCGTACAGGTTCTGAATAAACATCAGAATCTGGTCGGTACTGCAACGACCATCGGTCTGGAATCGCTTCAGAACGGCGTTCTCTACGAAGACCCGATGACACTCATCAATGAGAACAAGGAACGTCTTCTCTCCGGGAAGCCGGAAGTCGTGGCAGACGACCTCATTTCGATCGCCCTGCACACCAACGTATCGAACGAAGCGCTTCAAGACGAAGTCATGTTCTACGTTGAGAACCTGCATGACGATATTTTCTCAACCCAGCAAATCTTCAAGCACGTCAAGAGTCGTGTGAAGCAGCTGTCGGAGTAACCCATGAATCGCGAAGAGCTTTATGTAAAGGCACTGCAAGCAAAAGCCTACGCCCGGAAGGAATGGGTCATTCGGGCGTTCAGTGTCGTCAAAGATCCGAAGGATTACGTGCCTCAACCCTACGACGTGCGCTACAACGTCAACAGCACTGAGATGTACGTACCTCTCGATCACGGAAACGAGTGGGTTGTGGTCGATGGTTCCAAGCCGATGACCCCTCTCTACTATCCGGCTGATCAAATTACCGTAACACCGGACACAATTCCCAATTGTGAGGCTGAAGTGACCTCCACATACGGCGATTTGCTGTTCAACTGGATCGCTCTGGTCGAACCGTTCGGTAAACGCATCAGTTATCAAGTCGGTCCGTGTAGTATTTCGGCTATCGAGCGCATCATTGCCAAGAAATTGGTCGATGATCCGGAGATTTCAGGTGTCGAACCGACTGAAGACCAGATTCCGGTCAAGATGTACATGCGATTTGGTCGTTGTGTGGGTGCTCTGGCTGGTTTCGTGCAGCTTTTTGTGCCGACGTTGTCACCTAAAGCACTGACTACCGACCCGAAAGTTAAAGATGTGCGTGCTCAGCGCCTGAAAGAGAACGAAGATCGTCTCCATGACCCGGTAGTCGTCTCGAAAATTCAGAATGAGCTGATCGACATGGATCGTAAGTGGATCAAAGACGACCCTTCCGAGGGTTTCTTGATTTCCAACAAGACTTTCGGCACTGCTCGTAAGCGTATGTTCCTGATTCACGGTCCTGAAGCTGGCTTTAACGAGGGCGGTAGCGCTGAACTGGTGGTCAATAGCCTGAACGAAGGCTGGGATACCTCCAAAGTAGTGCCAATGTTCAACTCCACTCGTGCCGGTTCCTTCTATCGTGGTGCTCTGACCGCTCTCGGCGGTGAAGCCGTGAAGTTCTTCATGCGTGTGTTCCAGAACACCAGCATTGCAGAGGACGATTGTGGCAGCAAGTTGGGTATTGTTCGCAATATCGAACCGGGTCAAGGCGAATACTACGCCGGTCTGTGGGAAATCACAGATAAAGGAGTGGTGTTGCTCGATGAAGCCCGTGCCAAATCACTCGAAGGTAAGTCAGTGCTGACTCGTTCGCCTGCATTCTGTAAGACGCCGGGCGATGGTTTCTGTGCTAAGTGCGCAGGCGAGGCATTGGCTGCACTTCCGTTTGGTCTGGCTGCTGAAAACACCTCTGTCGCATCGAAGTTCATGGATATCATGATGGCCTCGGCGCACGCTAAGGAACTGAAAACGGCCGAACTCGATCTTCATAAGGCCTTTACCTAAGGATCATTCCATGTCCGACAAATACGACGGCCGCTATCCTGCTGCTTGGTCGAAGAGAGAAGTCTCTTTGTACGAGCAGTTCGGGAGAGAACCAGCCAAGACCAGTAACGGTCTCTGGGTGGGCGACGTTGAGCGTGAGGCCAAACCTCTCAACGAGTGGAGTCTGGCTGAACTGTACGCCCTAGCGTCTGGCGAACTGTTCACCAACTACACTACCGGCACCACTGAGTTCTACGTAGCAGTGCGTTCCAAGGCCGTGCTCGAAGATAAAGATGCTGTAAGTTGGGGTGAAGAAGACCTCGACAACTGGCTGCTCTTCGAGAAGGTCCCTGAGAAGACCATCAACGGCAACTACGTCAACGATCCAGATCGCTGGGTCAAAGATGCCACTCACTGGAATGACAGTGAGTTGATTGATCTGGGCATGGGGTTCTTCGGAACCCCTGAGAAATACCAGATGTACGCCATTGATGAGGCATGTAACCGTTTCGAGTTGCCGATGGGCATCACGTTCGAAGATTACTGCCAGTACATCCAGAAATCTGTTTATCCGGCAATGACTAGCACAGGTGTGTTGGTCAATGATCGTAATCGTCTCGATAAAGAGGCGGACAAGTGGAGTGATCCTGAGCTGCACGCTTGGGTACTCGGTGAGATCGAGTCCGATAACCCCGAGTTGTTGAAGACAGCGATCAGTCACTTTGGTGGTGAATGGTTCTGGGGTATCGACGAGCTTCGTCATTGGGTGTCCACTGGAGAAGTCCCGAGCTTCACTCATGATTACGCTTCTTACTCGGACGATCAACTGAACAGTCTGATTGAAAGTGGTGATACTGAAGCGTCTGCTGTACTTGCTGCCCGTTATCCGGTAGAAGAGGAAGTCATCGATGAGGTTACCGAAAGTAATCCAACCGAGGATGAAGCAGAGGTCGTCCAAGAAGACCATGACGAAGAACCCGTCGTTGTCGAAGAAGTTGCATCGGCAGACGATCTCCCAGTTGATGATGTCGTCAGTGAGGGCACGTCGGAAGAACCCATTGTGGTCAATGAGGAAGTTCACGAAGAACCTTCTCAAGTTTCCGTGGTCGTTACCGAAGATAAAGAACTGGTAAATGCACTCTGTCACGCTATCGGTAAGGAAGTCATCGACAATGTCGAACGGCGTAAGTTCCTGACTGCCTCCGAATGGACTGCGTCTGAGCTGATCGGCTGGGTGTGGGGTCTGATCCCCATGGGGATGAATGTCACACATGCCACGCTCATGGCCGCTCTACGAGCGCGTTGTACGACAGCTGTCGATAACTGGACAGACGTTGACCTTCATGCTTACTTCGCTACAGGGAAGCTCCCAGAGGGCTTTAACAGCGGCGTACTGCTCAATGATCGGAACCGTGACAAGGAACATCCGGCAGACTGGTCTACAGAGACATTGAAGGCCTGGGCTCAAGGTAAGGCCAACACCAGCAAACCCAAGAGCCTGGTGCTGCTTTCTGCTCGGATCAAGTTCCGAGTGCCAGACCGTTACAATGATGAGCAAGCGATTGCTTACATTGCAAATGGTGAGACGCCTGCTGAAGAACTGCCTGAAATCACAAATCCGAATTACGCAAGTGAGGAGGAGTTGATCGGGTATCTGAAAGGTGATGTGAAAGCATCTAACTTCTCTGAAGCAGATGTTCTTCTGGCTATCCGTTCTAAGTTCAGGATCGATCCGCACTGGACTGACGATCACATCTACAACTTCTACCGCAACTCGGTGAACCCTCTCAAGACCACCAACGGTGTTCTGGTTGAAGATCGGTTGCGTAAGTTGGACAGTCCTCTGTCATGGTCGTGGGACGAAATCAAGGCTTTGGCCAATGACGAAGTCCATGCTGATTTCTCGGTGCGTGATCCAGAGTGCATCGAACGTGCAAAGCGTTTGATTAGCGTGCAGTTCAACACAAGTGCTGTGCACTGGTCTGTCGATGAGGTTGTTGATTATCTGAAATCCAACGTACGTCCATTGGCGCTCGAAGACGGTGTGTTCATCAATGATCCCACTCGTCCAAATAAGCTGCCAATCGAATGGCGTGACGCTGAACTGAAGGCATGGTTGCGAAAGCAAATCTCAGCTACTGAGAAGGCGCCTGAAGAAGACCTCTGGGAAGAGATCTACGTCAGATTCAAAGTACCGGTCTTCTGGTACCGTGAAGATGCCAGATCTTATGTTCTCAACGGTATTCGGGTTCCATCCACACCGTCGGGCATCTACGTCCGCGATCGGAACCGTGACCATCGTAAGGTAGAACACTGGACTAAGCGCGAGATCAAAGCTTGGGCCCGTGGTCAGATCCTTCCAGGCATCAACACAGATGAAGCTGCACTTGCAAGTCGTGCTGCTCGTCTGTTCAGTATTTCAACCCAACTGGACGCTGCTTCCATTAAGAAGCGTATCAGTGACATTCATGAGGAGTCAATGACGATGACTGTCAAGTTCGTGAGCGAAGACCTGAAGAGCTACGCCAAAGGTCGTGATGAAGCTGGTGACAACGCTGTGAAAGCAGCGCCGTACCAGACCCTGCTGGATCGCTGCATCAGTCGTGTCCTGCGTCTGGATGGCGAAGACTTCGTCCAAGGCTGGACTGAGCTGCTGAACTTCTTCCACGAGCACAGCAAAGATATCTGCTCGGCCAAGAAGATCTACACCGGTGTTGGTCAGATGGCCATCGGTACCAAAGGCCTGCGTAACTTCAACAACCTGACCTCGGTGCTGATGTCGACTGCTGATCCGGAAAAGCGTGACCTGGCTGTGAAGCGTCTGATCAAGTGGGAAGACGTGCTGAAGGACATCCCTAACGAGAAGTCCCGTCAAAATGTGCTGGCATATTACGGATTATAAGCTGTTGCCGTAAGCCAAAAAAGAAATAGACATAGAGGGAGGCCTGAGCCTCCCTCTATGCCGTAATCCTTTTACAGTGCAGCCAGAGCAGCATCAAGGTCATAAGCTTCGACCATCACTTTGTTGAAGCGTACACGGTTTTTGATGCCGTGTTCGATGTACTCAATGCGTACATGATCGTCGCCGTCATGTTTGATGTCAAGAATGATCTTGCCAGCAAGGCGAGCTACGATCTTTTTGGCATGGTTGTATTCCATACCGAAGTCCAGTACAATGCGGAAGTTCGCATTGATGTTTTTATAGAGCATGTTCATGCGAACCTCCATCGATTCGATTGGTTTATTCAACAGCACTATGTATTGTTGAAATAAATTCGAATCGATGGATTGTGATGGATCAGGACTCCTCTTTCATTTCCAGTTCATGTTTATCGAGCAGGTCTTTCATGATGTGCTCGATATTGTCCCGCAGATCCATAACCAGAATCGGGTTATGGTACCACTGGTAAACTGTACTACCGCCGTCTACCATGGTAACCGTGGTGATTTTGAACTTGTGGTGGCGCGTGGGTTCCCAGCACTCCTCGGTCTCGAGCGTGAACTGATAACCGTTGAAGTTGAAGCGACAGAACCCACGGCAAGCGCGACCATACATCCGACCACTCAACAATACCTTGAGTTGAGTGCCAGCCTCCGGCATCTCTCGGGTTTTGAAGTGTGCATCCGGCGTATCCCACAGGTTGCCCAGAACCTCCTTACTGTCGTCCACGATGTGCTCTTGTACACACAGTAAATCAATAAGGGGTTTGGAGAACGTTTGCTCCATCCACAGCACATTTACCGAAATGGTCAGCGGCTCGTACATCAGTGGGGAATGGAACTTGGCGCGGTTGCTATCAGCGCTCTCTAACACGAGGTATGCATCGGAACCCTCGAAGAGCACTTTTACCGAGTTGTCTTCGGTATTGTACTCTGCGATAGTACCGTTCTGATTGAACGTCAGGATCTCATTGTCCAGACCGTGCCACTTCTTGGCGTAGTTGACGATCCCCGACACCGTACGCTTTGGATAAGAGGAAATGCCGTTGAGCGGGTTGAAGTTCTCGATGAAACCTTCAGGAATGCCGGCCGACTTACCCGTCACGATCTTGTACAGCATTGCTGCCTGATCCATGCCATGGACCGCTTCTCGACGCATACTGCCAAGAATAGTGCCAGTGAGTGCATCCAGACCCATGCGCATGCTCACGAACATACCGTGCAGCGCAGGGTAGGCCGATACGTAGCTGGGATCGCCCATGACCTGGGCCATTTGATTGATGACTGTCAGCACCTGTTCTTCGTGTTTCTCGATCATGGTCATTCCTCTTGGTAGTTGGGCATAGGGAGGGGATGACCCCTCCCTAGCTTATTTCAGGGTTAACGCGTAACGAGAAATCATTTCCCCATGACTCAGCACTTTGCTGTGGAAGAACGTTTTCTTGTTACGGTGGTACTTCATGTGGTTATCGATTTCTAGACACCCGAAGTAAATGAACTCAGGAGTCACGTGTGGCCAGTCTTTAAGCGGACGGGTACGACCCAGTACTTGCTCGTTAGATTGGCGCGAATCGATCGCTGTGGTCATGAAACTCGACCGCAGGTTGGGCTTGTCAACAGCAGTACCGGCAGAACCGATCGTCGATACCGCAATGTCTGCTTCCAAGAAGTCTTCGTACGAATCGTTCTCAGAACCTACGTAACGGACGATGTTCAGTTCAGGGTACATCTTCTTCAGGCGTTCGACCATCAGCGTGCACATATCTACCCTGGCGAAGAACACCAGTGCAGACTGACCTTCCTCGCGCACCGAAACGAAGCGATGGTAAATCGCATGATCGATGATCTTGAGGTAGTTCTTCAGCAGGCCTTTATGTCGCATGATCGATTCTTCGAATGTCGTGTGTGAGTACCCTTGGGCACCCATGTAACGAATCCGCACATCTTCATCCATGTGATACAGTACAGCCATCACACCGATGTAAACGTGATACCCGCCACCGTCATGCCGTTGCATTACCGGATAGGCGATGTCGTACACCTTGTTCTTGAAAGCGTCTGAGCTGACCATGGTGGCAGACAGACCAAGCGACTTGGGCACGTGGGTATAGAGGTCGATCCTGTAGTTGTTGTGGAACTCTTGGTGCAGTTCGTCAGTGACCCGGAAGCCAATACCCAATTTCGGGTAGAAATCGATAGGCTTGATTGGGAACTGCTTGCTATGTCCGTTGGATTCTTCGTAGTCCTTGATGTAATCACGCATCGTAGCCGAAGTGATGATAATGACTTTAGCTTTCAGGTCACCATCAAGACTCATCTGCTGCAATGCTGCCAGATCTTTGGAGCCACGGACAATCAGGAACTCCCCACGTTTGAAGTTGAAGGTTTCCTCCAGATCGTCTTTCCAACGCTGCACGTAACCACCCTTGAAGTGGATGATGGTGCGTGCACCTAGCTGGTTCATGCAGTACTGAGCCACGAAGGTGTTGTGGGTGACAATGAAGTCCTTCACAACGTAAAGCTTTTCTTCGTGGTGGATTTCGATACATGCAGCTTCCTCGACACCTACTGGAACAATAGAGCGGATAGCCAGTGTTCTTTCTTTGGGACGCTTCTCCACAGTGACTGCGGAATACCCGTCGCCCATGTCCCGGACGGATGCTTTACCGCCTACAGAACGGACCTGATAGGCCAGTTTGTTGGCATCGGTGGTTTTAACTGTGAATGTACCGTCTTTAGCAGTTCCGAGTGCTCTGACAATGGAGACAAAGCGCTCCCTGAGCTTATCTCGTTCTGGCTCAATAAGCGGAATGCTCACAGCGGCCCGACGACTCATCATGGACATGATGGTCTCGGTAGTGACCGTCCTCCATCCAGAGAATGTCTGGACATACCACAGATGTTCAAGGTCAGCGTCGACCCATCGACCATCCTCAAATGTAACCCGGTACATCTTTCTCGGGCCTTGAGGATAATATCCTTTCACTGTGGTCGTTGATCCGTCGCGAGCAATGATCTCATCACCCACCTTCAACTGACCCATCAGCTTCCAGCCACCAGGTATACGTACTGGTGTTTTTACTGACAGTGCTTTACCACCACCTGTCTGCAACGTAACCATCTTAATGATGGCATCCCATGCAGGATTCTCATCATCCAGTACGTAGTCGATGATACCCACCTGCTTCTCACGAGGAGAATGCATCTTGCGGATTTCAAATTCAACTTTCTCGACCTTGATCTCTTCGATAGGATGATAAGTTATCGGAACGAGTCGCTCCACGTAACCATGATTCTGAAACAAATGGCGTTTCAAATCTTGCAGTTGATTCCGATGAAAACCGAACTCTTTGCGATTACGTGTTGCAGACGCGTATGTACGGAGACCCTTAGGGACAAACCGCTTCCCTTTCTTCTCGAATCCGTATTCAACCAACGGACGACAGAACGACATCATTGCTTGCAAGTCGCGATCTGTAATGACATCAGTTACACGGATGGCATGACTATACACATCGATTTTCATTGGAATGCCCTGTTAACCCGCATAAACCCTTTCTACATAAGAATCCCTACATTGTTATCAAAAAACAAGTCCAAGGACGTCCATAGAAATCCTATATAGTCCCACGCCTTCCACATACACCATAAACCTCCAAACGAAAAAGAAGAAGGGAGGTTGCCCTCCCTTCGATTTGTTAAGCTCAGGTATTGATCACCTCAGGGAACACAAACGGATCGAGCAGGCCGGGCGTGCGCTTGTGCGGCGAATACGCGTTGACATCCTCGATGTAGTCCGGTTGCCGTTCGTAGGCGAAGATCTGGCCAGCGGAGCGTTCCTGGATCAGCCGACGATGTTCTTCGAACTTGATCGGGCGATCGTAATCCGGAAGGTTATAGTCGTCAGGATCATCGGCAGGACGCATGAGACTCAGCAGGATTACCTCCAAGGGCGCGATGTTAACACGCAGCTTTGAGTTGACCAGATCGCTGAAGTCTACCAGTGCCGTCACAGGGTCGGTGTAACTGGTGAGCATACGGCCAGCAAAGCCATTGCGCTCAGACTTCTTGGACGGCGAGCGAATGAATGCCTCGACCTCTGCCATGAAGTCCAGCGTACTGGCATGACGACGCGGCAGGCTGAACGCCGGGGACGAGAAGTCCCAGTTGCTCAGGTCGATGCAGAAGTCACCGTTCTCGTCGACAGTGTAGCCATTTTCCTGAATGTGGTTCAGGAGCAGGCGGGTCAAGGAACCCAGACGGGCACCCTGGCTTACCGGGACGTAGACCTCAGTGGCTTCTTCACGCAGGTTGACCATCCGCAACTGCACTTCACGGAACGCAGTGAAGCGATGGATGTTCAGGTGCTTGATGTTGGTGTCCTTGTTCAGGTTCACCAGGTTGGACGCGTTCTCGATATTCTTCTCGGGAGTCGACTTCAGGATGAGCATGGGGGTCATCTTGGCGATACGCGAGTTGAACTTGATCAGCGAACTTTCATCGGCACTCTGCGGGATCTCTTCACCGAGTAGCTCGACGTCCACTTGCAGTTCCACGTTACCATCGCCATCGGCGTCGGTGTTGGCTGCGCAGACTTCGATGTACGACTGATACTCTTCCGGGATCTCGATGACCTCCACCATCGAACTACCGTCCAAGTGCTTGACGGACAGCGTACGCTGAGAACCCTCACGGCACAGTTCGGTAGCACAGGTGTGACCGAGGGAAGTGAAGCGAGGAATCGACCAAGCCAGTTCACCGAAGCAGACACGACAGACAGCCCCTTCGCCACGATGCTTGCAGTTGAACGCAGAGCGCATCTTGATGGTTTTACCCACCAGCTTGTGGTCATCTTGACGTACCGGCGTCAGCTTACCATTGGAGCCCAGGTACAGCTTACCTTCCAGGTGCGGCAGGATCACGGAGTCCACGTAGATCTCGGAGTAGCGATCCGACCCACAGTCTTCCCAGAGGAGCTTATCGACCACCACCGTAGACAGCTGCATCTTACGGTTAAAGTACTCTACGATCTGCAGAGGCTTCTTGGTGAACATCAGCGCCTTCTTGGCCGAGCACGACTCGATCATGATATCGTGCAAGGTGGTCAGACCTTCATAGAAGCCCTTGATCACCGGCTTCCGGAAGATGGTCTGATCCAGGTCGTCTCGGAAGCCCAGGCACACCAGGATCTGCAGGAACTGGCCCATCTTGATCTGCTTACTGCGCAGGCCCCGAACGATCGGGTTGTGCAGAATCGCCGGATCTTTCATCAGGATCTGCCCAGCTGCATCGAGCGCATGGCTGATGGAGATCTGGGTAGGCTCCAGCGAGTCGCGGATCTTGACGATAGGTTCGTACCAGAACAGCTCGTCCAGATGGAACGCGTTGATCGATACTTGCCACTCTTCCAGGTTGATCGACAGGACGTTGTAGATCTCGTTACCTACATCCTTAACGACCCGCCATACCTCTTCACGATCATACACAGCATCGTGATCACGGATCTCAGGATGACCGTCACCGAAGTAGGTGTAGTGGAGGTCGTGGACGATGTTGGAGATGGTTTTCGGCACCATGTCCGCACTCGGGAACCCATTGCCCACATAGTGGGATTTGTTCAACGGGGTGAGTGGGAACTTACGATGCAGTTCCCAACAGAACCAGCTCAGCACCATGCGGCGAGTGTTGGTCTCGATGACACCGTCATCGAATTCCACTTCCATCTTTTCATCAGGCAGTGGCCACATCGCATGGATGTCGAGGTTCATGAAACTGCGTGCAGTGATTCGACGCATCGTTATCTCCATGAGGGAGGGTTGCCCCTCCCGATTATTCGTTGGTCAGTTCTTTACCGGAGCATGCGAACATGTGCCGCATGTATGCCAGCGGACGATGACCACCCACAGGTACGATCTTGCGATCCAGCGCCTCTTCCATGTTGGTCGGTGTCGGATGGGTAAGTACACGACGCGCCACGAACTTGTGGGCAATCGGGTTGTTACTGGCATCCTTCTGATCGGCAATTGCCTCACCGCCACAGTAAGCAGACTCAGAGCGGATCTCAGACTCGCCGACTCGGATACCGGACTCGCGGCCGGGAGAGTCGTACTTGTCGTTGTTGCTCAGACGCGCAGTAGTGCCAAACACGTTGCAACGCGACGATGCAGCGGCCATCCAGGAGTCTTCTGCGGTCTTCTCCAGGTTGATGTAGTACGACGGACCGATCAGCATCGGTTCGCGCGATACTTTCATCTTGCCATCACGACCACGGAAACGCACCGGGGTAATGAACGGCGGCCAGCGCTTGCGGATCGTCGAGATCACAGTCGGCATATGGACTGGGTTGTTGGTCGGCATGTACAGATACAGCCCGTACATGTGATCCAGCAGCACGGACTTGACATGATCGTACATGTGCTCCGGGTTCTTCGCCAGGAACTCAGGATCTGTCATGTCTTCGTACTGGAATGGCGCTACGACCTTGTAGTACTCGAGCAGTTCAGCATAAGCTGCCTTGACCAGTTCGAGGTTCTCAGGACGATACACCGCATCTTCGCACTCTTCTTCTTTCAGCTGGACATTCATGTCGTAGCCGAACGAGGCTTGGATGCGCTTACCCAGATCACGGCCAGATGCACCGATCACCATCTCGATGGGGGATGCCGGAGTTACTCGGTTCCAGCGAGAGTTGGGGTCTACGACGATGTCAACCACCACGCCATTCTCATCGCGCGGCATGTCTTCATCATCAACCACCTCTACCACTACGGACTTGTCGCCGTCGATATCGGTGATCTTGTAGCCCTTGTTGGGGATCGACAGGTACTTGAACTTGATCTCCACGCGCCAGGCATCGATCTTGACACCACGGTAGACTTTGTCCACCTTGATGGTTTCATCAACGCTACGGCCGAAACCGCCGTCATGGCGCAGATAGTCCGGCCCTACACGACCGATAGCTTCGTACACCAGTTGACTGAACTCGTCTTCCAGCTCCAGCTGGATCTTGCGCTGGTTGCACTTCTTACGCAGATCCATCCAGACGTCAACGATCTTCCGATAGAACTCGGTGTCAGCGTTGTAGTACTTCAACAACTGCGCTTCCATCCCGACTGGCAAGGGCGGGATATTGATGGACGTGTTGCGTTCGACTTTGATGTCGACCACTTCCGCATCCAGGTGTTGCACGAAACGTTTGCGGTCGAAGATGTAGTCCGGCTGCAGCAGCGCTTCGTTGGTCATGTTGGCCACGGCGCTGATGGGGTCATAACGACGCAGAGCCACCAGCAGACCACTGCTGTTTACACGTTCACCAATGTCCGGGAAGATCTTGTACTGGCCTGGTACAGTAGACTGATTGATGGGGAAGTACTCACGACCGAACTCGAAGACACGGGTCTCGAAACCGGTAGGAGCCATTTGTTCGATGTAGCCACGGCGTACCTTAACGCCGTCTTCAGTCCCTGCCACGTCAGAGCACATGAGCACGTTGGTCTCACGACCGTAGCAGTAGTTGCCATTATCATCGATCAATGGCGAACGGGCGAGCTTGGTGCCCTTACGGAACCGTGCACCGCGGCGCAGCTGGTCGATGACATCGCGGTTACGCACGAACTCGGTACCAAAGTGCTGGTGCGAGATGTGGTAATCGACAATCATCTTGACGCCGATCTTGTGGGTCTCGTGGTTCTCGTAGATCACCGCTGTTTGCGGTGAATGGCGGATGCGGTTAGCACCTGCCGTGTGGGCGAATCGTGGGATGACTTCGAGAATTTCGACATCATCGGTGAATTCGATGGAACAGGTGGTCTCCCCGAACGGACGCTCCATGCCGGACATGATGCGTTTGGCCATCGGGTTCTTGATGACGACCATCTGAGAAAGGTTGTTCGTAAACATCGCAGCTCGAGAAGCCGAGATGTGACGAATGAATGGATTGAGACCATACAACGACATCAGCTCCGGATGAAGCTGAACGTTGCCGTCATACGACGACAGTTGATGATAGTCTGGGTTTTCGTCACTCATTGTGTGCCCCTTACACATCGGTATTATTAGCTTACCGTATGAATAATGTATCGCTGAATAAAATTCAAACAAGGAACTCTAGATGAGCGCATCGCTAATGTCGATGATGGTAAGCTCAGGCAATACCATCTATCACTCGCCTGAATTCCTGACCTTTGTTCATGCTCACAAATCGCTACTGTTGGCCGGTTCTGTGAACTTAGCACTTGATCCAGGAATTGTTCACAAGTTCGAATACAACTTTACCTCCTTGCTGATTGAGTTGGGATACCCCGTTGAAAATCTGATCATCATGATGGCTGTCAATGGGTTCACGTGTCCTACCCAGATGCGAAAGGATTTCAAGGAACTGAAGGTACCTAATCCTGAAATGGTCGGTACCGTTAAACGGATGTTCCGGCAAGTTGAGGCACGAATTTAACCAAAGAAAGAGGAGAGGGGTTGCCCCTCTCCTCTATGCCGCTTAGAAGCGCATCGTGCGCGGCGTACCACCGCCGAATTCACGACGGGCCGGACCACGATCATCACGACGGAAGTCACGGCGATCATCGTAACGATCACGACCGGTATCCAGTCCCAAGTCGATGCGGCGTACCGGCGGGCGCTCGTCACGGCGATAGTCACGGCTGTCGCGACGGTCGTCGTAGTAACGATCGCGGCTGTCACGGCTGTCGCGACGGTCGTCGTAACGGCGATCACGATCATCGTAATAGCGATCACGACTGTCACGCTCGTCACGGCGACCGAAGTCGTCGAGGGACTTGCGCTTCAACACCGGGTGTTCGGAACGGATCACCGGAGCAGCACGATCATCGGTATCCCACGGCAGGTCTTCCGGTTCGGGACGGGATTCCTGCCGGCTGGGCGCCGGGGCGCGGTCACGAGGCGGAGCGATACGCTCGGCTACACGAGCCGGTGCATCTTCCTTCTCCTTCGGTGCCTGGACGATGATGTTGCCTTCGTTGCCTTCTTGCGGCGGTACCAGCTTACGCATTTCCACCAGGTTGTCCATGCCCTCGTACCAGGACAGGTCGAACAGCAGATCATCAGCAGCGTCGTGATCCAGGACATTGCCTTCGGAGTCGATGGCTTTGCCCAGCAGCTTACGATGCGTCTCGATCACCTGGTTCAGGTGGTTGGCCATGTTGAAGAACGCGTTCATCAGCGCATCGAAGTACGGAGCCGTCAGGTTCTTGCTACCGTAGTCGAACGAAGCACGGGTGGTCTCGTCACCCAGCACCACTTCGAACAGCGTACGGATGGCTTGACGGGCCTTCTTCGAAGGGTACTTGACACCGAGCAGATCGGGATCATCGCCCAGGACGCTGTCCAGCACCGGGAACTTGTAGCTGGCACGACGCAGCACGCCGTCGGCTTGCTTGCCTTTGCGCAGGGCGATGGAGATCAGGCGCTTCTCGGGTTCCGGGCCAACGCGAACCAGGCCCTTACGGACGGTCTCGTAGGCGCGTTCATCGAAGTCACCCAGCTTCTTCATGTAACGCTGCGACGCAGCATCCAGGCGCTTGTGCTCGGACGGGGTAGCGGCTACGCGAGCCATCTCGGTCAGCAGCGTGACAGAACACACGGTCAGCTGGTACATGATGGTGTCGCGCATGGCTTTGAGGACTTCCGACTCGCTGCGAGTGATGTTCTCGGACAGCGGGTGGAAGACGATGGTGTTGTCTTCCGGAGAACGCAGGTTCTCTTTGGTCGGAAGAACGACACGCTTACCGCCGATCGTGAACGGGATGGACGAACCATTCGCCATTACACGACTCAGGTGGCCTTTGCCGGTTTCATCGGCGATACCGATGCAGCCGAGCAGCTTGGAGTTGAACTTGTGAAGATCCATACCGGCTCCTTAGAACTTGTACTGGGTGTTGCCTCGCGGCAGTTGAAGGGGATTGTCACGAGCGAGTCGATCGCCGAACATATCCACGATACCGCTGATGGTGGAACCCATCGAGGTGATCAGGCTATGGTCGGTAACTACTACCGGAGCAACCATGGAGTCTGCAAAGAGCGGGAATGCGAACTCAGCCATCGGTTCGCCGTCCAGAGACAACGAGATGAACACGTCACGACCCAGCTCGGCACTGATGCTCATGTCGAACATGCAGCCTTCCCACGGCAGCATCTCTTCGAACAATTCAGTACGCAGACGCTGCTCAAACGCATCCAGGCGAGACCGATCGATCTCATCGTGGATGTTCAGAGCACGGCACGAGTCGGTCAAGAATGACACTTCGCCGCCAAAGCCCATGTTGTTGATCTGCGAACGATACAGACCGATCTGGTGGTAGTTCATGTACGTTGGCAGCGCACGAGCGATGTGGGACGCAGCAATGGTGGTATGGTCACGACCACGCCAGTCACTGGTGCTACCGCTGTAGTCATGACGCAGCTCAGGCGGCAGGAACGCCACCTCAACGCCATTCCAGTCGAAGTCCGGGTTCATGTCCATCAGTTCACCCAGCGTAACGAAACCCTGGCTCATGATGTTGCTGTCACGGGCCAGATCCGCCAACGGTGCAAAGCCTACGAACGTACGCTCACGCAGTTGACCACGTGCATCACGCAGTACGGCCGAGTTGTCGAACTCGATACCTTGACGCTCTACACCGGTCTGGTGTGCGGTGTTCAGCGCACGCAGAGAACGATGCAGGAAGTGCGTGGTGGTGTCGTTACGACGGTCGGACAGGACGAGGCCTTGGCTACCGACACTGTGACGCATGTCCATGAAGTTACCTTCACGCTGAACATGACGCTCGAAGCTCTTCTGCAGGACATCACGCGGATCTGAATGGAAGATGTCTTCCGGACGCATGGTCATTGTGCCCTGAGTCGAACGATCGACACTGAAGTCGGGACGGACGTGAGGACTGATGACGTGTACGCACTGACCAACCGAACTCGACCAGCCTGCGGCACGAGGCGTCTCGATGTAGTTGTGACGGATCTCCGTGATCGAGTTGAAGTACAGGCGCATGTCGCGGTCGAGGGCCACGTCACGAGTACCGCGGTCAACTGCGCCAACGTGATCGGTGTGGCCGCTGATCTCCAGCAGCTGTACTGCGGTACGCGTTTGACGGAGGACGACTTCCATTGCGAACATCAGACGACGTTCACTCCAACCGTTGGCGATGTTCACAGCCCCGCAAGTGGTAGCGGAAGGCTTGATGATACGCCCGGACACGCCAGAGAGGATCGAGGGTTCCAGACGCTCGCCACCATGGGTGACTTCGTTCAGGATCTCGACATCTTCACGCGTTGCGTTGGAATTGAACGGCCGCAGATGCAGCTCGCGATAACCCGGCCGTTCGCGAAACTGAATCTTGTTAAGCTCCATGTTGCCCCCTGAGTGTATTGTTGATACGGATTATCATATCGGCCAGCTGACGTTTGATGTCGCCGGAGATATACATGTAACCAGATTGCGTCAGCATCGGGATCTTCTCCACGATGTCGCGCGGCGCATGAGGTTTCCAGGCGATGCCCGACATCTCAGCTACGATCATGTCGATCGCAGTGACTGCCACGTTGCTCCGCTTGCCTGGATCTTGGCGCTTCGTTTCTTGACGGTAGTAAGGATACTGTTGGTCGAGGATTTCCGCCTGTTGTTTGGTGATCTTGTTACGAGTCTCGGTCGGCATGAACGAGACGCCTTCTTCGTTGATGTGCTCTTCTGCGGAGATCAGAATGGCAAGTTCGTAATATCCACAGTGGGCCAGGATCGCCTGAGCAATACCCATCAGGCGTAGCATGGTCTGCTTGGTCAGCAGATCACGGGCATCAGGAGAGATACTGCGAATGACCCAGAAGATCAACGCTTTCTGGAACGGCAGGATCGGACGGGACTCGTGGCGCGAACAGATGGCAATGCACTGTTGGACACGAGAGATGTCGACCGGCTCGTTGGAACGCATGATGATCGTTTCAACCTTCTCGGAGAACACTTCGATCAGCTGACGAGAACCTTCAGTGATGTCGGTGGTCTGCGAGTAGTCATCCCATACAGACGAGTTATCCTCATCAGACTTATCGACTGCACGACTCTTCTTCGGCATCACGATACCCGTGACACTCTGGAAGCGGCCGTCCATACGCTGGAGCGTACCATTGACGTAGTTGAACAGGTTACGAGCCATGGACTCGGATTCGCTACCAGTGGAGATCGTACCTACAGCGATCTTGCGCACCAGCGCCATGGCCATCAGGTGACGCGGCACTTCTTCACTGGACAGACCAGCCATGACGGTGGTCATGGAGATTGCTGACGTATCCTTGCCCACACACGCTTCAACGTAGTCGAGCATGCGTTTGTACGGAGGCCAATTGACCACACCGGCGATCTCGATCATCTTGACGGCTTCGGATTCCTTAAACCCATTGCCATGATCGCCAGAGACGTTCTGGATGAATACGCCCCAGATCGGCACCATCAAGCGCAGACCCAACGCCAGCGCCTGCAGATCCATGTAGTCAGCACGGATGTAGGTCTGATTGCGGTAGTTCACACGACCACGATCGTTGTACTCCTTGAAGACCTCACTGACATCGCCAGGGATCTTGAAGTTAGCCCGATCCACGTAACTGCGCAGACGGTCATAAGTCACGATGGAGTACATCTTCCGCACCAGCTTCTCGATTTCCTCTCGAACGAAGTAGGAGCCTACGATGCCATCGGTACCCAGGTATTCGCGCACGTCGGAGTAGATACCCCAAAGCACTGCCTGCTCTTCGTCACTGAGCATGCGGTTGATGAATTCATTTACCTCCTTGAACAGGTTCTCTTTGTCTGTGATAGCTGCCGAATGGTAGCTGCCGATCAGCAAGGAAAGGGTCTCTTCGCCGTGGGAGATATCGATCTTCCCGTGCGGCCCTTCGACCGGCATCCTCATTTGAATCTGCATCACGAATCCTCATGGTTACTTGATCAAGGGTATAATGTATCGCCAAAACCACTTCGAATAAAATACAGCCGAAGGGTATAGGCGACACAGGAGCAAATTCATGCTCCTGTGTCGAAACGCATCAACGTTTTAGGGATTTATGGATTGGTCTCTACCTTGAAATCATGGACTCAGAGCGGAACGTCGTCGTCGAAGTTGAAATCATTGCCGCCGGACACGGAAGCTTGCTGCTGTTGCTGTTGGCCACCGCCACCATTCCAGCTACTGCCGCCTTGCTGACCGCCACCGCCGTTCCAGTTGTTACCGCCACCTTGACGGTTACCACCGCCGCCCCAGCTACCGCCACCTTGACCGCCTTGACGGTTACGATCCATCCAGGCCGGGCGTTTGTAGTTCTTCTCGATGACCAGGGTCATGTACTCGCGCATGGTGTCGACCCAGCCGAGAGCGAACAGACGAGAAGCAACACCAACTGGCATCGGGCCTTCGGCACTGCGGAACTGGTGGTAGGTTTCGTTCAGGAACGTGAACTCGATCAACGGACGGTTCTTGCCGGCGCTGACGCAGATGGACATCACGCCTTCGGCGTTCTTCTCGATCTTGATGGTGCTCATGATGGACGGGTTCGGATCACGTTTCTTCTCGACGAAGCGGTGACCTTTGTTGTCCATACAGATCACGCCGGGCTCTTTCGAGTTGGCCAGCATTTCCACAGCACGCAGTACAGCGAAGAAAGCGCGATTGCTCATCGCTGCTTCGATCTTGCCGTTATTACGATCGTTCGGCACCTTGGTCTTGACGACGAAGCGCGGATTATTCTCGTAATACGCGGCGCGGAGGGTCGGTTCGCCTTCCATGCCTTCTTGCTTGCGGGCTTTCAGAACCAGCGAGGGTTCATCCAGAATAGTCTCGACGCGGGCGCCTTGTTCTTCGCTCATTTCGCCTCCGAATTTTAAAGAAGTGAGCACTCACATCATGGGTCTGTGAGTTATTTTTTTACGTGGCCGTCAGGCTTTGGCGTAAAGACTGATGATCAGACGTTCCAATTCGGGCTCGTAAGCCTTCTTCACGGAACTCAGGATATAGTCCTTAGTAGTCATAGCTGTCCAGCGGTTCTTTTCAGCAATCGCCAGCAGAATGCGACGATACTTGATTGGATAACCTGTAAATAAGTTACCACCATCACCGAAGAACTGGAGGGTCATCCGGTCAAACGGGATATTGGGCAACTCTTTGCCGTTGGTCAGCTTGGTGTGCCATAAGGCCGGAGGCTTGGTAGCGCCGGTATGCGATTCCAGCAACGTCACCGATCCGAACTTATAACGCTGAAGCAGATCAACCGCGTAGTTGGTCATGAGGAGTACACGGCGAGAGTCGTTGGGAAGGTCGATGTCCGTCTCCACCAAGTTGGTGTAGTGGTGGACTTTAGCGATTTCCTTGAACTCAATGACCGTGTTCTCTTCCCTCATAGCTGCCTGCTGCTGAAGATCAGTGCGAGCTGCTTTAAGGATAGCGAACGGGAACTTTCTGGGAAGACTCCGATAGCTACACAGGTAAGGTACTACCGAAACCCGTCCGTTGGAAACTGTCTTAACAGCCTGTTCAATGATGGTTAGTTCATTGAGCAGAGTATTAGCCAGATCTTCAGGAAGAACGTTGTGGAGATGGTCTCCTGCAATCGAACCGACCATGTTCCGGATCAATGTCCGGATGTTAACGTACAAGACGTCGACATTGTTGATGATTGGTTTTGGATTGTGGTTATCCTCGAGGATGCCGAAAGCACCCTCGAGGGCCAGACTACTGCCGATGGAGATGGGTATTTGCCCCTTCTCCCGGCTGGAGAGGGCCTCCATGGCGTACTGATCGATGGCCATGCTGACTCCTACTTATACTTTTCAAGCACCTTAGCAATCGACTGTGCTTGATTAGCGGGGATGTCTGGGTATTTCTTACGCATGTGTTCGTCGAGCACCTGCCAGACGTTGGTCGGGGTGATCGTGATGGGCTTGACGATCGTGTTCTGATCGTAAGCATGCAGGAGATGGGCATCCTCTGCACGTTTAAGCTCATCCATCTGAGTGGTGATCGTAAACTGGGGGAAGCGCTTCCTGAGGTCTTTCAGACCATGGTGCACAACCGAGTCGCGTTTGATAAGAAGGCGGAAGTAAGAACCGTCAGGGAAGTTCTCCATTTCCTCCATCGTCTCGAACACTTCGGTCAACTCCATCTCCCGACAATCCAAGGTCTTGTAGATCTTGGCATTGGTGTTTTCAACGAACCAATGGTAATTGCCATCTTGGGAAATGCAGGCCCTGTAATGACCCTTGGCAGCTTCCTCGCCATGCGACAGTCGATCCAATGAACCTTGAGCCAGAATGATGCCATTCTCGCTGCGAATATGGACATGTCCGATCGTGATATAGTGCCTGACGATGGACTGGTAGTTTTCGCTGTTGTGGTTCTTTGGTGACTGAATCGGGAGCTGGTAGTCGAACGATCCGTGCATGCACGCGATGTCGACTTTCTGCATCCCATGAATACTCAGGAGTTCTTGTACCTGACTCCAAGTAACTGAAGCATCGGCATTCCATTCATCGGGAACGTACAGGACACTCATACCACCAAGCTCATTGATCACCTCAATGCTGAGGGTTTCGACGTACTTGAGATTGGCCTGTATTTCCAACGCCGAGTTGACGTTAACGAATTGCTTGGACTGATGCCAGTCGTGACTCGGCGTACCTTCGAGGACACGAACCAGAATGTTCCATTTCACGCAGATCTTCAAGAAATCCGCGATCCATTCTTGAATGGCGTCCACCTCATCTTGAGGCAGATTCATCAGACGGTCAAACACATCACCGGCAAAGAAGATGATATCTAGATTGCCTGTCTCCGCATTATCGGGAAATGCCTGCCTGAGGCTCTCGATGATGTGGTAGGTATTTGTCCGAGGATGGGCCAGATGGATGTCAGAGACCGTCGCAAAGAACTTGTCAGTGCGATTGGCTTTCATGACACCCATGGCCAAGGGCGTCAATTCACATGGGTTCGAAATCGTCTTCGGTGAAGTCATCGAGTTTTGGGCCCTTTTCTTCAGCCGTTGCTGTCTGATCCAGATTGAACTCTTTCCGGACGGCATCGGCCTGATCGCCAAACAGGCGTTCCAGCGGAATGTTGTAACGCATGTAGATCGAGGCCCACATACGCGAGTACAGCATGGAAATGGCGTCGGTCGGGCTATACGCCAGGTCTACCAGACGACGGACATACTGGTCAATGACATAACCAGGATGCTGAGTGGTGATCGATACTTCGAACTCGTCTGCCAGCACGTTGACCGAAGTCTCGGGGCGAGAGTCTTCAGAACGGATCACCATCGGGGTCTGAGAGATCAGTGGAGGAACGACATACAACACCTTTTCAGGGTTGTTGTCGGCGACCACCTCGATCATGCGATTGGCATGACCAGCAGCTGCCACGTAGATGTCGACACGACGATTGGTGTCGCCGTCTTCAGACGGGATCAGGTGCGGCAGTAGGCGCTTGACGAAGTCGGATTCGCGCAGACGAGCACAGGTATCACGACCCATGGCTTCCAGTTCACTGAAATCGTTTTCGTTCAGTTGCATGGTCTTATCTCCAATGGATGGGGAGGTTTCCCTCCCCTGGCCGATCAGTGAGTGGTTTCGGGAGCAGGTTGTTCTTCGCTGCTTTCACCCAGACCAGTCAGCGCCAGTGCAGCCTTGTTGGCTTCTGCACGTGCGGCTTCGATGTCGCCCTTCTCCATGATGAAGTAGGCCTTGCCGACTTCGGCGCCGTAGGAGATCAGCAGATCACCGAACACGTGGGCGACTTCCGGGGAACGCATGCCTTCCGGCAGTTCTTCGCCAGTGACCCAGTTGCCGCTGCCCGGATTGTCTTCCATCTCGACCAGGACGCCTTCATCGTTCAGGGTGACGCGGATGGCGCCTTTCAGATAGCCTTCCACGACCATCAGCTCGGGGGCTTGCTGACGGGAGGCCTTGGCCTTGAAGGAGATGGCGTTGGCGCCGGCGACCAGAACGCGTTGAGCGATGGAGTCCAGCAGGACTTGATCGTTGAAGATGCGGTTCACGTGGTCAGCGGTGATTTCGACGATGGTGCGTTGCAGGCCGATGATGGTGTCGTTGGCCTGCAGCAGGCTGGTTTCCAGCTGCGCTACGCGCTCTTCCAGCGAGGCCAGGCGGTTGTCTTGGTTTTGCTCGTGCTCGGACATTTGAAGCTCCATTACTTGAAGAGTTGGTCAGCCAAACGCAGTGGCCTTCCGTCATTTTGAAGATCGATGATGGATCGAATCTTCGAATCGGCTGACGATACAACGTGCGCAATATCGACACTCTTGTTACCGTCTCGTAACATAGCCGAGATCTGTATTTGAATACTGGTGTCGGTAGATGTGCTGGTGACATCCAGCGTCACCTCATCAAACTGACGCTCCAGATAGGGTTCGAGTTTACTGCGCAGTTCACGCACTACCTCGATTTCAGAGTTACCGTAACGGGCGATAATATCGCTCAGACTTACAGTGAACCCGCGAAACATGTCAGACTGGGATCGTTGACCAATGTAGAAATTGGCCATGACTTCATCTGCTTTGATCGTGAGGTCTGATGAAAAACCTGCAGGACCAAGGACGGGGACGACTTTAGCCATTGTTCACCTCGGACAAAAAAGAAATTAAGGGTAGACACAGCACATACCATCAAGGCATGTGCTGTGCTTCCTTATTACAACGAACCGTTGTTTTCGTCCGAAGGGTCGTCAAGGCCCTCGTCTAGGAACGCGTTGAAGTTAGCCCACATGCTGTCCCTGACCCTGACTTGGTCGGCGAACGAGAGTTCCGTACGGCCATCTTCATCGTAGAGATGCAGATACTGCACGAACTTCTCATTGCCCTCGTCGTCAAACTGGGCAAGACCGTTCATCACCTGTTGGTAGTCAGGATCATCGTCCCCATAACGGCCTGGGTTACGATTGGTGAACATGTCACGCCAGCCATGGATCATATCTTGCTCGAACAATTTCTTAGCCCGTGGGTTTGCCATGAGCCAGCGAGCTTGATTGGGACCTGCTTGCTGGAACTCCCCGATCGACGACATCGGTTTAATGATGTCGCGGTCGAAGATGTGGGTCACCTTACGACGGACGGCCTCGATCTTGCGCTCAATGCGCTCGAAGTCGATGGAGTTGAACTTATCTATCGCTCGGCGATAGAAGTCCGTATCCAGCAACCCGTGCGAGCGAGCGGTGTGCTCGATTCGGTCACGCAGCATGCTTCTCTCGTTGGTGGAGGGAAGACCATAGCGCATGAAGCCGTAGTCATCGTCGCTTGCATAGACTGCAATTGCCATCGGTTTGGTTGCTCCTTATTTCGATACAGCGTCGCCCTCAATGATCCAGTTCGTCAGGGTCGCGATAAGCGGCGCCGGCAACGTCGTGTTTCGCGAGACGGTGAAAGGTTTATTGAGGTCCATCACGCCGGTGACCGGGTCAAGGCGGGACATGATTTTGGCGTTCTTATGGTCGAGCGGAAGCTCACCCCACAGCGCGTCGCCATCGTAGTCGGCGTTCTTGTCGATCAGGTTCAGCGGAGACAGGGAGATGGTGTTATCCGTCGGGTCTGTCTTGATGGTGTCGATCTGGTTGTAGCCAATCGATCCGCGAGTCAGCGTCGGGTTGCGCCCGAAGGTCGTTGGGATGGTACCATTCGGAGCCTCGGCAAGTAGCTCTTTGAACAGACGATCCAACTCAGGGTGCCAACGCAGCGTGTTCTCGTAGATCATCGCCTCCATTTCATTGGGCGTGTAGTTCCGATCCATCAGCTTGTTCTGCAGATGGAGCTTGAACAGCAACGTACTCAACGACCAGGGCAGCTCCAATCCATCTTGGCGGTGCGGCTTCTGGCGGGAGGTAATCACTGCCCGGAAACTGAAGTACGGCTTGGTGCCATATACCAGCTTACGGGAAATGCCCGGTTTCTTGAAGACGATTTCAGACTCGAAAGTCTTGTAGTACGAATCCATGCCCTGTAGCGCCGTGACTACCCGAGCCTCTTTAACCGCTTGTGTGAGCTTGGGCTGGTTCTCAGCCGACTCACGAGTCTCGATACCGATGAGGATGTGCGCGGCGTTGATCGCTGCTACCATCTTCGGGTCGGCCGTGATGCGGTTATTCGCGCTCTCCCGGATAAAGCCCAGGCGTGTCGGGAATGGCATGTACTCGGAGAACGTACGGTCGTAGTTTTCCTGGAGGAAGCGCATGATCTTGCGCCGCTGACGTGCCGAGGCAGAAGGCCCGAGCAGGCCGGCCTTGAACAACGCCACCAGGATTGCTTCGTAGTTCTCGATGAAATGGTTGTAGCCGCGAGGGATTTCCAGGCGTTCCAGTTTCCGCATCTTGTCTACCGCGAGATTGCCAGGCGGTTGGTAGCGGGGGTTGCACAGGTACTCGAGGATACTGAAGTTGGAGTGAGTCAGGTTCTTGGAAAGAATGCGCCAGACGGTCAGGTTAATGAACGCCTTGATGCCCGGAGGGACGCGCAGCCACAGCTTCGATTCCAGCGGCTTTTCGGTGATCGGTACGACAGTGGACAGACAGGTGTTACAGCGCACACCGTAATTATCCATGCCGACGATTTCACCACAGTCGCAGCTTGCTGTGTTGCTGAGTGAGTCACCATCAAGGCTGGCATAAATGAGGCGATTCAACTTCAGGCGGTCGCTCTCCAGATCGATGTTGAAGTCGTTCATGAGGATTGCCTGGGTCGACATATGCCGGAACATAGTGTCGTAGTTGAGCACCCGCAAGTAAATGCCATTGCGTTTGTTCATGCTCGCTCCTGTGGTTGGGATTAAAACAAAAGAACATAGCCTGGGGAGCCGAAGCTCCCCAAACTATTTAACGGACCGACCTTACTTAGAAGGACGAACCATGGCCGAAGCCGTTGCCCACGTGACCACGCAGGGAACGCTCGTTGCCACCGATCCGACGGCTGGACAGCATGCCGTTGGTCAGGTCGCCACCCACGAAATCGCGGATGCGAGTGTTGCCACGCAGACGACGAGCGCCGAAGCTGTAGTGAGCGCTGCGCTGATCGATGTTGATCTTGCAGTCTGCCACAGCAGCGGCCAGGGCCTGGATGAACTTCGGATTGATGTACGCCAGGTCGACGTAGCGGCTGAACTTCACGTTCGACGCGCCCAGAGCACTGGTCAGCTGGGTGAACTGCTCGGATACGCGCACTTCCACGTCTAGGTCGACGCGGTCGATGACGTCCTGGTAGTTCAGGGCCGAGGTGCCTTCGTCGGTCGGGTTCTGGGCCATCCAACGGAGCAGATCCCACTCGCGCAGGTCACGCTCTTCACCACGCTCGTCGATCCAGGTACCGGTCAGGTAACGGGCACCGGACAGCTGCAGCGGGACGGTGACGTCCAGTTCGGCAGCGCGACGGGAGAAGTTGTTGTTGGTCAGACGATCGGCGAAGTCGTACAGACGACGTACGGCGTCACGGTTCGGGCTGGTGTCGGAAGCAGCGTCGAGCAGCAGACCCATGATCCAGGAGTTGTCACCACCCTCCTCGAGTTCGATAGCCCAGGCCAGGTTCTCGTTCACGAGGGAGAAGAAGTACTGACCCCACTTGTCGGTGTCGAGGTTGGTACGTGCTTCGATCTCGAAAGCGGTCTTGTCCGGACCGAGCAGGCCCAGGAGGCCGGTGTCACGGTAGTCGATCTCACCGCGGGCAACTTCGCCCGGCAGGAAGGTCTGAGCCCACGCCTGGTTGGAGCTGATCACCGAAGCGCCGGCCAGACCGAGCAGCAGCTGCTCAGCAGTGATGCTGTTGGTGCCGGTGTCGATGGCGTTGATGATCAGGGTCGGAGTGAAGTACGGGGTATCGCGACGGACGTTGCGATTCCAGCGGTCTTCGTCCTGGGGCGGCGAGTACATCAGGCTGACGTAACCACCCAGGCTGGCCAGGCCAACCGAAGCAGTCTGGTCGCCCTTGGCCACCTTACCGGCTACGTTCACCGCGATGTCGCGGCGGCGCGGCAGGCCATCGGCGCTGTGGGCCTCACGGCCGGACATGTCGACCGAGATCTCGAGGGTGGAGTTCTTGCTCAGCCACTCGAGGCTGAAGTACAGGTCACGCTCGTAGACGTGGTTGTACATGGCCACGATGGCCGCCTGGGCGTAGAACACGACGTTGCGGGCTTCGGTGCTTTCCGGCTCGGAGAAGTTGACCTTGCGGGAGACGGTGCGCCAGCCGGCACGCTGTACTTCGACGTTGCGACGGGACTGCTCGAAGTGCTTCTTCACGATCTCATCGACCAGAGCCATGTAGGACTCGGTCATGTAGTCGGAGACCACTACCGGCAGCGGGTAGTCGCGATGGTTCAGGTTGACGGTACGGACCTGGTTCTCTTCAGCCAGGCTGGATTCCAGGGCCAGGAAGTGAGTCAGAACACGCAGGGTGCCCTGGGACTCGACCGGGTAGGCCAGGATGACCGAGGAGACCTCGACGTTGTGCTCGGAAGCTTCCAGGCCGATCACCTGGATCTTGGTCAGATCGATGCCACCGGCGGCGGCCAGTTGACGGTCAGCGGAGAACCAGAACTTGCAGGCGGCGATGGCGGCGATCAGTTGTTCACCGCTGGTGCGACGGGACATGCCGCCACCCAGGAGACGGTTCAGGTCGAGGATGGAGTTAACCACCGGGGCCTGACGCTGTTGCTGCTGAGGGGCTGCACGGTCTTGACGCTGCTCGGCGCCAGTGTTCACGGATTCTTGACCGTTGTGCGGATCGTTGACGGACATTGAAACACTCCTTGGGTTTTTGTTACTAGGCCTAGTGAACGTTGAAGCGTTGCTCCACTATTCACGTTGATAATGTATCTACATGAATAATTCGAATGGAATTTACATTCCGTGCTTCATCGTATCAGTTGGTGGGGTTTATTTTTACTGCGTGTACACCGATAAAAACCGGGAAAAGGAAATACCCTCCCTTGGCGACAGGGTCACAACCCTGCCCGGAGCACATCTCCTATACAATAGGGGTAAACATGTTATTTTTTACACGAAATGATGTTTGGCTGTAAGTCTAGCTATCCTTTGAGACTTATTAACAATGGAACCATTTCCATGTACGCACTCTTCAATTCAGGCCTGACGCTACGGCAGACAAACACTGCTACGATGGCCTTTGACAACATTAAGCGAGAGATCCTTAATGTACAGGTAGGTCAGTATCGACGCTACCGAGCATTGAACCCAGGCTACCTGAAGAGCGACCATATCCTTCAGCGCATCCTTGGGCAGATAGATGTCAAGTTTGACGGTGACCTTCCCGATTACTACCTACGGGTGTCCAGCATCGTGAATCGTCTGGCTGGTCAGATGGGGTTCTGTAACGGGGCGCACCACGGCCGAGTCACCACCGACAGCTATTTCTATGGCAAAGGTGTAAAAGAGATCATCATTGCAATCGCTGATGACACAATCACACCTGCTCAGATCTGGTTCAACTGGAAAGACATGAGTCCTATCCGGGTTCTGTCACATCCAGTCAGTGGTTGCGGTATCATTGAACTTGACGGTACCAACGAGATCAAGGGTCTTGCTAAAGGCGCTACTGCTGTAGTGGAAATCAATATCCCGCTTCTAGCATGTCAGTACCACTTGTGGCGGATGACAGTGGCTAACACTGCTCCTGATGGTTTCGTTCAGCCAGTGGCTCACTTCCTTACTCAGGTCATCATTCCCAATATGCTGACCAGTCATTTGGATGTGGCTATTCTGAATACCGTGCATTCTCTTCTGGGCAGTCAGGATTACGTCAGACTGGACAGCGACATGCCGTTCTATCTGGCAGACTTCTACCCTCGGGTTGAGAAGGCGCTCAAGGATGTGGTGGACAAGTTCATCTCTCAGACGCACACCTACATGGAAATCATGGCCAACATCCCGGTGATTGGTCAGGATAATCTTCTGCAGGTCGTCAAGATGCCCGACATTGCCTACACCAACCAAGCGATCTGGGCACTGACCATTGCACGTCTTCCATGCATTGCAATGTTGCTACGTTTCGATTACCTCAGTAAGAACGTAAAGAACGACGCAGACCGGAATCGGATTCGTCGTAGCTTGCGTGAGGCAGAGAGTGGTAAGTATCTGGTCAACCAGATCCCAGCTGACGTAGCTGAGTACTTGGCCGACTACATTGCCCGCAATATCAAGCAATATCTCGAGTGACAGCATAGAGAGGAGGCCGTAGCCTCCTCTCTATGCCCTGTGTCTTTTACCAAGCATCAGTGGCCATACCTTGGCGTTCCAGGCAGATTTCACCGTTAGGGTCGAACGCAGCGACTTGACGGGAAATTTCCATGTACAGTTCCTTAAGAGTACACTCAGAGGGAATCGCGATCCGGTGTTGCTGACCGTGGTACGTTACAGAGATTACCGTTTTCACGATACCGGAAGAATCACCAGGGCCATAATTGGCACTCTGTTCGTAACTCATTCCAAGTGGGACAGTGGCATCGGTGTGACTCACCATATTACCCAAGATAGTCCTGACAGTCTTGTTTGGATCAGGATCATTCGGGTCGATCTGAATACTGAGGAGTTTGATGTCTGCCTCAGAGATCGGAAGGTCATCGGGCTTATCGTCACTCATTGCTATCGTCCTTCCTTATTTTGTTAAGGAGTTCCATGAAAGCACTGGCCAATTCTGGGTTTATGTCTTCATGGAGCTTGGCTGCCTGATCAAGGATGTCTCTGAGGTCTACCGAATTTCCGGACAATGCCGTACTAATGGTAGACTTATCAGAGACAATGACGGACAACATTGGCGAGATGCAGGTTGCGGAAACCATGGAAGACAGCGATGTATCACAGATCAATGATGCACCCAGATCTGCAATAGACACTGTATATTGCCTTGGCTTAAAATGCAAGATCTTACACGGCTGGTCTTTCTTGGTTTCCATAACACACCTTACCAGTAGATTTCGTCGTCTTCTTCCTCTTCGTAAAGGAAGTCCTCTTCTTCATCATCGTCGATCGTGCTGTTGGAGTCTGTCGCCAAGGGCTGCAGATTAACTTCACCTTCAGGAGTATAGATGTCGCTGATCAGACGCACGTACTTGCTATCGACCTGGAACACGCCCAGTGATTCCAGAATCATGTAGAACGACTCCAGGATCTCGTAGGTCAGACGACGTACGTCAATCATGACCATGACTTCTTCGGGCATGCCGATACCAGCAAGAATCGAGTAGGGTAGGTACAGTGTACCAATCTTGTCCCGACCGGTCATCGTGTGGTAGTGCTTCAGTCGAGCAGCGAACTCGGGATCGGTTTCCTCAACCTTGGCGAACCAACCAGCCATGTCGGTCTTGTTCTTGATAGCCAGCGGCACCTTAATGCAGGTGTAGGGTGGGTTCTCAACATGACCGTACTTCGGCGCAAACACTTCTTCCCACATGAGGTAGTGTTTGTAGTTGGATTTCTCCAGGTAAGGATTCTCCTTGTTCATGTTCGGGTAAGATTCCTGAATCTGTGCAGACTTCAGGTACTTATGTTCCCCGTTCTTGATGGAGTTGTAGATATCCTGCTCGTACGACCAGACCTTGTGGTACAGTTCTTCCAGGGTGAACTGTTGGTTCTGGTCAGCCCGGTTCATGACTTCCTTCATGAATCCCTTGGCAGCCTTGATAATCGACACAGGCACGGTAGAGGAGCGCAGGGCCACGCCCTTGATCTCCATCTCGTAGTCCTTATAGACGTTACCTTCACGGCAGCTCATGAATGCGTAGTAGTGTTTTGCACGACTGGTCAGGGTAAAGACCGGGAATGCATACTCGTTCTTCATGGTGAGACGATGAAGGTCTTCCTTGATAACGCCCATGTTAGCCGACAGCTTGGCCAGGACGTGTACGATGCACTGACAGGCAATGTAAGTGGTGGTGTACCAGATACCATCGCCTTCTTTGGTGCGATTATCGTTGCCGGTATACCAAGTCACCCACTCCTGAGTAGTGAAAATGGTGGAGTCTGTGTCTGACGCCAGCACCACGCGACGCAGAATGCCTTTAATGTTAGCCACAGTAGGAGCCAACAGCACAGGGGTCAGGAAGACACGGATGAAATCGAAGTATTCCTGCAGGACGTTCTGGATGTTTAGGGCTGTACGGGCAATATAAAGCAGTGCCTCGTTCATTCCTTTCTTGGCCATTGAGTCGAAGTTCTCACCACGAGCCAGATCGGCATTGAGGTAAGTAGCCAGAACCTTGGTATCGTCGTCAATTGACTTACCGTCGAGCAGTTTCTTCGGGTCTTCGATCACGGTATCGTCTTTAGACGGATCGAACTTGATGATCTTGTCCATGAACGTACGGACAAACTCATCATTGTACTTGGTGATGTGATAAAGGTCGCCCGTGTAGACCACGATGGCACGTTCCAACGGAGTCATGCGGACAATGAAGTCCACGATCTTCTGGAATTGAGCTGGGTTGCGCCAGTAAAGGTCAGTGCTGCGACGGATACATTCAGCAGTTTGCTCAACATTCGGGTAGACAAAGCCACATTTTTGCATGGCGGCTTCGAATTCGGCGTGAGGTTGGCTGGTAACCAGCGCCGCCATGTTGGCGACTGTGATTTTGGGCGAGTGATAATGACGAGAACCTGCCAAAAGCTTCTCGTTGTTGGCGTTACCGTATCCGGTAGCCGAACGGCACATGGAAGTCAGGCTCGAGTGACCCGATTTTACGTACAGAATGTTGCCAGTGAAGCCATGCATACCCGACAGCGAGTTAATCGCAATCTTCTTGGCGTTCTGCTCGGCGTCTTTGATCTTTTCCAGGACCTTATCTTCGGCTACCTGGGCCATGAACATCTCGTTCTTGGCTTTCTTACGGCCAGCGATGCCCGATTCCACGAACTTTGCCGAAGGAGACTTCAGGACATTCGGGTTTTCGTAGCAAACCATGGACGGAGAGAGAATACGGTCACTGTCGGTAACGGTTTTGACGTAGCTGAGCAGCGTCATTTCGTCTTTTACGCGATTGCCCGGACTGTCTTGACGAAGAACCAGCATATTCGGGTCTTGCATCGGGAAACGACCGTTACGAGACAGGGTCTTTCTGAGGAACTTAAGACACTGGTCTTCCGACTGACCGGTCATCCGGTGGAGGAAGAACACATTCTGCTTGAAATAGCCTTTCAGCAGGTCGAGATCACGCGTGTAAGCTTCCTTGGGAAGTACGAATGGGTTCTCCATCGATGCTGTGTCCTGTACAAAAGAAAAAATAAAGTAGGGTGACTCATAATAGAGTCACCCTTAGTTTTTATTCACTTTCGGTCAAGACGTAGATCATCGAATCTTCTTCACGGACACCGAAAAAGTCGCTCAGATAAATGAATCGATCATTCATCGAAGCCATGTTCAAGATCTCGTAAAAACCATGGGGTTTGCCCGAGGTCATGTAGAAACGATACAGCTCGTCAAGAACCTTATTGACAAGATCGTACTCATACTCGTCATACAAGGTATCTTGAATAGACGTCGTCAGACTCATGTCTTCTTTTTCTTCATTGAGCATGATGTCGACGATGGTGTATGGAGTGAGAATGTCGATCATGCCGCCAGTGCATTCATCTCCAGAATACACAATCCCTTCGATGTTGCCGACCTTTTCTACGAAGTCACCGTACCTCATGAAGAAGTGATGATCAAATGGATAGATGAGGGTGTTCTCGGCGTTTGCTCCGAACACCACCTGGCTTTTAGGTCGGCTGCGAAACCGTCCCGATTTGTTCAATAGAAAAGTCGATGCCATTTTGGAGAAGTGCCTGCTTGACTGTGTTCTCGACGGTATCGGTGACATTGTTCACGGTGATTACCAGCTTGCGGCTAGTGACCACCTCAATGGTATCGTGTTTGATCCACGGTACACCGAGAACTTCGATGTCACCGTTCATATAACGGATCTTCACGTAGTTGTAGGAACTGGCCGCTTCAGGGAGATCCTGAATGTAGTTCTTGACTTGGGAATGCCGGGCACGGACATCGGACATCATAGCCGCAGTGTCCATGTCCAGTACAGCGAGCACTTGGACGTTACGTCGGTTCGTACCCAGAATCCCTGGGGCTGCCGTGTCGAAATTGACGACAGACCCGATATACTCGGTGATGCTCATCGTTGGTTCTCCTCGATGATTAAGATATATGTACCCTCGGTATCGATAACATCCAATTCCACCCATCGGAATCTGGAGACCATTAGGAAAGACGGATCTCGCCTGATCTTGGTTAGCCAGTCACTATCGATAATGTCGTCGACACTACGGTAGAAGAACGCGGCCATGATGAGATTATTGATGTATCGCCGCAGCGACCTTGGAAGCTCCTCAGTGTCCAGAGGGGCATCGGGGTCCAGTGCGTAAAATACCTCGGGCAACAATTCAGCAATTGCCGCAGAAGTACTAATGATTCGCATGATTTCCCTTAACGCAAAACGATGACTACTGCCTCGTCGTCTTCCGAATAGGCCGCATGGCAAACTCTGCGTCTGTCCATGCCTGGGGTGGCGTGGTCTAGCGCGCAGTACAGGTTTATCATAGCATTTCTCAACGCTATGAAATCTTCACTCTCGACGAGTTCCTTACCGTTGTAGCTGGGAGGGAACATCGGCATCACAAACTCGTCGACAAACAATTCACCACGACGGACCCAGTCGCGATAATGGACGAATATCTCGTCAATATCGTACGAATGATCCATGACCTGTGACAGGTCGCTTAGGAAATTCTTGTAGATCCCGGCGCCGTGGATTATGGCTGTTGTCTCGGCCATCACTTATCCTCACTATGACGCTACCGTCTATTGCATTTAATCCGAGAACGTCCACGATAAGGTTATCGATCTTACCGTATTCGCGCAGAGATTCCACATAGACATTTAAAGATTCGAGAAGAGGTTCGAAAGCCTCCTCCACGGTTAGTAGCGTTCTATCCCACGACAAGTCGATGGCATTGCAAGTCATGTTCTCTTTGATCAGGTCTCGCCAGAAGGTGACAAGGCCGGCAAACTGAACCGAGATAGACGATGTCAGTAGACCGCGCAGAGCAGCTTCAATTGCTGGAATTAGCAGGAGCCTGTCGGTTCTTTCGACGTGCCGGGAGTCTAACTGTAACACCAGCGTCAGCGGGAGCGTCAGGTTCATTGCGGGGTTTGAGTTCGATGAGTGCCCATTCATCATCATTGTCAATCTCCAGAATCTTGAGACTCTCGGTGTTGTTACGGTTAATGAACTGGGCCTGACGCTCCAGTTCGTCGAGAATCGAACTGATACTGTCTTGGATTTCCAGTTGAGCCTGAGATGGCATCTTGGAATCCATCATGGGGGCTAGTGGGAACGTGTCATTGAGGCGCGCCATGAAGTTCTCAGACAAGACCTCAAACAGCTGGTCGAGACTAAGACCTGTGGCCTGACATGCCCGCATCGCTTTCGTTAAGAACTCGCCATTTGTTTCCAAGGTGATGATGACTTTCACACTTGGACGCTCGGACAAAGAGGTATTCATCTGAGCCCGAATATCCGACTCGAATGAGTTGATACGGCGTAGCATTTCTGCCGGGACTCGCATCGGACGCATCATTGGGTATTTCATAGAAAGTCCTTAAGTCTTGAATTTCTTTAGAGGCGGCGTCACCGAAGTGCTCCAGCCACTCTATAAAGGTAATGTGTTGTTCTGGATAATTTGCCAGTAAGTCGTCCGCATAGTAACTCTCTTCAAACACGAATAATGCGATTGCGGCATAGACTAAAACCTGGGCGCTGACAAGCTCGAGTAACTTTCGTCCCGGCTCGCCTAGCGCCTTCTCATCGTTTAGGTTCAAAACGATTGAGTTCATCCCATTTGACATCGCGAGAGATCTCCAACAGTAACTCTCCATTATCATAGTCTATGGCTTTGCAATTTAATTTGAATGATGCCATGAGACCAGAGAAAAGACTGCTTATCACGTCGGACGTCTTTTCAAGATCCGGTAAGAACAGTCGTTGTTTGGTGGGGTTCTTGTTGCGCATCCATCTGCGCACTATCGCGGTATCCAGGATGTCGTGCATCATTAGACCACAGTTTATGATGTCCAACAACGGGACATCGAGCCCTAAAGCGTACAGCTCGTCCTGTATCTTCAGCAACTCACGATGGTCGATCGGAAGACCAACCATGACAAACCTGACCATCCCTGGCCCGTTATTAACAGTCACACGGGTGACCACATACGGTACACCCCAGGACCTATAACAATCCTTCGAATGCTCGACGATACCGCTCCGGTAGGTAATCACCTCTGGATTCAGCATGTCGGTACTCTTTGATCAATGAATCGATCACTGCTGGTTTAGGTTTCAACCGTGAAGTAATCACGATTGTTTCTCGGGTAGCCTCGTACTGGAGTACGGGGAGGTGTGTCTCCTTATTGACGTAACCGTCCACGAGCCTGATGAAGAACTCAACGACCATGTCGATTGGGGAGTAGTCGGACAACTCCCGTTCCATGCCTTTAATGGCAGCATCAATCAACAGATCTTCCTGTGTCTCATTATAACTGACACACAGACGACTTATCAGACTCGATACGTCAGATGGGAAGCAACTGCCTAACTGGTCATTGAAGATGTCAGTGACAACTGCTTCAAGGGAAGACGACGACACCAATACAGGAATCATATCGCCTCTCCTTTATCAATGGCGCTTGATCTCTTCGTCGAAGATGCGCTTGAGTTCTACACGCACCGCTTCAGATGACGCTGCATCAAACGCTTTACGAACGAAACGACCGACTGCCAGTTCAGCATCATCAATGTTCTTGGCAGTGATCTTCTTCGGCGGCATCATTTCTTTCAACTGGCCATTCAGCTTGCGCAGTTGGATCAGGCGGATGTCGTCATCAATGTTGATAACGATGTCTTCACATCCTGACTTGTGAGAAACGGTAATCTCTTTGTTCTTGAGATACTCACCAATACCATCGACCATTACATCCATAATGGCGGTCATGGCAAGGAAGTATTCGTCGATCTCGTCGCAGATATCTTCAACTTGCTCGTAACTGATCAAGTGGATTGGATAACCAAGCACCTCAAGCATGGTCTCCAATGGATCTTTCTTTTCCGCCACATGTGGCAGTCCGGAGAAGATGTAGTGGGTAGCAAATGCTGCTGCCGCATCGATGATTGTCTGGGCTTCCTGTCCAGGCTCTAGGTTGTACCCGGCTGGCCACTCATCGATGTTGTCGGTGATATAGCTGACCAAATCCGAAATAGGCAAACTGATGAACCGCACTGGTTAGCTCCTTAATTGTTTCTGCAGGCAGATAATGAGTACTTCCTTGTCCATCACCACAGAGATGATGAACATCCGCAACATTCCGACAATATACTCCGGAAGGCGTGTATGAAACTCTAATCCATGATGGGCCATGAGCTTTCGTACATTACTGTACTGTTCACGCAGCGATGGATACTGTGGGATGTCGCTGATTACTGTGAGTCCTAGTTTTTCGACTAGGTCTCTCTCGACCACATACTGCGTTGCAAGGGGCGAAAAGACTCCCTCCTCATCCAGCATCTGGTTTATAGAAGAAACGTCGAAAATCAAGCCCGTAGGGCCCTTAAATTTGATATTCATAGATCCCCCTACACGATAGGTCGATCGGGGATTTATTTACCTTAAAAAATAAGGTCAGAGAGCAGGGGATCAAGCCCCTGCTCTCTATGCGTTTAACTGAAGCTGGTGTTGAAACCATCTTCAGGATTGACCTTATTCAAGGCCGGGCCGTGTTTCTCAAACGAATATCGTTCCTCACTGAACTGACCATGCCATTCTCCAGTAAGGCAACGATGACACAGATAACCAGCCGATGTGGTTTGGGTGGTGTGGATAGAGTCAACGTTACCGCACTTTTCACATTCAAACACGTCAGCACTCATAATGCGCTTTCCTTTAAAAGATGAGTCGTGAATTCTTCAACCGTTGGTGGATTACGAGGAACACTTGCCTTAAATCGCACTTCCGCGTAACCAGACCAGATCACCAACTCATGCAGCCCATCAGCGCGTTTGATAAGAGCGGCCGCTTTGAGTTTGTCATCGTAATGGTCAGCCAGGCAGTTGAACAACGGTCTGACATCCGGGATACATGAGTCACGCAGGTAAGCATAGAGATCATAGTGATCGTCAAGGTTGTCGACACGTACGGTTGCAATGATTACCTGCGCCATGTGGTTTTCCTTAGATGTGGAGTTCGGTCGGGATCTCGGCCATCGGGGTGTGGAACGCGATCAGTTCTTTGGCTTTCTTCTCGGCCAGCTCGATGGTTTCGGCCGGGTAGTATTCGATCTGCAGATCGCGCCAGCCGTTCTCGAGACCATCGTACATTTCCTGGAACTCGGCGTTGTCATGGACGCCGTATTCCAGCTTGTGGTTGTTCAGCTGGACGGCGTAGTCGACGTCCGGACCGAAGCCGATGATGTTCAGATCTGCATCGTTCGGATTGAAGATGCGGAATGCGCCCAGACGGTGCGGCAGTACCTTGAAGTCCGGATGATGTACTTCGGCCAGCCAGGACGGCTTCTGGAAGTTACTGTTGAAACGGTACTTGGTGACGTTCTCTTCGAACACAGTGATCTCGGTAGCTTCGGGCCAGTAGACTTTGAGATCATCGACGGACTCGACGTAGGCCATCATCATGTTCGCGTCTTCGGACATGCGCACTACCCAGTACGGATGGATGAGCGGCCATGCGATCGGGCGCGAGTCATGGACGTAATCGCCGTTATCGAGATGGCGCGGCGGGATCGGAGAGATGAAGCCTACGCGCATCAGGATGGCACCGCCGAAGGTATCTTCGTACATGAACGCATCGGTGCGATGTGGTTCAGTGATCAGCTGATACATCGGCTTGCCATCGGCGTCGAGGATGGTGCCTTTATCGGTTACGGTAACTTGCATGATGATGCTCCTGGTTAAAGCTGGCTGATGAGATAGACTTTATTGACATGATCGATTGTCATGTCAATGCCGTCGATAGTTTCGTACAGAATACCCGTATCAAGATTCAGGTATCCGTCTTTACTACCGGTGTCAGTTACCACGATTAGCCTATCTGGCTTCGACGTTATGAACGAATTGATCTCAAGGCCATGGACGATGGACGAACTAAAGTTGATCGTAGATTCACGAATGCGATCAGTGACGATCCAGACTTCTTCAGAATCTTTGTTTACTTTGAAACGATCGGCGATCATCAGTCGATGAGGAACGATCTCAACACCGTTGCGCTCATTCAGCAGTTTGCTGATACCGTCGTGCAAGGCATTGTGTGCTTGCTCAGTGGTATTGAAATTCGAAGGTTGGCAAAGATCACGCAGATCTTGCAAGCGTTGTGCAGAGACGACTACTGCATTTGGAGCTTTACTGTTACTCATTGCGTGTCCTTATCGGTTTAATCAGAGACGGCATAAAGACTGTGGGAGTTTCCTCCCACAGTCCTCAATGCTACTTACAACACCAGACCGGTGTCGGACAGCTTGTCATCAGCGCCGAGGAAGCCAACGGCCTCGCTGGTGGTGCGCTTCTGCATGTCGATTTCCTTCTGCAGTTGCTGCACGTGCTCACGGAAGTCCGCCAGCGTACCGTTCTCGATACCGAAGAACAGGCTGCTGTTGAACTGCGCGATCGACGGCATGGTGCCGTAGGTGCAGTAGGGTACGAAGGTGCCGGGGGTCTCGTCGTTCTGCTCACGCAACAGGTAAGCAGCCGACAGGCCGCCGTTGTTCATGGTGCGATCGAAGAAGTCGACGTTGTCGGTCACATGGATGCGAGCCAGTTGAGCAGGAGCGCCGGTCGACTTGGTGAAGTCGAAGAACGAACGCAGGTCTGCGGTGTCCAGGCCGTGGTTACGACGCGAGCACAGTACCGACAGAGCAGAGATCATGCCGTGAGCTTCACGGTCGACATCGGCGTCGGAGACGGACTTGCTGGCGTTGAAGCCCAGGTGCATGATGACCGGCTTACCGGAGGCACGAGCGATGGCGTCGAGGGTCTTGACCGAAGCGATGGTGTTCTCGGCGTTGCGCAGGGATTGCTTGGCACCGATGACCACGGCCATGGCCATGTGGCCGTCTTCCAGCAGTTGCTTCAGGATCAGCGGACCAGCTACCGAACCAGTACCACCGGCCAGGGTGAAGATCACGATGTTGACGTCGCCCGGCTCGAACTTGCGCAGGATGTCGGGGATGTGCTTGGCGATGGTCTTGTCGTTGCTGTTGCGGATAGCGCCGGAGCCGTCGAGTTGATCGAAGAGCCAGGTGCGATCGACCAGGCGGTCTTCGAGGTTCGAGTCGGAGGTGTCGATGAAGGCGACTTCGATGTTGGCGAGATCGGCAGAGTGACCGTTTTCGATGTACTCTTTACCGATGTTTACGCCACCTCCGCCGCACCCATAGATCCTCACTTTACCAACAGGACGGGTAGAAAGACCTTGTTGCATGTGTATCTCCTCAATGGATGATGTTGCGGGTTGTAAAACAGAAATTCGTATGTCTCTGTACATGGATAATGTATTCCCGTAGAATATTCGATTATCCTTCAGATCGAAATGGGTCATGACCTATGAAGGTCAAACAAAGATAGCCATTTAGCACATAGATTGGAAACCAATCATGTGTACTTTTGTTTATAGAGGTTTGCATCCATGGATCTTATCACGGTTGCACTGGACAGGGTTAAGTTCGAAATCCCTCGTGAAGTGCTTCGTTACACCTTTTCACCGACGCGTTACGATCCGACCAAAGACGGCCTCGTACGTGATTACAGCACCGGCATCAGCACTGACACAGTGATTCGTCGTCAGGTCATTGAAGCCCGTGTGCTGGTTGACCTGGATCTCAGTTCCGGTGTCGAGATCTTCGTCCCATTGAACAACGCTGAGGTTGAGCGTGTCGACAACTGGACGATGATCTACCGTATCCCTAAAGATCTGACTCAAGGTCGCAGTATCACTGAAGTCTACGGCGTGGGTTATGGTCAAGGTCATGCACTAGGTCATACCGGTGTGATCTCTGAAGATCGTTCAGCTGTTCTGGAAGCTGTTCAGGGGGTCATTCAGTCCAACATCCCGTGGACTCAACTCCAGACTGCCTACTGCACACTGGTAGCCGACAACACTGTCATGGTTACCAACATGGCACGCATCCCCGGCATTGCCTATCTGCGTTGTCTGGTCAGTCACGATCCGAACCTGCAGAACATCCCGTCCAGTTTTGCAGATCCGTTCACCGAATTGGTTATTCTGGCTACGAAAGCATTCATCTACAACCGCGCTATCATCGAACTCGATGAAGGTGCTATCCGTGGTGGTGCCTCGCTAGGCCGTATTCGTGAGATCGTTGATTCGTACGCCGATGCCAACACCATGTACAAAGAGCATCTCCGTGACAAATGGAGAAAGGCATCGGTCATGGCAAACAAAGAGCAGCATCGCAGACTGCTTCGCTATATCGTTGGCCCTAAGCGTTAATTTTAACCAAAGAAAAAGCATAGGTAGGGGCCAGTGCCCCTACCTATGTCGCGTCACTTAGTGAACCAGGTGAGTCGTGCTTCCAAGTAACTGTTCTGGCACTCGCGCAGGTAATTGATCGCCAGTTCAGATTCCACTTGTCGCATATGCATGCCACTGAACGTGTCCTTGAATGCCATGATCAAACGGCCCATCTCATTGACGCACGGCATCTTGTTTTCGACTCTCCTGACCTTATCCATCAGGTAGTTCAGTTCAAACGCGACCACCTTGAACACCTCTTCGATGTCCATGCGCAGTTGACGATCCATCTGAGGCATGTTGTCGTCTGATACTACCAAGAGACGATTGATGCACGCGGGACCGAATAAGTACTTCGCATGCGATATCGTTTCCGGATAAGCTGTTGCTGCCTGATGGCCTTGCCGTAGAAGCAAGAAGGTAAACGGTAGGTAGAGAGTGGCATCAGCGATCCAGCCGTAGTACTTACCTACGTAATGGACAGCATCATTGAAACTGTCGATGGCTTGATTGAGGTGCATGAGATCTCCTATTGATCTTCGGCATGGTTGGATTCGCGGTCGATCACCTCTTCACCGATCACAGACACCACAATCGTGACCAGTAGCAGAATGACATTCACCACAACAAAGGCGTAGACCTTGAAATAAAACAAGGCAGAGAACAAGGACGCCAGGGCGATGATATTCACCGCAGCGATCCAGGTCTTGCTGAAGAAAGACTGAGCCATGACCTTGTGAGTCATGATGCAATAGCCCTTCCAGGACTCATTACCGTATTTGACGGTCATGATCACACTGAGCAGGTAGCACACTACCGTCAGAGCACTGATGGAATAATCGAACATCTGAATGATGGACATGTAAGTCTCCTGAGACCATAGGTGATGGAGAGTCATTCTCCATATCCCCTCTGTAATGTATCTTTCAGTATTGGTTCAATCCACTCGGCATAGGGAGGGCAAATGCCCTCCCTACTATTTCCACTCGACACTACCAGGCTCATGTCCGTAATGGATAGCTATCTTACCCACGATCATGATGTGGATGAAATAGATGGCCATAGCGATGGCAAAGTTACTGAATACGGCACACAGCAAGAACAACAATGCCAGCGTACCTATCGCATCTACGAAACGATGTCTGATCGTCTGGTAGAACACTTCAATGTACGCCACACCCATCTCGTAACAAGCTCCGTGGAATTTCTTCTCACGGATGAAGTGGGTGATGTAGGGCCAGAGAGACAGCGCTACGACAATTGTGATCAGTATTGCTTCAACAACGATCCACATAGTCGAATTCCTCATCAAGCAGTCCTAAATGCTCAGCCAACTCCTTGACCCGACCCTCCATGTCCACTTTCACCTTGCCTTCTTCCACGATCAGCACAGGGATGCCTTCAGCAGCATTCTCGGGCTTACCTTTGTAGTAGAACAGGACACGAGGCTCGTGATGATCCAGTTCTATCATGGAGACAGGATCACCCGTACCCATTTGTTCTTCATCTGCACTCTTGACTTCCATCGAAGTTGAGCCAGTAGGAATCACCACCACCTGATACCCAGTGTCCACGATCTGTTGGACATCATGTCTCAGGTTCTCATCCCAGTCCTCTACCAGCAGACCGATAGACGGAGCTTCCGGTTCACCTTGAGGGGAGAGGATACTTTCCAACGATGCAAAAGGATTCATGGCGGCACTCTTAAACTTTTTTTCTTTTACGGAAAACCTGATATAGTTTGGTACGTCAGGCCGGTCTATATATAGAGGGGGCTATGCCCCCTCAGAAGAGAATAAGGCATGGTGTCTGTTGTCTACCCTACGCTACGCTACGGCTATCCACCAACCACGCAGATATACCCTACCTACCCTATCCCCCAGATTGATTCCTCACTCCGTTCGTCATCAATCTTACCCCCTTTCCCTTCCTTCCCAAGAAAAGTAGCAAGACTGATCATACTATACAGAACTCCCCATTAAACAAAAAAGAATAGATCACTGCCCCGTTAAGAGCAGTGATCGTATCGGTTTAATGGATCGTTGATTCCTTAATCTCAAACCCATCAATGAACTGACGGACCAGAGGAGTCTGCTGTGTAGTGGTCACAGGGTACATGACCATGACTTGAGTCTGATCCACCAGTCTGCCGTAGAGCAGGCCATTGTGGTAGTAGTAGTGGAATGCGATACCTTCCTTAGCCAATTCCTCGAAGACATCCATGCGAATGTGTTCAAGGTACTTCAGGAACGCAGACATTGGAAGATTCATCACAGTCTCGTCATACCCCACTAACAACCGCATAGTCTCAAGGACACACTTGGCTGCTAGTTTGGAATGTCGTTCATGGACATCTTTAGGAATGACGTCTTCTGAAGGATAGGACTGATAGTCGGTAACGATGCTTTTGAAGTCCTTCACAATCTCCTCTAGCATGCTCCTAGCTCCTTAAACAAAAAAAGATCTCTGGGCACCGGTTGCGAAAGCAAGGGGGTGCTGCTAACCGGCTCAGGCTCAGCAGAGATCTTGAAAGGGGGTTATTTCAGATCGATGATCAAGTAGTAAGACTTGGTCACCAATTCAGGTACTTGATGTTTCGGCTCTTTGTCGTACATGGGGTTAATCCCATTAACGATGCTGATGCCTTGACGGTTACGCAGGTCGATGACCCGCGAGTGTTCGTTGAAATGCTTGAACAGGTTCTTCTTGTTCAGCCCCAGGGTCAGTTTCTTTTCTTTGCGGTCATAGAAGACCTCGCAGCCGATAGCTTCGAGACGATCCATGATCTGGATCATCCGACCTTCTTCGATCTCCTGACGGATCTCGTCGCAGATCTTCACGAACGCCGGATGACTCATAGCCATTTCACGGAACTCGGTCTGAAGATCAACATGCAGACAGTCGTGGGCGATCTGGCAGATACGACTACTCAGAGTACCCTTGCCATGATCGGTGATGTTTGCGCCAGACAGCGTCCTTTCTTGCTTCACGGTGATCCCCTTGTTGCTTTGTTCTTCTTGATCCATGACCAGTTCCAGATTGGACAGGTCGATGAAGTCAGCTTCGCTGTCAGCGAGATGACGGGTAACAATAGCTGGAAGTACGGATTGCTGTTGCATTGCTGTCACTCCATTGGTGCTGGTTATGTCTTGATGATCGCGTTTGTATTCGCTTTCTTCCCCTTTACAATGTATGGTTGAATTATTTTTGAATCGACCTATCGCTATGAATCCCGGTAACTGTTTCTCAACAGGATAAGACCCATGTCAGGCACTACACCTACTGTGAAGTCCTTGTTTGACGAAGCGTGCAAAGACATCGCTATCGACAAGAATTTCCTCCGTCGCCTGCAAACCTATCGCCAGAACTTCGCCAACAAGAACGACGATCACGTTGCTTTCTTCGGCGGTCACCTGATGGGTGTGCAGGATGTCCGCTTCACCAAAGCCGACCGAATCGAATGGTTCACCAGCATCCTTGACATCGACGATGCAGCTCTGCAAGACGACCTGCTGAAGCTCAAGACACTGGTACCCGATCCCAAGAAACCACGTTACGTCTCCACTGACGTCATGAACCTGTCGTGTCTGTGGGTCGTGCACGCTATTTCTCGCTCCAAGCTGACCGAGACCGAGAAACACTCGGGCATGATCGACGCACTGCTGGTACTACAATACAAGTTCATCACCTCGATCCTGACGTACTGGTTCCCGAACCGTGCAGACGAAGCAGTGGCTGTAGCTACCTATGCTCGTTTGCCCAAGAAGTACAAGCTCAAGGAATTGGGCTCGTGGGGTGCTCTGCTTCAGTATCGCGCTGAGCAGACCATCGACAAACGTTCTCCCCACTTCCTCAACAAGACGTTCCAACAATTCGACGACGATTACGACATCATCTACATGGTGAACGACATCCAAAGTCGAATCAAGGGATACCTGCGTAACATTCGTGACGAATTCGAAATCGTCCGGAGAGATCCGACTGCTGTCATCCGTACCACCTCGAACACATCGGTCAACATTGACGGTGAGATCGTGGTGAAAAACCGTAAGAACATGTATTCGACTTATCGCCGTTACCTTGAGGAAGTAATGGCCGACCGCAACAGCTTCATCGTCCGTGAACTCGCGGAGATCGTAGCTGGTTGCATGCCCAAGCTTCCATACCACAACATGATGGAATGTCTCGAATACATGGCTCGTCATTCGTCTAAGCTGAAAGGCGATCCGAACGTCGTGAAACTGGCAGACCTCACTCTCGAGCATCTGTTCGATTTCATTGCGTCTAACCGTTCGTCGATCAATGTGAATGATATTGCTACGGTGCTGACCAAACTGCGCAACCTCTATACTGCCTCTCGTGCCAATAACGATCTGCTTCTGCAGATGCGTGACGTGGGCGAGAAAGTAGTGCGCAAGTCAGTGAAGACGAAGAACGACGCTTTGGTGGCTTCGATCAGGACGGGGGCTATCCTGTATCTTGTCATTCGGACGGTCACCATGAAGCATTACAGGAAGTCGTGATGGAAAAGTTGCTCGAGTATTTGAGAGCACAGCACTCCGCAGAAGGAGTCCAGACCGTGTCTATGGAAGGTAGGTTAAGTGAGATATTCGGGGAATTCAAACTCCCCGACGAATACACCGTTAGGAAACTGCCTCGTGCACCTTGGAATGATCCGGCGAACATGGATAAGTTCACCGATGTCAGTCTTAACGAACAGGTTTTCAAAGGCCCATCGAATGGTTCACCAACTGTCCATCCTGCATGGCTGGTTGTTTGTGGATCATCGATCGATTCGATGACTGATGAGTTCCTCAACCGTGAATTCAATATGTACACTGTCTTATCGAGTATCGCCTACGATCGTAGTATGCGATATCTCGAATGGGCTGGTCGTGTCACTTCCATGCTTGCCAAAATAAGCATGAATGATGCATTGTCCAGCCGTCCTCAAACAGTGGCAGAACATCTCGCTAAGTCAACCGTCCGTTTACTTGGTATGAAGTCCTCCCGTGTCATCGTGGAAGCTAAGCCCTTCCGTGATGAGATGTTGGTAGTCCTCAAGGTACCAGTGCGCCCTGATACGAACATGCCGATCCCTATTGGATCAATGACTGCCGAAAAGGCAATCATCTTCTGTCGCTGGGCAGACAAGTTCGATGAGTTTGCAGATCAGTTGGAAAAGATCTTCGATGATCTCGAAGAACGAATGGGTAAATTGCTTTCATTCCGTGAACTGGCAGGTGGTGTGGATGACCCGCACCCGCTGATCAAGTACTTGGATCGTGAAATGATGCATCCATACAACACTGCTCTGCATGCGGCACTGTTCTACCGTTCGAGGGATCTGGCCGACTATCTTCGGATGGTCGTCTACTCGAACTTTAAGTGATCCGGCATAGAGGGAGGCCTGAGCCTCCCTCTATGCCGTCATACCACCACCATCACATTTTGATTCTTGAACATCTCACGACGTCTGTTGAAACTGGTGTTCAGGGGCTTCTCGATTTCCAACGGTTTACCTGGACCGAACGAGCGAGTTTCAATCATCTTCTTCTCGCGGCTATTCTCTTTGATCTGGTCAATGGAAGTGATACCCTCCATATCAAACTCATCATCAACCTTGCTGATGAGCAGATCCAGTCGTTGTTGTAGCTTGATTCGTTCGTAAGTGTTACGCTCGTTACCAAGCGTTTCACTCAGGCGACCAATCTCATCACGGATACTCTGTTGGTCATCATAACGACGTTGTTCACTCCACGAGAGCTTGTGCTCTGCTTCATAGACACGACGTTTGATTTCACTGACAGTGATTCCGTAGTGATCGAGGTTCTTACCGTAGGTAAGGAACCAATGGCAAAGCAGCCAGCTGATGACGTGGTCATCGTGCCCGGATGCATCGTGGTCAATACGTCCGTTACGCTCAACCAGACGACCCAGTTCGCTTTGCAGCTTAGCGTCACGCACCACAGCACCAGACTTCTTCGCAGCCTCTTGCAGAACAGGCCCGTAAATGATCTCACGGAGCTGGCTGTTCGTTGGGAAGCCGAAGAACTTACGGTAGGAGCGGTAGTTGTCGCGATCGCCCACATACTCGTTATAGCGCCGTTTAGCCTCAGGTGATTCGTCCTTAGCATCCACCAGTGTCGAATAGATACGTTTAGCCGGATCGACCTTATAGTTCGGCAACGTGAGCAGCAAGGTATCGAGGATGCCAATCCACGTCGATTTCGATTCAGGTACAATGGTGATGTTCTGGAATCTGACAATGATCTTTGCCAACCACATTGCAAATGCGGTCAGGTTAGAGTCGTTGACAGTCCATGCACCCACCACCTCAAGTGTACTGATGTCGACAATGACACCTGTGATGTTGTCTCGCCCTACGGCGTTGGAGGTATCGATGCCCATGACCATTTGACGACGAGAGATTCCTGTCTCTACTTCTTCTCGCGTGATGTACCAGCGGATGGAGTAGTGGTCTTGTTTGTCGATCTCAAGGTAAGAAGGCTTAGTTACACTGGCATGGATCTTACGCAGCGTATCTTTGCTGAGCGGGTTTCGGGCATTACCCGTCGTCCACTCGTTCATGTAGTCTCGACGTACACCGTCACCGGTCTGACGAGATTCCGCGATCTTCTTCCTCAACCATGCATCAGTCTTACCTAATTGACGATGGTTGAACGTACCGTTGATGAGGATTGCATCTTTGTTACGGCATTGCTTCCGCACCACCTCATACAGCTCGTCGGTATTGGCACAGTCATAGAACGCATCGTTCCACTCTGCACCACCGGTCATCAGGTCGTACGCGTAAGCGCCTTCCGGAGTATCCAGTTCGCCAGCAGTAGTAGTGAAGATGTTGCCGTACGGCAGGCCGTTACGTGCCGCTTCTTCACGAGCAGCACCACCGCCCGCCAGCATAACACCGAGGGAGATGTGTACGTTCTTAAGGAACGCAATTTCGTCCACGTGGTTGTAGGGGGTGGTCAGACCACGACCCAGGTTGTTTGCTGCTTCTTCATCCTTTTGCGGGATGTACACCACCATGCGGTTGCCCTGAGACATGTTGGTGAATTCTTTCTGGTTGTCGGTATCTTTCTTGACGATGTTGACTAAGTACTTCGGCAACAGAGCACGTAGTTTCTTCAGACGTGCAATGTGTTCTTTAAACAAGTCACCTTTGGTGAACAGGTTAGCACGGGAGTTACGTGCGCCGAAGATTTGATACCAAACCGAGATACCGTCAGAGTTCAGCGACTTACCAGTCTGACGAATCTGGACGAGGAAATAGTCGATGTGGTTAAGGAACGACCACCATAGAGAAATGTTGCCCCGGTTAGCTTCCAGCTTAACAGGTGTATCACCTGCCGCTGGAGGTACACGCATAACCTCACGGATGAAGTACCATGGGTTAAACGTACACTCGATTTTGATCTTCAGTTTTATGTCGTCTGACAAGGAGGGATCGTACGGATCAACCCCCTGAAGCTCCGGCTGCATAAGAGCCAGAGGGAACAAATGGTTCTTGACCCCCATGTGCTTAAGAAGCGCTGAGAATTCAAGGAAAGACTTGTTGGTAGTCTTGGTATCCCAGATCGCAGTCGGGTAATAATCCCAATCGCGCTCAAAAAGAATAGTCTGCATAAGAACTCCAAATACTCAGCACCGGAGGGATGTCCCTCCGGTGCTGATATATCAGTTGCTCTGTTCGACAGCCAGACCAGTCACACCCAGCTGAAGCTGGGCGGTCGCGGTCTCGCGAATCCACCGCAGATAGATGGTTTCGCCAATCCGAACATCGTTCAGGATCGGGAACTCTTGGTTCCACTGAGTGATCGGGAACCGGTATTCGCGAGTCTTGGTGTGAATCACGAAATGGGTCGGTTCTGGAGCTTTCACTTCAGTGGTGTCATCGAACAGATGGTTGAGCGGCCAGTAGAGCTTGGCAAGCCAAGCATCCATGTCCAACAGATCGTTGCTCAGGTCGAGGTACGACAGGTTGACGTTGACCAAGCGGTTCTTCGCAATGACGCCGCTTCCGAAGAAGGACGCTTGCATCGGATCACACTTGACCTGCCACTTGTCGCCCGGCTCGGTACCTGCTTTGTTCAGTGCGATTTCGGTCGACTGGACGAAGCGATGCTGAGCAAATGCCGGATCGACATTGGACAGCAGGACGCCGAACTTCAGACGCTGACGAGATACGTAGTCGGAACCATCGAACGCCACCTCATTGTCCGGGATTTCCACAACACTGCGCGGCACGCGATACCACGTATCGCGATCGATGTTGAAGAGCCAGAAATCGAGGTCATACCGCGACGCTGGAGTGTTCCAGGTCGGGAAGGCGTACAGACGCACACTATAAGCGTTGTCTGCAGCGACAGCCTTGATGGTGAACGCCTCGGTGATGTAACCGTTCTCGTTGATACCGTGTTCCAGGCTGTACTCGTCTTCACTCAGCCGATAACTCAGCGTGAGCTTGTGCGGGTAAGCTTGGATGGTCGGTGAATACCATTGCAGACCGTGCAGACTCATCTTGCCGGTACCGTCCAACTGGATCGGGATCTCCAGCTTCTCACCGGTGTTGTAGGTGACGACGCCCTGCACACCAACGGTGCGCAGATCCACGTTGATCGGAACGATCAGCTGGTTCGGGTCGGCATCAGACAGGTACGGGCTTTCGATACCGATAGCCTTGATCTGCTTACGACCGGCTGCAGTACGACGCACCAGCGCAGTGTTCTGGATCAGCATCGTCGAGTGACTAAGCTTATTGCCAACGGCGTTGTACATCACAACGGTCACCACTTCACCGTCATTCAGACGACGATTGGTGTTGCCTGCTTTAGGCGCCCAGATAGCCCAGTTGTTGATGTTGTCGGTACCGACGTGCTCCAGACCAATGTTCTCACCTACGAACTCACCAGAGGCATTGTAGGAGGCGCTGATGACAGTACCGTTGTCGGTGATGTCGGTGCCCAAGAACACTTTGTAGTGATCGGCATCGGAACGGTACATGTGCAGGCGACCATCGATCTGCATGGAGAACGGCATCTGGCGAGTGTCGATGTAGACACGCCAGGTTTCGCTCTGCATACCAGTCCCTACACCGAGGAGCTGGTCGATGATGATGTTGTTCTGCGATACCGCCGGCAGTTTCCACGGGATGTAGGTGCACTTACCGGTGGTGATGTCGATCGTGGTGACCAGATACCAGCCAGATTCCAGATCGATGATCAGGTCATTCACGTTGGGACAGTAGAGACCAGTGCCAACCTGACCAGTAAAGATCTGACTCATCTCCCAGATCTTCCAGCCTCGGTTGAGGTCTACGAGTCCCACCTGGGGGATGTCGTTTACATCACTCATGTATTATCACGGGGGCTTTTACCCCCGTGCTCCGTGGGTTTAAATGGGCAGATGATCGATCAGCACAGAGTGGGTGATATCGATCTTGTCTTCGAGGATGACCCGAATGGCACGAGCCAGGAAGTTGTAGTGGTAGATGCTCAGTTTGAACGGCTCCATCCGCTCGTGTGCATCAATGGTGACGTACCTGTCATCAAACCCTTTACGAGTAGGCTCGTATTTGAGCAACCACATGTAGGGTTCGCACCACGTCCTGACGTCCTGGTCACTGTAGTATTCCGTCAGCGGATGCTGATTGAAGAACCCCGAGATCAGGTCGTGCATGATCTTACCTACGAACGGACTGTAGAGCGAATGACGTTTCGGAATGAGGTTGACCTCTTCCGGAGGAATCTCCGGCACCCGAGTAGTCATGTAGTCTTCAATCTGCTTATCGGTGGCTTCTGCCAACCGACGCATCTCGTAAGCGGACTGGTAGGTAATGCCTCGCAGAGGAATCAACGGTTCAGTAACCTGATACGGCGCGCCGTTACGGACGTTCTCAAGAAGAACTGCTGGCTTATCTTCAGCCCAGTTTAATTCATCACGAGAAAAGATCCGGCCGTCAGCAATGACACGGAATACCTTGTCATCACGCAGATTCCAGCGGTTGTTACGACTCAGCAGGCCGTTCTCAACCCAACCGTACTCTGCTTCCTTAACACGCGACATGTCAGGGTTACAGAAACCAGTCGACCTCACAGTGATGACGTTATGAGTACCTTCCTGGTTACGGAAGCTGCGGTTGACGATGACGATCTCTTTATCAACCATGAACCAGTCCAGACCCTCGATGATCGAGCGCCCATTCAACCACAATTCCAGAAGACCAGTGGGGATTTCAACCAGGCCATTGTAAAGGATACCGTTTACACGAATCTCCTTCACGTTAAGACTGAAGCGCAGCAAAGCGTCTTCATAATCCAGAACCAGGTTGTAGGTCAGGAACGTGTCATCGAACTTGACTGCTGTGTATGTCGATGCCCGATTGACTTTCCACATGATCGTGTTACCGACCACGTCGTAGTAATCTTCGTCATCAGTCACATCTCGCCAGTCACCTACAGGGTAACCGTTCATGATGTTACAGACATAGCAACGATAAGTGAGACCCTTCTCAACAACAGCGTCTTCACCATACACGGTAGACAGAACATCCGATCCACGACCAGAGATAGCTTCCACATACGCACATTCGGGCGAACGAGGGACATACCACTGTACGTTGGTGTTTCGATGCCAGTCGATCAGATGGCCTTGATCGTTGTACTCGTAGACAGTGCTTTCACCCCGCAGACCAAACGGTAGTTCGACCCAGGCCTTGGTGGTCTCCACCTTCTGAGGAGTATCGGCAATGATGCGAGTGATGGTGTTGTAACCATACGCCGCTTCAACCATCTCACGAGTGATCTGCCCGCTCTTAGCCCGCATGATTGCAGGGTAAGCGGACTTCTCCAGCTCCTCAATCCGCCACACGTCCACGACAGCCTCAGAGCCAATGACAGCGGCATGCCAATCAGTCTCATCCAGCTTGTACAGTTCCTTGATGTGGTGTGCCTCGTTCATCAGGGACTTATCCATCCCAGACTTACGCAATACCAGTTGAAGGGTCAGCTGGTTGTTGGTAGCCCATCCTTCATTGAGCGTGCACATCCGATCCACGTATGGCGTCGGGATCGAGTAATCGCGATGAGTCACCATCCGCAACGAGTCTTCCAGGTTCTTGTGGTAGTAGACACCCTTATGGATGAAGGGGGTCAGCTTCCGCATCAGGAAGATGTCCTGGTCGTCACGATAAGCAATGAACTCATCGGCTTCACGTGCAGGATGGATCAGGTACTTTTGTACCTCGTCCAGCTCGGACAAGAATACTGGAAGATCCGCAACCTCGAATTCCTCGACCCGATCGACAGAGCTGTCACGTACCAGCTCAACAATGTCACCACGAACGACAGTGGCGGTGTTGACATCATTAACACGCCAGCCATTGACAAAACAGAACACGTAACCAGACCGTGCCTGCATCTGACGTAGGTTGTACATCAGTGCGTTGATCTGCGATGTGTTAGTCGGTGCCGAGAGAACATATTCGATCCCTTCTTCGGGATCGTCGATGCCAAGGCGGTTGAAGAAGACGTTGGTGTAGAAACGGAAATAAACATCGTCGTAACCAAAGTCACCAATAACCGGAACGTGTTTTACCGCCACGGTCAGGTTATCGTCGTTGGTACGAAGAAAGAAAACGTGCTGCCGGGGTACCATCAAGCCTCGTTCACCATAGACGTCGACGAGCATCTTCTCATCGACCATCTGGCTACTTGCACTTGTCCACACTTCACGCTTCAGATTCAGGCCCAGATTAACCTGAGCCAGATTACCGAATTGGAAAACGTGATAGCGATCCCCTTCAGTAGGGAGATTGAAAGTCGACCAGAGAATGGTCACACTTCCACGTGCCCCTACTTTAGGAGTGATACGTGCCGGCCTCAGGATGTGTTGCCGATCTTGCTCCGGCGCACACCAGACATTGCGGTATGCGTGGTTGATCAGGAAATCATCAGAGGTCATGACATCCACCTGTTGGATTTATGTTCAGTTGAGAGTGCCGCGGGCACGACCGGCCAGGATTTCCATGGACTTGGTGAACTCGTCGCTAGCACGACCAGTACTGAACCGTTCAACCAGGCGGCCCAGGTAGGTCTTACGCCATACCTTGGCATTGCAGGCCGCTTCGACCAGAGCCAGGAAAGCCGGCGGATACTCGATGGCTACGGCAGACATTTCCTGAGCACCATAACCGAACCAAGAACGGTTCAGAGCCATGACCATGAAGCCGACGTTGATCTGGGCGATGCGAGTGCTGGCAGAGAAATGACCTTGAACGACAGCAACGTAGTCTTCCATGAGGTTCATGTACTGAGCGTCGCTGACGATCGAATTGATCATCTCAACGGGTGCTTTGGTCCAGCGCTGGATCAGCTTGACAGCACGTTCTTTACCGCTTTGGCTGAGCGCTTCATCCACCGGCATGAACTGATGGATGTAGAATAGCCCGGTAATGATTTGAAGCTCGCGTGCAACATCGAGTTCGAGACCCAGTTTCGACGCGATCGCAGTGCTGAGCCAGTTGATGTAAACCTGGGCAGCAATGTCACCGGTTCTGAGGAAGTCCATACGCTGAGTGGGTGCCTTTACCCAGAGAGCAGTCAGCTCACCAAGACGATTGACGAAATCGGCTTGCATCTGGTTAGCCACAACGTATCCAGCATTATTACGGCGTTCAGCACGCATGTACGAACGACCGTCTACGAATACAGCACCGTTCTCGTCGAGTTTGCGATCAGCATATTCGTGAGAGGTGATCGGCATGACGAATGCCGGGATCTTCTCATTGAGCGGTGTGACCAGGATGACAGAATTACTGTCTTTAACCAGACCACCTACAGCCTTAGCAACTGCCAACTCGCTAATGATGCCACCTACTCGGTGCTGTCGAAGCACAGTGGCGTTCCAAGGGCTATTGATCATTTTCCTTCTTCTCCGAGCGTACCTTGTAAAAAATTACAAAATAGTATGTGGTGGTGGTATCGAATTCATCGATTACCGAATCCTACTGTTAGTAGGGCAAGGGCCATACCATTCGTAACTTCACGCGCGAAGTTGATTTTTTCCCATGGGAGACAACACAATGTCGTCTGTATCAATGGCTTCCTCTTTGCCGCGGACAGAAGTCCTCGGTTTCAAGGATGTGAGTGGCCGAGGTCAGCCGCTGGAGATCGTTAACCTTCCGATCTTCCTGCCGTTCTGCCCACTGCTCACTTCCTGGGGCCCGTCGGATGCTGCTAACCTGGTTAGCGGTGAAGGCTTCTCCACCATTTATGGTGCCGACAACTTCTATCCGGGTTCTCCGTTCCTGAGCCACCAAGCCGCCATGCTGCAGAAAGTCCTGCAGACCGGCGCTATGGCGCTGGTGCGCCGTATGAAACCGGCCGATGCCAAAACAGCTACCCTGCGTATCTGGGCTGACATCGTTGCCGACAAGATCGACCAGTACGAGCGTAACGTCGACGGTACCTTCAAGCGCACCAATGGTGAGCTGGTTCCGACTGGCGAGAAGCTGGATGGCTTCCGTGTTCGTTTCCATGTGGACGAGCCGGGCGAAGACAACCTGCGTCAAGCTTCCCGCACTACTGGCACCCTGGTCAACGCCGACGGCCAGACCTCGACCATGTACCCGCTGATCGACGTGGAAGCTCGCTTCTTCGGCGCCAAGGGTTCCAACATCGGTCTGCGTCTGGTATCTCCGACTACTCTGTCGTCGACCCCGGCCGACGCTGAGCTGAGCGAAGAACAAGGCGCGTACCCGTACCGCCTGGCCCTCGTTGAGCGTGCCAACAAGAATTCCACTGGCCAGGTTCTGATGAACCTGAATGGTGAACCCTTCGTTGAGTTCACCCTGAAGACCGGTGTGGTCGATCCGAAGACCAACATCAACTACTCCTACGACAAGCGCATCCTGAAGGCTTTCGAGAACAACGATCCTGAAGTGTTCTCGGGCTACGGTCCGCTCAAGTCCTTCCATGTCTACGACGCGGAAGTCAAGGCAGTGGCTGAGTTGCTGTACTCCACCGAGCAAGACTACGGTCTGATCGATGGTGAAGTGACTCCGGAACACACCATCAACATCTTCGGTGCCACCAACATCAACGGCGTGCCGTACTACAGCGTCAAGCTGGAAGGCCCGGCTGCTGGCGGCGTACTGTTCGGTGAGAACTCCACTCACTGGCTGCTGGGCGGTGCCGATGGTACCGTGACTCCGGTTGCCTACGACCAGATGGTTGCAGAAGAGCTGAACGTGTTCGGTGAGGGCGAAATCCCTTACGCTGATCGCGCCAGCTATCCGATGTCGGCGTTCATCGACACCGGCTTCACTCTGGAAACCAAGCGCCTGATGGGTAACATCATGGCCGTCCGTCCGGACGTCTGGATTCTGGCTTCTACTCAGGACGTACTCGAGCCGCTGAACAAGCCGGAAGAAGATTCCAGCATCGGCGCTACTCTGCGTAACGCTCTGTCCCTGATCCCGGAATCCGAGTTCTACAACACCGGTGCCTGCCGTGCTGTCGTGATGAAACACGCCGGTACTTACCTTGACAGCGAATACAACGGTATCCTGCCGTTCACCATCGACTTCGCCGTCAAGGTCGCTACCTACATGGGTGGCGAGCGCATGCGCACTGGCTTCGCGCCTGACAACTCGTTCTATCGTGTCGTGACTCGCTTCGTCGATCACAACGCGAAGTTCCGTCATGTCAAGCCGCGTAACACCGACTGGCAAGCTGGCATCTCCTCGGCCGAGCCCTTCGACCATCGCGGTCAAGTGTTCTTCCCTGGCATCCAGACTGTCTACCACGACAACACGTCGGTCCTCAACTCGTTCTTCCCGATGGCTATCTGCTGTCACCTCAACCGTATCGGTGAGTTGGCATGGCGTATGTTCACTGGCGACAGCCGCATGACTGCGAATGAGTACGCCGTGAACGTCGATCGCTTCATCGAAGGTCAGATCAAGGACAAGTACGACGGTCGTGCCGACATCACCCCGCGTTCCTACTACACCCCGGCTGACACTCAGCGTGGTTATAGCTGGCACACGGACATCGAAGGTCTGTTCGACGGCATGAAGACGGTAGAGGTTCTGACCGTTGTTGCAGGCCGCCGGACCGGTACGGAGGCTGAATAATGACTATTCGTCATCGTGACACCCTCCTGGGCAACGGCCTGGGATATGGCGAATTCGTCAACTCGCCCATGGTCAACCTGGCGGTAGGTGGGCAGAACGCCTACCAATCCGACCTGCGTTACTTCCATGCCAACACGGATTACGTTCGTCGTAATCTGATCATCAAGGTTCTGCAGGCCCCCACCGGCTTCCAATTCCTGGACAACCCGGACGCTTACTACAAGGCCCTGAAGGGCATTGTGGAAATGCACGCTCAGACCTGGGACGGCTTCAACCGTACCCTGACTGTCAACAGCGTGGAAGCTCCGGTGTCCGGTGCCGGTGAGATCCAGCACACCCCGAGTAACGTGACGCGTCAGCGTTCCGACCCCTCGATGACCATCCGTGAGAAGTACGGTCGTCCGGTCCAGCGGTTCTTCGAATCCTGGATCACCGAACTGATCATGGACCCGGATTCGAAAGTTCCGGGCATCGCCACTCGGATGAACCGCCCGACCGACCTGCTGCCGGACGTGTACTCGATGAGCATCATCGCCTTCGAGCCCGACCCGAGCTTCAGTAAGGTCAATGCCGCTTGGCTGATCACCAACATGTATCCGACTACTGCCGGTGATTTCACCGGTCGTCGCGACAAGACCGCCGATGGCGAAGAGCTGGTACTGACCATCCCGTTCACCGGGCTGCAACAGGTTGGTATCGCGGTCGATCGCTTCGCTCAGCAGCTGCTGGATGCCATGCCGAAGACCGGTACCTCGCCGAACCTGAAGCCTGCCTTCATGACCGGCGTCGAGGCGAACGTGTCCAAGCACAACGTTGGTTTCACCGAGCAAGTTACGGAGTTCAACCGTACCTTCATCAAGCTGTAAAGCTGGACGAAGAAAAAAAGAACGGTATACGGGGGCAGTTGCCCCCGTATATGCCGTCTCGATGGATCAGTAGGTCAGGACGAACGGACGTACCTTGGACGGCTCGACCAGGATGACCGGCGGCTCACCACGGATCTGGAGCGATTCCAGACGTTCACGACGAGCCGAGTCAGCCAGAGTCAGGATGAACTTGCGTTCGGCCTGATCGTAGTCGCCCAGGATGTACATGGTTTTCTTCGGATCGTCTTTGACGACGACGAATTGACCGTTGTGGGGAATCCATTCCTGAGGCTCTTTCTTCTTGGCTTCCATAGGCTTCTGTTCCACAGTCCCCTCGATGATGACGTGCATCTCCATGCCAGTAGGATAGTACTTGTCAGGAGTGCCGCAGGAACGCAACTCACCATCTACGTTGGACATCACGTAGAAGTGATTGACGAGAGCGCTGTGGCCGGGAATACCCATCATCATTGCACCGACCGTATTGTCCTCGTAGAGGATACGTGCGACGACGATGACAGATGCATCCTTCAGGTTGGAGAGACGACCCAGGTAGTTGACCACTGCCATCAACCAACGACCATCGTCGACGTTACCGATACGCACCTCCATGCCATTGTTGGCAAAGCCGATGCGGTACATCACGTTGCCGAGGGTGAGTTTGTCGGTATAGATCATCTGGCTCATGGATTGGTATCCATGATCTGTCATCGTCTGCGGTGCCTTGAGAACGGGTTGTTTGTTAACCTGTTCCTTGTTCTCCTCTTCAGCCGGATCTTTGCAGACCCATTCCAGTACAGCCACGTGTTTCTTGACCAGATCGAGCGACTGGAGGATGTCACCGGTGGTCATGACATTCTTCTCGCCATCGAGGGTCAGTTGACGAAACGTGGAGTTGCCGCCGAAGCGACCTTCCATGAACACCAGCATGGCCTTACTGTCACCACGCACCACGACGTGGAACTTGGTGCCGGGGATGATGCGGAGGATGTCCATCGTCCCACTGACGTGACTTTGGACACGGCGAGTTTCACCCAGGCGCTTGATGACAGCATACGCCTGGTTGGTGGTTTTGAGTTCGCCTTCGATGAGTTTGAAGCAGGAATCGATCATGGTAGTGGTTTCCTTGGTATTGATTGATTGTGTACAGACGAATTTTGCGCGGAGTGGTGACATCATCCTCACCGGAATACCGTCAGTTATCAACGTCCCGCCCCTGATGTAGATGTGATAGATCCCTTTTGGAAGATAACCTTCCGTATTGATTTTCACATATACACCTCGACTACCCTTAACAGGAGTCGAATTAACCAGAACTTCGTCGCCCACGTTAAGGACTATTTCAGTCTTCTCTCCGTCGAAGTCTTTAATGACACCCTGCTGATCATTTAGCATCATGATGACGACCCAGGCAGAGTTGTTGCGATTGATTCTGCTAAATTCCATATCCAGCATAAACGACATAATTAGCGCCTCAGCTATTTGGTTAAGTCAACGCTATTATGTATTGTTGTCTTTAAGTCCAATCGAAACAAAAAAAGAAATAAAATCCGGAGCCCTAAGGCCCCGGATCAGGATGATACGTAATCGTCACATACTCGTCTAACACGAGCCGTCCCTTACTTGTCTGGATGACCTGGCGATTATCCATGAAACCTCGTTTGGCTTCTCGACCGTAAAGGGTCTTAAACACGTACCCGCCTTGAACCAAAGCAGGTACGTTAATCAGGTCTAAACTGAACTCAGCTTTCCTGATCAATTCCCGGAGTCGATTAACGCTCTCCAGATGGCCATATTGACGTATGTCAGTCAACTTGGTTGGATGATACGGGGGAAACTCCGGATCGTCCTCTATGGCCCTTATAGCGGCTTCTAGAGCCATGTAGTTATAGCAGGAGTCAAGTACAACGTCATGTTCGTTGATATACTCCAGCAAACTGATTAACTGTGTCATTTCACTTCACCACAGACGGGTTGTCGATGACGGTGAAACGAGAACGGCGCTGCTGATACTCGATCGCCTTAGCCTTCTCCGCTTCTGCCTTCTGGACAATTTCTTCGAGTTTATCCGGCATGGCATGGAAGTGAGCTACCGCATCCAAGACAATGGCCACGTCATCAATCGGATCGAAGAATGACTCTACGCCATTGACGTTATTGCTGTGGTTAAGAACCACTAACAATGACTTGGTCGAAATGTGTAGCGTGAAGGAATCCAGAGGACCGACACCGCCTTCACAGTAATGGGCGTTTATGCAAAGCCAATAACCCGTGAAGCTAGATTTATCGAATGTCAGTCGAATAGTGTCTTCGACAGCCACCCCATCAATCAGATTGCTCTCAAGGGTATAAATCCATGTCTCGTTGCGAGCTACCGCTTTCTCAATACGCTCACGCATCACTTCGATGCCGGCAATCAAAGCAGCTTGCATTACTGTTGGCTTCATTTCCACTCCCCATAGATCCCAGGGATATCCCTGGGATCTATATTTCGCTTAGACCACGGCGTCTTGACCGAGGACGATCTTACGGCGCCCACTGGTATGCTCGGTCGAATTCAGTTTTTCGCTGAGCTTACTCAAAGTGATACGCTTCTGACGCTGGTGACGAGGAGTGTGTACCTGCTTGCTGATGTAGAAACCCATGCCGCAGCTGGAGATCTTCACCAGGTAAGCTTTCTGAGTCTTGTCGAACTCGGCTTCCAGGCCCACCAACTTGAGGTGTTCTTCGCCTTTCTCGATCAGTCCCAGTACAACCTTCTTGTCCACACGGACGAAGTTGTCCACCGTCTCCTGCATCTCAGCAGGCAGCGCGATACCGTAGAAGAACTCGTCTTTGTTCTCCTTGGCGCGAGCATGGACATCTTTTACGCTGATGATGTCATCGGTCATCACCAAGCGCGTGTAGTAACCACCCTTCAGGAATTCGGAAGCGAGTACAGCGATCTTGTCACGGAACGCTTGTTCGCGAGTATCCAGCACGATGACGTCTTCCATCGGTAAACTCCTAATGACGATAAGACATCGTCAACAAAAATAAAGGACGATAGCCTGGGGACACCCCCAGGCTATCTGGCCAGGCCGAGAAGTAGTTACTTGGCGAACGCAGCAGCGAAGTTGTCCGACACGTGGGTCAGAACACGCTTCAGTTCGCCGCGCTTGGCGACAGCGCCGCTTTCCAGCTTGACGCTGGTGTTGCCGTACTTCTTCTTCTCTTCGTTGGTGCCGGGCACACGCACGGTCATTTCGCGATCGACGCTGGCACGGATCAGGTCGTTGCCGAACTCGAGGGCGGCGTTGGTGCGGTCCAGGTTCTTGTTCTTGGACATCAGCTCGAGGGAGCTGTTGCCCAGGCCCAGGGCCAGGCCGACGGCGAAGTTGGAGGAGGTGGTCTGAACCAGCTTGACTTGCTCGATGGTCAGCTCTTCGTTGCCGGAGGCCAGGGCCAGGTTGTCGGCCACGAAGGTCTCGGGCAGGACGCCGGCGCCGTCGTCGTCGAAGGTGATGGCGGCTTGGATGTTGGCAGCAACGGCTTGTGCAGCCTGGTTGACTTTGGCCAGTGCTTCGGACATTGGTGTAACTCCTAGGATGTATTGCGGTTTTATGAACACGTGTTTAACGCACAACAATAGCTCGCATGGTTTTATTTTACCAATGCTAGTGTTAAGCAGGTTGATAATGTGTATCTGAATTTTAGTTGAATTGAACGGAAACAAAGAAAAAGAAAGGAGCCCGAAGGCCCCTTTCTCTAGCCGGCTCCTGCTTACGCAGAAGCTTGGGCGGCATCGACAGCCTTGGCAACGGTTTCGTTACCGGCTGCGGCGACTTGCTCCAGGTGGGCGATGGTGCCCTTGACGTCGACGTTCTTGGCAGCCTTACGGCGACGGTACCAGATGGTACCACCGACACCAGCAGCGACCACAGCAGCGCCGACGCCGGCGGCTACGGGGTTTTCCTGGATGGCTTCCACGATGGAACCGCCGATTTCTTTCATGGTTTCGATGAAGGACATGTTTGTTGCTCCTATTGCAGTTGAGTTGTGTATTACACGCGGGTGGCGCCGCGGAGCGCCTTTTGGGTTTTGGATTTACGCCATTCGCAGAACAGCAGGGCACCGGCTATCGGCACCCAGATAGCTGCGATGATAGCCACGTCGATCCAGGGATTGAAGCCAGTCATGCTGATCTCCTTAAGCAGTTGCAGAACGAGCCTTGAGGGCCTCGTTTTCTTTCTTGAGCGCGGCATTGTCCATGCTGCGTTTCACCCAGAGACCGCCGATGACGGCACCGAGTACGAAGAACGAAAACTCTTTCATGATGTGTCCTCCTCAGGACGTTGGGTTATGCGCTTTTCAGCATCTCTTCGCCACACCACAGGGTGATGGCGACTACGGTAGCACTGCCATCAGCCGGCAGCCATTCCAGTTGTTGTACGAAGCCTTGCAACACCTCATCGCACAGCGACTCATCCATGATCTCCGGATAGACGACGCCGTCTTTGATTACCGAATCCTTGAACAGGTAGCTCGGATCAGTCACTTGGTTAATGAGCATTTCGATGCACTCAGGCACGATCAGATCATCGTTAGCGAACGGCGCGGCCAGAGCCATCATGCGTTTGGTGCGGTCGACAGTTACGTCAGCCAGTTTCAGACCCACCATGTTCTTGGCAATTACAGCTTGGAACTTGGCTTTCAGAGTTTGTACATTGTTCATGGTTGTTCTCCTGAGAACACTTGGTTATTGGAAGATCATTCTTCCTATTCAACGTTACTATGTATTGTTGAAAATATTTCGAATCGAATCAAAACGGCATACAGGGGAGCCTTAGGCTCCCCTGTATATGTCGCATTACTTCTTGGAAGCTTTGACCATCTTCCGAGCAACAACCTCAGAATTCGTGATTGCCATGAGCATCAGACGGAACGCGTCGTCGTAGAGTTTCCAGGCCAGACGATCCATGTTCATGTAGATGTCACGGATGGCTTGGGCATTTTGACGATCGGTACCAGCCAGAGCGCCAGCAGCCTTGCCAATGCTCTTGGCCACTTCGTCGCGACCAGATACAGCACGCTTGAACGCACCCGGCAGACCACGACGGATCTGAGAGGTCTTGTTGGCAAGATCGACCACTTCACGGAAGCTCTTCTCAACTTCTTCGAATTTGAGAGAGTGCTTGGCGTCCTTGGCAGTCTTGTGGGCATTGAGTGCGTCAGCAGCGACATACCCGTAGAGCAGACCATAACCAATGACCAGCGGAATACCGCCGACACCCATGCCAACACTACTGGCCACGACACCACCCACCTTGGTGCCGGCGGTATAACCTACCAACCATGCCGGAATCCGCAGACCGAGACTGGCTTTGCTAGTGCGAGCACCGCCATGCCATTTGTCATTCAGCTCCATGTTGGTAGAAACCACCTTATTCCACTCGCCGGGAGCACTGGATTTGGTTTCTTTCATCGACACGGTGTAGTGTGTGTTGCCCAGCAGCTGCAGGCCGTCGAGCTTTTGGCGAACGGCGGCAGCTGGGTTCTTGCCGGAGGTGATGGATGACAACACCTTCTCGACACCTTCACCGGATTCGAAACTGCCGGTACTTACCTGTTTGGCAATCTTCTCGGTCAGTTCACGTGCCGTATCGGCGATAGCGATCATGTCCTTGACAGCCGTGGTGAGCTTGTTGGTGTCGCTAACCAGATTGGCCGAGGGCTTGTTGTTCACGGTGATGTAGTTCAGCACGCGCACGGAGTTGATCACCAGACCATGCTCACTGAACCACTCTTTACGACCGCGCAGCTCTTGCAGATGAGCGTTCAGTTGTTCGGTGTTGCGCTCGACCGCACCAGCAGAATTCCACAGATCTTTTACAGACCAGGATTCCTGAGAAACAACCAGTGCAGATTCCAGACTGGTCTGGATGTTATCCAGACGGGCCAGGATATTCTGCTTGGCTTCGCCGGGGGTGAGGCTTTCCAGCGAGGTCGTCTCGACCTGACCATAGCGCATGCCGATGACATCGACGAGACGATTCAGAGATTCCATGGATGCGTCGTCTTCTTGAGCACCAGTGACCATGTCACGCACGGCCTCAATCTGCTCGACAGCCTGACCGACTTCGTTTTCGTCGGCCATTACCTGCTCGATGGTGTTGGGCGAGCTTGCTTCGCTCAATTCGCTGAATACTTCTTCAGCCTGATCGGCGGGAATCACGTCTTCCAGTTCTTCCTGAGATACTTTCAGTGCCTGGGTCAGAAGATGGTTCTTCATTTCACTTTCCTGTTTTCTTGAGGACTTCGTTGGCGAGGATGGTTACGTTCCGGTAGACAAAGGAAGTATGGTCTTCCATCATCGTCGCCAGAGACTTGGCCATGAACATGTAGGTTGCAACACTCTTACGAGCAGCTACCCGAAGAGCACGCAGCTCACGGACACGAGCAGAGTTTTCCTCAAGACTCTTTTCCGTATTGACATGGTTCCATGCATCGTCCATGTCGGCCGACAGACGCTGGATGCGTTCACCCATCGTGTTGGCCATGGAGGCGAACTTCATTGCTTTGCTGTTGAGCACGTTGGCTTTATCCAGCAGCTTCACAAAAGAGTCAGCCGATACCACACCACCAGACGCCTGAAGGGAGGCCTTCACTTGACGCTTGGCGACTACACCGTTGATACCGTCGATAGCCGGTACAGACGTAGGCTCGCCACCCACAGAAAATCCATGGATCTTCTTACGGGCGAGCAGACCAAGGATACCACCCGGCTCTTTCAGATTCCAAGGTGCTGGATTCTTAGTGAAGTGAGGGAAGCCCTTGTCGTCGATGTCGATGCCGCGATTACCCAACAGATGAAACTTGGTCAGGCCAGCAAACTCTTGACGCTCCGGAATAACACCTTCAAAGTATTCGATGGCGTCACGGATCGCTTCGTTGGAATCGCTGTTACATGCCTCACGAAACCGTTTACCCAACTCGGTGGTCAGGCTGAAGATTTCGTTATAGCGGTTCTCGCATTCGTTGATGAACTTGATGTCGTCATCAATCGAACCCGGCGCCAGCTTCACAGGCTTGTTACTGCGAGTGAAGAAGTTGTAGACCACTGGAGAGGTGATCAGTGCGGGAGACGATTCCAGCTGACCTTTGGAGTTGTTCACCTTGTTGCGGATATCGCTCAGGTTACGACCAAACGTCTTGAGTGCCAGCGACACTTTGTTGAACGTGCGCTTAAACATCTGGATGGCATCGGATTCCATGGAAGGAGAATTCATCATCTCCAAGGTAGCCTGCATCTCTTTCAAGAGCGGCTCACCTGTCTGTGCACGACCCGTAGCAATAGTCGAGTGTTCAGCTCGCCATTCCTTGTAAGTCTGCTCAGCTTCCAGCACATCGACCACTGATCCGTCGGAGATCAGTACTTTCTCGATGCATGAATCCAACGTAATGCGACTGAGTTCAATATCGGCCATCTCAGGGATGACGTCAATAGCCGGAGCCAGAGATACCTCTGACTCCAGTTCTTCGGTCGCACCCACCAGTGCTTGACTGATGGTGCTGCTCATTACCACCTCCAGGAAGAGGGAACCACGGAACGGATCGGACGTTCGATTTCGGCAATAACCGACATGAGGTTACTGTTGTGTTCGAAGCCGATGCCTTCGCCGACACCAATCGGCAGAGACTTCATTTCGTTCCGCAGCACGTCGGTGTAGAACGCCGTTTCCAGTTCAGCGCCTTCACTGATATCGCCCACAAGGGACTCCAGCGAAGCAGTGCCGTACTTGGAGGATTTGGCGATGCCAGGCTCGTTGACGGTATCCCAGGTCACGATCTTCTTGAGATACTTGGTCTTGATGCCGCCGACCACCCGATCCTCGGTGAAGGAACGAATGGAGAAGCAGACATCTTCGTCGCGGTTTTCCAGCTGACGATCGAACCAAGCACTTTCCTTACCGGAAGACTTGACTTCACCGATCACCATGGTCACGGGACGGCCTTTCTCGTCGACACCCGGAGCCAGGTAGATACGACGGATGTGGAAGCAGACGTTCGGTTCGTAGATGTCATTGACACGACTGAACCAGGCCAGCTGACTCATGCCAGGCTGGAAACGCGGATGGCCGCATTCGCCACGCAGGCGAGCAGTCTCGAGTTGACGCATCAGGCCACCCGATCCTTCGATCAGTCGACGACCTTCGGCTTCGCTGTACAACCAGCCCTGAGAGTTGAAAGCACCCAGAGCACCCAGACGTACCTCGTAGTAGCCGTTATCCAGCTTCTTGAGATCGCCTACTTTGTTCATACCCTGCAGCACGCTGCACTGGTAAACAATTCGCTGATCCATAATGGAACCCTTACGTTCGAAGTATTCTCTCAGTCCGTTCGACACGGTCACCAGGGTTAACGATAGCACTGGTCATACCTTCGTCGAACCGCGAACCCGTGATTTTGGCAATGGTATTGGTCGCACCGTAACTGATGTTACGAAGCGGAATAATGGTGGGCGGAGACAGAGAAATGTCTTCGTAAGTTTCTACGACCTGACGGTAGTAGCGGCGTAGATCATTTTCGTCCCGCGCAATCGCACTGGCAATGATCTCCATAACGGTCGGTGTTTTCCCGATCCGTACGCCGGCATGTTTCCGAGAGGTCTCAAAGATGCTACCGATCTCGTGATAGGACAGATACCACGGCACTCGTCCCTTAGCGATGATTTCATCGTAGATACGGTACAGCAGGTTGTCGATCACCACGAGGTCTTTGCTACAGATCACCCGATCACCGGGTTCGTAGCTCATCTCGATGTATTCAACTTCATCGATTACCGCTGAGGTAACCAGAGAAGGTTCACTGCGCAGCGGAGCGCAGATTCGAGATGCGGCGTAATACTTGTCATCGAGGACGATGGCACAGATGCCGACAAACGTGATTTCGTTTTCAAAGACTGCCAGATCGCGTTGAGGGAATCGAGCCGGAATGTACACCTTAAGAGGCTTCAGTGCCACAAAGGAACCTTCTTCTGTTTTCTCGATTGCCTTCAGAACACGAGCTGCGTCACGGATGAACTTATTCGACTTGATGCTCATACTGGAATCTCGATTAAAGCCGGAGGGATTACCCTCCGGCTATTTGACGTCACGCTTCGATCAGACCCATCTGGCGACACAGCCAGCGGTTGACGTAACGGATGGTAGCCATCAGCGCGATTTCACGCGGATCTGCATCGTCACCCATCGACTTACCAACACGGTTCATCAGAACGATGAAGCTCAGTGCGTCGGTCTTCGGATAGAACACATTGCAGACCACTTCGGTGACAACCGAATTGATGTCTTCACAGTTACGCTCATGGATGCGATCGATCAGTTCAGCCAGCACTTTGCTAGCTGCTTCACGAGCATCGCCTTCCATGTCAGCCTGGGCCAGCTCCCCACCAACGATCTGACGTACCGCAGCACGGACGTTACCGGCGATCTCGGCCTGTGCCTTGAGGGAACGCAGGTTCATTTCGCGCAGGTAGATCTGCTCGAGTGCAGCTTTGTTCTCGATCAGTTGACCCTGGCTGAAACGACGACCTGCCATCTCATTGGCGATCAGGGCTTCGGGAGTCAGACCTTCTTCCAGCATCTTGCGGTAGACCTTGCCCATGACCTTGATCGAGGTCATCGAGCTGCGCGGTTCCGGACTGTACAGCAGACCCATCTTCTCTTGGCTGTCATAACGAATCCAGGCAGCGTTGGCCAGGAAAGCAGTAAAGCCCAGCAGATGGTTGATGTAGTCCTTGTACTCGCTCAGGCTCATGCTGACACCTGCACCCGGCTCTTCGTAGATCGCTTGAGCAGCGACCAGCAGACCAGGCAGGTAATCGTCATGGACTTGACGCGGGCCGATCTGACCGTGCAGGACGGCCTGGATGGCAGCGTAGCCTTCGTCGTTCTTCATCGACAGGATGGCTTCCAGTTCACTGTCAACACCGGCCATGCCAGTCTTGCACAGTTCCTTGACCGCGTCGATGTCGGCTTGAGGTGCACAAGCACGCAGAGCGAACTCGCCACCCGGATTTGCCGGATAACGATCGACCAGTTGACGAATGGCTGGGTTGGAATAGACAGCCGGGATTTCTTTCATCTCTACCGAGTAGGGCAGGATTGCCTCTACACGACGAGCATTGACGAAGTCCTGAACTTCACCCGCCACACGCTTGATGTGGGGGAGGATGGTGCCACGCACCATCTGATGCAGACGGGAGATCGAAGCCGATGCCAGTTTGATAACGTCGGCAGTGGCAACGCGGTGCATATCGGAGCTGGAACGCTCCTGAAGCACAGCGACGATGTCTACGTTTTCACCGAGGCTATTCTCGATGAAGGTGTTGTCCACCGCCAGAGTCAGAGACATCAGCGGTGTGTTCTCGTTCGGCAGGATGCGCAGCTTGCGCTCATCCAGTCGCTGAACGATGGGCAGTGCGGCCTCGATTGCCAGGCGATTAAGCATTATCGCGGCCCTCAATCAGGTTGTTGATATCAGCAGCGCAGATAGCGCCGATGGTACGGTCGTTTACCGGAGTACCTTCCAGATGGTTGGATACTTCATTACCCGACACGTTGGAGACGATCTCGGTAGCGATGTTGACAGCGTTCGCAAGAACTGCGAGGTTGCCAAAAGTGGTAGCGTTGTTCATGAGCAAGTTCCTGTGAAACTACGAGGCGCTGTAAAGGAGATCTGGGGGCCGAAGCCCCCAGACTTTACTTGGTGTCATTACTCATCCACATCTCTGCGGCTTTCTCACCAATAGCTGTCATCAGCGAGATGGACATGCCGATCAGCATTGGTGATAGAACGATGCGGTCCATGACGGACTTAGCGCCGAAGATGGCATTGATCTGACGACCAGAGATCGTTTCGTTGACACCGCTCAAGCGATGACCAACAACCGTTTTCATCTGATTACAGAACACGGCCTTGTCGCCGACACCCATCCCTTCATGGTGAGTGATGTAGATCTTAATGGCAACGTGATCGAGTTCGAGACCATCACCTTCGATGCGGAGTGACTGATCGACCTGACCAGTGACAGCAGGTTGACCCAAGGCCTTGGCTTTCTTACGACGACGTTTGTCGCTGGCTGTTACCAGTTCGAGCAACGAGTCGGACATGTCGTCGGGATCACCATGATAGAAGACCTCGATGTTACTCACTACACCCACAGCACCAGCCAACGGAGTGGCGGATGACATCAGACGCAGTGTGTCGAGATCATCATCGTTGAACAGACCTGAATCAGCTGTTACAGCATCTTCTATCGTGCATAGAATACTCGAGATGTCCGTGTGGTCTCCCACTTTTACGAGATTCCGAATGGTCTGGTCGAACCGTACTGTGATGGTTTTCACTTTGGTGATTTCCGATCCCAGCTGGTCAGACAACCAGTCGTCGATAGCTGAGGAGTCTTCCAGCGTGTAGCTGGCTTCCATCAGAGCTGTGCGTGCAATGACGCCTGCCATCCACTGTACTTGATGACGATGGAATCGGCTCGGTTTGAAGAACCCTGCGTTGTACTTCAGGATATCGCCCTTCTTAACCTTCTCGCCCAGAGTGAACGTCGTTGCCTGATGTTGCGGATATACGGAACCTGCAGAGATACCGTACTGCGTTTCAAGGTCAACGTGCTCAAACGTACCGTCATCATAAGCCACGACCATGTGAGTATCGGAGAGTCCAACCACCTCACCGTCCTTTTCAGCTGGCAGGGCGAAGATGTCATCCACGCGGTGTGCCAGTACATGATCATAACCCGTACAGATCGGAGACTCACGGTAGCCCTTCGCACTGATTACGTGCGATTGTTGGATACCGATGAAGTTTACCCGCTTAGGGTCGTCTCGGTCAGCGAAAGGCGAAATCAGAGCCGAGGTCGAAACCAGCGACGCAGAACCGTCTTTCTCTTTATCGAACGACCTGACCGTACCGCGCACACTGGTGATGTTCGCGTTGGGTGTCATGTACGTGATTACTGCCACGTCACCCGAGTCAACAGTACTCTCCGAAATGAAGCCAATGTCTCCTTCCTTATAGAGACGGGCTTCAGCAGTCATCGAACGCCCACTGCGGCCGCCACGGCCACCGTACGTGATGATTTCTTTTTGCTTGAGGTTCTGGATTGGGTTGATATCGTCCACCAGCGCAGCAGCAGGGTCTTGAACAATAGCAGTCCAGACATCGTGCGGCTTCATCGTGACCTGAGAAGAACTCGAGGCCGACCGAGAGTTGTACACTCGGATGGAACGAACCAATTCAGCGTAGACAGCACCAGGAATACGTTCGTAGCCCTTAGCACGTTCCATGCCTTCCACCAGGCCGTCAGTCGTTTCGATCTTGTTGGGAACGTAACGAGTCACCAGCAGTTCACACGCACGCATCAGCAATGGCACGTATTCAGTCGGTTCCTTCATCCATTCCAACACGCCTTTGGTGATCGGGTCGACCCACATGGCGTTCATCAGATCCAGCTCACGCAAGTAGCGCAGGCCGATGCCGTTTGCTTCCAGAACCGTGAAGTACACGTCTTTGGTCTTGAAGCTGTGACGACTGTAGTTGCGGATTTGTTTCTGATAGTGGACGAAGCCGCCGAAGATCAGGCTGTTCTTGACGTCGCTCTTATCAAAGATCAGAGTTTCATCGAGGAACTTAACTGCAAACTCATCGTCTGCAATCTGAGCCCGAGTGCCCACCGGAACTGCACGGTACTTGACCTTGGTCATTTCCAGCAAGTTATCGAAACCGATCAGATACGCCAGAGCGATACCGACAGGCATGATTTTGCCGAATATGCTCATCTCAGCCATGCTGATCGGAGCCTTGTCTTTCTCAAGACCGAGGATGTCCTCGATATGACCCAGTTCGGTGACACGGTCTGTCTTAGCATCCATCAGGTAAAACGCATCGTCGCGCCCAACCATGATGTAACGCTGATCACGACGACCAACGACCACCATGCCCTTGTGCTTGGCTTCCAGCTCTTCCACCACAGCCATGTCGAACAGACGGCTACGTTCACGGTTCTTGTAATCGAACCAGTAGCTACCGCTGGATTCGAAACTCATCACCTGACTACCAATCACCGTATAGATGGTCGGTACGTCCAGCTCGAAGTCTGCAACGTTAGCAATCTTCAAGTTAGTGATGGTGGTGTCGTCGGGATTCAATCCTTTAGCCTTGATCTGTTTGCCGATCCAGTTATCGTAGTTAAACACGCTACGCTGAGAACGGTCAACGAAGACCTTGCTGTAGTAAGAGGTCAGTGCCACACGACTCGGACTGACTTTACGGATTGGGATATCGCCCTTCTGGGTACGCATCCGATAACGCTGACCGTTGGAGGTGTAAACGCCACGCTTGTCAACAACCGGTACACGGAAACGAATAGTCGACGGTTTGCCCGTTACCGGGGTGAGTTGAACTGAATGGACTTCGTAGTTGCTGACCGCGTTGCGGACAACCTCCACTTCGTAACCAGTAACTGCCACGCCGGCTTTCTGTACCGACATCACAGCGTTGAGAATGTCTTTCTTCATGACTTTCTCAACATACTGACTATCCATTTTCTCTACACTGGATTGCAGCATAGATTCGTCTCGAACGGCATCGAGCTTCGGATAGTTGTCCACCTCAGTCATCACGAGATCTTCTTGCTTGATCTCCATGTATTGTTCGATCGTTTCGTTACCACCCCAGGGGTTCTGGATGGATTTGAACGATTCAGCCAAGCGAAGCATACGGCGGTATTGGGCAGCGGTGTAAATCTGCTTATCCACCAGCTCGTCGGCCTTACTGACAATCGCGCTGGTCAGTGTGTTCTCGACACCGTAGTTACCCACGGCTTGAACATTGACTTCGACCGGCTGTGACGTCTCGATGATGAGTTCGCCATCTTCGTCAGTCATGATCGATTCATCAGCTTCAGCAGGAGCATCGAGCGATTCCGCCAGCTCTTCTTCCTCGTCAGCTACCAATTCATCCAGAGCACCAGTAGCCTCAAGAATCTGTTGGTTTTCTTCGATCAGTTCTTCTTCTTTCTCAGCCGTGGTTTCGGTCTGGCCTTCTTCAGATTGCTCGTCGGTCATTTCAACGACCGGACTGGTCTGATGAATGATCTTGACCAGCATTTTCAGGAAGCGCATTTGCAGGATCTTCGGATCGAAACCTTGCGCGGCTTCCATCGACACATCGTAGCCGTCGTCCACCGGAGTGCGATCGTCGTTCATTTCCATGGAGATATACTCCATGTACTTAGATTCGAAATCGAAATTGTCTTCCGGAAGAATGGCCAGAGATTCCATTGACGGAACCTTGCCTTCTTTACGCCAGCTGTTCAGCAGGCCGAGGTTGATGGTGATGAAACCGGTATCACGACGGATCATCAGATCGATCTCGTTCAGACGACTTTCATCCAAACGAGACATCGGAGAACGTTCGCGATGTTCGCCCAACCAAGTGAAGATGTCCAGCAGATCCAGACGTTCACGAGAGTTGAACACTTTCATGAGCATCGGGGTCATGTTGCGTTCTGCTTTACGCAGATCTGCCAGGGCAGGCAACGATTGAGGGACATCGAACACGATTACCTGATGGCGTTCGTGCGGAGACTGAAGCTGGTTACACTTTTCCCACATGGTCGAACGAATGTTCTTCCAGAACCACCAACGACTCAGTGCCGAGCGCTGGTATTTGTACATCTGGGCAACCATGGAATAGTTGACCACGACCATATTCAGGATGTCACGAGTAGTGGCCTCATAATCCCGGACAGGACGAATCATCATGTTGTCGCGACGATATTGTTGCATCATCGGACCGATCAGCTTAAAGGTTGGGCGTGGGTTACCTTCCTTAGACAGCAGATCGGATACATGGTCGATGTAGACCAGTCGCTGCGCAGCAGCAATGATCGGATGGTCGTTGCTAGGACCGAGTTCGGTCTCAGAAACAGGCATGTAGTGAACTGTGGCGCCCCTCGGAAGACCGAAGCGAGCAATGGGACGAACCCGAGGATTCTCGAGTTCTCCCAATCGACGCACACCGAACAACTTCACATAGCGGTCATATTGAAGCATTACGGCCATGTTTAAATCGTCCTGTAAGGTTCGTAGTTACGTACTTGATGGTATCGTAGTCATACGACGACATGAGGCTACCGTCGGTATCGACCCAATAGTTGCGAGAGCGCAGAACACGATCGTTCTCAGCACATGCCTCGTTAGACATGACCATTGTGGCAGAACCGGTGTCACCGTCGAAGTCAGCCGCAAGACCTGCGAGCTTAGTACTGTGTGGAGACTGCGTATCCATAAAGGATGTCGAACCCGTCATCGGAAACTCGAGCGCAACATATTCGGGATCTTCATGAGGTTCCCACATGTCATTCAGCTCGGTGCGTTTCTCGCCCACCACGGTCGTTTTCACGTAAATGCGGCTGGCGTAAATAGAACGCTTACCGGAGATCGGATAACGGGTGATCTGGGAGAAGTACTTGTTCCACTTCTGGTAGCCGCAGAGATACAGCAGCTCGACCAGATTGATCGGACTGACGTGACTGCGATCCAGATGAGCAGGCATTTCGTCGATGTCGTAAAAGATCTTGAACGTCTTGTCAGGACCTTTATAGATGAGGGCCAGATAATGACCTTCGATCTCGACTGGACGATTACGCGCATCCAGCATCTGGTAGCGATCGATAACGGACGTTAAGCCATCACGAGTACTCCAGGTATCGCGGGCCTCTGGAGACAGCGCTACCCATTTTGGTTTCAGTGTCTTGGGATCGATCAGACGTGCTTGACCCTCACCTGCCTGAACAAGAGGAGCGATCATGTTACGCAGGTAGTGAATGGTCAGTGGGGTCATGCCTTTAATAACTTGGAACAATCCCAACGTCGTTGCATCGAAACCAGGTGCGTTGGCATCATCGAGATGAGCGATGGAGGTGTCCATCACGGTCAGTACATTTCGAGTACCGTAGGTCACTCGACGAGCAGCCCACTTATCCATGATAAAACCGTTCTTACCGGCCAACATACCTTCAATCAGTTCGTAGATCTCCATGAGCGTATTGGTCAGTGCCATGCGGGCAATGTCCAATGCAGGAGATTCCATGTCACTGGTAACCGGGATGGTGTTGGAGATTGACAGGGCTCGGTAATAAAGGTCATGGATCTCGTTCTTGGTCACCATGCCAGATTCACTGATCTCGATGTCACGTACGCCTGCCGGAAGCACAGGGATGTAACGCGTCAGTGCATCTTTTTTGTACTTCTCGATGAACTCAACCCGAATGGCACGAGTTGGGGACTTGCTCTTGCGCACTTCCAGATCTTTCAGATGACGGATAAAGAAACTATACCCAGTCTCTGCCTTCTCGGACACATCTGCAACAAAGTCTTTTGTCACAGGGTCAAAAATAGCAGTCTCACGACCACTAATAATGCCTCGGTAAATCGACTTGAGGCTCATGAGGTCGCGGAAGAATTTGGGATGCAGAATCTGAACTTTCAGATCGATGTATGAGAAGATGTAATCACGTTCTTCAGATCCCACTCGACCAAAGATCTTGGTCGAATAAAGACCTTCATCGTGGAACTCACTGCTGGCACCGTCTGTGATGTCCAGACTGGTTACCGGGGTCATCCTACCGACCCTTTCTTTGGTCAGTACCATTGGCCAGATCTTGGCAGGGACTTCGGCGTAGTTCATTTAAGTACCTACTTATAGTCACAAATCGACAGTTGGTATGAGAAGGCTTGCTATATTAAGCCGAAATGGAGAGCTATCGATGGCTAAAGACGACATCGACTTGGACGGTATTAACCTCGATGATTTCGACTTCGACGTGCCTGAATTTCAGGCCGAAGAAGACAGTGGTGATTCGAGGAAACCTGTCACTCGGGCTGTCAAAGGTGCTGTACGAGGCGTCAAGCAAGAATTCACGAGTCCCAGTGCAGTTCGGAAGGCTCTGACTCTTGCTCTTCCTGAAGGCTACGGCCTTGCTGCAGACACTCTCGAAAACATTGCTACCGACACCCGATCACTATACGATAGGATAACCGGAGAGTCGCCGGAGCTGGTTTCCGGAAGCAAAAAGTTTGGCCGTAGGGCCATGGGTCTCATTGGGGATAAAGTTCTCCCCAAGAAACTCGCCAACAGGATCAACAATTCTCTCGAAGAGATTGAGCGTTCGTCTGTAAAGTCGGATGCCGATTATCGCAAAGAGCAAGAAGATGGTGATCTGGCTGCGCTGGCTGAAATCTTCAAAGCCCGTGTCGAAGCTGATGGCGAAAAACAAAAGCAAGAAGCGGTTGAAAAAGTAGAAAACAAGGCTCTGGAACAAGCTCGGTTCAAATCCAGCATCCAGGCTCTGACTGCTATCAACCGGAGTATGTCTCGTCTTGTAGGTTATCAAGACAAGATTACTGTCAAGTACCAGCAGAAGATGCTGGAACTGAATTATCGTCAGGCTGCAACAACGAAACAATTGCTTGACGCTTTCACTGTTAGTTCTCAGAAGCACGAAGCTATCCTTGAGAACATTCGGAAAAACACCGCGCTCCCTGAGGCAGTGAAGATCCGTGGCAGTGAAATGTTTGGTCAGCTGGCCAGACAGAAACTGATGGGCAATGGCCTCAACACCATTTCCAACTGGGCCCAGAACTACACCAAGCAAGTCATGGACAACGTCTCTGGACTGGTCCAAGGCATTGTATCGCCAATGGCGATGATGGGTGGTATGGGTGGTGAGGATATCGACAAAGTCGGTATGGGTGGTGAAGTCGTCGGTTCGATGATCGGCGGTGAAATCCGTGATCGTGCCGCAATGGCGATCTCTCCCCTGTTGGCCAAGAACAAACACATCGCTCGTGGCAGTGAGAAACTGCGCGGTATCTTCTCCGGTCTTCCGCAGAAGGTAAACGAGTGGGCCAACACTCGTGAAGAAGGTACTGGTTATAAAGCTGCCGGTATGCAGTTGCTGAAGGACTTCCTGCCGAAGTTCATTCTCGACAGTAAGGCTGGTGGTGATTCTGTAGACCGTCTCGATGAAGTTGCTTCGTTCGACAAGATCGCACGTCGTTCCCTGATTGAAATCATTCCGGGTTATCTCTCCGAGATTGCTCACTGGTCCCGTATCGCTGTTACAGGCGAGAAAGATTCCGAGAAGAAGGTCTACAACCTTGTTCGTGGTGGTTTCACTACAGAGAAAGAACAACTGCGTGATGTCGGCCGGCAGATCATGCCGCGTCAAGAACGTGAGTCTCTGCGTCTGGCTACAGACGAGTTCCTGAAAGAGATCGGTGGCGATGTAATGTCGCCTAAAGCACAGCGTGTTCTGAAGCGCAAGCTTCTTGACGAGCTGGCCAACGGCCGTGATCTTGTGCCGTCTCGCTTGGTTCAACGTGAACAGTATCCGGGTGAGGACTATGCGGTTGTCGACGAAGTTGTATCGTTGATTGCTGACACGTTCAATCTCGATCCGGAAACTGGTAAACGTCTGGACAATAGTACTGACGCCCTGAATCGGACAAACAACATCACGGATCAATTCCGTCGCATGAGTAGCATGATCCCAGCTGTCGGTGATCGTGTTCGTATCCTGAGTGATGTACTCGGTAAGGATAGCATGCGCAAGCTCGGTTACATCGAGCGCGATAAGGATGGTCGAGAGGACAGAGTTAACTTCAACAAATTCTGGGAAGCCATACTCGACAATGAAGATGAGAGCGCAGGCTCTTCGGGAACTGAAAAAGGGAAGCCGACTCCTGCTGATCGGGTGCGCGGCCTTGCTGATCGCCTCATGGGCGCTGGTAAAATCGATTCTGTTCTTGCCGGCGATGCTGCTCGAGCTGATGATTTGTCCGCTGCTGCCCAAGCCCCTGCCTCCCGCCTCGGAGGACTCGAGCGATACCTAGGTAACAAGAGTACTCTCGTTACCATTCTCAAGGAATCGCGTGAGTTTCATGCACAGACAGTTGATCTGCTCCAGCAGTTGACTAACTGTGGCTGTGGTGGTGGTCGTGGCGATGGTACGCTCAATACGGCTAGTGCACGGATGTCAGAGTACTTCCAGAAGATGAAAGGTAAAGCTTCATCTGCTGTGGAGTCTGGTAAATCGTACACGAAGAACACCCTTCTTCCTAAGTTCGAAGAGCTGAAGAAAACAGGTAAAGACATCTGGATTCAGGGTGAAGATCACCCTGTCCTTCAAGAATGGAAATTGAAGGCTGGCGAATACCGGGACAAAGCCACTGGCGAAATCCTGACTCGCTGGGAAGATATCCGCGGTGATGTCGAAGAAATAAAGACCAAGGCTGTGGTTCGTTACAATGATCTGGTGTCGACTGGTGTATTTGCCGATGCTAAGGGTCGTGTAAAAGGAAAGGTCGGCAAGTTCCTTGACAAGTTCAAGGGATCGCAGGCAGGGGCTTGGACGGCAGGCATGATTGCTGGCGGAAAGGGTCACATCACAACTCTTGGTAACAAAGTCAATGAAATGCGCGGTACGGGTACGTTGGGTGAGTTTGCAGATAATCTCGGCAGCGAAATGTACAAAGCGGGTAATCTCGCTAAGGACAAGGTAACTGCAGAAGGACGCAAGTTCAAACCTCGTATTAAGCGACTGATGAGTTTCTTCACCGGCAACAAAGCTGGCGCAGATATCACCAGTGAACTGACAGGCGATCAAGAGCAAGACATGCTCACGCTCGCCATCCGTTCCGTGCAACTGCAGTATGAAACGCTCAAGCAAGTCACCACTGAGAAGGTCCGTAAAGGATCAATGCAGGACATCTGGTCACGTCGTAAAGAACTTGCCGACAAAGCGAAAGATGCTGTAAAAGGCAAATACGCCGACACCAAAGGAATGATGGCTAAAGGCGGGATGTTACAGTCCCTTCTTGACAAGTTCGGCATGGGTGACGAAGAAGAGGGCGGTGGCGACGGCGATACCTATATCGACATGGGCGATGGTGACGGTGATGATCGTGATCGTAGACGACGTAACGGTCGTCGGGGTCGGACACCTAATGCCAAACCCCGTGGTAAGATAGGGCGCGCATGGGACTGGACAAAACGACTGGCCAATAAAGGCCTTGACAAAATGGGTAATTTTGGTAAGGCTGTTCGATTGGGGGCTCGTGCAACCAGTGGTCTTGCTAAGGGTGCCTGGTGGGCGACCAAGATGCTCGGTAAAGGAGCATGGGGTGCTACCAAGTTCGCTGGACGGATGCTCGGCAGTCAAGCAGTTCGTACAGGTGCAATGTGGCTAGGTCGCATGGCGTTAGGTGCGGTTGCTGGCGCTGCAGGTCTGGTCAGTGCTCCTGTTCTGGCAGCTGTCGGTGTTGTCACAGGTATCGTGGCGATCGGTTCGCTGATCTACGGTGCTATGAAGGACAAGCTCCCTCTGCTCGCAAGACTGCGTATGATCCAGTACGGTGTAGAACCTGATCCGGAAAGTAAGCAGGTTCTTGCTCTTGCAGAGATGGAGAAGCTTGCTGGCAAACACGTTAAAGTGTCTGAGGATGGCAAAGCCGAGTTGGATCTGGCCGGCATTCCTGTCGAACAACTCACCAAGATCTTTGGTGTCGAGTTGGAAGAAGGCTCCGATCCGAAAGAGAACGAACACTTCATGCGGATGACCAAGTTCCTCTACGGTCGTTTCCGCGAGGTGTATCTGACTCACGTGTCCAACATGTACGTACTGACCAAATCTACCGATATTGGTCAGGTCGATGCTAAAGTGGTTGGTCAGGCAGCTGTCAAGTTTGTTAACGGTGTTTCGATGAAAGGTAAGGAGAACATCTTTGACGAGATGGATGCCCCCTTCGCCGACGAAGACGAACTCGAATACGATGCTGGTGACGTTGAAGACGAGTATGACGACATTAAGGATGATGTTAAAGAGGCCGCTGAGAAAGAAGGGAAAGACGCGCCGAAGTCAGCTTCTCAACAACACGCCGATGCATTGAAAGCAGGCGCTGCCGCAGGCATTGCATCTACAGCCGCATCCAACACTGTGACTTCTCAGCAACGTGGCGCAGCTGCGGGTGCAAGCGGTAAGACACAGGGTGGATCTGGCGGTGGTGGTGGTGCCGGCACAATGCCAACCGCAAGCGGGGATAAATCTACACTGGGTAAAGTGGTTGCTGCCACTACGGCAGCTGCTGGTGCCGGTGCTGTAACTGCATCAGTTACCAGAGCTGAACTGAGTCCGTTCTGGACGATGGGTTCCGGTGTTGTTGATGACGGCATGGCTGTCAGATACCGTACCTATGGTCTTACTGAACTGCTGGCTAACTACGTCTACAAGTTGGAAACACTGGAACAAGCCCTGTACCCTAAAGTCTCTTACGACAAGGACAAACAGGCAAAGATAGATGATATCCCGGCAGCTTACCTGATTGCTGAAGCTATCCTGTCTCCAGTGGGCGACGCAGAGGTGGAGAAAACCTACGTCTGGTTCCATCGTCGTTTCCTTCCGACGTTCCTTACGTACTGCAGTGCAGTACGGATGCGTGCAAACATTGACGCTAAGGATGCCGGTACCAAACTTGACCCAGCACAACTGCTAGATGTCTTGAAAGAGACATCGAACGCCCGAGACAATGCTGGTATCTCTGTTTGGGATATTACGGAGTCTCCGTTCCGCGGGTATGTGTTGAACGACGACATGAACTCGGTGAAAGAACCGTTATATCAGCTGCAGCAGAAGATCAAGGACAAAGTCCTGCAAGATCCAAAAGTTGCAAACGCTGGTAAGATCCGTGGTAAGAATGGTGAACTGGAGGATGTCGATCCAAACCAGGTAAATCGTCCTGCTACCGATGGTTCTAAACCAGGTATCTTGAGTAACATTGGTTCGTCAATCGCCGACGCTGCTAGCGGTGCATGGGATACTGTAAAAGGATGGTTTGGTTCCGATGATAAGAAAACGCCTCAACAAGGTGCAATCTCGTCAAACGGCCAGTCCGTTACTCCTCAAACAGCAGTTGGGCAAACCACGTTCCCTGTTGGAACACCAATCAACCACCCTGGTGGTGGTACCGGCGGTAACATCAACGACATCCCTCAGCCGAAAGGTGACGGATGGGAGAACTCCCGCGATACGTTGATGGCAGCTGCCAACATGGTTGGTGTAGATCCTGCGTTGGCTGCATCTGTGGCAGGTGTCGAATCGTCGTTCAATCCAAATGCTCGCCCATGGTCGAAGAAAGAACAGCGTTACCTTTCTTCGGCTGCAAGTTACTACCAGGTGATCGATGATACCTGGGATGAGCTGATGGGCAAGTACGCAGCGAAGTACGGTATTGCGCCAGGTACACGACAGACAGATCCGCGAGCCAACGCTCTCCTTGGATTGGAATATATCCGAGAGAACATGGATAAAATCAAGGACTCGGTCGGCAGTCGTGGCGTGACTGATACTGACGTTTACCTGGCTCACTTCCTGGGCCCAGGCGGTGCTAAGCGTTTCCTGTCGGCAAACCCTGCCGATCCGGCCGTTAATCACGTAGGTGCCGATCAAGCTAGTTCCAACCCGTCCATCTTCTGGGATAGTCGGGGAAGACCTCGGACGGTAGCTGATGTGTACAGAGACTTCGACAAGAAGCTCACCAAGTGGCGGATGCCCGATGCAGCACAAGTAGCATCGGCGATGAAGGGCGGGACACAATCCCAACCTGCAACGGATCAAACTGCTTCTACCGAAGTAGCAGCCGCAAACGCAGCCAATCCAGAGTTGGTCGGTAAGGTGGATACTGTGTCGCTGGTTAAAGGACAAGGTACGGCAACACCACCGCCATCGACAAATACTGTGAATGATGCACCGGTGACGTCGACACCTGTTGAAACCGCTACTGAGACGGCTGATGCCCGACAGACGCAGAACACCACTGCTACGATGTCCATGGCAGCAGCCACAGCTGACTCTCAGACTGCAGCTCAAGCTGTACGCCAAGCCGATAACTTCGGTGGTGCTGATAAGTCGTTGAATCGACTGATTGGTGTCAACGAAGCTCAGCTGGAGCAGTTGGTCGCTCTCGTATCGTTGATGCAGAGCGGTAAAGCTGCTAGCGAAGCCGCTGGCGCAGCGCAAGCCGCTTCCAACAGTGGTAAAGGTGCCGTCAACGACCAGGTAACTATTCCGAAGTCCGCGGCTAAAAGCACGGTGTCTGTAGGACGAGGGTAAACCGAAATAGGTGTGGGGGAAACCCCACACCTACTTTTTTCCTGAGGTAGTTCATGAATAACATTCTTGACAGTGGCTGGGTAAAATCAGCTTTTCTGCTGCCAGCAGATGCTGCAATCGGAGGCGATGAAGCGGTGGTTAACCGCATCTATTCGACCTCTATGCAGCAAGCTGGCGATACCACGCCGGGCGGATGTTTCATTATCAATCCTCTGGCTCAATTCACTCGGTATGCAGATCTGAAGCACAACGTGTTCAGTAACGCATCTGATCCAAAAGGTAACAACATCCTGATCCCTCGTGTGTCGAGGATTAACAAGACGGATGGCGTCAAAGGCAATGGCATGGGCCGCGTCTATCATGAGAAGTTCTACGAGAACACTCAGATAGTCCATTTCCGTTGCGGTGTCCCTGAGTTCAACTCGATGACATCGTTCTACGCGAACTATTACTCTGTACCTGCCGCGTCTATGGCACGTACTGGTCGTGCCCCTGGATTTTTCTACAACCTCGGTTGGGCCATGGGTTCGATTGCGTCGATTCCGTTGATCCCGTTTGTGTTTGCTGGCAAGGTAATCCGCTTCTTCTTGAGACGTCCTGCCAGCAAGTACTACTTCATGAAGCCCACCATGTATCCTTATTGGTCTGCTGTTTCTGGCATGGTCAATGGCATTGCTGCCAACATGGGTATCATCCCGCGAGTCATGTATGAAGGCGGTAAAGCTCTGTTCAACAAGGAAGACCTCCTTGACGAAACAGATGTCAAAGCTTATCACAAGATGATTCCTACGGTATATCGTGAAGACGGTGGTCTCGATGTATTTGCGATTGCCCAGCGTGGTCAACGCCTGATCAACGCTCGTCATGACATCCTTCGCGGTAAACTCAAAGGAAAGACGGATAAGAATGAGATCAAAAAGATCTTCCAGGGCTATCTGTACGGACAGGACCTCAACGGAGCGTATAAGGAGCTGAGTAACAGCACGTCAGCGACCCTTAAAGCATACTCCGATGTCTGGATGAAGTATGAGCGGTTTGGTAACCAGAGTGACGCAGACGCAGAGGCTAACAAAGACTCCGTCGAGTATGCTGTTCGTGGTGACGAGTCGTATATTGAACAGTATGCTGAAGCTGTTCTTGCTGAGGCACGAATGGGTTCTGAGTTTGTCAGTTTCCGTGTAGACTACACTGGTACGCAATCCGAGTCATTTAACAACAGCACCAAAGAACCGAGTATCCAGGGCACGCTCAATGGCATGTCTGCCACGGCTCGCGAAACCCGCTTCACCATGTTCGATGGTAACTTGGAAGGTACTGGTATCGTTGGCGGTGCATTCAACGCCATGCGTGATTTCGCTCAAGGTGTGTCGACGGGCTTGGGTATCCAAGGTCTGGCTCAGTTGGCCGGTTCTGCATTCGTCGACATTCCAAAGGTCTGGGACAGTTCTAGTTGCGACTTCAACAAGTTGACGCTGAACATTCCGTTGCGTTCTCCCTACGGCGATCCGATGTCACGTCTACAGAACATCATTCTTCCGATGTGCTGTCTGTTCGCCATGGCAGTTCCTCTGGCTACTGGTAAGCAGTCTCACACGTCACCTTTCTTGGTGGAGTACTTTGCACAAGGTCGTGCGCATAGTCGACTGGCAATGATTGACTCGTTGTCATTCACTCGCGGTGTTGGTGATGTGGGTTGGAACAACGTAGGTGGTTTCTTGGGAGTTGATGTAACGGTCGGTCTCATCGATCTATCCAATGCAATCAACATGCCGATTAACCCAACGTTCGATCTGGGTAGTGCGGTTGCTCAAGCAGGTGGTTACGCGTTTGGTGCGGTAGTTGGTGCTGCTACAGGTAACGAAGGTGGTGGCGATACCGGTCAAGCAATTGCATCGGCGTTCTCCGGCAGTGTGTATGACGACGATAACAACTATACGGATTACCTGTCCATTTTGGCTGGTCTTCCGCTTGAAGCTGAAATCAATGGTCTGCGTAAGTGGGCTGTTCGTCTGGCGCGCCAACAAGCAGCAATGGATGACATGGTATCGCCGAGCCGGATGGCTATGTGGACCATGGACTCTATTCCTGGAGAACTTGCCAGAGCAATCGGCATGGCTTCAGAACGTCAATAACGACATATCGGCCAGGGGAACTACCCCTGGCCTTTATGTCATTGTGCAACCATCAGTGGGAATTGTTCCCGCAAGGAATCGCTCACTGCGATCTCAGGATAGCCTTGGGCAATCTGGATAGCAGGACCGATCTCATCGTGAAGCTCCAGTACACGGACTGCATCTCGAGACGGAGTCGACATGTACTTGAAGTCGATGATGGTCTCTTCGCCACGTTGATATGTGTACCAGTTCCGATCAATCAATTTCAACTTGTTTACCAACTCAACACCGTACGCTTTAAGGTCAGCTGGTTGTGGAGTAGGGATGGTGAAATTGCTGATGAAGATCTGAATGAAGTCTGGTTGGTTAACTAGAATGTTCTCAGCACCAACTGCAGACAACATGGCATCGAGACCTTGCAATGAACCCATGCCGGCTACTGTTGGCAATGCGAATACAACCGCCTGATAGTAGACATCTGGGTCAGTGTTGTCCCGCACTGCATCGAAGTAATCGAACAAGTTCAGTGACGATGCACCAGCAAGAGCAGCACCCCATACGGCAGACTCGACACCAATATTGATCATCTCTAGGGTGTCAGGATCGAGTCCCATATCACCCATGATGCCAACTAAGCCCTGAAGGTCACCGAGGCGCGATGGATCGCCATACTCAAGTGCGTCTGCAACGTAGTTACCGCCAATCTTGACTTTTTCGACGATACTCGGATCAAGATCGATGAATGCTGCAGCCTTATCGAATACAGCTCCTCCAGTTGTCTTGAGTAGACCCGCTACACTGGTACCAAACATGCCAAGACTGGCCTGAAGCAGCTCTTTACCGCCATAGCCAGCTTGTTTCATCTGCACCAGAGCACTGATGCTATTACCGATGTTTCGAGCACCGCCCGCACTTTCGACTAGATCACGAATACCGCTCTTAGCCGACTCGTAGATCTTGTTGATCGGTCGATTGTTCGTGATGTCGTAGGCGTCTGCAGCCTCAAGGTTCTCTGTGTTATTCGTTCTGAACAACGGTTTGGAAATGAGTGACATGCGCTCACCTGAAAAGAAAAAATAAAAGTAAGATCAGTCGGGGACGTATCCCCGACTGACTGATCACTTATTTCGACTCGTCGGACTTGGCGGTTTCATCCATGTGATAACGGATGCTGTCCATCAGTTCCTTGCGAATCATTTCCAAAGACCCTGTATTCTTCAGAGAGGAACGCAGCAGCATCCAGTAATCGAGTTGCCACTGGTGATGGGTCTGAGGCAGCACCTTCTTACCGTAGACGTAATAGTGCTGCAGAGGCAGTTCGTTTTCAACCAACTGCTTTTGGAGGTGAGGATTGCGATCCAGCTTCTCCAGCATGCCCAACTTGAACATCTTGTTGAACATCGGGAAGTGCACTACCTCCATGTCCTTTCCGACTGTGCGGGCGTTCATGCCCTTCATGATACGGAAGTCATCGTTCTTGTGACCCGTACGCATGAAGAACCAGAGTCCCTCCAGAGAGCGGAAATGACCGTAGAAAGGGTGATCGATATTGCACTCGGCAATGTTGCTCAGAGCGCGACCAAGGCTAGTCGCACCACGAGAATAGACGTTGACATGAGTCACGCCGTCCTGACTGGGATCGATCTCGTTGGGCTGGTTACCCGGTGCGTTTACTTCTTCGGACATGATGTCATTCCTGTTATGAGCTTATCTGAGACGGATAACCAGAGTTATTTGGGGAACTTGCCCCACGGGTCGTCTTCACCGGCCCAGAACTCGCCGGGGATCTCGCCCATCGTCTCATCGAACTGATCGCTAGTGGCGATTACTTCGTTGTCTTCGTCATTGTAGTCAATGATGTCGGCGTTAGCGGCTTCAGACCCGTAGGTCTTGTACTTCGATTGGAGATCATCCATCTTCGCAAAGTCGTTTACGAACATGGGTGTGGTCACCTCCAACACCTTACCACCACGCATTTCCATACGGATACTCATAGAATACCGCAGAGGTCCCAGAATCTGGATGGCTTTCTGGAAAGTTCTGAACGTGATGTGGTTCTTGGAGATGGCTCGGTTGAAGTTATTCCGCTCTTGTCCGATGTCCTTGGAGTTCTTCGGTACTCGCGACCATTCGCTTTGCAGGAAGCGAGTCAGACGACTGTTCCAGCTTACCGAGTTCACCTTAAGCTCTGGAAGAGCCAGGACCATACGAAACAACCAAGTCAATGGGTTTCCCGAAGTCTTGATGAGCTTGTCTTCGGAATCCATCATTTCGCGTTGTTCTTTGCTCATGATTCATTCTCGATGAATTACCGCACACATTCCTTACTTGCATTAAGCAGGTTAAGAATATCGACGATAATGAAGTTGATGAAACGCTGATAGTACTCGCGTTCCGCACGATCCATTTTAAGGACGGCGTCGACGAGTTTAATGATATAATGACGATGATTCTCGATCCAGTCAAACGGATGGAGGATGTCATCTTCATCGCTGATATACGTGTCTAGTGGTTGTGTCATCACAGTGGCGTACTTCCCTTTCCATTTGGTTGGGATGTAATCCTGCTTTGAAACAATCACTGCACTTTCGATTAACAGTTCTTGCAACTCTACCAAGCTTTTACTGGTAGACGTCATAAGGACTGAACGGGATTTTACCGGGATGAAATTTAGGTCGCTTAGTTCATTGTCTGCTCCTATTTCCTCGATGATTTTCTGATAGATGTCTTCTGTTTCTGGCGGTTCTTCGCTGCCTCCGAACAGCCATCCTGTTAACCACTTGATCATAAATACTCCGAAATCACACGCTGATCCTATGTGCGACTATTTTTAGGAGATTTTCCGATGTCAGAACTCAACCCAATTGAGGGTGAGCTGATGCCGGCCGAAGCCGAATATCTTTCGGAAGGCCCGTTTCAAATCAGCGATTCAACAGACCCTCTTGAAGTAATCAAAACCACGCAAAGCATTCGTATTGCGATGGTTAAGAAAGAGCTTCAACACGGTGTACCGAAGATCGATAAAGATAGTCGGGACTTTGTGTCGCTCCTTCGTGATCTGGATACCGCAGCACTCACCACACGTAAGATCGATGTGGAAGAACGCCAAGTCGATGAATCGCAGCGTCTGGCTAATGCCCAGAACGAACTGCTTCGTATGCTGGGCGGCAAGAACCCATTTGCTGTGGATATCACAGCAGGTGCTCAAGCTCCACGCGTGACTCGTCCAGATCCTGCAGCACTGCCTGAACCTACTCTGGTTCCGGACATCACTGCCCAAGGCACGCAGTCGGTCAACTACGACGACTTCGTGACCTCGGTTGAAGAATCTGAACGACAACTGCGCGAAGGTGACGACGACTAATTCGCTGGCTTGTACGTCCCAGGCATAAGGAACGAAAAGTCCGATGCCGGAATACACTCCAGGTGAATGAAGTCTTCCATCACCATTTCGAATAAGCCGTGACGATCTGCTTCCATGAAGAATTCGTTATCGACTTGGAACTCCCCAGGGTCCTTCAAATGGACCCTGGGGATTATGGCCGACACGCTGTTAATTGAGTGGGCAAGTAGGCGCTCATGATGAATCTCCAACCATTCGTTGAAGTCATAGATCGCCCAGCCATTGTAACAGCGCTTCATGAATTCTGGGGTGAGTTCGTGAGGACTCAGACGCACTACACCAATGGTCGTGTAATGTGGCAGCAGAGCCGACATAACTGACCTGATGTCCTGAATGGTAGGGCCTGGCAGGATGTACGGATACGTGTTGATGTCGATCCTCACCGAGGTGATGTCGATCTTGCGCGTATAACGTTCACTGATGCTTGAGAGATACGTATCCAGGATTGGCAGGATGCCTGTGACGATACTCTTACTCAGAGTCTCGTTATCGCGTTTGGCGTAAGCTTCCTTGTACGCATCATTGGTCACTCGCCCTTTTGTGATTTTCTCGAAATCATCGATATTGCGGTTGCGATACTCTACAATGTCGATGTGTTTCATCACGTCGGGATCAAGCTTAAGCAGGGTGCCCATCCTCGTATCAAAGAGGGCATCGATTTGCAGCATCATCGTAAGATCTGTTCTCACGATTTATCCTCTTGATAATGTATCGTTGAACCAAAGAGCAATCAGACTCGCGGTGGAATCAAGGATAGCAAAATAAGAAAGAGAGCCCAGGGGTTGTCCTTCAACATTTTCACTGTATTTTCTTTGGTGGTGCTGTTCTCACGGACAATGTCCGGTACTACACCCGCACGCTGAGTCCATGTGAGCGAATGTGCAACATGCGCATAAAACGAATCCGCCTGTGCGGATGCGATTGGTGCCATCAGCTGCATATAGGCAGTGCCATTGACATAGAAGTCGAAGACACTCTCTTTACGCTCTTTGTTCGCATCATCGGTTTCAATGAAACGAGTCCACAGGTTGAGCAGTTCTACAGGACTTGCGATACTGAACCAGCGAATACGCCTGATTTCAGGAATCTGTTCATTGAACACCATTTCTACAGCGCCAACAGCATCGTTGACAGCATCGCTACGATAGAGGCTGATCCAACCGTCTACCGCAGCGATGTGGTTCTGCAGAATAGCTTTATCACTATCCGCGTAGGTCATGGAACTTCATCCAGGTTGTTGTCGAGCATCATGCCACGATACAGGATCGAGACAGTCGACGTGGAACTGGTCACGCCACCGTGAGAGGTGACATCTTCGATACTGGCTTCACCGTTTTCAATCAACTGGCGATCGAATTCCAGCTGAGATACACGGTCTCCACCGCGAACCTTGATCTCTTCGATCAGAGTGTTTTCAAGACCCTGTGCGAGTTGAGACTGAAGTTCGGGGAAAGAAATCTTGGAGCCTTTGGATTTACCCGTTACCTGACCAGACATCTCGTCAACATGACGAGCGTTCTCAGGGATCGACGATTTCTTGGTCAGTGTCTGCGCTTGACGACGAACCGTCATGTCGATCACGAGATACTTCTGCGGAGTCAGGAACGTAGTACCTGTCTGAGGATCTGTGAGCCAGATTTGCTCGAAGAAAGGATGGCCGATGTCCTCAGCAACTTTCAACAGGTTGTCCATGGTGATCCGGGGATCTTTCAGGTTAGGCGAATAGAACGGCAGGATCTCCTGCTGTGTACGCCTTTCTTCGGTTTCAGGCTTAGCGAGGGAACGGATGTACTGATCGAATTCAGTATCCGACATCTCATCAAGACGCTTCTTGGTCAGCTCAGAGTTGTACGTGTCACCCGGAATAATGCCCGCAATAGCGTTGACAATAAATTCCGTGAGTTCTTTACGGCTGGCCATATACTTACCTCAGGCTGCTGGCAGGTCGTGCTGAACGACGATCGGCAGTACCAGTTGTTCGAAGTGACGGAGCCAATCACTCGGAGCAATGTCGTCCACCAGGCAAGTGCGTGCCGAGATAGTGGAGACGTGCAGGAGGGAGAGCTGATCACGCCAGAAGCGATTCAGTTCACTCACCTGTACCTTCGAGTCATTGGAGTTGCAGTGGAACTTGCGAGCAAAACGGTTTGCCGCGCCGGGATTGCGCTGTGCGATCATGTCGACGACAGCAGTAACTACGTTTTCGGACATGACTATGTCCTCCAGAATGGTCGTTGAAGTGGCTGGTGTGCACTGGGACACACCAGCCTCAGAGTATTAGGCCGTCTTCTCAGCTTGACGAGCCGTGATCTTTTTCATCAGTTCTGCTGCCGATGATGCTTTGGCTGCTGCCGGGCTGACTATCTTTTCGGATTCAGTTCCAGCGGTAGCTTCAGACACAGTAGCAATTGTTGCTACTGCCACGCCTTTGGCCTTGGCGGCGGCATCGTACCAGTAAGGACGATAAGTGCCAGCACGCATGTTCAGCAGGTCCATGGTAGAAAGGAACGGAGTGTCCTTGTAGACACCTTCCTCTTCCAGAGGCAGCCAGAAACCGCGCGTATCGAGCAACAGGTCCCAATCATAGCCCATGGCCTTGATGTCGTCGTAAAGCTCCTTAGGCGTGCACAGGAGGCCTTCTGGCAGATCGTGCCAGAGGTTGTTCATCATGCACATCTCGGCAGTGATGTTCATGGCACGTTGAAGACGAGCATCGGTTTCCATCAGACCGCGAATCGACTTACGGGTCATGTTGACCGACGGGTACAGATCCAGGCGGAAGTTCGGCTTACCTTTGGCCTTGTTACCGTCCTTGTCACTGATACCATAGTACTCGTAACCCTTGCAGTAAACGAACTCTGTCAGAGACGGTTTGACACCTTCTGACTGAGACACCACTACTTCGAACGGAATACCGGACGGGCCAGATTTACCACGCAGGTTGACCAACGTGATGCAGATCAGGTCGGTATCGCCCTTCAGATCGTCTTCTTCGTCACGCGGGAACTCAGGCAGCTTGTCCGCGTCGATCATCGGAACCAGTGCTACGCAGTACCAGCAGTTGGCGGTCAGGAAGGAGAAGTTCTCCGGTACCTTCTTGAGCTTGAGGTCACCCTTGAGGAACTTGAGCTTCTTGACGTTCGGTTTGTACATGTCAAGCTGGTATTCCTGACCGACGTGAGCAGTCATCAGGAAGTGTACACCAGAACCGCCGGTCACGGCAGTCACCTGATCGATCAGCTGGCTCTTCGCACCAGCGCCTTTCATGGCGACCATGTTCAGTTCTTTACCACCGACATCGCCCTTCTCGTACATGTCCATGACGCCTTCGGTCTGCAGACCGGACAGGGAGTCAAGGAAACACAGGGTTGGGGTCGGGATCTTGATCAGTTCGCCACTGGTCTCATCGACAAACGGAGTGGTGATCAGGATCGACTTGTCAGCACGACGATCGTCAGCGTATTCACGCATGGCGTTCCACCAACCATTACCGGTATAGGTGTTGGCATCAGTGAACAGCAGGCGGTTGTTCTCGATCAAGTCTTGACCGAACAACTCAGGGAACTGACGGAATACCGTCATGATACGGCCCGGAGACAACGTATTCTCTGAGTCATGTGCCATCATAATGGCAAGGGAGACCCGGTTCATCACTGCACCAAGCTGGTACAGAGAGATCACGGTCTTGAACATGTTCGGAAGGCCAGCTACGCCGGTAAAATGGTTGAGGCCACCGCACAGGATGGATTCACCGTGCTTACCCTTGTAGTACTTTCCGGTCTGGATATCGAAGAGCGCACCAATGTTCCACATGGGACGGATGGACGGTGCTTTCTTGAATTTGGCAAACGGGTTGTTCGACATAGGTTACATTTCCAGAAGGAGATGGTAATCGGTTAGCGCAAACGATATGAAAAACCACTTTCTTTTAACAAGGAGTCTCTCAATGCATCACGCGGATTCTTTTGATGAAGTGAGCCTCGAACAGCTGGAGTTCATTGCTCGCAATATCTCCATGGAAGCTATGGCAGCTCCCACATTCCTGCTCGACGCTAAGAAGCGCTTCAGTCAGTTCTTTAACGGCGTAAGCTCCTACTTCAGCAAGATCAACATCGGCAACCTGTCGGCTCTTCGTCCGATGTCAAATGATCTCGATGGGATCATTGCTCGTGTTGGTTTCGTTGATGCCAGCACGAAGGACATCATCGTTCCTGAAGGTTTTATTGGTCAGTGGGTACCTTACAGCGAATCGCTGAAAGACGCCATGTCCAAGGCCGTCAAGATCGAGTACATGATCCGTCAGTTCAACGAGACCATTGGTCGTGTGATCCATAACCCGGATGTGCTGCGTGCAGCTTCTGGTGTTGGTCACACTGGCCCGCGTACCGTTGGTCTCACTGACGCCATGGTCACCATCGGCAAGACCTACTTCGATCCTGCTTCGGTACAGATCCGTCGTCAACTGGGTTCGGTTATCGAGCGTGCGCAGGATGTCAAGGTTACCAAGAGCAACCTGAACGACATCATGGCAGTGGATAAGGCCAATCCCAGCACCAAGATCCAGGCGGCAATTGCTCGCACCATGGAACTGTCTGGCAGTCTGATCCCGCTGGTCGAGGAAAACCCCAACGTATCCAAGACAGCCACCCAAGAACTGGTTGAACTGACCCTCACGATTGCTCGAGAAGTCGAGTCTTATGGGGTGCTTCTGTTCCGTATTCGTCAGTTCTCTGAAGCCGTCAAAGACAGCGTTGCAGAGCTGAAAAAATAGTTGTGCCGCATAAGTGGATGGGAGGGCACGAGTCCCTCCCATCTATGCCGCTGGCTCAAGCGAACTCCCATTTGTCGTAGGATTTTCGCAAGACCTTTTCTACATCACGTACCATGGTTTCGCGGTCGAGGTAGCGGAGCCATTTAGGCACCTTACCGTAAACCAGTTCAACCGCTTGCTTGAACTCGCCCTGTTCACAATGACGTACTATCTGATCGACCATCTGATCTTTCCACAGCAGCGGACAGACCATAGCCGGGAAGGACAGACTATGTACATCGTTGACCAGATAGAACAGACGATTAAATTCAGCGAGAATCGAATCGTCAGGATTGTAGTTACGAATCAACCGGAAGTAGAGACTGGCCACGAACAATGTCCGCTTGAAGCAGTCCCAGAATCCGTTCGATTGGTTCAACGCAACAGATCGGTACATATGCTAGTCCGTCATTTCACCAGTTTGAAATTGCCGAACGGGTTGGCCCAGATTCCGATGTCGTGTTCTGTCTCGATCACCGTTGCATAACGGAAGACCGTGTCAGATTCACGCCAGGTCAACGTAACCACTCGCTTAACGGATTCCGCGAGTGCCGACAGCGCATTCCTACTTATGATGTCTGCGCCCAGTATCAGTCGGACTTTCGTCGTCTTCACTGGAACCACATCCATCGCCCTCAGCTCACGAGCAAGACCGGTGTTGTAATTCACTGACACGTCCAGGTGTTTCACCGTGTTGGTGATCTCCTTGCGGAGCTTACGTGTCACAACGCCTTTCTTTTCCGAGGCTTCATATAGTAGGTCGGTCAAATCCGTGACAATGATGGCCTTATCACCATTCATGTAGTCGTTCAAACGTTCCATCATGACCTGCAGGTTGTCGATGTTGTAATACGACAGGCCTGTCGGCGTTTGATGATGAATGACCGGCAACTTATTGTCAGAGACCAGGCTCATGTTGGCCTTACTTTTACGGAAGACCGTCATGCCAAACCGGTTGATGTCTTCGGAGATAGCACCACTCAGGATGTTACGCAGGATACCTACGAACAGATGACCGAGTTGTTGTTTATCTTCGGCAATGAAGTGGTCACGGACCTTCTCCATTACTTCAACACGTTCTTTCATGTAGATCACAGCGTTGCTGTAATCCGATTGAGGCTTGCCGGTATCTTCGTCATCGCCGTGATCACCTGTCCAATACACGTGACGACCACATGCACTCATCAGACGATCATCTACCAGAGATGTGAAGTACCATTTCGGCTGGTCGAGCATCCGGTTCTGCGACGGGTTGCTTTTCCAATAGCCCTCAGGCTTTTCTTCGAGCTTGAACGAGAAGTCATAGCCATTGATGGCAATGCAATTCCCTTTACCGGCCCACTGGTCAGCCATTTCGTTACCAGCGTGGCCATTGTGTCCTTTGATCCAAGCCAGACGGACTTCGCTATTGCGACCCTTCAGCTCGTTGAGTAATGCATCAACGGCTTGCCAGTCGTCTTTGTTAGCGATCTCTTCGCCAGTCTGTTTGGTGTAGCCAGTCTGCTTCCAGCGATCCAGGTACTTGTTGATACCTTCGACTACATACTGGGAATCAGAATAAATGATGGTGCTCTTGATGCCCTTATCCAGGACATAGCTGAGCGCCTCTTTGGTTGCCAGCAGTTCGGTCTGGTTGTTGCTGCGGGCACGAGGCACGCCACCAAACTGATCGACATAATGGACAACCTTGACTGCCTTGGATTCATCCTTGGTGTCGATGTATCCTTGGGCAGTCGGAGTGGCCTTGGGGTTGCCACTCCCTTTAGTCGGTAGATCATTGGCACTGAATACATAGCCGTGGATACCCCATCCACCAGCTCGTTCATTGCTGTGATAGCCACCGTCGGAATACAAGACCGCACTGTACTCAACTGACGGGCTATTCTCCTTGTTATCTGACATTACCACACCTTGGCTCGATGAATTGAGAAATGGCTAAGCTCATGTCATACTCCGGATTATTTCTGAAAAACCAGATCAGGTTTAGTGCAGGTTTCACGATGCTTGACGATGTCTTCAGCAAGGTATCGTTCTTCGTTGTCAAGGTACGTTTTCAACTTTTCCATGTAGGATAACAGCAGGTCGGCTCGCTCGTCCTGAGAGAGCTTACGAATGTCCACCTTAGGTAGCGTGGGTCGATGATGCCCTATCCTCACCATACGTGTGAACTCTTTACAGGTGACGGTTTCACTGTCTGTACTGAGTGTGTTGGTGTAGTAGATGGCGCTATTATCCACGATGTGAGTCAACGAACACGATCCAAGGGAGATCGCTATCCAAAACATCAGGAATACTCGAGACCCACTGAAGAAGTTGTAAAGGTTCATGGCGTTACCTATTCGCCCAGTCGATTCCATCGTTCAACGACATCGTCGTCAGAAAGGACTGGTTCGGTTGATTTTGGCGTCGGTTCAGTTTCTTTTGCGAGGCCCTGGGCACTTCGTCTCGAAGGACCATGACTCCTAGCAGATTCGACAGGAGGTGCTTTAAGTTCGAGATAGCGATCACGGTACCATCCCATCCTCTCAATTAGGAACGGGATCTCGTTATCATACTCTTCTCGCAACCTGGCGTATTTTTCTTCGTGTTCGTGTATTTCTTTTTCTTGATCGAGCACGATAAAATAGACATGAGTAAACAAGACGGTCATGATGAGGAAACCGCTTGTAGACACAACCAAAGCCAGGTTCTCGTGCACAAACTGTCTAAACGTACGATCGCGTAGCCACATTTCCCTGATGAACAGGAATAGGGCCTTGCCTAGTTTAGCCAGTGCAAGAAAATTCATCGTTATCCCTAAAATGGTATGGACGTTTCAAGTATTTTTTAACGATTGTCATAAGTTAAGTGGCAATCTTCCCGGAGAACGACATGTACAAACTAAAAGCCTTTGGCGTTATTGCTACGCTGATCGACAACACTCGCGCAGTCGTTGCTCCGATCGGTGAGCTTTCGCCTCGTGCTCTTACCTATGCTCGAGAGAAAGAGTACCTGAACAGCGCTGCAACACCAGGCCACACTCTGGTAGTGTTCAGTAGCAAGCGTGACGGTGAAGTTGAGCAGACAGATCCTGTCCTCGCCAACAAACTCCTCCTGATCAACAAGTGGGCTTACGAACGTGCTCTTGCCGGTGACTTCACTCCGGCCACCGAGTCCTTCCGTACCACGTTCATCCAACAATTCGGTGATCAGTTCTCCATCTGGGCCATCGGCGCCATGGTGGAAGCTCAACCGAACATCTGGATGCCTAGTGTCATCGAAGTCCGCGATATCGTCAACGACGAACTGCAATATCGTATCTGGTATTCGACCGAAGTCTTCGAACAACAGTTCGACGAATACCAAATCGAAGTGGTTCCGCCGGTAGCCGATCTGGATGTCTTCTTTGAAGGCAGTGCTGCTGTCAAAGTAGCCTTGGCTGCTCAGACACATGACCTGACCATGGAACGCGTCCAAGCTATCAAGGAAGAGTACCCAGAGACATTCATTCGCGGTGAGATGTTCGAATGGTTCAACCCACTCGATCCGACCAACAAGTCACTGCGCATCCCGACGTACTGGACACCGATCATCTACGGTATCGCTGGTCTCAACGTAGACTCCATCAAGGAAGCTCTGCGTGACTACATCCTCGAGAACAGCACTCACACCAAAGATGAGTGGGCTGAGATCTTCCCGGAGATCTTCACTTCCACCGAGTACATCTTCGTTCCGATCTGGGGCAAGTACTCGATCGAGAACCGTGAGTTGGAAGCCGGTCTGTACAGTTCGACTGTACCGATTACCGAAGCGATGGAAACACTCAAAAACTTCGTCCGTGGTGAGTACTACACCGACGAGTTCGTTGAATCGGTTGCAGAGGTGTTTGGCGCACCGTTCAAGGCCATCACTGTTACAGTAACTGGTGGTCCTAAAAATCGTGACGGTATCGACACATTCACTGAACGCTACCCCGACTACATCAACGTAGATTCGCTGTCTCTGGACAACAGTCGCATGTCTCCGGAGACTCGTCGTTTCGTGCTGGCGTTGATCGAGATGCTGGGTGTCGCAGAAGAGATGACTCCTGACTCGGCAGTGCCGGTCAAGTTCACTCGTCTGGTACGTGATGGTGTTCTCTACGTGGCGTACACGTTGGATCGCTTCCAGCTGATCGTCCTGAGTAAGTACTCGTACAACGACCCGACCCTTTCCGAAGGGACTGGTGGTGACGAGCCTGTATTGGCACCGTGACGGCATAGGGAGAGGGCTCACGCCCTCTCCCTTTTATTTTGGCGCACCAAGTTCATCAAGGATAGCGTCCTTACTCTCCTTGAGGTATGTCGATCGACAGTGGATCAGAATGCGCTTGACGCGATCTTCACCAAAGTAGTTGACAAAGTCACTGAAGCTGATCAATCTCCATCCGGAATCTTTACCGTAGGCTTTGACCAGACCGTACTTCTTCCATGTTTCCATATCAGGGTCAAGAGAGCTTTCGCACGCAGCCCACTTGCACTGATAAAGGTACGGTAGGTCTCGACCTGGCCACGACCACTTGTCTTTGTGCTGACCTGTAGTCGCAGCACCCAGATAGAACTCTACACTGGATTCCACTAATTGCATCTGACACCTCACGTAATGGTCACGTGCTCGTTGTATTCACGTTTCAGAGAAACATGCGAGTCATCAATCACAACGATTTGGCTATTGGGATAACTGTTCTGACTCTCGAACGAGTGACTGATGAAGAATATCTGGGAATACGTTTCATCTTCCATTAGTTCTTTGAGCGCCAATGTCAGGTTGAGTCGATGGACTTCATCGAACGTCCTGCCGAGTTCGTCCAGATACAGTGGGTACCCATGTAATTCCAAGAACCGATACGTGACTAGGCGGAATGCCTGGTTGACAATGTCGATCTGACTATCGGAGCCAAAGCGAATGTCGTCAATCATGTTGTCAGTGTTGTGGACATACATCGGGAACTTATAATCCAACTCACCATCAGCCAGATTACAGACATCTAGTGCCAGGTTATAACCCCAAACCTTAGCAATGACTTCGTTGATGTTGCCGATGAAGGTATTGATGAAAACCAAGATCTGTTCAGCGATAACGCCGTCTTTTGGGGACAGTAGCTTCTCGAGGAAGATCAGAGCCTTCTCTTCATCCTTGGCTTCTTCCAGAGAACGAGTGAGGTCACGGATGACTCCCATTTGAATCTCAGCTTCAGCCAAAGCTTGCTCAAGTGACGCCAATGTAACCTGATGGCGCTTGACCTGAGCTTCTACTTCTTCGACAACCACGAACTTGATCATCCTGTCCATGAGACGATCTAGTTCTTCACGAGCCATTTCGACAGCCCGAGTGATGTTCTTGGACTCAGTGACCCGATCATGGAAACGCTCGACTTCCTTAAGCGTCTCTTTGGCTTCCATAAGAAGCTCTTTCAGGTTGAGTACCCGTTCACCCATCGAGTTGGCCACTTCACGTAATTGTTGGTTGCCATCAAGCGCACGAATGCTCTTGAGTTTCTCGACAAGAGGGGAAATCTCTGCAGACATTTGTTGAATCTGCATCTTGAGTCCGACATCACGCTTGAACTTAGCGCAGAACTGCACCAGTTCGCGACCACGCACCCAACCACCCTGAGCATTCAGGTAGTTCCAAAGCTCAATGAGGTCTGGGTTGGTGTTCTTGATGCGTTCGATGTCATAAATGACACTGAGACTCTCACGCGCAGCCTGAATCCACTCTTTGACTGCAGTGATCTTTGCTTCCATCGTGTTTCTGAACACATAGCCTTTATTGAGCTGGTTCTTGATGGTGCCTTCTTCGTCTGCATTAACCCCTTCCTTAAAAGAATGGGAACAATTCGGACAAACAATCGATGTGCAGTTAGAGATGTGCTCAAACCGATACTCCAACTCACTGATTCTGGCAGTACCTGCCATCATCTTGTCTTGAAGGTCGTTGAGTTCGGTCTGTTTTGCGTTCAGAGTACTCTGATCTAGGTACTCTGGAGAGTCTGCCTTGACCGAATGGAGCAACGAGATCACTTCGTCGATTGCAACATAGCAGTAATCGTGGCCAGGGATGCGATCGTAGTCACACGGTGTGCTAAAATTGAGATGCAACTCATCGATTTGTTTTTGAGTGGCTTCAATTTCACGTTCCAATGCTTCTGGATCTATATCTTCAAGCTCACCAAGACGATGAAGCTGCTTGTCGATCTCTTGATGTTGCTCAGACACCTCATGTAGAGCGGCGTCGAGCATCTGAACCCGACTGCGCAGACTTTCTTTGAGCTGAATGATCTCATCTTCATCGGTTGTGCCGACAGAAGGTGGTATTTCTACCTTGAGATACTTAGCTCTGGCCAACAATTCATCAATTGAAGACAGTACGTCGTGATACTGACGCTCGTAATCGTGGAATGAACGAGAATCCATTTCACGTTTGGAGTTCTGGTGCAGCTCAATGAGCCTATCGCAGACTTCCTGAGACTGTTTTCGCAGCGCGTTGTACGTTTGATCGTCAATACGCTTGGATGTCTCCTGTACCAGACGTCCAGATTGGTGCTTGATGACTGCCGACGTGTCCCGCACTGCTCGTTTGATGCGATTGTGCAGACCAATGACGTAATCAAAGTCAGCTGACGACAACATCGTGATCCATTCACGCCGTTGTTGGGCATTCATGTCGGTGAAACGCAACTGACCGGTCAGAACTTGATGCAGTTCGTTGGTCATGTTGAAGTGTTCGCGTACCAGTTCACGCTGGACAGCTGCGGTACCGCCCTCGTTAAGCTCCTCCCCATTACAAATGAAGGAGTGCGTAGGTGCTTTACCGGTGAAATCTGTGGTGAGTTCGTAAGACTTGCCATTGTTCAGTACATGGACAAGTTTATAACCCCCTTTCATGAAGTCACGAGCATCTGCTGGAAGGACAGTGAACCCTATTTTCAGCAGACTGGATTTGCCCGAACCATTGGTACCCAAGATGATCTGGGTTTTCATGGTTGGGTTTACTTCAAAGGTCTCAATGCCTTTCAAGTAGAATCGCTTACAGCGATGAAGAATAAGCTTTGTGATAAACATCTGGGTTATCCTTCCCTAATTCTGTAGGATAGGCTTTGAATGTTTCATTTAACAAGAGGTGATCATGTTCGATAATACCGCCAGTGTCTTCCGATGTGTGGCTATCGGGATCGCCGCTGAGAACAAACAACTTGGTTCGAAAGAACTGGTCGTCACACCCCATGAAAAACTACCGTTTGTAGATGGGGAATTGGTCAATAAAGTCGATACGCTCGACTATGAAGCTCAGGATAAGGACGGCAAGACAGTCAGCGGTACATCGTTCGTCTCCAATGACGTTACTGCAACATGGTTGCCGGAGACTAACCGTAAGACAGCCCCCGATATTCGTCGAGGCGAGTATATCTCCCTCTGGCAGTTCGGTAGCAACGATAAGTACTATTGGCGTAGCATGGGCCTCAACGATGACCTGCGTCGTCTGGAGACCGTTATCTGGGCGATTAACGCCAATCCGTCGGAATCGCAAGATGGGTTCGATCCAGACAACATGTATTTTGTTGAGTTCAGTAGTCACACCAAGATGGTCACCTTCTCGACCAGTAAGATGAATGGTGAATTCTGCACCTACGACTTCCAGTTTGACATGGCCAACGGCAAAGTGGTGCTTCAGGATGACCTCGGCAACTATTCGTTCATAGATAGTAAGAATACCCACTTCCGCATGGAGAACATGTTGGGGACTTACATCGAGATGAACAAGCAGTTCATGAAAGGGTATGCCCCGAAAGACATTGATCTGGAAGCTGGTAACAACTTCAATCTCAAGTGTAAGAAAGCAACGCTTGATGGAGGTGGCTCTGTGTTGACACTGCAAGCATCTGGCACCACGCTCAGGACTCCGAGCTTTAAAGGGATCTCGTCGTAATGGGTACTTTATCGCTAGTGGGTGTAGACAGTGCAGGCGGGCCTATTACAGGACCAGGTGCACCCACGTGGACATGGGATGGTAAGAAGATATCGCTGCTTGGTGACAAGATTGCTCCGCACGGTCAGGCACCTCATAACGCTCCAGTTATTGCGACTGGAAGTCCGTGGTGGTCGATCGACGGTATCCCAGTTACACGGGTTGGTAGTGTGGCCACTTGTGGTCATGGTGCTACTGGATCACCGCCAGTAGATATTCCATAGCGCATAGAGGGAGGGCATCGGCCCTCCCTCTATGACGTCACTCAATAACGACCTGATTGGTAAACCACTTGATCAAAGCACCGCGCTGATACGTTTCGGGCTCAGCAGAGATCCGACGTTCATTCACTTTATCCTGCCAACGGAAGTTGGTGGTCTCCATGAAACGATGCTGACGCAGGTTGTTGTTCGTGCACAACACCCACTTACCGACTTCTTCGCTGGAGATATACGCTGGCAATAGGCCGAGCTGAGTCCTCAGTGGAAGCAGTGGTTTGTCGTAGGTGTAGTAACGGCCAGGCAACTGACTACGTTCTGTCTGCAGGATGTCGGTGTTGATGTGATCGACTTCAACAGAGACAATGAACGACTGACTGCGAGTCAGAAGTTCAAGCATGCACTCGTTACTGTAGAAGCCTTGAAGATCGTAGTCGACCTCGTTGGCTTCAGAGACATCGTGGAAACGCTCCATTGCGGAGAGATCAATGAGGTAACGGGATTCCATGTAACGCTCCAGGAACGGAATACGTTTCATGTTTACACGCATTGCATTCGGGCCAATGACCTTGATGTCTTTGGTTGCCAAATGCAGGTAACCACCGATCACGATACCCATGACCTTGTTGCTGGTGTCAAACGGTACCTTCAGATAGAAGCTGTCAGAATACAGTTTGGTGGGGTCTGGGTTGTAGATCATTTCCGGAGTAATGCTGGCAGTACGGATACGACCGACATTCTTGAAACTGATCAGACCGACTTGAGCGTTGCCGGTCTTACGGAACGATGCAGTACCGTCCTTGATGTAGATGCCGTCACCGTCAGCGTCCAGACGATGCACGATGCCGTTGACTGTGCCAAGACAGTGATGCATGACATCGGCGTAGTTGGTATCTTTGCGCGTCAACCAGATATCGGTCTTGTCGTAGTCGGATGCATCGTTGTGCGGTGACCCTGACGGCACGCAGATATCTACGGTATAGCCGGCCTGCCAAGCATCTCGACTGAGCGCAACAGATTCCTTGACCTTGGGGATGCCTGGATGGGTCAGGAGTGTGTTGTTGCCGTTTGCGGTGAGCCATTGCGCAACCGTGACCGATTCTTCCAGAGCAGTGGTTTCGTTTTCTGCTTCAGAAAGAACCAGAGTTACTTTGCCAGTGATCGATGGATGACTCAGTACCAGATACACTTCGGCATAGAGGCTGATCAGTGACTTTACGGAAACGCCACGGATATCTTTTTCCTCGAAACGGACGTTTGGAAGGCGGTGCTTCACGAGAGCACTTTCATATTGGTACATTTAACGCGTCTCCCACGATAATGGTATGCCAGTTGTTTGATATTCCATATTAGACACAGTCTGTTTTTAGAAAAGTGCCGTACACCAAGATCCCCGTTAATCGGTCTTCAGATCGATGGAGATCCCAACGGAGAAAGAGAAATGAGTACAACTATTCCGCAGTACCCTTTTGACCCGACGGGTGTCGCGGTGACCAACAAGGTTACGGAGACCCAAGCGATCCAATCGCGTGGGATGTTTGACCACTACTACATCGTTCCGCGTAGCGGTCCGTTTTATGCAGAGAGCGTTCGTCTGCGCCTCTATCCGGCCGGTGCGAACGTAAACAATCCTCTGGGCGGTACCCTCTTGGTAGAGGGCGAGCATTTTAACTTCGGTTATCACTTCGCTCACGCCTCGCATACCATTGGAAAGCCGGTCTACGGTGCGATTTCGTTCTACGATCGTGCTCTGGCTGGTCAGCTCCGCATGGAGTACCAGACTCTGGGTGGCGAGTGGGTCCTCGATCACCAAGCAATGACCGAGCTGCTGGCTAACGTCACGCAGAACCCACGCATTGCTACCTGGGAACAAATGGTTGAGTTGCCTCACCAGTTCCCGGTGGTGAACCATGACTTCAATATCGACGATTTCGTCGGTATGTCGGAAGTCGAGGATCGCCTGGGCGATATCGAACGTGCCATCATTCAGAAGAATGAAGGTGGCATGACCGATCACGTCAACAACAAGAACAACCCACACGAAGTCAACAAGTTTCAAGTGGGTCTTGGTTTGGTTGATAACTACGCCACAGCTGCTCCTGCGGAAGCCGAGTCAGGCACTCTGAACACTCGGTTCATGACCCCGCTGCGCACCCGTCAGGCGATCGAAGCAATTGCGATCAATGCACTGAACGCGCACAAAGACGACACCAACAATCCTCACCAGACCACCAAGGCTCAGGTAGGGTTGAGCAACGTCCAGAACTATGCTGTTGCTAGCCAAGCGGAAGCGGAAGCTGGTGCATCCAACGCTCGGTTCATGACACCTGCTCGTACCCGTGAAGCGATCGTCGCCATTGTGCAAACCGCATTCCAGGCTCACGCCGCGAATACATCGAACCCGCACAACGTGACTCGTGCACAGGTAGGTTTGGGTAACGTACCAAACATCGGTATTGCTTCTGACGAAGATGCGATCGCTGGTGTCGGCGACAACGGCATTATCACGCCACGACTGTTGGCTTTGGTTATGACCGAAACGCTGGGCGATGGTGTGGCAGACCACATTGCCAACGATCAGAACCCACACGGCACCACCAAAGCTCAGGTAGGTCTCGAGTTCGTAATGAACTATCCGGTTGCAAGTCAGGCAGAAGCCGAAGATGCAACACTGGATAACCGTTACATGACTCCGCTGGCTACTCGCCGTACCATCAACGCCCTTGTTGGCGATATGTCGAACGCTCACGTGTCCGATCTTGACAACCCTCACCAAGTGACGGCTGCTCAAGTAGGTGCATATAGCATCGAGATCATGGATGGATTGCTAGCCAACAAGCTCGATGACAACGGTGTGGCTGCTGACTCGGCGTTGGTATTCGGCCTGGATCAAGAAGCACTGCAGGGCTGGATCTCTACCATCCTCGCTGGTGATTCGACTAAGTTCGGCGGCAAAACCTTCGAGGAAGCCAAAAACGATATCCTGACCGGCAAAGCAGCCGACAGTGCCAAACTGGACGGTAAGACTTACAACGAAGTGTTGGCTGAGATCTCTCAGGTAGTTGATGGTGGATCGATCCAGTTCATCGTGCCGGAGATCACTGAGCTGGAAGATGATTTCGGTGAGTTGGTTGTTCCTGGTGAACACTGGATGCGGATCGGTAAAGTGGCTGCGACTCCGGATAACCTCCAGGCAGACACCACCCTCTTGATCACTGGTGGTCGTGACGATAACTCGCAAGGTGAATTCAAACACCACACGGTGCTGGTTGAGATCAGTACTGTGCGCGATACCATCGATGGTCAGGGTGACCTGGTCATGGTCATCAAGAGCCTGCTCCTGAAAGAACTCACCCCGGTAAGCAATCCTTTCGAGATTGGTGTACGGCAAGTGGGTACTAACCTGACCTCCGAATTGGAGATCTGGTTGAAGTCCAGCGGGTGCCGTAACCGACTGAACATCACTGAGCTGTCGAACCGTCGCTTCATCCATAATCCGATGGATGCCCCGACTCAGATGTCTGAGCTGATCACTGTCGAGCCAGCGAATATCGTGTACTGCCCTCATCTCAAAGAAGGCAGCGCCGAGATCGATCAACTGATCTCATTCAGTCAGCGCACAGATAACCCTCACCAGGTTACCAAAGCTCAAGTTGGTCTTGGCAGCGTCAGCAACTATCCGGATGCGTCTAACGCAGAAGCGATTGCAGGCACTGCTACCGATCGGTTCATGACACCGGCGAGCACCGCTGCTAAGGTGGAAACTTCCATCGATGCGCTATGCGACGAGCTGGGCGTTGTTATTGACGACGCGCTTGCGAATTACTTCGCGTAAACAGAGATGGGGTGGAAACACCCCATCCTCAATGAATCATTTACCAGTGGAGTAACTCCATGAGTCTACCACCGATCATTCAGTATCCGCTGGATCTGAATGGTACTTCGCCGACGAACGAAATCGTCGGTGAGGTCCGAGATATCACAACGAACACGGCACGTGTGTTCGTTCCTATGGCAGGCCCTTTCTTCACCGAATCGTTCGAGATCTTCGACGCCAACACCCTCGAACCTCTGCGCCCGGTCGACGACTATCTGCTGGTGCAGCCGTTCCAGCAAGCTAGTCTTCGTAGTGGTAAAGACGTCCAGTGTGCTGTCGTTCTGAAAGTCAATGCTCCGATTCGTATCACGATGAACTACCGTGTGATCGGTGGTGAGTATTCGTGGAACCTCGGCGCGCTGGCTGCTCTGATCGAAGAACTGGATCTGGATGAACGTCCCATCAAGTGGGGTTCTGTTCTTGGTCGTCCGACGGCTTATCCACCGGCACCCCACATCCATGATATCGGTGACACCTACGGCTGGGAGTACGTGACCTGGCAGCTGGAGCGCATTACCAATGCGATCCTGGTAGGTGACGAGGCGTCTCATGATGAACTGCGTGCACAGATGCAGTACATTCGTGATCAGCTGGAAGCTCAGATTGTTGCAGTCGATACCAAAGTGGACAACCACATTGACGACTTCAATAATCCACACCGTACCACTAAGGCGCAGGTAGGTCTCGGCAACGTCGATAACTTCCTGACTGCCAGTGATGCTGAGGCTAGCGCTGGTGTACTGATGGATCGGTTCATGACACCGTACGGCAGTAACCTTCTGTCGACTCGTGTGGCAACCGAAATCACCATGATCCATGAGGCTCGTAAAGATAACCCCCATGAAGTGACCAAGGCGCAAGTTGGTCTCGACATGGTGGATAACTTTGCTACGGCCATGCGGGCAGAGGCTGAGTCACAAACTGTCAACAACAAATTCATGACACCCCTGCGTACTTACCAGGCAATCATGTTCCATGTTGGCAACGCGTTCAATGCGCACGCAGCTGACACCAACAACCCGCACGCTACCACCAAAGCTCAGGTGGGTCTAGGTCTGGTTGATAACTTCCAAACGGCTACCAAAGCCGAAGCCGAACTGGGATCTGCAAGCAACCGCTTCATGACCCCACAACGGACTAAAGAAGCGATCATGTTCATTGCGGGCAATTTGCTGAACGCCCACATTTCGGACACCAACAACCCGCACCAAACCACTAAAGCACAGGTTGGTCTGAGTAACATCCCCAACGCTGTGACTCGTGCACGAAACCTCAACAGCGATTCGACTCTGCTGTTAGCTGGGGCCATGTTCGACCACATCAACTCGGGTGACCATGACAACCGTTATGTCCGCCTGAACACTGCTACCAATACCAGCCTTCGTGTGGTGAATGGTAAGCTCCAGGGTTACATCAGCGGCCAGTGGAAACAACTCTGGCCTGCCACTTGGAGTGGCCATGTGGCGGAAGGTGCTAACGAACCCGTTCTCGGTAACACGCAGGAAATCCAACTGCTCAATGCAGGTGGTCGACTGTATGCGACTGTAGACGGCACGTGGCGTCAAGTCTGGCCGGCGTACTGGATGAACTGATAAAGGAGGGGCTTGTAATGGTCCATCGAATTTCTGAGTTTGGTTTGATCGGACTTAAGAAGGAAGATCTTCGCATTGATGATCTTCTTGCAAGCCCCTATCCTTATCTCCAGCAACTGGTCAAATATATCAAACACGGTGGGTCTGTTTTAGCGAACGGTCCTACCGATGTTCTGGAGGCGATGGAAGTCGATTGCTGTCCAGTCAAGATCGAGGGTTATGAGCGGTTCAACGAAACTATGTTCAAGGTAGCTGCGGCACTAGCCAAGCACTATGGACATTATGGTTACGTATCTGCTCATCTCTTTCTGTCACCCAAAGATTCCTTGAGCTTTCCCATGCACATCGATCTCGATGATGTCGTGATCTACATGGTGGAAGGTCGAAAAGAGTTCCTGACCGAGTGTGGTAACTTCATGCTCGAAGAAGGACAGATGCTTTACATTCCGCGTGGTGTCAAACACCAGGCCATCAACCATGAACAATCCGTGATGCTCAGTTTTGGTCTCGAGTTGTTTATCGAACAGAAGCTCTAACCATGAATAAAGTCATCTACGTCAAGACGACTGGAACCTGTAACCTGAATTGCCAGCACTGTTTCACCAACGGCAAGAATGGCGACAAAACACAGTTTGATCCAGAAGCAACCGCCGACTGGGTAGAACAGTTCATCCAGCAATATCCTGACGATACACAGTACCATTTCGAGTTTCATGGTGGTGAGCCTTTCCTCGTTCCTGTTGAAAAGCTCAAGCGGTTTGCAGACAGATTCAAACACATGGAAAATGTAACCATGTGCGCCAACAGTAATCTCACGTTCAAGATGAGTGATGAGCAGATCGCATTCATCAAGGATTACTTCGGCAGCTGGATAGGGACAAGCTGGGACAATTGGATCAGGTGGTCCAACCAGAAACAATACGACCTCTGGAAGCACAACCTTCAAGTGTTGTCCGATGAAGGCATTGGTATTGCTGTTAAGGTATCGGTCAGTAAAGATCTGATACAGAAGACCCCAGATTGGTTCTTGGACCATCTGGAGTCACTCCCTATTCAAGAGTGTTCACTCGAACGACTGACGCTGGATGGCAGCGCTACTGAGAACCTTGACATCTTCCCTAATAACGAAGAGCAAGACAATTGGTATCTGGCGCTATTCAAACGTTATAAAGAACGCTCTCCTCGGGTCAGGATAAAGACCTTGGATATTCTTGAAGAGAAGATCCAGAAGAACGTGGTGAAGGTAGACACTAACTGTCGGAACTGTGAACAGAATCTGGTCACAATCAATTCCAATGGTACGTTGTCCGGCTGCCCTAATGCAGCCACTCAAAAACACCACGCCAAAATCACCGATTCGATAGAGACGTTCTTGACGTCAGACGGTCGAGTCAATGAAATTGTAAAAGAGCTTACATGGGAGCCGGGTTGTTTAGGCTGCGACGTGTTCGATCTATGTGGAGGTGATTGTCACAGACTCCCTTGGCAGAACGGTCGATGCGGTGGCTTGAAGAACACACTCCGTTACCTTTCCGGTAGAAACCAACATTCAAACCTGATATTGAAGGTGTGACATGACTGAAGAACTGCGCCGCAGTCGAATGACTGCAAACGCTAACTCACTGATTCGAAACCGGGCCATTTCCGGTATTGCATGGGGCACCAACAACTATCCGGCGTACTCACTTCCAGAATGGTTTGCTGGAACCACAGCTGGACCGGGTGCTGCGTGGACTAATGACAGCTGGGGCGATCAGGATAAAACCAACGCCACCAATGTCATCAACGCACTCAAATACGTGACCAATCTGTTTGGTGGTGTACGTAATACTCGTATCGTGATCTACATGTCGCACTACTCAGTTGGTGCCACGGTAGTCAGTGATCAAACAGCAGTTGCTAACGTAGTTGCGTTTGTTCCAGCATTTGCCAATAATGTGGCCATGCCGTTTGCAAACGGTAACGAGATGAATTTGGCAGACTTCAATCAGGCATGTGAAGATCTCTGGGTCGCATATGCGCTCAATACCCGCTTCACCACCCTGACCCTGACCAACACCATCTGCCACACCAGTTGTCACAGCAGCTGCCACAGTAACCGTGGCCGCCGGTAATTAGGAGCGACCATGAGCGAGAATCAAGACAAGGGCGAGTTGGTAATCATCGAAACCGCTGCCCCAATCCCGATCAATGACCTGAAACGTAAGTTTAAGGAGAACGTGCAATTCGTCGTAGACTACGACAAGAGTGCGTTCAAAGGTGATACGTTCCTCACGTACCTTACCAACTTGAACCTCAACTGTCGGGTTACGTTCAGCACTCAAGAATCTAAACTCGAGTTGCTGAAGTCGTATCTCAACAGTGCGCTGTTGGTCAAATTCAGTGAGATGGAAGATCTTGCGATCAACCTCCTACTGCTTTGTCGGGGCGAGATGAATTTCCTGGACTTCGATCCGGCCAACTTCATCGCTGAAAACGAAGAGATCATCGAACAGTGGCTCAAACGCATTCTGTCGCTCATGGTGTTTGCTCTGCACACTGCACCGAATACCAAATCGATGGTCGAGCAGTTTGAGAAAGACGAAAGTGAAGACCTGCGCGGTATCAACTTCGTCCAACTGATCGATCATGAACTGTTCCCCAATTTCTTCAATTCGGTAGAGCAACAAGAACTGTCGTGGAACCCCATGCTGTTCGACAAGTATTGTTTTGCCGGTAAGAACCTCTTCCATCACTTCGCCAGCAAGCGCAATCCGCTGTTCGTTGGTCTGCTTGCCATTGCAGAGCCGGACGGTGTGGCTAAGCTTGAAGCTGCTGCCCGCAGCTCCATGCTGGAATGTCAAGAACTCTTGAAAGGGATCGAACATGTACCATCTGTTTAATTCGACGTATGTCGACTCGGAGCGTCGGATCGACCGATCTCACAATGTCATCACCATCTCCCCCGAGCATGGCCATGAGTACTTCCCCGCTGCCCACGAAGAAGTCGGCAAGCAGCTGTATTGGGCTACTTCTCTGGATACGGTAGACGTCGAGAAGTTCCTGGCTGCAATGAAGGAAGCTCATGCTTCTGAAAACAAGACCATGATCTATTGCGATGGCGACACCTATCTGCGCCTGTACGCGTCGTTGATCAAGGCCCTCATGCCGTCGATCGACCTGGACACTTTCCGCTGGATCATGGTGTGCAAGAAAGCCACGTTCAACACTGTCATCTGTGCCGGTGGCGAACCTCGTGTAGACGTACTCGGCTCTGTCACGTTCACTGCGGCTAAAGTGGAAGAAGTCTACAAGCGCACTGAAGCTTTCCAAGAAGCCATGGTCGATCTGGTCAATGATGATCCGGATGCCTTGTCGCTGGAATGGCGTCTGATCCGTCTGCGTACCGAGCAGCGTGTTGGCAAGATCCCGAAAACCATCAAGAACATCCTGCGTCGCATTGCGCTCAGCAACGCCCATGATGCGCTGGAAGTTTGGGGTCGTCACCTGACTCGTGAGAAGTTCTGGGAAGTAGGTGGTTGTGATCTGGATAGTCTGCTGACTGCACCGACGGTGTTCGAGGCCTGCGTGAACATGCCTCATCTGGCTAGCCAGCAACTGCTGCGTCCTGGCCTGTACGACTTCAAGCCGAATGATGCATGGCTGAAGAACATGCTGAAAGAAGCCATCACGCTGATGAACGTACTGGAAGACGAGTCGTCTGCCAAGCGTGCGTCCATGATCCTCTCGCTGCTGTCGGCAGTCGAGAATCCGGGTGACCCAGCAGTCTGCATGGAGCGTGTCAACGCCATCTTCAATGGTGAACACCGCATTGCTATGGCTTTCCGTGATACTGGTAAGTACGATGAGAACCTGATTCGGTTCATTCTGAATGCGGATCTCTCTGTGCTCAATGAGGCCCTCGTAGGAGCCAACTGGTAATGGAGTTGATCCCTGTCGTAGACATACTCAGGGAAAAGAAGGGCCTCCGAAAGGAGGCTCATCTTATTTTCTTTGAGTACTGTAATCTGAGATGTTCATTCTGCCACCAAGATCACGATTCTATTGTCGGAATGACTGACATTCATGGCAAGGTAGATCAGTTGCTGGCCAATACCAGTCCAACTGATCAGTACGTCGTCAATTTCACTGGCGGTGAGTTGTTCCTTGACCAATATCCTGATTCGTTGTTCGACGCATTCTACGAAGCCGGTAAACGGGTTCTGGAGTACTATGACGACGCTATCTTGGTCTTGGGTACCAACCTTGTCTACTATCACGTAAATCGACTTATAGCGCTTGTTGAGCGCCTTCGTAAGCACGGTAACTGTATCGTTGCAACCTCCTACGATCCTGCGGGGCGTTTCAACCCAGAAGACCGTAAGAAGTTCTTCGAGAACCTGGTGAAAGTCAAGGATTACGTCAAGACAGTCAATGTCGTGATCACTAAGCAGAACATCGAGTCATTCCTAGAAGGTAAAGAGGGTGCCGAGGTGGACTGGCTCTGTGAGAACTTCAATGTCTACTTTGACCATTACATCCCGAGTCACATGTACGAGCATCTTCAGCCCGACGAGGATCTGATCAGTAAGCTCTACATCCATCTCAATGAACGGTACCCGAATTCCTATCCGATCAAGGACTGGAAGGAAAACAAGTTCAACGAGACCACCTGTCGTTCCACCAAGATTGTCAACAAAGACAATGTGGTGACGACCTGCTGGAGTGAAGCCGGGAAGAACTCTATTCTCGATGAGAAAGAGGGACTGATGGCAAAGGACGAGGCCGAGCTTCGTTTCGTTGAGAAGTACAACTGCTTTGCGTGTGAGTATTACTCCCGCTGTGGTATGCGCTGCTTCCTCCATCATTCATTTATCGAGGATGGTCTGGATGATAGTTGCCGCATTAAGGCGATGTACGACGTTATCCTGAAGTAACGGCATAGGGGAGGGCTCAGCCCTCCCCTATGTCCGCTATTACGGAGTGATCAGTATGCCTTGTGGATCGGAACCCACATCGCGTGCATCCCGCAGCTCACCTGTCCACGGATTGTACATCCATGCGGTGTCGCCATTGAACGTACGCCAATGACTGGCAATGTTCGGGGACGGGGCCATGCCGCCATCAGCTGGATCGTACTTCATTTCAACTGAATCTTGAGACATGTCACTTATCTCCAATGAGTCGTTCAATAAAGTCGTAATGGAGTTTGAACGTCGTCTCCATTGGAACGCCCTTGATGCCGAACTGGTTGCAGTACTCGAAGATCCCCCAACGACCATCTTCGGTTAAGAAGAGATCGATAGAACTGAGAGGCCCAACGACTTTTGATGCAACCGCATTCAGATCTCTGAGAGTGCGTTTATTAACGACTTCATCGATAGGGACGATATCACTGCCCTCGATGCTGTTGGTGTCCGACCCAGTAGCCTGAGGGAATTCAGACTGATCTTTATCGCGGATACCTCGCATTTGACAGTAAGCGATCTTACCATCAAGATCGGTCAAGAGTCGGTATTCAGAGCAGACGTCTTTAACAAAACCCTGAACTACGTAGCCTTGGTTCTTCAGGGAAAGAAGACCTTCGTTCTCGTAATGTTCGCCAGCCGTGGAATAGACATAGCAACCTGAGAACTTATTGAGTCCTAACCAAAACTGCTCTTCAGTTATTTTCCCTAAGCGGTACCGATCGAGTGTCTCGACAAATACCACGAATGGGATCTTATCCAGTTTCACCATGAACTGACCGATACCACGAGCACCATCGGCCGGTTTGACAATGACCGTCTCTTCATCTGGAATGACCAGGTTAGACAGACCGGATTGTTGTTTGTTGTACCAGACACCCGGCACAACGAAGTTGTCGATGTCGAACTTGCCCTTCTTTGCTTGCTCGGTAGCAAAGTTGCGAAGGCGGGTCATTTGCTCGAACTTGTTATACCGCTTGGTGATCGACAACATGTGCGCAGGAACAATACTCTCTGCATCTACGTCACTGTCGATCTTGATGGTACCGTCGGTGATCATGTAATCGAAGTTAAAGTGGACGGTGTCTCCATCAGCCGACATGCGCGGGTCGTTATGGAAGAACACGCGTTTTCCACCGATCACAATACCCTGAGGAAGGATACCGAAGTTGTTCATCAGACGGCTAACAACAATGTGTACTTTGTCCATTTCCATGGCTCCTGTTATGGTCTATAGAAAATACCGAGTATTTAAAACATAACAGGCTAATCGGTATGATAATTTTAATGGAGTTGACCATGGCTCTTTTCAAGGTTGGTGATGTTGCGTACGCCGGATGTGTTATTCAAACCGATGCATGCGGTGATCATCCTGCGTTTCTACATGCTCGTCACGGCGATAAACTCTACGTGCTAGAACATCGTCCAGGTAAAGAATTCGCTTATGTGTTGTCTGCAAGGGAAGATGGTTCAGAACCATTCTCAGCCAAAGCGACAGAACTGATGAAACAAAAACCATTTCCGCACAATCGGTGACGCAATGGATCTTATCGTTAAGCCGACGGTAGCCTGTAACTTCAGGTGCACGTTCTGCTCAAGTACTCACCTGTCAGATAACCGTGATGACATTGTCACCATTGCTGACATCGAACGTTTCATCACTCGTTATCCAGAGACACGGACCATCATTGTGAATGGTGGTGATCCGCTCATGATGCCTCCTGAGTATTACTGGGAGATGATTGCGATGCTGGATCGTCTGGGTTCTGAGGCAAGTATCAGTTTCACCAGTAACCTTTGGCCGTTCTACAAGAAGCCTGAGCTGTGGACAGAATTGTTCCGTCATCCACGTCTAGGCATCACCACATCATTCCAATATGGTGACAAACGCATCAAGGGCGATGGCACGGTCTTCACTGAAGAAGACTTCAGGAATGTAAACGCACTGTTTACAGAGATGATCGGATACAGCCTTGACTTCATTGCGGTCATTGATGAAGACAATCGTCACTCCGTTCTTGATACTGTCAGGTTGGCTAAGGAACTCGGTGTAGAAGCCAAGATCAATTACGTCATGGCTTCTGGTCCCAAGATCAATAATCGTGGCATCGTCATGGGCAGTGAGGATAATTTCTTCACTCAAGCGGATATGTACGAACACTACATTCAGATCTACGATGCAGGCCTAATGGAGTGGGAGTACAATACCAAACAGATGGCTCGGCGATTGAAGTCTGCCAACACCACTTGCCCACTAGCCAGAAACTGCGATGAAGGTATCCGTGCCATGCAGCCAGGCGGTGGGTACTTCACGTGTGGTGCGTTTGGTGATGATGGCGCATATCCCGTCGACTTCGAAAAAGAAATGGCTGGCGAATTCTTCACACCTCTTCAAGAGGCTGACGATATTCAGACCATGAAGCAGTCGTGCTATGTCTGTCCTATGTTCAGCATCTGCAATGGTTGCAAGAAGACCATTGCAGATACCAAAAAGATGGGGCTGGTAGAACACCACTGCAAGAAGATGAAGACATTGGCTCCACGTATCATCGAGATCAACGGGATGTCAGAATACATGACCCCTACGCCTTACGTGGACGAATCCGTACAGCTCATTGCTAAGGGCTAATCATGAGAACAGAAGAATTCATCGATTATCATCTCAAGAACCTGTATGTCGAAAAAGAACCACTGTTCATCTGGTTAGTTGAGGACTTGTTTAAGCTGTCGACCATTACCATGATCATACGAGCAGCTAAATGAAAACGCATCTAAATGTGTCACTGAATCCATGGTACTACTGCAACTTCCGGTGTGATTTCTGCTACCTAACACCAACGCAATTGTCTGATGTTACGTGCATCAGTCCTGATCGTGTAGCGGCTATGATTGACGAGATCATGGAACATTATACCATCGGGCACGTTGACCTCTATGGTGGCGAAGTTCTACTACTCAAGGAAGAGTATCTGTACACTATCCTCGATATCCTCTACGCACGTGGTATCGATGACATCGTGATACAGACCAACTTGTCGTTCATGCCTGACATTGTCCATGATCAGTGTTACGAGTTCTCAGTGTCTTACGATTTCGGTGCACGTGAGCGTAACGAGAACGTGTTGCAGAACATGTTACTGATGACTCAGCCGTTCAATGTGCTGACATTGGCTTCTAGGGCCTTTCTGGACACCGTCACGCCCGACTTGTACGTTCAGACGATGAACCTCCTGGGTAACCTGAAAAGCGCTGAGATCAAGCCTTACAGCTCGAATCAGGCAAACCAGCAAAATGTGACGTACAAGGAGTTTGAAGAGTTCGTCTGGGCAGTTATCGAACATCCTGAACGAACCTTCTACTTCGAAAACGAGACGCAGGTCAAAGAAGCGTTTGAGAAGACTCGTAACGCGTACAGTGATGACCATGTCTACATCACTCCGACTGGCGACTATGCTGTACTGGAGTTCGATGAGAACGACAATGAGTTTTTCTTGACGCTCGATAGCCTTGATGCATATCGGCAATGGTGTGAGTTGGAGAAGTCTCGAGTCAATAGCAATCCTATCTGCTCGACTTGTCCGTATAACGGTCACTGTCTCTCTGAGCACTTACGTGATGTCAAATCCTTGGAGAACTCCTGCAATGGGTTCCGCGGACTAATCGATAAATGGGGTTCACATGAAAATGGCATACGGGTCGGTTCAACACCGGCAACGTCTTGAAATCACCCTTGACATCTTCCGTGGATGTCAACACAGCTGTTCTGGCTGCATGATCGATCGTACGCTGGGCGGGGATGTTAATGACATCCCTGAATTGAGTGCATTGATCAATGAGATGGTTGACAACGGTTACGTTGCATTCGATCTCGGTATTGGCCCTACTGACTACATGTCTGCCGATAACGTCAATGAAGTCATGGAGCACCCAGTGTTCCGTGAGATGGCGCAAGAGTTCCATCAGGTGACCTTCAACGCTGCGTTCCTTGAGAAAGACATGGACAAGTACGCGGTGATGTGTGAAGAGATCGATCGCGCGATCCCTGGCAAAGCAGTCCGTTTCCTGATGCCTGCTGCTCCGCACTTTTTCAAGTCGAATAAGTTCTCTGACATGATCGTCTCCAAACTGAACTTCGTAAAAGAGCATCTTAAAGATGCTTATCTGAACGAAGCTGGGTTTGTGGTGAACTGCACTCACGAGACTGTGGGTGAAGACTTTGACGAAATGATGATGAACGGATTTGATGTCGAGTTCCCTGTGGACAAAGATGACATCTTGAATATCCCGTACGGTCGTTTACCGAACAAGGATCTGATTGTTGGCGAGAATATCAAGCGCATGTCACACCGCATCACTCAGTTCTATTCTGGGTTGTCTGGTGAAGATGAGCGTCGCCGTAATCCCGATCTGTGCTACCATACAGGCACTATGGTGAACTTGCTGTACACCGGCGGTAAATTGTACTGGGTGCCCTTCCTCAAAGACGACTGTCCGTTTATTGAAGACGAGTTCACCATCCCCAAGCCCTGGACAATGGAGAATCTTCTCGATACCCGTCAGAAGGCCATGAACAAAGCTATGGAGTACTTGGCTGACACTCCCTGCATGACGTGCGTCTACATGAGTAGCTGCAGTGAGAAGGGGATCATCAACATCATGGAGCGCATGAAGATCCGTGACTGTCTAGTGGGGCTTAGTCATGTCAGCAATAATTCCAAACCAGGCGTTTAACCTGACGCTTGAGATATTGCAGGGTTGTAAGTACCAGTGTGTCGGTTGCATGGTTGACCGGGACTTTGATCCCGGTCCTTTCGATAATGACCGTGAGCGTTTGATTACATTGGTTGACCAGATGGCTCAAGGGGGTTATCGGCTGCGTGAGTTCACAGTGGGGCCAGTGGACGTGATTGCGTCTAAGGCAGGGATTGATATTCTCGATCATCCGTTGGTCAAGGATCTAGCAGAACGTTACGAAAGTATCGTGCTACCGCTGGCGTTATTGTCCGATGATGGTTTAGAAGAACTCTGTGCTAAAGTGAATGTACTGATGGCAGGTAAGTCGTTCACACTGGCAACTCCGTTTCCACTCAAAAGCACATACAACCAGAAACACCAAGATCTGGTAAAACGTCGAGTGGACTTTGTAATCAGTCATCTACCCGATGTAAAGTTCGAATTGCTTTACTTGACGGTGAATATGACTGGTGACTCTGTACGTGACTTTACTCCGAAGGCCAACCAAGATCTTCATGAATTGAACTTTGGTGTGAGAAGGCTTGTTGAGTATGTCTTCCCTCATGTTCGCCGAGGGTTTGATGACCTGATCAATCGGCAACTATTCTTGAACGAGTTTGGTAAGTTTTGCGATGTCATTCAAGAGTGTCGCGATACGCCGTACAACCGTTATCTGATCAAGCCTCCCACAGATAGCTTAGAGCTGACCTATCGGCAAGGTGAGTTGTTCTATACACCTACGCTGATTGAAAAGTTCCCTATCTTCGATCAAGCGTTTGCTCTTGAACAACCGTGGACACCAGAGTCTATCGAAGAGTTCTACGAATCAATTTATCTGACTGAGTTGATCAAGTGGAGCACTAGCGACCTGTGTAGTAAATGCATGCACGTCAATCGGTGTGCACGCGGCGATATACACTCGGTCATGTCGCACTTAGGGGTAGACGAATGTCTGGTGAGAATGCGAAACAAATGGGATGTTCTAGCGTAGATGTCCCAGATTGGCTTTTGGCTGAGTTATTGGCTGAACCCAATCTGGGCGTCATTGCTTCGAGCAAACTCAATCAATGGGCGATTGATCACATTCTTCCTGTGGCTCAGTTGGTCACTGGACGTGAAGACCTGTGGTTGTGCGCTAACCATGTGCACATTGGTGATGTCGGTGTGAAGCCGCATGATCACCTGCCTCACGAATTCACCTCAGTGGTATTCCTGACTGACTCATTGGGTGAGTTGGTAATGAACATGCCAGACGGTAGTGAGAACGTGATTATCCCTGAAGAAGGTAAAATGATCATATTCCCTGCCAGCTGGATTCATTACGTCAGACCGTCTCCCGAACCTGAATTACGGGTCACATTTGTGAGCAATTATGAATTCCAAACCGTATAAGGAATACCAGCTTCTCTACGAAGAGCTGGTAGTGAATCATCCCGATGATTTCCAGAACATGGAGATTATCGAAGAAGAAGAGCTGGTAGAGAACGCCTTGCACTATTTCAAGGAAGCAACGTTCCCATTGATCTATCCGGCCAAGTCGTATGCTGTAGCGATCATTTACGCGTTCAAGCTTAAAGAGATCTATGGCATTGATATTTACGAAACCCTGCGTGATGAAGACCTGTTCCTAGGTCACGACCATTACTTCGTCACTTACGATAAAGACCCCACCACTTACGACCAGATCATTGAGCGTCTTAAGACGATGCCAAACTGGTTGGAGTCTGGCTGGGCACCTCAGACAGTCAAGTACTGTCTACTCGAGTGCACGGAGGAAGGTCTTAGCTCTGTCATGGGAGGTTAAGATGAAATACTTGCAGCCATGGATCACTGAGATCGCACACTTCAACGTAGCCGATCAGTTTGATATGGATTTGTTTGCGAATGAGGTGTTCACGCTCTATTCAATGACGGGCGGTGAAGATGACAGTCAGGTAAAAGTCTTGGCTGAACACTATCCTGTCATCATTGAAATGCGTGACAAGATTATCACCCCGGCTGTCATGGAGTTTTCGAAGCACAGCTTCAATTACGAAATGGACGAATTCTATGTCGAGACAAACGGCAAGTGGATTCCTCCGGGTGAAGGGCTATTCCCACACCTGCATCCTGGGTCTGTGATCTCCGCTATCTGTTATCCGTCGGATTCAGAGAATGCATTGAACATGTTCGACCCTCGGTGTAATGCTGCTCGTGGTTATCCCAAGCCGATGCGTAATCATCACTTCGCTAATCTGCGGATCTCGCCGAAGAAAGGCGACATCTACATTTTCCCGAGTTACATCAACCACAGTGTCAGTCATGTGACCGAAGACATTCGTTTGTCTCTGTTGCATGAGTACTACGTCACTAAACTCCTTTAGGTGCGTCCATGCCCGATGAACTTTATACTGGCCCAGATCGTGGTCACTTCCGTGTAATGCGTCTGACAGATGACACTGGTGTGAAACTGCGTGTTAACTGCCGCATCAAAGACGCTGCGTGTTTCACGTACCTGAGCGACCTTCACTACACCATCGTAGGGTATACCGTCGAATGGTGGCCTGAATTCGACAAGCCGCCACATGAAGGCGGCCAGGCCAAGATCTACGCTCCGCGTGGTCGTCCGAATGCTACGAAGATGTACTTCCGGATGAAGTCTTCAAATGTACCGAAGATGCTCTATCTGGAAGACGCCATCATCAACGACTTCCTGTCGACAAAAGTGCTGGCCGACCCGATGAAACTCAACAGCTACACCCAAGAAGCTGCTGAGCAAGTCGCCAGTGCGGTCATCTGGCGTGAACTGCCGTTGACTCCGTTCTCGTACCGTAACGCAGTACACATCACTCGTTACGAGACAACTGTTAGCACACCGCTGGCTGTTGTGGGTGAAGGCATTCGTCTGGACTGGAAGATGACGGGTTCTGAAGAAGAACATGTCAACGAATCCATCGACAACTATCCTTTCACTCGTGAGCGTGACTGCTACGACAAGCTGAAAGAATACCTCGAAAGCAAGGAGATGTGAGATGTCTACCGCTCTGCTGAAAGATCTGCAACGTGACATGAAAGCACTTGGTATCTATGCAGGTGCCATCGATGGTGCCTGGGGTCAACTTAGCCATGGTGCTTTCCTCAATGCTCGTCGTATGGCAGGTACCAACTCGGTAACTCCTCCGGCTGGCTTCAGTGAACTGCTGTTCAAGTACTGCAAAGCCCATGCCTGGTCCGCCAGGGTCTCTGATGAGTTCATCGCCGAGACCAAGCGCATTGCCAAAGATCTCGGCATGACGTTCCAAGGCACCGATGAACTGCTGGCATGCATGGCGTTCGAGACTGGTGGTACGTTCTCTCCGACCATCCAGAACGGCGCTGGCGCTCCGTACTACGGCATCATTCAGTTCGGCGCTGCTGCTGCCAAGGACGCCGGTACCACTATCGCTCAGCTGCTGAAGATGACCAACGTACAACAGCTTCAGTACGTCTACAATTTCTTCAAGCCGTACAAAGGCAAGCTGAAGGATCTGTCCGACGTCTATATGAGGATACTCTGGCCTGCTGCTGTTGGTAAGCCTTCCGACTACGTGCTCTTCGACAAGATGAACACCAAGTCGAAAGCGTACGTACAGAACAAAGGCCTGGATATCGACAAGAACGGCAAGATCACCAAGTCTGAAGCCGCTGCCAAGGTGATGCAGAAGTTGGTCGAGGGTCTGCACCCGAACAACCTGCGCGTGGCGTAACAAAAGAAAAAAATAAAAGGGAGGGGCAATGCCCCTCCTTCTTATTCCGTATTTCAAATAGAAGCAATGTAGCGTCGGAAATCTTTCCTGAATCGGACTGCCACCAGTGGATAATTGTTTAAGATCTTGAGTTCATAGAAAGAATCTGTGTCGACATCGAAGTAAAGTACATCCCCCTCCATAAATTCAGATAGGTAAAGTGGATTTTTATCTTCAAATGGGGATATTTCCGGACAATCAGATTCAACATCGTTTTCAGGTGTCGTGAAAAGTTCAGAGCTGAATGTCGGATCGAACGCGTAAAGGTTATATTCACTCGGTTCGTTGATTACAAACGAGCCAGATGGATAAACACATTCTGGTTTATCGGTTTTGTCATAAATGTATTCTGCACCGAACGCATTGATGAGACCGCTGTTGAGCAATGTTTCAGCCCAGACGATAAAATCACTACGGCGATCAAGCTTGAACATGTCTTCAGCAACCCTCACTGAAACATATTGTCCATCAATAAACTCTATTTCGTGGCTTTCTTCTTCACCGTCAGGGACGGCATAAAACTTTTTACCGCTTTCATCGCAGACCATATATGCCAATGAAGTGATACATTCGGCACCGTTAATAATAATTCCGTCAGCAGTAATACCGAACAGGGTATGATAGGTATCGTGATCAGCAGTGATGCAGAAAAGAGAATCATAACGAAACATATGTCACCTCGGGTAAAGTAAAAAATAGTTAGTGAGGGCGGTACCGCCCTCACTTTGTTTATGTTTAAGCAGTCTTCAACACGATGTTGAAGTACTGACCTGGACAGAGAACCGGATACTGCTCGACGCGATCCCATGCAATACCATCAATGATGGCGTTGATGTCGGCCACCGGGTCGTTGCTGGCAACAGAGACGATGCCAGCGCAGTTGTCACGGGTGACTACCGGTTTGCCGTCACGTACAGCGATGCGGTTCAGGCAGTAGTAGCTGGAGAAGTTCTTGTCGAACAGCGCCACTACGTTCTGACGATCGCCGTTCTGATAAACCACGACACCCGACAGGCGCAGCTCACGCTCGCCCTTAGGATCGTGTTCGTCCTTCAGGATGAAGTTAGAGGCTTTCACAGCCTCGATGATTTTGGCATTCGCTTCGGTCAGAACCGGAGTGGGTTGAGCCAGGTATTGTTGCTTGTTCATGGTGGATCTCCTTGGATCTTGGGTAATGTGGTGTATGTGGGTGTGGTTTAATTACGGCTGGCTGCGACTGCGATGCCAGCTACTACGGCAAGACCGATGCCAACGCCAAGGAGCCAACCGCCCTTGCCTTTGACTTCGATCGATGGGATGTTGATGTTGACGCGGGTTTCTTCACGACGCGGATCTTTCTCAATCCGATGGCCACTGATGGCATACGGTTGATCAGTCAGCGCTTCCGGCTTACGACGTTCTTCTTCCACAATCACCACGGAAGGGTTGTAGATGAAGGTTACCAACGATTCGCCTACCTTGGCGGTACTTTGATTCAGTGCTACCATTGCGGCAGCTACCAAATCCTTATAACGATCCTTCAGTTTGTTGAAGGAGTCGCTGAAGTAAATGGTTTCCCATTCGCCGATGCCGGTGTGGATGGACTTGATGGCCACCATGTTACCCTGGAGGGCGTATTCGACATAGGTGCTGTTGTCCCACTCAACGCGGTTGCTCTTGACGGTAGCAGCACGGGCAACGGAGATGGAAGTGGCATTGTAAACGTGGTTGATCAGTTTCATGGTTATATCCTCGGAATTAGTTACGAGTAGCAGCGTAGATGCCGCCAACGACCAGCGCGGCAGCGCCAGCCCAGAAAGCGATCTTCTTCTTAGAGACCGGTTTCTTCTCAGGTTGTTTGACGTCGACCAGAACCACATGGTCCTTGCCGTATTGAAAACGCGGTGCACTGATAGCCACCATTGCACAGACTACTGCAGTCTGCTCGCCTTCGGAAAGATGTTTCCATTCGGCATTAGCCGGTACAGCGTATTCACCAATCATACCGGCGTCTACTTTGCAGATATGGAAACCATTTTCTTTACGGTAGTAATCTACCTTGACGTCATTGCCCCATTTGATCACGCCGATCAGGCCAGTGGTAGCGCCAGCAGCGATTTCTTTTTCTTTGGCAGTGACGATGTGAGTGTAAGTGATGCTCATGGTGTTCTCCTTAAGAACTGGTTAGGGTGTTTCTCCGAGAGGGGCTCTTGCGAACCCCTCTGAGAGACTCAGCCTTCTTTAGATGCTTTCGCATCCTGGCGCTTGCAGAACCGACCGTATTGGTCGATGACGATGTAGCAACCTACAACGATTGCAATGGTTTTGAATACAGAACCCATGGTTCTTCTCCTTAGCCGCGTTTGAGGGCTGCACGGTCCTTGCGGGCCATGTAGCGGTTGTACTGATCGATGCCGATGTAAATGCCGGCAAAGACAGCAATGGTGGAAATTACTTCTTTCATGGTGCTTCTCCTAGGGTTGTTTCTTTGCCACTTGCATGGCGATGATTTGTTCAGCAGTGGCGTCTGCCGGGATCTTTACTTCTTCGTGCTTGCAGCCCACAAGGGCAACAGCAAAGCACAGAACAAGCATCAGGCTCAGGAAGTTGCTCATGTGGATGCTCCTTACTTAGGTTAATGGAAGATCATTCTTCCTTATCACCAGCACTATGTATTGTTGAAATAAATTGGAATCGAATCAAAACGGCAAAAAAGAAAGGGTAGGGAAGTCCCTACCCTTGTGTTCATATAAGGAAACTCGGGAACCGTAATTCAATATCACGTTCACCGTTGTAAAGACGAACAATCCCGTATGTATAATCACCAATTTCCATTTCCACCTGGCGATTATTTACTTTATCAACGATGCTGCCTATTACGCTTTTGGTCATATGACCTCGAGATCGAATATCAGATCCCCAAATGCGGAATTTATTGAAGCCACCTTCATTAAGGTAAGCGATCATACCCCAGGCCTGGCAACTACTCATGCGCATTACTGCATCGACGAATATATCAAACATGAATCGATGATCTGGGTTATCGTCATCAAAATCTTCAGGACGATGACCTGCGCCGTTATCATTAGTAAAACCGATATCGTCGTCGGCTGTATTCAATGTAGATTTCAGGAATCCGTAGGTGATAGGGCTCTGTTCGTAGACACGATCTAATACAGGATCATCTACAAGTCGATGATCGATCTTTATGTCTGTTTTAGTGTTTATGGTCAAGTTGCGCGTGATGACGATTTCTGCGGCATCATTATTATTTTCATCCTCGATATCAACCCCTTGCTTGACGTAACCATACAGCTTAACTTCATAGTCACCAAACATGTAATTGACAAATACCGACCAGATCGGTAAATTAAAGTCAAGTTTGTCCATGAATCGTTTGGGTTGTTTCTTAAACGGTTTATGCAGCGTGAAAAGAATTTCTGGATAGGACATGATTACACTCCTGTTAATAAATCGGCATAGAAGGCATCCGGGAGCTGAGCACGACTGCTTCAGCTGCACCGGCATGCCTACGGAGACCCGTGGTACCTATCTCCTAAAGCATGTGTCAGATTTGTTTTTATTTACCAGATCTGGATAATCGCCTTAAACCAGAATGCTGCACACAGTACAGACAGAGCAGTACGTAGCACCAGAGCGTAGGTGTAAATGCTGTTATATTTGAGTTGTTTGATATGACTACACAAGACAATCGCAACGACTGTCAGGACAGCGAGTGCTAGAGCGGTGCTGATATCGGCAAACAATTCCATCATGATTCCCCTTAGTTGAGTTATACTGTCTAAACAAACCAGACAACGATCGTTATCACGATAAGTCATGTATTGCTATAACTCTTTTCAATCGAATCGGAATAGAGGGAGGCGCGCGCCTCCCTCTAGAATCAGATAGTCGCCAAGTCGTCTACAAGATAAAACTCCATAATGACTGGGTAGGTAGTGGTGTTGTTAATGCCGACAGCAAAGTATTTACCTACGCGCTTGACTGAAAGCGATCGTAGATACCATACGTTGGCGGCTGCGTTACCCAGGCTATTGGCATTGCCGCCAATCGAGGTGCTTTCCTGAAGTGAAACATAACCGAGTGCTTCACTATATTGCGGTTTGTCTCGCTTATACATCAGTTGTGCGATTCGATGATCGACAGGGAGCTCGATGTAAACGCGCTGAATGTTGCCCCCTGTAGTAAACCTTACCTTCACAGTCTTATGGCCGTTATATTCACCGAAGCCAAGGAACGTCGGATAAGGATGCTGAGTATTGACCCTCCATGGAATTACTTTTTCAGCGCTTATAAAATCAAGTGGGTATGCCGTCCTTCCCACTACACGTTTACGACGGGTTGCTGCTGAGAGTATCGTGCGTACAGACATGGTGTCCTCGATATGTGTATAGTTACATACGATACTTCTGGCATAGAGGGAGGCACATGCCTCCCCCGTCTATTCAGAACCCATTCATCTTGGTCCATTCCCGATCAGTCCACTTGGGCGTATCAGGGGACACAGCGACCAACGAGGACCTCTCAGCGATCCACTTGTACTTAGTGACGCCATCAAAGTCGCCAGACTTGCAGAACATGTCGAATGCATCTGCAGGAGTGTACTCGTAGTCGTTCTTGTACCATTCACGTTTTTCCAGATACATCTCATCACCATCAATCACCTTGATGATAAAGGTAGTCTTCTGGAGATCCTCAAAGTAGATCGCTTGTTTCATTATTCTTATCCTGCTGTGGTTATCGTCACAGGTATGTGTCAACAATATATCGTCAGAATAAAATCGGAAAGCCAAAGCTACAGAAAAGAATAGAAGAAGTCGTCGCTCCGCTCCTCCGCTAGCGCATTGCTTCCGTACCCTCCAGCAATGCTTTTTATAGCATTCTGAATTTATTCAGAGAATAATCCAAGACTGTATTTAATTACCGAATTTTATGTAGTTAACCTCTTTATTTGAGAAAACCATGAAAACAGCATTGATGGCAGCATCAGGTCGTCGTTTAGGTGATTGGCGTAGACACGTCAAGATCGATCTCGACATTCAATCTAACCGAGTAGTCAATAAGGTCACTGGAGAGCAAGCAGTGATTCCGTCGGGGATGACGTACAGTACTCTCAACGGTAAGAACGTAGCTGTGTTCACTTCCAGTGTCATTGGTGGTATCCAGCTAGCACATAACCCAGCGTTTGCAGCGCGTACTGGCGACTTCACACTAGAAGTTATCCTCGACGCCGATGGCATCCATAATAACCCGGCAGACAACAGCCAGTTGATCCCATTCTGCATGTGGGGTACGTGGGGCGCCCCAGGCCAAACCATGCAACTGGATGCACTGTACAACCATCTCAACACCGGGCTGCAAGTAGGCATCTATCAGCCGTCTGGTAACAGTTTCCTGATTAAATCAGCACTGAGTGCAATTGACCTCAACATCGTTAATCACTTTGCGTTCCAGCGTAAAAACGGTGTAGGATACATTTACCGTAACGGTGTATTGGTTCACACGGCAGCATACCCAGCTGACCTTAAAGGCGACGTCAACGGTCCATTCCGGATCATGAGTCGTCGAGGTGGTAATGCTGGCGACGTATGGTGGCGTTTCATCGGCAAGTTGATTGGCTTCCGGTTTACCCACGCTGCCATCTATAGCGGTAGCTCATTCCAAGCACCAAGCAGTTTCTGACAGACGACATAGGAGGAGGCCCTAGGGCCTCCTCCATATGCGTTACACCTTAGGCGCTTCAGGGATGTCGAGACCGTCACCACCTGCTTCATCATCCGCAGGAGTATCGGTGTTCTCACCACCTTCGTCAGTACCTTCGGTACCTTCCTCTTCTTCAGCGTTAGTCTCATCGCCGGCTTCATCACCTGCTTCAAGATCATCCGCAGGAAGATCGTCACCACCTGTATCGTCAAGGCCATCAAGACCCTCACCACCCAGGTCGTCACCGCCACCTAGATCATCACCACCGCCGGTGTCATCTCCACCGAAGTTGTCACCACCTCCACCAGAGAGCGTGCCACCTGCTTCATCTTTCGCAGTAGTCAGTGCTTCTTTAGCTTCATTGATGGGCTTCAGTTTCTTGGCACGGAGGTTAGCCGCCTCAATGACTTTCTGAATGTACTCGGCAATCGAGTTGTTCAGGCCGTCGAGGTGATCTGCACTGGCTTCCAGCAAACTGAACGCAGGCGTATCATCGCCTTCCTCATCTACGGTGTTGAAGACGTCCAGTTCCGGCATGATGTTGTACTTACGTAGCCAACGACGCTGGAACTCTGCCTTGACCACGACTTTGACATTCGGGAGGACTTCCTCCATGCCAATAGTGGTGTCGGTAGCGAACATTTCTTCACTGAGGTATGCATCGATGACCTTATCCAGCGCATCGGTGTAATCCTGGAACTGCTCCATTGCTTTCTTGATGTCACCTACTTCAGGTGACGGCAGTGTGGCAGTCAGGGAGCTGATGAACCGGTACATGAATTCATCCACCTTAGTGGCTTCGTCCATGGTCTTGTCATCGCGCAGGTCATCTGGAAGGTACTTGATGTTGTCCTTGATGATCTGCCGCATCTCGTCAATGAAGACGCCTGAGTTAAGCACATAACGACGGACGAAGTCTGTCAGGAATGGCTCAAATTTCTCTTGGTTGTGGATCACACGCTTGAGAAGCATCAGGTTGTTTTGAACGACTGTAGTAGCGAAGTCCGACTGGTTCACGCCCTCCATCATCTCCGGACTCAGCCCGAACATCTGGATGTGACGATCACGCATCATCTTCTCCATGTCGACGTCAATCGGTCGGGCAGTGCCCTCACGTTGGTTCACGTCGTACTTGGTTTCAGGATAACGCGAGTTACCAGTGACCACTACGTTCACGCCGTGGTTCTGAATCTGGTCAGCCAGACCCAGTGGGTGAGTCGACCCAACAATACGGCTGAACCCTTGGGCGTTGACCTTGGCGTGTTCGGAGAGCAAGAACTCCACCGTACTTACCGGATCTTCGTCATCAGGATCAAGCTCGATGTTGATGGTCTTGCCACCTACGGCATTGTTGATGGTGGCCAGGGTGTTGGACAGCATCAGCGCAGCACGGATCGAACCGAGGATCTTGCCGTCTTCCAGAATCGACTTACCGACACCGTACTCGTTGTAATCGAATGCGATGTAGATCATCATCTCAGCCGGGACGAACAACATCATGGTTTTCTGACCCTTTAGGTGACGGGCCAACATGATGCGGTTGATGTTCTCGGTTTTACCCAGTTCGTAGTTACCAGACAATGCACCTGCACGCAGACGAGACAGAAGATCGGCCTCTACCGCTTCAGAGTGCACACGAGACATCTCATTGATGATTTCGTTCTGAATCCCACCCATGCCTTCAAAGCCACGGCGAGCCTGATTGATGATCTGGCTGCTATAACTGTCGGCACTGTTCATCTGGTTGCGAATGTCGTCCATGTAGGACGTCATGTCAGCAATCGAGATAGGGTTACCATCGATGTCCAGAAGGACGTAGTAGCCCACGTGCTCAGCAGGGTTGCCTGGGACGTGAATTGGGATGACAGACTCAGACGGAAGATGCAGAACCAACGGATGGCCGTAGGTTTCTGTCTTGGTCTGCTTATGAGTCATCACAGGTTGAACAGGGATGTGCTTGTAATTGCGCTTGGTGTACAGAGATTTCTCCACTGCAGCCAAGTTACGCATGGCGTCTTGATCACCTGCTTTAGCCTTGGATTCCAGAGAAGCCTTAGCGTGCAGGCGGCCGCCGTAAATACGACGCACAGCCAGTCGACGACGGGTTTCCACGATCATCGGTCGTTTCAACACGTTCATGTTGTCAGTGACTTGGATGGTGGAACCTTTCTCGGTGATCATCTTCTGGGCTGTCTTGGACAGTGATTCCAGAGACGTCTTCAACTTACCGATCTCTTCGTCAGGGTAGGTGCCCTTGACATTGGAGATCATCGACTCGAAGCTCACATTGAGATCATTGAGCTTGACGTCACGCTGATAGTTGTCGATCTTCAGGCTTTCGAAGCTCACCCCAGAGTAGGAGTTGGCAGTTGCCGGCGCTGTAGCTGGGTTACCCAGCACACCCCAAGGCAAGTAGTTGCCATCGCGATCGGTTTCAGCATTGATGTGACCATCGAGTTGCTGAATAGCCGACTCCATCGAGATCCCGTTGTAGTTGTCCGAATTGATGATTCGGTCAATCGAGGACTCGGGCATAACCAGAATTGGGTATGACCCTGTCTCGAACATCGTGTCGTTCAGGATCGGGTGAAGAAGCGACCTAATTCTATAGGAGTTATCGAAGAACTCCTGGACGTTGCGAAGAAGCGGCCCTGCAAGGTTGCTATCCACCGCCCGGTCTTCGATACTGTACAGAACTTTAGTGTCCGTAAGATCACCAGGAGATAGCGTCGCAGAAATAAGCAGCTGCCGCGCATAATCCATGTCAGGAAGGACTTGGAACAGGTTCCGAGCATCCTGAATGTTACCGATGGTCTGGTTGGCAATATGTGCCATCACACGACCATCGGGCAACCTGATGTTATTGCGACTTCCAGAATTGCCATGTGGGTCAGCGCCCAGTTTAGAAATCGCCGCTTTTACTTCTGTTGGAATAGTTCTTGCAGATGCGAATTTCTGAAACCGCCGGACAGTTGATTCAGTAGACATGTTCTACCTCTTGTCTTTGGAACCTTAATAATGAGCACTCGTTATCAGATCTACCATGAGTCTGTGGTCAGGCTTGCTGCCACGCTCGTGGTAAAAGATGAGGCCACGTGCAATCACATCAATAATCGACTCTCGTACTTCGGCTATTCGATTGATGAGGGTCGACCCGAGACGTGGAAATACTACCTGAACCTAGCTGGCAAGTATCATGCGTCTGACAAGATGATGACCGTCACTTCCATGGACACCCAGGAAGAGATCGAATTCACTGTCGAGAACATGGACATCCACCGCGCTACGTGGCGCGAGTACCAATACGGTTCACGGTACTATAAAGAACTCATCACCAAGTATCCTGATCAGAAGATGCTGATTCTCGGTATCTTGAATCCAGTAAACGTTGACACAGCAATCGCTGCGCCGGATCATAGTATTCTGTATTATGACCGAACTCTGGTTGAAAGCCGTGAGACTAACCTGATTCCCAAACTTCAGGACTGGATAAATGGTCAGTTCATCCGGTGGGCTAACGAAGACTATCGGATTAACAACAGTCTCTTTATTGCTGCGCGTCTGGCCATCATTGGCATGGGTACTCCGTCTCAGATCAAGTCGATCCGGCTGGAGAATGCCAAAACCAACATGGCACACAGCTACCATATCCGTCGTTATCTGGCGTCGTTTGGTCCTCTGGATCAGTACTACGACCAGATGAATGAATTCCAGCGTCTTTATTTCTACCGCAACATCCGGTACATCATCCGGAACAACGGTAAGGATGAGACGTTCCAGGAACTCATCAAAAACGTCATGACTCGTCGTAATTTCCCTCTGGCAGATTACACGATTCAACAGAATGACGGCGACATCACGGTCAACTTTGATCCAGTCACCCAGTACGAACGTAAGAGCCTCAATGGCATTCCGTCTGCACTGGGTGAGGACATCAAGGATACGCCCGCTATGCTGCAACTGCAGCGCACGCTGGCACGGTCTAACCCGAGTGAGATCATCGAGGCTGAGCAGTACATCCCTGCAATGATGTCTCGTAACCTCAATGCTCAGGCTACGACTAAGGTCTTGGAATCCAACGTCCTTGACCTGAAGGAATCGGAACCTTACACGCTGTCTGAGATCCTGCTTAACCAATGGATCTATCTGGCAGACCAAGGGCTCTACGAAACCGTACTGACTCTGCAACTCCCTAATGGCAGCGACATCTTCAAGCTGACCATGAAGGAAGCGTACATCGTTTACCAGTACCTCTACATGCTGCGTCTAGGTGTGGATATGGTCGAGATTCCTCGACTCATGGCAAAACGAGTCAGACGACTGGCACTACCGACGTTTGAAGAACTGCGGTCGATGACGACTCGCGCAGTCACGTCGGATGCGTTCATTCGTGAAGCACTTCGGGACAACGTCACCATCACTAACTACGTGTCGGTGGATTCGTTCCTTAATGCGTGTCGAGCTATCCAAAAACGGATGTTACTGCATAGAGACCTTTACGTGTTCCGTGAGGATCTCCACCAGTACGCTGAAATAAAGTTAATGACGGATCGGTTCTACGCCGACATCCCTGTTGATCTGGATCATGGTCAGAACTACTCCCAGTGGTTGCGTGATCGTGGTTTGAACTTCGAGGGATTCACACCAGCCGAACTCGATGGCATTATGCTCGATGTCCTTAACCAGGCAACTGGTCTGGAGCTGCGTACTTCGCAGAGCCTGAAAGATATCCAGCGTGCCATGCTGAACATCATGTCGCAACTGTCTAGTTACAGCGTGCACTATATTCAGCAGATCAACGAAGCTGCCATCACCATGTTTGATTGGCCTCACCTTCGTTGGCACTACTTGGGTGGTAAAGTCGGACACGACATTCGTCTTCCAGTGACTCAGGCAGTAGTCGAGGATCTGGGGGCCAAAGCCAAATTGAAAGCAGTGATTGATGCCTCGAATATCTCACTGCATTCGTTCGACCACAGTTCTAAGCACGATATGGAAGTTCAGATCGGTCTCGAGTTTGGGATGTCTGGCCTGAACCAATACATCCGCAACGGTGTAGTGCTGGGTGCCACCATGGCAGTCATTACTGAACCGTCTAAGGATCTTTCCAGTCTGAATGGTGCTGTAGTGGCAATCCCCCAGCTTGAGACGAAACCGATCAGTGATCTGTTCGAAAGGATAACCACTAATGACTTCACCGCTCCTTAATCCCGGCCAGTTGTGGCTAGGGGTCGTAAGGGGATCTGATGAGGAGGCTTTCCAAAGCCTCCTTTCTATCATGCTTAAGCCCGGAATCGATCCGAAGAGTTTCGTCCACGGTGCTGTCACGCCTGATCCGTCAGATCCAAACAAAGTCACAACGCCGGTATCCGTGTCTCGTGCCAAAGCTGACATCAGTCTCTGGCCGTACACGGACTCGCTGGCAATCAGTTACAAACGAGTGAAGTTGTCCGAAGTGGCTAACTATTTCGGCAACACCATTCGGGTCGATTTCCCGACCACCATAAAAGAAATGATGGCTGTGTACTTTAGCCGACTGGGTCTTCATGATCGTTCTGATCAGGTTATCGATGGTAATGTCGATGACTTGGGTGTCTATGAAGTCAGTGCAATACCAGGGATGGCATTCATTGAGGGCTCGACTTCCTTCATTGTCAAACCGTTCCAACGACAGTTGACTGAGGTGCTCCAGACCACAACGATCGATGGCTTCCGTGTTGCTGCAGACATGCAGAGTGTTGACGATCGCGTATTCCTTCTGGATCAGCTGTCAGCAGCCAACCCAGATCTGCGTTACCCGCTGGAGTACGAGAACCTTTCGTTCGACACGCCTGTCAACATCAGTGGCTACGCTCGCAATAACACGTCGGTTGTCCTGACCGCTCGTGGTGACGGCGTACATATCGGCGAGATCGAGATCATTTATACACGTCATGACTTTGCGTGGTCTACTGGCGGTAATCAGCATTATGTTGAAGGACCGTCTGTACCTACGACACAGTACATGATCGATAAGGTCACCGAGTTGACTGGATTTCAGATCAAGATCACCGATGTGATTGTCGAGACGTACTCAGCGATCCAGTCCGGTGAATTGGAGACACTGACAATCTACTTCAACCCAGAATCGACCCGTTATGCGGGCGAACTGACCATCGACTATAGGGCGGTGTAAGATGCCTAATTTTTCATTGGTTCAGTTGCTCAAGTATCCACCTTTCGAGGCGATGCTGATTGCGTTTAACGGTGTCCATGGGACGACGCTGAATCCGCGTTACGTAGAGATCGACGGTGTACCCTCTGCTGTAGGACGTTCGCTTCAGGTTAAGTTGAAAGCACGCAAAGATCTCCCCAACGTAGAGGAGAAGAAGTTCTTCTCCGAAGGGACAATCACTGTCGACAGGCTCAACCTGAGCGATTTGTTCAATGAACCGTTTTACTTGGACTATCCGGGAGAGGTTGTCAGTCATGACGTCGCTAACGCGATAACCAAAGTGACTGGCATCGTCTTTGATCGTCGTGACTTTGTTGATGAGGTTATCAATCTCTCCAACAATCGCCTGAAAGCAGCACCGACATCACTACGATGGTACGGTGAGATCGAGATCAAATACGCTGGACAGTTAGACCCCGTCCCGTTGGCCGGTATTTTGAGTTCAAATATTCCAGTACTGGAGTGCACTGCAAACATCCCGACGATGACATTGTCGCAAGTACTGCAGAGCGACCTCCCGTCCTTGGAAAGACCACTTTGAGGTGAGTATGTACGTACGCCCCCTGCGCTACTCCGTACCTGCTGCTCAGTTGCTGTTGGATATCTTCAATCTGACCAACAAGACTGCAGTAGAGTCGTGGCAAATTACCTTTGGTGAACCTTCGCCGGTACCGGAGGTCAAACCGCAGATCGTTCCCAACCACATGAACGACTACAATCTGCAGCGCCCTCCGGCCAATACACTGACTGCCATCGAAGTCAGACCCACTCCTGAATCAGGATGGACTGACCCGATGACGTTGACCTATCGGCGCGAAGTTATCCAAGATAAGTTTGCCAGTGTCCCGTTCGTGATCTATGCGACCGAGTACACCCCAGCGGTTATTTTGGAAGAACTTAATAAACAGTATGCTTTGTTTCTCGATGCTCATTTGGTGGATGTCGAAATACAGCAGGTAGATCTGAACGAAGTCCTCTTCCAAGATCACATGGGCAGTATTCTGGAAACTGACGTCTGTGCAGATTACGTTCCTCCGATTGCGTACGATGCAATCATCCGGATGAAGCCCGAACACCCGATCTACATGGGTGAGATCCATGTCTACATCCGTGAAGCCGTACGGTTCCTGGACCGCAACATCAAGACCACTCTGGAAGTGAAGCGTTATCTCGGCCCTGGCGACCACGCCAAAATGCCCGCTGAGATGATCCTGCCTAACAACCGGTTCGTCGATCATGACCATCTCATGAAGAACCTGAAGGTGGGTGACCTGGTCGGTGAGTGGATTGTAGAGTCGGCAAAAGCCATCTCCCCAGATGCTTGGGTGTTCACTCAGAACTCCAATCCGTTCAACCTTTACGGTGCCCGCGTGGTCTACAATGGTCTGAATACTGGCGATGTTTACATCAACGATCCCAAGGTCACCAACCTGCTGATCGTCCAGTTCTCTGACACCCACTGCACCAACATTGCAGGCCAGTGGATCATCGGTTATTACAACCGTGAGACATGGCTAAGACGCGTACGGATCGATAACCTGCCTATCCAGGACCAGTGACCCATCGTATGTACCGTATTTACTTCTGACCTCAAAAGGCCATCATCACCATGCAAAAGATCGTTCCGACTCAGCTGTCGAACTACCTGCAGGTGAGTTCCTTCCTGGACACTCCCTTCCAGCAATTCGAAGACACCACGCTGAACCAGAAATTCGATATCCAGGCTGGCGCTCTGTTGCCACCTGGTTCTCGTCCAGCCCTGAAGTTCTACACCATCGGTATCGGTGGCCACGGTTACACCATGGGCCCGAACAGCATTCCGCTGAGCCAGGTCATTGACCACAGCTCTGGTGATGCCGGTCTGTACCGTCACCTGCCGTTCGTACTCCGTCCGATCAACGATGACCTGACCGCCGGTGAGCGTAGCCGCTACTGCCTGCGCAAGATCATCGAAGTCGATGGCACCAATTACGTCGCCTACTACGGTAAGCGTCTGAACATGACCGGCGTCATTCCGAAGATGACCAAACGTACCATCGTCGACGACCAAACCGTCATCGAAGAGTACGTATACACCGAAGCCAACCTGAGTCCGACCCCGCCGGAAATCCCGAACACTGGCGCAGTGACCACCAGCAACGAATACCTGGCCACCAGTGCTGTTATTCCGATGCCGTTCACTGAAGCCGATGTCGCAGAACTGTACAACGTCGCAGAGATCCTCTTCGGTGATCGTCGCATGGCTGTGATCTCCGAGTTCGGTTTCTGCACCGCTGTCGATGCAGACGTCTCGATCAACACCCCGGCTGGCGCAGTGACCTTCAAGGAAACCATCTGTGCTCAGATCGCGACCATCATCAGTGGTCACTACGAGATGATCTACAACAGCAAGGGCTTCGACTTCAACCTCGAGGTGGGTGCCGTCCAGCCGCTGCTGGCCACCAACCAAATCCCGACCATGACCATGTCCTTACTGGGCTAAGGCATTCGCTGTCTAAGGCAGGCTTTATGCAGTTCACAGATGCATCGTTCATCTACAGAATCATGGGTATCGACAACGGTTCCTCGAATCTGGGGATAGCTGTACTGGAGCTTGACCTTAGAGGTGGCGAATACACTGTCCTGTACACGAGGACACTCATTGCCGAGAAGCTTCTACGGGAAAGGCGTATCAGTACTGCATCGCATGGCAGCCGCTGGGAGCGCCAGAACATCCTCAAGGAAGAACTCGGCAAAGAGCTATGGTTCCATAATCCTCACAACGTAGCCGTTGAGACTCCGTTCTTCATGCCTAGACGTGTCCAGAGTTTTGAGACACTGACAGAAATGATGATCTTCATACGCCAAGCAGTTTACGACTACTCGGGTAATGACATCTATGGCGTTTCGCCTGGGGAGGCGAAGCGAGCTGTCCAAACCGAGAAGTTCACCATGAAGAAGGATGCGATCAAGGATTGCGTCCTTAATCTGAATAATCTGATTTGGAAAGAGGGCATTCAAAAAGGCAATCTGACAGAACACGAGTACGATGCCATCGCAGTAGCCAGAGCCCACGGAGAGGCGATAAGGAAGGCAACTGGGTTCGTCAGATGACACCTAGTGAGGACACGTCATGCAAATGTCTGACGTAATAAAAGTTGTTGGGGAATCTTCTCTCAAGGAGTTTCCCTGGGGGAATGTGGTCAAGGATACCATCAACCTGTTTGCCAAGAATGAGTTTCGTCTGAATGAGAACTCGACTGGCAATGATGTATTGAGGTCATTGGATTCTCTAGGACATGAGGTGAAAGACCTCGTCCTGAAAGCCACGATCGACCCCTCGCGTTGCAGTGTTACTCAGCCGGTTGGTGGTGGTATGGTGGTCAAACACACCGATGAATACCATGACGATCCGACTGTTCAATTGTGGCGTGCTATGTTGTCACCCAAGTTCGTTGTAGTGACGACGATTGTTTGTGTCATTGTCGTCGTTGCACTGAACATGGTCTTTCGACTCTCAGCTCATGACGACTTAAGTTGGCAGGCTCTTATAGATGCCATCATCGAAGTATCCAGCGAAGAGAAAGAGTAGACCAAGATGAGTGATAATCAAGAGATTCAAGAACAGAATGGTGCGGAGACTCCTGCCGCTCAAGCACCACAATCAGAAAAGAAACTGGGCCTCAAATCCTGGTTCTTGATCGCGATTGCCGGCGTAGCCATTCTTGCATTCGTTGCAGACACTGGCGTCAAAGTCTATCGGGGTGAACCGATAAACACAGAGTTGCTCCAGAACGTCCTGGATACCCTGTTTAAGCTAGTTTCATCCAGTGACGATGCATGACAGCATATTGCCTCCTACGACGCTTTAAACGGCGTCGTAGGAGGTTCTATGCGGTATCTCTTAGGAGATCGATGCTGCGTTGTCTTGTTCGGGCTCGGAAGTACCATCTTCACCATCTTCAGCAGCGCCGTCATTCACGTCATCTGCTTCTTCAGCGGAGGTATCGTCTTCTTCACCCAGATCGTCTTCGCCACTCTCTTCCTTGGGAGTATGGAGGGGATTCTTGACCTCGTATTGCTCGCTGAACAGCTTGCGCACGTAGTCCAGATCTTCCTGAGACTTCTGACCCGGCTTGATCAGACGAGGCTCTTCCAGCTTGAACGGCATGGTGATCGCATTAACGTCAGTGCCTTCCGGAACTTCCAGATCGATCTTGACGATGTTGCACTCATTACCGTCGGCATCATGGAACACGTCGACTTCGAGTTCGAACTCAGTGTCACGCACCGGGAAGATGTAACGAGTCTTGATCAGACCGTTGGGAACGAGGCTGCTGAAGATATTGAACGTATCCTCAGTGATGTCCATCTCGTTCTCTTTGTTGCTATCCTTGCCCTTGACCTTGATGGTCATGGTGTACTTCTGTTCGCCATCATCGCCTTCACGAGTCATGCGAACACGGATGTTACCGTTGATGCCAGCTTCGCTACCCGCGTTGCAAGGGAGACCCCATTGCTCTTGGTATTCAGTGCGCTCAGCCTTTTCTTTGAGTACCGACAGATCGTCTACACGACCGTAGATCTCGTATTCCCGCTCGATAACGGTACTACCGTCACCACCCTCACCTTCCAGAGAAGGGATGAGAGATTCCAGAGACGTAACCGCTTCTGGCAGGAACGCATTCCTGAGGATTTTGTTCAGCATGGCCTGTTTTCCATAAAAGAAAAAATAAGAAGACGCTTTCATAATAGATGGGGGCCCGAAGGCCCCCATCGTATTACGCCAGGCGAATGCCGACGACGTCACGCGCGCCGCTGATCGGAACCAGCTCGAACATGATGTTGTCAGCCGTCACCACGTACACATGACCGGCACCACTGGTCTTGCGACCGATGTGATACAGGGACGTCAACGCCGTTGCCAGCGGTACGTCTGCGTGTTGCCCTTGACGGGGCGGGGTGCGTACTTCTTTGCCGACCATACCGAACTTGTCGGAATCGATCTTCACGTGCAGAACCGACATCGGCTTGAACATGATGGCAACAGTCTTACGGAAGTCTTCGAACGCCTGAGAGGCCTGTTCGGTGCTGTCTTCAGCACGTGGCAGGATATCCATGGCGTCGACCAGCTCTTCGCGGGAATCGGCATCGTTGACGTACTGCAGCGTTGCCAGCAGTGCACGGGTGCGCGACAGGAACTGTGCCACAGCTCCGGAACCGAGGCGCTTGAAGGTACCGCATTCCAGCAGGTCGTCGAAGTCACTGACGAAACTGTCGATGCTGACAGTCAGACCGAACTGATCACGCAGGGCAGCGTTGACTTCGTTGGTGAAGTGCTCGTCGATGAAGTCCATGACGTTTTCCGCCATGACACCGCGCAGGGAACGCAGGCGCTTGGCCAGGATGGCCAGGTCGGAGTCACTACCGCTGATCGCGGTGATGGTTTCCAGCGCCGTCAGGGTCTTGGCGTCGGCCACCATCGGTACCGGGATGTAGTTGTTGACGGCAACCACATCGGCTTCATTACGAACGGCTTCACCGGCTACGCGGACAGCAGCTTCACGCACAGTGCTGATGGTCTGCGGGGTGTCGATGATCGCCGGCTTGTCCACTTCCAGTTCAGCGATGTGCTGTTTGCGCACGTACGCGGCAGTGTTCGCCAGGACGTCGAGATCGACAGCATCGATGTCATTGCCCACTACGAAAGCATCACCTTCTTCACGCTCACTCACCAGACGGGAGTTCGGGCGATTGGAGACGCGGATTTCATGCGATGCTTCTTCGAGATCGTCAACCACGGGAAGGAACTCCTCACGGACATGGCCGGTCTTGTCCTTGACCAGGAAGCAGACTTCATTGTCCGGGTCATAGGTGCGGCGAGTTTGTTGTTTGGGGGAGAACGACCACTGCCAGTTAGACTTGTGGGCAAGCTGCCAATGCTCACCGTCCAGCCAGAAGTCATCGTACGGACGCTCTTTGGACATGTCCGGACCGTTTTGACGCACTTCTTCCGCAGGCTGTTGAACCGGAGCCTGACGGGCCGGTTCTTCACGCGAGCGAGCAGGCCATTCGGACTGCCCTGCCGGTGCAGCTGCCTGTTGTTGAGTAGCGCGGGTATTCGGGGTGTCCCAGATACTGCTCGAGCGCGCCGGCGCGGCTTGCTCTTGGCGATCGAACAGCGAATTGCTGCGGCTACCGAAGACACTGGTGTTGTCACGCTGAACGTTACCGAACAACGCACTGCGAGCTTGGCTCGACTGATAACCCGCCGGACGAGCAGAACCGCCACGAGAGATGGCGACTGCCTTCTCGCAGGCACGGCGCCAATCGGACTCTGCACGCTGAACATCACGGAAGATGTCGTCGGGCAGAGCGTCACTGATACGGCGATCACTCATGGCGAATGCCGCTACGTTGGCGATAACAACCGCCTCGATGGTGTCCGCGATGATGGCACGGTCTTCGGCTTCGGTGCGCGAACCACGGAGAGCATCTTCGGCCAAGATGACAATCACATCAACGAGCTTCTGCATCTCGTTGTTGTTGTAGTTCTGTGCGCCCATGTAACGGTCGTATTCGTCACGCAGGCCGTTTTGTCGCGCAGAGTTGCGGATGTAGTCGACCGTGCGTTCGTACACGTAGTTGGTGAGACTGCTCATGTTTACTCCAGCTGGATTAGGTGCGTTGAATCAGACGTTGTACACCGTCAAGCGATTCTTTATGCTCTTCGGGCTCCACAGTGGTGTGTTTCTCGTCGAGCTTAACGCAAGGATTGAACCGGTTGTTACCAATCGGTGTTGACTTCGGCAGCACACCGAAACCGGTGACGGCTGCAAACGAGGAATGGAGATACATCGTCGGGCCAATCGGCTTGGCGTCCTGACTCTTCCCGCGACCATGTGTGTCGTTCTGCTGAACAATCACAGAGGTGATCTTGAAGAAGTAGTTGTCACTCGGGTTGGATACCGAGGAGACTTCAGGGTGCTCTGCTGCTGAGCTGATGCCATGAATCAGCCACGGACGGAAGTACTTCCTGAGGAGTTCTTCGTAGTCTTTTGCCGCCATTTCCTTTTTGTTGTTGCCAGTGATACGGAACAGAAACTCGAACATGCTGTTGTTGATGTTGCGGAGCAGATAGCGCAGTACTTCAAGACGCTTGTTGTACAGACATGCTTCACGACCGCGTTTGCTGTCGAGCATGTTCTGCATTTCGCGCATGATGTAGGCCATCAAGTCATAGAAATCATGACACTCCACCTGTACCTCTTCGAGCGTCTTGACCGTTTCCTGGTCAACATACGCGTCAAGAGATCGCAAGTGTGTTTCTACTTCGTCTACCAGCTTGCCATGTTTGTTGGCTTCACTCCACAGAATGAAACCCATGAATACACACCACCACCAAGGATCGTAAAGCTCCTCGGTCTTTTCGGCATACTCAGGGAAATGGTCCAACACGTAGAAGAAGCCTGTTGCAAAGCTCTTCGCCATATCGGTCCATGCACCACGATCTATCAACAACACCACATCTGTGGCGATCGATGCGTAGTGACGGCGTGGGTTGATGCCGTCGGGCGCTTTCTTCAGAGAGGAGACCTTCACCCAGTGCTCAGGCGGAAACTTCACCGGATCGTATTCCGATTCTGTCGTGATCACTGGACGTGTACCGCAGTATTTCTCAAACGCACCCGTGACGCCGAACTTGCAGAACAAGTAATGCGGCATCGAACTGTACACCTTGCCCATGCGGATCAGATCCGACTTACTGCGCGATTTCTTGCCGCCCTTGTTGTGGAGCAGCGAATGGACGACGTAGTCCTTGGTACGGATACCGTCGACCACGATGGTGTGGTTCTCTCGGTTGAACGAGATAGGTGCGCGAGGAATACGGATGAAGACGCTGTTTTCTTCGATCTCGAACGCAATGTCACCCATGACGGGTGCCACAGCGAACTGCTTGCCCGAGACGTAAAGCATGCCTGCCTGACGGACAAACGGAATGTACATGAACATCGGTGCCAGCTCTTTGCCATGAAGGCTAAAGCGGTATTTCACCAGACGCACGTCACTACGCGCAATGTCGTACACGCGGTTGCTACCGGCGCGCACACGGGTAATGGTGTTGTATTCCGTCAGGGGGTCACACACTTCACTTCCGATGTATTCGAAACCATCCGGATACTGGTCCTCACCGCAGCGAATGATGTTGTCGATATACGACTTCGAGAAAGGCACGTCTTTGACGGCAATGCCTTTAACGACATCCTGGTTAAAGACCGGTGCCCGTTTGCGATGGGAAAACTCGAATAGAGAAGCGTCCATGGTTAACCTTCACTTAGATGTCAAACTCGACAGAATCCCGTAAATGGTTACTGCCGCCCCTAGCAATGCTGCAGCTGTCTTAGCCCACTCGACGTAGTTACGCCGATCGGCTGCATCCTTGTCCTGGATGGCTTTCGAGATGGCACCTTCGTTCTTCAGTCGTTGAACGATGATGTCAGCCCCCAGCTGCTCTGTCCTTATTCTGGCTTCTTCGACTCGCTTCTCGACTGACTCGCGCTCAACAATGATCTTGGCCATGTCGTGGAAGGGTCCGCCAATTTCAGCTTCCTCTACGCTCATGTGAAGACCGAACCGCTTATCGGCCTCCTCGAACGTATAGGTTTTGCTGATGATGTCAGACACGTGAGTACCGTCCCTGATGGGCGCCCTGGAGATGACATGTACACCGGTTGGGTAGCACGGATCGCGCTCAATCGGTACCATGAAAATCTGACCACCAAAGTTGACATAGCGAGTCGCACGTTGCACTTGACTTGCGTTATCCACCGCCTTGATCATGAACACAAACGTATTCTCGCCAGCACCTGGAGTCAGATGCTGAAGAGTTGCCTCATCACGTTTGGACTTATCAAAGGGGTGCGTCGAACCATGGTCAGCTAACCACTCCACCAACAAGTCGACATCGGGCATATAGCAACGCCCAGCGGCGTCACACAAGTCACGACTGTAGACAATGTATTCGACACTGGCAGCCAGCATCTGGTGGGTGTTGTTAAACAGGGAGATCTCGTAGGCCCGTATCCAGCACATGACCTCGCGGTCGTCCTGGTTGGTTTTACTACGAAGGGTGTCCAATGCGCGTTCCATCGCTTGCCGAGTCATCGAGTGGGTAACACACACAATGAACTCGTCTGCCGAATAATCCCCCACAGGAGGGATCATGACAGAAGTGCCGTCACGAGTAGTAACGACTAAATCACGATCCGTGTAGTTATAGTACTGAGCTGTAACTACCGGAGTACCCTTTATGCCGTTTTCATGCAAACGACTCGCTCCCCGAATCCGGGTAGCATTCTTGGTTTGGAAAGGCAGGATAGCCTTGCCGCTGTTGTAACCGCTTTTACCGCTGAGGTGGGCGTGATTATCGACTCGTGAAAACTCATGCATAGGGAATGTCCCTTATTTAAATTTTAACATGGCATTTATGCTAATGCTTCATGTCTGTTTGCAGATTTATAATGTATTGTCAGAATGAGCTTGAGTCGAACGGTAAAAAAGAAATAAATAAAAGAGCAGGGGACTTCGGTCCCCTGCTCTAATTTGACCTCAGCTAACCCTTACGGATTAGGGCTGAGTTCCAGCGCCGGTATCACCGCCGGCATCAGCGCCGCCAGTGTCACCGCCGGCACCGGCGTCGGCGTCGGAGCCGTTACCGGGAAATGTCTGGACCGGGATGGTCCAGCCCTCCGACAGTACTTCGTTCAGACCGACCACGTTGATCTTGCCGAGGATCGGCAGGTGGTTGATGTGACGGTTGCGCGGCTGTACCATGGCCTCGCGGATCTGGGTCTCGTCACGCGAAACGTTCACGTGGGAGATCAGCTCCGGAATCCAGAGGTGGGTACCGCAGTTCAGCGGGTCCAGGCCTTCCGACTTGCGCTTGAAGGTCCAGAAGATGGTGTGACGGACGCGCTGGTCGACAGTGGTCACCTTCTCGAAGGTGATGTCGTCGCCCAGGGTGCGGCTGTCGCCGTCCTTCAGGATGAACGAAGCGGTCTTCGGATCGGAACCGATCAGCACGTTGATCTGCTCGCCGGTGTAGCCGGTGTAGGCATCCAGAGCGGTGCGGTAGTTGGTTTCCAGAACGGCGTCCTGGATGTCGCTACGCAGCACGTTGCCCAGTGCAGCTTGGATGTCCTGCACGCGCTCGTAGGAACGCAGGCTGCGTACCAGAGTGCGGAGGTCGATGGTGCGTTCACGGAACCACGGACGGACCAGGAAGCGAGCGATGCCTTCCACTTCCGGCAGCAGGTCGTCGGCGTCGACGGAACCGGTCAGGAACTTCCAACGAGCCAGGCCGTCTGCGAAACGCAGCAGAGTGGTGATGGCGTTGTTGTCGTTACGCAGACGAGCTGCGGTGACCAGCAGGTCGATGTCGGCCATGCCGCGTTGTTCGGCCAGCGGGCTCGGGATCGACAGCGGGCTGCCCAGGTATACCGGGTAGCGCTCGGTGTACTCGGAGCTGTTCAGCTGCAGACCGCGCAGACGGCGGTTGGCGTTGGACAGACGAGCGTTCGGTTCCCAGCCGATGACGGCCAGATCAGCCAGACCTTGAGCGATGTCACGGCCCGGACCGGCTTCGGTCAGGGACAGAACTTCACCAGCGGCGTTGACGACCTTCTCGACGTTGATCGGAGCAGCCTGCACGATGGCGTTGGCTTTCTCGGTATCGACGTTACCGGTAGCGATCACGTTCAGGGTGACGGTGTAGCCGCCCGAGACGATCTGCTGCAGGATCGGGTTGGTCAGAGCTTCGCCCTTGTAGTTCACGGACTTGGCGTTGATCTGCAGCGAGCTGGTACGGAAATTCAGTTCCAGTTCGCGGGCCAGACCCTGGTTGCCCTTGATGAAGTGCGCACGCGGCATGTTCTGGATGTCGAAGGCCAGGACGTCGGTGTCGCCCTTACGGACGTACAGGGTCTTGACGCCAACGGAGCGATCCAGAGCATCGGTCTGGTTGGCCTGACCGGCGATCTTCACGAGGGTGTTCTGAGCCAGACCTACCAGGTTGACGCGCTTGCCGACGAGCAGCGGAGCGGTAACGACGGTACGGTTGCCCAGGTCGACGGAACGCGGCTCAACTACGCCAGCGCCGACGAACAGATCTTCGTTACCGGCATGACGCTCGGGAACCAGATCGGTGCTGTGGTCAGCCAGGATCTTGTAGTTGATGGCAGCTTCGAGCAGGCGCTTCTGCTTGAAGTCAGCGTGGTCGCCACGGGTGTTGTGCAGGAAGTGGTTCAGAACCAGGTGCGAACGGATGGTTACGTCGGCACCGCCCTGCTCGGGGGTCAGGATCACGGTGCGGTAGAAACCTTCAGCGAACTCGCCTTGCTTGGCCGCTTTCTGGTTGTACACCATGGACAGACCGATGAAGTCGGTCAGGTTGCTGTTGTCGAAGGCTTCCATCGACGGAACGGCTTTCTCGTGGAAGTCGAAGTCGCCCATGGACTCGACGGAAACCACGGAACCGACGCGCGGAGCGCTCATGTCGGAGATGGCCAGAGCGGCGGAGGCGTACTTGGCCGGATCTTGCGAAGCCATACCGATCACGGCAGTGGCGTCGATCTGGGCCTGGGTCAGCTGCTCGCCGTGGCTTTCCAGGGAAGCGGTCAGCTGCTGGCCGATACTTTCCATGGAGGTGATCAGGTTCTCACGATCGATCTCGTTCAGAGATTCCATCGAGGCCACACCGACGTTGCCGCTGATGGCGCCCTGCTTGTACATCTGTTGAAGAGTCTTGGCCTGGTCCGCCAGCGCTTGCTGGGCAGTACGGGCCTGCTTGCCGATTACACTCATTGTTTTCTCCGCGGGGAAAAGTGCAGCTTAGCTGCGGTTAGCACGAAATACCGAGGTTTCCATCTCCGTTACCCCAGTATAACGTACGTTCTGCATACCATTGCAGACTTTGACAGTCTGTCAATAGAATACCGAGTTATTTTGTACGTGATCCACGTACCGTCTGAAAGCAACCGTGTTTGCGAGCTTACTCAGATCGATCCGGCCATGAAGAGCCTTCACCATCTTGGTAGCGACGCAACCTTCGCTTTGTTTCACACTATCCGGAGCAGAATGCGCCGGCCATAGACGAATCACCAGTAGTTCGGTGTCGGCGAGTTCGACACTGACGTACGGCGCATCTACTTCAGCAGAGGTCGCACCGATAGCCAAAGTCTCAACCGAGGCGTTGGCCATACTGGCAAGTTCTTCGAGAGTCGGAGACGGAACTACCGAACCAAAATCGAAGTGAACCTTACCTGCCTTCTGATAACCACCTACCCAGCCGAGGATATCTTCAGCTTGGAAGTTGGCCATCTTGTAAATCAAAAGATCTCGAGGCGATAGTATGCCAGAAATCTTTTCATAGTTTGCAAAATCAGCATCGGCGATGCCCAGCTCCTTCTGAATGAGGTTGAGCCAGACGGGCACGATGACCATGTTGATGTTGCTCATCAGAACTTACCTCTTACGAGCTGTTTGGGTCGGGTGTAAATGGACGTCAAACTTTTTCTAGTTAAATCCGTGTCGCTGTTGTATCTCGAAAGTCAGATTGAAGGATATTCGTCCGGCAATCCGAAAATGATTCGAGACATACTCAGCCAAATCAAGCTTCCGGAAACCATCGGTGAACTCGGAGACGGCAGGAATACGCTTGCCAACCTGCGTACCACCGTGTTGTGGATGCTCAACGAAGGTGCTTCACAGAGATATGACGCAGATTCGTTGTTGCAGCGTCTGCGCCTCAACACTCAGCACGACGATACCACCTATAAAGCCTTCGAGAAAATCATCCGTCGTTATCCCGATGAGTCGGTCATCCGGAGACACATCAACGACATTTCTCGAGAGATCCGTCGTTATAAAAGCCGTGACAAACTTCACGACATCATCAAGAAGGCATCCTATACACTCTCCTTCCGGGAAGCAGAAGTAGAAGACTGGGATACCTTCGTTCTGCAAACTGCTCAAGATCTCCTGTCTGTTGATATGGAGACTGAAGAGCGTGTTGACCCAGCCTTTATCACCTCGGTAGACTTCAGTTGTGCTAAGTCGGTAGCCGCAGCGTTTGAGGACATGAACAAGTCCTTGAGTACCGAGGGCATCATCAAGTTCCCCTTCAAGGGATTGAACCGGATGATGGGTGTGCAGGGTGGTGCACGTCGTGGCGAATTCGGTCTTGTGAACGCTCTACCACACAACAACAAGTCAGGTACTCTCCTCGACCTGTTCATTGGTACGTGCATCTACAACGACCCGTTCCTGTTCGACCCCAGCAAGAAGCCGCTGGTATTGTTCTACAGTACCGAGGACGATGTCCCAATCATCATCCAGAAGATCTACGTGATCCTCAAGCAGCTTGAACTGGGTCATGCGGTATCGGTCAAGGGTCTTGATCCGATTGAAGCGACCGAATACGTGATGTCCAAACTACGGGCACGCGGTTGGGAAGTCGAACTCCATCGTATTAAAGGTTCCGAGTTCACTTACGCCAAGTACATCCGTCACCTAGAGCAGTACAAAGCCAAAGGCTACGAAGTCTGTGTATCCATCATTGACTACTTGGCCATGTACAGCAAAGACGGTTGTGTGCAAGGTGCGACTGGCGATGATCTTCAAGACCTCTACAAACGAGTTCGTGAATATACGTCAGCTGAGAAGATCCTTCAGATTACAGCGCATCAGTTGTCTACACAGGCAAAAGAAGAAAAGCGGGTCGAACCTACCAAGTTCATCCGCATGCTACCTGGTGGCGGTTACTATCAGGGCTGTAAGAAGCTGGATACCGAAGTGGATTGGGAGTTCTATGTCAACAAACAGACCGTCAACGATGGTGCTTACCTAGAATACCTCTGGGGCAAACACCGCGGCGTAGTAGAGCCTACTCCGGAAGCTCACAAGTACTTCGTCATGAAGTTCTCGGATCATCCGATGTACGGTATCCGTTACGACTTCGATCTGGATGACGACCTGAGCTACAAAGTAGTCGGTGGTAAGCCTAACAGTGCTGGCGGTGGCCTGCATTGGGATGACATTGATGAAATGAACGCAGCCGCATAACGAGGAGGGGCACCGCCCCTCCTCTATGCCGTCTCAGTTACCGCGCAACTGATTGTTCTCTTGGATCAGAGCTTCAATCATGAGTTCTTGTTCAGCGATAGTTGCATCACGTTGAGCAATCGTGTCCGACAGGCGGATGATGGTCGCTGTACTCGTCTCACGGTTGGTGACTGCGTTCATGCGAGCCTGGGTCAACTGGGCATGTTGTTGCTCAGACACAAAATCACTGGTCAGTGCTTTGCCAACGAAAATCTGAGGAGTCACACCAATCTTGGAGTTGACAGACTCGATGATGGCTTGTTTGACATCTGTGATATCGCGGGAGTCAGGCCACATACCCATCGACACACCGAGCACCAAACGACTGTACTTGATGCTACCCATGTTGGGGTAGCGTTCGATGTATGTGTCCGGGACGTAAGTGAGTGCACCAGTCTTGTCACGCAGACAGACAACCAGAGCACCGTCGAGCTGGTCTTCGCTGTAGGCAGTAGCCGTGAGACCGACTGGTTCATAGACCAGTTTCATTGGGTCTTGTTTACGTGCTACCAGTTCGGAGAACGTCCGTAGAGCAACTACGGTGTAAATCTTGTTGGCATCTACTGTAAAGGGCGCGCGCAGTATAAACGAACCCGAGATACCCATCGGTGGGGTCAGACGACTCATGGTGGCCTCGAAGGGTTAAGTATTCATCACATGATAGACGGACATAGAGGGAGGGCGAACCCTCCCTCTTTATTTCCCGTTGTACGGGAAATTACGGATGAACTTATAGATTGCATCAGAATTCACAGCCACGCAAATCTGAAAGATGAAATTGATGATGGCTACAGTGGCAGGGAAGACCACTCGAGTCATTGGGTCGCCGCTGCTGAATTCGTAGGAAAATACAGCAATGGCAGTGCTAGTTGAAAGGACGATGGCAAGCATCACAGTGACACCAAGAGATGCTTTCTGAGCAGCTTTGGTAATGCGTACTTGCTTAGTCGATATGAGAATCCGGTGAAGCAGTATGACCAACGCAGCCGTCACCAGGATGATGGCTATGTCGACAAACAACACCCAGAGTTCCATAGTTGTTGTTACCTCAGATGACAAAATAAAAAGGTTTGTCATAGGATATCACGGGAGGGCGAACCCTCCCGTATCTATCAGAGTGACATGACGTACTGCTCGTCGCCCTTATCCAACTTAGCGCGTTTACGCTTGCGGTAAAGGATGCTACGGCGAAGTGCTTTAGCACGAGAGATAGCGATGTCCCAATGGGCCATTACTTTCACCTCATCACCAATCAAGATCTCATCGTAGTCGCCAGTGAGAGGATTGGTGACCCTGAAGTAATACTTCACGGTGTGCAGCGATTTCCGAGTAACCAGAATCAGTCCAGGCATACCGAGAGGAACGCGTTTGTCTTTACGCTCCATCACGATAGTTCTGAACTTCGGTTTCATGATCGCTGAGATCTTCTTGATCGTACGCATTGCTGCCTTGTAACCTTCAGCTGCACTGCCATAATCAGAATCGAAGAAACACTCGCTGTAGTGCTCGTTGTCGTTAGTGGGTGTGATGCGCCAGCACTCCCGACCCTGATACCGGTTGAGAGATTTGACGCGAGGAACTAACCCAAGCCCATCAATGAAGTAATGGGTTCGCATCGATATTACAGACATCCACACCCCCTTACTTGTAGCTGAGTTTGCTAACGCCGATCGGCTTGTAGTTACTATCGTAGCAGATCGGGTATTCGCACGAACCACCGTTGCTTTCGACTACAGACGGATCGAGCAGCGGCAGGTACTTGGGCAGATCTGCTTTCGGTACCGGATTACCATTGATAGAGCAGGAATCGTCCAGACGAGGATTGCACCAGGCTTCCTTGATCTCGCCGAAGCTGGCAACCTGAGCTGCAGGCTGACCACCAGCAAGATCCGCTTGGAACTGCTTGCTACCACCGATGTAGTGCAATTCCAGCTCGTTCATAATGGCCAATTCATGGTCGATACCGGAGTTCTCGTAGAATTCCACTAGCATCTGTCCGGCCTGGACGTAGCTGACTGCATTCATGCCTGCATTCGGGCCTGCGCCGAAACGATAGGCTACGGGCTTGCCATCGGTGCTCTGCCCGATGTAGTACCAGAGCGACAGCAGAAGAGTTACATCTTCCGGATGAGTGCCGACCTCTTTCCCTTTCACTCGACATACACCTTTACGACATACAGCCTGCCTGCGGTTAAAGTAGGTTACGTGACGACCTTCGTCTGGTATCCATTCCGTGATTTGGCGCGGCATGGCCATCCAGGTACACAGCAGCACGTCTACATCGGGCCCGCCGGTGACGGCCACCTTGTTCATCTTGCAAGGGATGGCTTCGGGCAGACCTTCCATGCTCAGTTCGTCAGGGAAAGATCCCCGATCGTACTGGAGTGCCATGGCCGACATTTGGAAAACAGCAGCCAGAGAGAGCAGGATGGAACAGATAATCTTTTTCATGTTATTTCCTCACAGCGGACATAGGCGACAGGGCATGTGCCCTGTCGTATTTAATTACGGGGATTTGTGGAAGAACATAGAGTACGCAATATAAAGAATCGCGTACAGAACAAGCGAACCCAATGGCCAGGTGACGAACAAGCGCACAAACGGACTGGGGATGCGGTTATGCCAACCAACCGCCACCAGTACAAACGGAGCGATGAACTCCGCTACTGCTGCCATCACAATTGCTGCCACTATCAACAAATGGTTATCGGTCATAGCGCCCCCATAGAGAGACTGCTTGCGCAGTCTCTCGTTTATTTAGAAAGTTGTTGTTTTAGCAATCCCCAACGCAAACATCAGGGACAGGTTATCCAGCGGAATGGAGAATGCAGCAGCGTCTTCGTGACCACCACCACCAAACTCTTCAGCGAGGATACTGAGATTGATCTTTTTGTCCTTGCCACGTGCACTGAACACCACTTTGTCAGACCGGATGCTGTAAACCAGCACAAAGTCGACATCGGTGGTTTGGTTCAGTTCATCCGCCACTTCATTTCGAATGGTGAACGGTGCGTTTACAAGAGCAACCTTATAACCACGCCATTCCACCCGACGTACGTAGTTGCGAATGATGTCATTCACTTGCCGTTGCAGTTGTTTGACTAGCAACTTGCCAGCCGACAGTGCTGTGTATTTGGGTGTGCCGTCTTCGTTGACGTGACGATCGAAGTTATCGATGTAACGTCCGGAGCCAGCCAGCCAGGCGTTGAACGCAGCAGTCTCGGGATACTTCTTGGTGAAGCGATCGTAGTCGTCGATCAGTGTCAGCGCTGTAGGGACAGGACCTGTGTATTCCAGACCATGATCATTGAAGAACAACCACGACAGAATGGCGCCTGATCGCTCGATGTCCATCATCAGGTATACCGGAGCCTCGATTCCGTCATACTTGTCGACGATCTTCATGAAGTCCGAGTACTTGTCTACCCGAGGCAGATCACTGATCTTGCGCAGGCTAGAATCATGGTGATCTACGATGACCACTGCCTTAGCCGATGCACGGAGTTGTTCGACTTCTTCGGGTTTGGGAGAGATGTCGACAACGAAAACAACCATCCCATCGACTTGTGGAACTGGATCACCGTAACGCCATGCAATGTACTCGGCTTCAGGACCGAGTATCTTCCATGCCGCCCATGCAGAAGCTGTACCATCATTGCAATTGCCGTGATAGACCACAGCCATGGAATGTTTGCTCACATCACTCTCCGAACAGATAGATGGGGATTGCCAGCCTGAGAAGAGACAGGCTGATGCAGAATAGGATCGCTAAGGCTAACGTCTGGATTATAAATCCATCGACTGAGTCGTAGACGTATTCGCCTCGAGTAAACACAGGACACCTAGCGTGGATCTCCTTGTACTCACTGACGTGATGCCTTGCGACGATGGACGCCGCAAGGACACATGCCATTACGTTCATGAAGACGAAATAGCCGTCCATCACGATCAACCGTAATTGACGAGGTCGTACGTGAACAGCTCGATCTCGTTGTTACCCTTGACCATACTGCGGACACTGAAACGAAGGTTATCGCCGCCGTTGCTATTGATGGCGTTCTCAACGAACTGAGCCATCGGGCCTTCGGTCTGAATCTTGCCCATCACGACCTGATCGCCTTCAGTCCAGATGTCGGTAATGCGTGCGCACACGCGACTTCTATCGACATGACGGTAACGATCGAGACGCTCGTTGGCATGAGCAGTCTCGGGAAGCCGAGGCGTACCAAACTCGACCAGAAGACCTTCTTTAGCGGCCTTCTCGGCAAGCTTCTGAAAGACCTCTGGATAAACCCGCCCGGAGGCGTGCAGGTTGTGACTCAGGCACACAGTAGCTTGTACTGATTGCTTCTTACGTTGTTTGCTCATTGCTGCTCCCATACAAGCGCATCCGCTTTTCCAGTGAAAACTTTCCAGGCCATGCGGAAACGATTACGCAACGATGGATAACCTTCTGGCCGACACGCAACCCAGCGCGGCTTACCCTCGATCATTACCTGCCGCTGATTGTCATTACCTTCGGCAATCAGTTGGTCTGCGTGATGCAGGCCAGGGTACTGTGACGATTTACGCATGATTACACCTTTGCCAGTGTGAGACCGCGTTGGCCTTGATATTTGCCCATCTTGTCCTTGTAGGAGCGCAGGCACTCTTCGTCACCCTGCAGGAAGACGAATTGAGCAATACCCTCATCCAAGTAGCAGCGCACCGGACTGTTCGTCACGTTGGCTACTTCGATCATTTCGGAACAAGACTCCAATTTGGAAATTTATCGGATCGACAGCGTTTCTTAACACCGCCGGCGGTCATTCCTACAGCTTTACCTGCGGCAGCCGCATTTTGGTAGGTTTCGCCATCGATAACTACTCTTTCTCTGGTACGCCCTTCAGCAGATCTGGCGACATGGTCAGGATCATTGACACGACCCTTCCTGACCTCTGAGTATTGGCGGCGTGTCTCCTCGCTGTGCCTATGACCGAGCAAGTTAGTATTGCCCTTCATGGATTCGGATTTCTTAGCCTTCCATTCTTCAGAGTGCTTAGATCCTTTTGCGTTAGTGTTGCCTATTAGCTTTTCAGAATGACGCTTGACAACATCTGGGATTGCCATGAGTCCATTGACGCTAGTTACGGCATCTATAGCCACGTTAAGGCCAGCCTCCGAGCCAATATGACCTTGCTCGATCGCTCTGGCCGACTCTATGGAATCTGTCCGATGGAACACCAATTCAATCTCGGGATTTTCGTTGACCAAACCTTGAAGAGCATGATTGTGGTGATCTCCTCGCCGCAAGCTATTGAGATGTTCTCTACGACGACGCTCGATGTCTCCAGTCGATCCGTAGTAGACCTTACCAGACGCGGTATGTCTAAGCTCATACGCCCCGCAGAGGGGCTCTCCTTTGACCGGGACAAAGCCGGTCATTTGGACGTCTGTCTTTTCTCCCATCACACCCTCGCAAGAGTTAAGCCTGTTTGGTACATGTACTTGCCGCCTTTGTCTTTGTACGAACGCAAGCACTCTTCATCCCCTTGGAAGAAGACGAATTGGGCAATGCCCTCGTCTAAGTAACACCGTACAGGACTGCTGGTCACGTTAGCGACTTCTATCACTACATGACCTTCGAACTCTGGCTCGATGGGAGTGACATTACAGATCAGAGCAGAACGTGCGTACGTGCTCTTGCCGAGGACGATCACGAGGATGTCACGCGGGATACGGAAGTACTCGACCGTCGGGCCCTGGATGTAGCTGTGGGCTGGAATCCAAACGAATCGAGCGCCGTCTTCATCCACATGGATGGCGGGAGTGCCGAAGTTGGTTTCCTTCATGCGCTTCGGATCGATCTCCGGCTCATGTACGTTGGTGAAGACTTTGATGTGGGTTGGATCAGCAGCCAGACGAACATCGTATCCGTACGACGACGTGCCGTACGAGATGACCTTGCGCAGAACACCGGTCGGGTCTACACCGTCGTGGAGATCTATTGGCAGACCGTTGGTCTTCTCGACGTACCGTACAGGACGATCGAAGAAACCTTCAATCATTGGCTTCCAGTCAGGAAGGGCATCTTCCGGCAATGGCACGGCGTACGGTTTGTTGCCGTAAATGTCACGCTGGTTCTCATCACACCAGTTGTTGATGAGTTCTTGTTCTTCCTTACTGTACGGTGGAGAGATCAATCCCTGAGGCATCCCCATGCGATCATAGATCTGGTGGGTAGGTTTGGTGCACTGATGAATGATCCAGCGATCGCTTTTAACTGCCATGATTTACTCACTGTTGGTTAAGGTTGACCAGGAGACGTTTCTGGAAATCATCTCCCGTCCAAATGACGATGATGTGGTTGTATGCCTTGATTTTCATCAACTGGGAGATCATAGAGTCGGTGTAGAACCACGCCTTGATCGGATTCATCCGAATTATCTCGTCAGCTAATATATCGAGCTTGGACGTGTATTCGCCATGAAGACTCATGAACTCTTCATCACTAGCCGTCTCGAACCGATGCTCCTTGATCCCATCGGTGATTTTGATGACCAGATCAACTAGCTCATCAAGTTGAGCAAGTCGCCGCTTCTGCGCCTTTGTCTTGAACATTAACTTGCCCCTTCTTAACACCTGGAATTCGATGTGGGTCTTTGCGCAACTCTGACGTTAGATTGAGTCGAGTTGCGTAGCGACCGATGCCTTGCTTTACAGCAAAGTTCTGAGCCAACCGCATGGCTGCTTTAATCGCTTTATCGCGATCCCCCGGTTGCAACTTAGATTGGAAGAACGACCCAGCATAGTAGACATTCACATTGCCTGTACGCATACCGTCCTCACCACGGATCACACAACCACCCATACGCTTGAACCCAGGCAGCTCATACAAGCTGACTACCAGTTTCTCGTTGAGTTTGTGAACCGTAATACCTTCCATATTGCCCCCTTAGTCTATCTTAGACACCATAGTTTTGGATACTTTGGTTTTATTTAACGTGGTATCAACGTCATTATGTATTGTTAAATAAGAGTTCAATTTACAAAAATAATTGACCCCTGATACTTTATGCACAGAGGGCTAAAACATCCAGATTCTTAGTCTCGAAATTACCTGGTAAGGCATCCATCAATGATCAAAGAATTCATCAAACGCGACGGTCGCATCGTGCCATTCCAAGCCAGCAAAGCCCTCGGTTGGGGTGAGTGGGGCGCACGTGGTTTCAAGAAGTACATTGACTGGCAAAGCATCGTCGTCACCACCGTGGCCCAGATGCCCGAGCGTTGCCATGCCAAGGACTTCAATGACGGCCTGATCCAGAATGCACTGAATGAAGACACCTGGGCTGGTCAGCTCATGGCTGGCCGTATCTACGCAGCGCAGATCCACAAAGAAGTGTTCGGTGGTAAGAAGCGTCGTCCCCTGAAAGAAGTCCACACTGCCATGATCGATGCCGGTGTGATGGTTCGTCTTGACTACACCGACGAAGAATACGACGAGATCGAGAAGTGGGTGGATCATGAGCGTGACTTCCACTGCGCTCACTATCAGCTGAAGCAAGGTCGTGACAAGTACGCGATGCGTAACCGTATCACTGGCAAGGTCTACGAGACCCGTCAGCACGCGTTGGCACGTGTAGCTATGGTCATGTGTGAGCCTCACGAGAAAACCACTCGTATGGCTCGTCTGAAGTCGATCTACGAGGATCTGTACAGCGAGCGTCTGTCCGCACCCACACCGAACCACAACAACTTCGGTACTGGTCACAACGGCTTCTTCTCCTGCTGTCTGTTCACATGCTCTGATGATCGTGATTCGATCAACGCATCTACCAACATCGCTGAAGTGATGACCTATATGTCCGCCGGCCTCGGTGAGAACATGATGGTGCGTTCGCTGGGCGATCCCATTGATAACGGTCGTGTTATTCACCAGGGCAAAACACCCTACTACACCAAACAGACCGGTATTGTCAAGTCGAACAAACAAGGCAATCGCGGCGGTAGCCTGAACGAGTTCTTCAGCGCCTATGATCCGGAAGTCGCCGACATCATGGTTCTCAAGAACCCGCGCACTCCAATCAATAAGCGCAATCGCAGCATCGATTACACCATGATGCTCAATAGCTGGCTACTCGCCAAGTCGGCTGCAGATGAGAAGATCTTCCTCTTTAACTGCTATACTGCGCCGGATCTCTATCGCGCACTGTACGGCAAAGATCCCGATGAGTTCATTGAACTATATCAGAAATACGAGAACGACGATTCCTTCAAGAAGAAGTGGATGTCTGCTCGTCAACTGGTTGTCAATGCTCGTTCTGAAGGTTTCGAGACCGGTCGCTTCTACATGCTTCTGATCGATGAGGTGAACTACCACACCCCGCATCGTGACCCGATCCTGTCGTCGAACCTGTGTGTCGAGATCACTCAGCCGACCGCACCGTATGGTCATGCGATCGAACTCTACAGCGAGAAGTTCCTGGGCTACATCAAGTTCGATACCGAATCCAAGAAGGGCATGTTCTTGGACTCCAACGTGCCGGTTGAAGTCAAGGGCATTCCGGGCTGTGTAGCGGCTCTGGAACTCAAGCCCGGTGTCATGTTCCGCCGTGCTCCTCAAGATCGCAAAGAAGGCGATGATGAGTGGTCACGTGTAGTTGAGGTCACTGACAAACGTCAGGAACCTGAAGTTTCTCTTTGCGCACTTGCAGCGATCATACCCACGAACGTCCACAGCGAAGAACAGTACGCCGAGACCGCCTACAACGCGCTGTACATGATCGATTTCTGTATCGACCACAACCACTACGCACTGCCGCACATGAAGCTCACTGCTCAAGCGCGCCGCAATGCGGGTGTCGGTCTGATGGACATCGCTCACTACATGGCGCAGCGTAAGCTGTCGTACACCTCTCAAGAAGGGATGATGGAACTGCACCGGGTGGCTGAGCGTCATGCTTATCACCTGATCAATGCTTCCATCCGCCTGGGCCAAGAGCGTGGCAATGCTGAGTGGATTCACAAGACCAACTGGCCACGTGGATGGACTCCTCAATCCACCTACAACAAGAACGTGGACACGCTGGCACCGTTCGTTAACCAGTACGATTGGCACGATGTAAGTCAACGTCTCATTCAACAAGGCGGTGGTCGTTTCAGCTCGCTGATCGCACACATGCCGGGTGAGTCGTCGTCCAAGTACAGCGCCTGCACCAACAGCCTCATGGACCTGCGTTACATCTCGATCATCAAGACCGACGGTGATAACACCATGTACTGGGTGGCTCCGGAAGCTGACACCCTGAAGGAGTGGTATTCCATTGCCTGGAAGCGTACTCGGAAGCAACACACCGACACCTACGCCATCTTCCAGAAGTGGGCTGATCAATCCATCAGTGCTGACGACTACGCCACGTTTGAAGGCGACGAAAAGATCGATTCGTCCGATCTGATCGAAGAGACCAACTACATGGCGCAGATGGGCCGTAAGTCTCTGTACTACACCAACTCCGAGACTTCTGACCGTGAGGCGCTGGCAGCTGTGATGACGCGTGTGCGTCGTGACGTGGCTGAAGATGATGGCCTGGACACCTCTGGTCCGGCCTGTACCAGTGGCGGTTGCTCAATCTGACGAACAGCGGGTACTAATGTGCCCGCTTCACTCTCTCATTCGGAAATATGAAGTATGACGGAAATGGCTGTTATCGACAATGCCATCTTCAACACCGATAAAGGTGATTATGGCGATTCGCGGTTGTTCCTGGGTGAGCCCCGTGGTCTACTGGACACCGTGAACGACCCACATCCCAAGCTATGGAGCATGTGGCGTTCGTTGCGTGGCCTTGACTGGGATACCAACGAGTTCGACTTCAGTCCCTGTCTGATCGAGTTCAAGACCGGCGATCCCATGATTGCTCAGGCCATGATCCAGAATCTCGGTTGGCAATGGGAAGGTGACACAATTGCTGCCAACAGCATCATGGCTGTAGGTAACAACTTCGTGACCAATCCGGCGCTGAAGGTATTGTGGGATCAGATCGTTGCCAATGAGAACCTGCATGCCACCACGTACTCCGAGATCGTACGCTACAGCTTCGATGCACCCAACCAGGTACTTAACCAGGTACTGGCGATCAAGGAATCCATGTCCCGCATGGAAACCGTGGCTCGTGTCATGGGTCATTCGTACCGCACTGGCCTGAAGGTATCGCTGGGTCTGATCGACCGTAACTCGGAAGAAGCCTACGCGGCTGCTTTCATGTTCACTGTCGCTCTGTTCCTGCTCGAGCGTGTACACTTCATGGGCTCGTTCGCTGTGACTGGTGCCATCGCCATGACCGGCGATTACATGCCGATCTGTAAGGCCGTTCAGCGTATTGCGCAAGACGAGTCCGAGATCCATGTGAACGTCGGTAAATACGTGATCCAGTACGAGATGTCCACTGCTCGTGGTCGGGCCTGCTGGAAAGCCAATCGCGAGACCATCGACGACATGATGCTCGAGGTACGTGCATCGGAAATGCGCTGGCGTAATTTCCAACGTGATTCTGGTTCCAAGGTACCTGGCGTGGGTTGGGATGAGATCGGTTCCTACATCAACTTCAACTGTGCAGATGCCATGGACGTTCTGGAACGTCCTGTTGACTTCAAGGCACCGTTGGACATGCCGCTACCGTACATGGCCAAGTGGCTGGATGTGGCTGCTACTCAAGCATCCCCGCAAGAGCAAGATAACGGTCAGTATCGTGTCAACGTCGTACACCACAACGACCATGGCAGGAAGTTCCCGTTCGAAATGCGTCGCCCTCGGGAAACCTTCCAGATTCCCGTAGTGAGTTAAGCACACTCCCCACAGTGCGAAAGCGCTGTGGGGTTTATGCCGACATCCTATGTACAGTGATGTAAACTGTATTACATCTTACCTCGAGGATGAAAAGATGAGTATTGCTGATAAAACTGGCCGGGGTGTCTTCCTCGAAGCCGTGAACAAGGCCGTTCGTGGCCAAGGCTTCGAGTTCGCCGCTGGCGAGCTGACCTTCAGCCCGGTGGAAGTGTCCACCAATCCGGCTAAAGAAGCCGAAGTGCAAGTGGCTGTCGCCAATGCCGAAGGCATCATCAAGTCGGTCAACGGCGTTGAAACCCGCATCAGCGGTCCGCAGGTCGTGTTCTTCGACCGTCTGGACATCGGCATGATGTTCCTGAACGTCGGTATCGAAGTACCTGAAGTTCCGGCTGGCACCTACACCACCACCGGTGACGTCGTTGCTGCTCTGAACGCTCGCTACGGCCTGGATTTCACCGAAGAAGACATCGACTTCAGCGTCGTTGTCGAAGACACTTCGGTTATGCTGACCGCCCTGCCAGGTTCCTACGCTTTCCGCGGCGAACTGATGGTGGATATCCAGCAAGCAGGCGCACCCGAACTCCCTTTAGCTGATGTCGTAATCAATCCAGTGCTGGACGGGCCTGATTACGGCGATGTGACCCCCGTCGACTCGGAACCGCAGCCTCAGTAACGGCTGTAGTGAGGACAACCCATGAGTAATCAAAGCTTGACAGCCACGATTGCTCAGCTTCCTCTACTTGAACAGCAGCTGTTGTCCGGTGAGGACAGTATTGAAATCACGATCGCTACTCGTATCGATGGTGGTGAGGGGTTCGAACGCAAATCGTTCAGAACCACGCTCAATAATGTCCTCAGCATTTACGCTATTCGGCGTGATAACCCCAACGAGGTAACTGCCGAACAAGTAGGCGCCTACACCATTGAACAGGTGCAGGCTCTTCTTGAAGAGAAGCTGGGTATTGACGGCATTGCTGTCAACTCCCTGAAATTGGACGGTTATACTCGACAAGAGATTGTCGAGGAAGCGCGTCAGGGAACTGTAAACGATGCGCGCAACCTTGGTGGTAAACCGGCAGCGGATTATCTCTTGGTTGACCAGTTCGAAACGGCTCTTGTCGACATCACTGAGGTGATCAACGACATGACCGACTCCATTACGCTTTAAGACAAAAAAGGTGACGTATGTCTCTCGATGCTCAAAAACTGACGGATCTGTTGACCGCCCTGGCTAGCTTCAACGCCGCCATTCGTGGTCGCCTCGATGGCAAGCTGGACATCAACGCCGTAGCGTTCGACTCCAACAAGCTGGGTGGCAAGACCCTCGCTGAAGTACAAGCTCTGATCGGTGATGCCGCTGCTGCTGATCTGGCTGCCCTGAACGCTGAATTCGAAGCCTTCATCGCTCGCCAGGACAACCCGCACAACGTAACCAAGGCCCAAGTCGGCCTGGGTAACGTCGACAACTTCGGCACCGCTACCAACGTCGAAGCTGTTGCTGGCGTGCTGACCAACAAGTTCCTGACCCCGGCCAACCTGCAAGCCTTCTGGGCTGACAAGGTCGGTACCGCTCCGGAAACCCTGGACACCATCCAGGAACTGGCTGCTGCCCTGCAGAACAACCCCGATGCCCTGACTGCTCTGCAGCAGATCGCCGGTGACAACCAGGCTGCCATCGCCCAGCTGCAGACCGATCTGGCTGCCGCTCTGGTTACCGCTGCCAACGATGCCACCGCCAAGGCCGACGCTGCTCAGGCTGCTGCTATCGCTGCTGCTGCTACCGACGCCACTGCCAAGGCAGACGCTGCTGAAGCCGATGCCAATGCCTACACCGACGGTCGCGAAGCGGCTATCCGTACGGATCTGGCTTCTGGCCTGGCTTCCAAGCTCGGCAAGCTGGAACAAGCTGCCGACTCGGCCAAGCTCGAAGGCAAGACCAAGGCCGAGATCATCGCCGAAGCGCAAGCTGGCGTTGACCTGAGCCAGGTCGTTCTGAAGTCCGATGACTTCGGTCAGTACAGCGTCGGTGGTCAGACTCTGACCGCTCTGGTCGCTGCTCTGAATGCTGCTGACAGCACCAACGCCGATTCCATCACTGCCGTCCAGACTGCACTGAGCGACTTCATCGCCGCCAAAGCCACTTCGGCTGAAGCCGTTGCCGGTACCGACGATGCCAAGTACATCACTGCCCTGGGCCTGAAGGCTGCGGTTGACGCTGCCATCAACGGCGTGGTCGATGGCGCTCCGGCTGCCCTCGATACCCTGAAGGAACTGGCTGACGCTCTGGCCAACCAGGAAGACGCTGTTGCAGCTCTGGTTACCGTCATCGACACCAAGCTGAACCTGACCCAGGTACAAGCTGAAATCGCCACCGCCCTGACTCCGATCGATGCGCGCATCGATGCGCTGGAAGCTGCTGTTGGTGAAGGTTCGAACTTCCTGCAGGCTGGCGAAAGCGATCTGGGTCTGAACCCGGTTGCACTGGCTACCGACGGTGAGAACCCGGCTCAGAACCTGAAGACCATCGTCGAGCGTCTGGATCAGGAAGACGCTGCGCTGGATGCCCGCATCACCAGCGAACGCGATGCTCTGCAAGCCAGCGTTCAGGGTGTGCAGGATCAGGCCACTGCCAACGCCAACGCCATTGCCAGCACCAATACTGCTGTCTCGGCTCTGGACGGCCGCGTCGTTGCTCTGGAAGGCCAGATCGGTGACAAGCTGGAAGCTGGCGATGCCATCGGTACCAACACCGTCACCTTCCCGGATGCTGACACCCAGGCTCCGACTCAGCAGGCTCTGGACGCCGTTCTGGAACAGCTGCGTCTGGCTGTGGAAGCTGCCGAGAGCGGCGCTGCAACTGACCTGGCTGCTCTGCAGACTGCGTTCAACAACTTCGTAGCGGCGAAAGCTACCACTGCTGAAGTGATCGCTGGTACTGACGATGTCAAGTACACCACCTCGCTGAGCGTGAAAGGCGCCATCGATGCTGCCATCGCCGAACTGGCTGGCACTGCACCGGAAGCTCTGAACACCATCAACGAGCTGGCTGCTGCGCTGAATAACGATCCGGACATCATCAACACCCTGATGACCCAGATCGGTACCAAGCTGGACGCCACTGCCCAGGCCGTGGACTCGGCGAAACTGCAAGGTCGCACCATTGCTGACCTGACCGCCAGCAACCAGGACGTCATCGACGGTACTTCTACCGACAAGTTCGTGACTCCTGCTGCCCTGTCGATCAAGCAGAACGCCCAGGACGCTGCTATCGCTGCCAACACTGCTGCCATCAGTGACCTGATGACTCAGATGGCTGCTGCGTTCGACGCTGCTGCTGCAGACCTGGACCCGGCTGCTCCGTAAGTCCATGCCTTCGGCATAAACGCATAGAGGGAGGGCATCAGCCCTCCCTCTATGCCGTGTGTCATTAAACGATCAAATCGCCGGTAATGCGAATCTCGCCATCCTCGGTAATTCGTAGCTGGCCTTCTTCGGTGATACGGCGGATACCGCCAGACCAGAAGATGTGAATGGTCTTGCGACCAATGTAGATCAGTGATTGGTCTTTGGCGTAAATGTCAATCGACGTATGAGCCATCAAGGATTCAAATGGTTCGTTGATGTCGATATCGAACTCACCGTCCACCAGATTGAACTTGTTGTCGAGATACTCAATGAGTGCGTCCTTGTCATTGATGCCGATGGTTTCTTCAGCATCGATCTGGAACACAGGGTAATGGTTGTCGATATCTGCCCGAGCGTAGTAGAGATCCTTCTCACCCTTGAGACGTCCACCTGCCTTAGCCTTTACCAAGATGATGGTGTTGTCACCGTGTTCATCTTCTTCCATGGGCCGTACGTTCTCAACGTCCACTACGCTGGGATTGAGTGCTACACGGTTCGTCCGGTAGATCAGTGCAAAGAGATTCTCCAGCGCTGTCTTCTCTGGATCAAATTTAAATCCATCAGTCTTGCAAGCCATAATGACCTCAGATAGGGAGGTTGCTTAAGGAACGGTCATACTATTTCGCCGTTATAGACGAGGTCGTACTCGTTGTCCTCAGCTATCTCCTTAATGAACTGAATAAACAAATGACGATGGCAGAATTTACCCGCAGTACAATAACAAGCAATTGCTAATTGAGCATCTCTTTCCAATAGGTTCTGAAAGTCCTCTGGACGGGCTCTAAAATGCGCTCTAAGCTTGTCTAAATAAATGGTGGTATATTGGTCGTCAGTTACTTCGCCGCGCTTGTAGGCGTACAGTACGTCCTTATACGGGGCAAACGGTTCATAACCTGACTTAACAGTGATGTCGAACAACTCTATATTCTTTTCTTTAGCCTTCCTCCATTGAGGAATGGCAATCGTGTACAGCGTAAGCATGATTACCCTCCTCAATGACACGTACATATATTGGAAGACGGCATAATAAAGTACTTCCCCCAGTGATCTAATCTCTAGGCGAAGAGAAGATCACTGGAGGCTGCACTTTACGACAAGTGGAAATGAGGAGCGGGCACTTACACTTGTCACGCTCATTTACACAGCCGGATGCAAATGAACGCTATGGCAGCGGCCGGAGCAACGCGTCAACGGCCATCGTTTACCAACAGAGCCTACCGGTAGCGAGATTAAGCAGGATGCTGGAACATGCAACCACCCCGACTATCACGACGAGTTCATCGGGGGCAACGAATAGGGAGGTGAGAGGGGTTACCTCTCACCTAGTCTGCAACCTATCGAGAGGTGGCATTAGGGTCAGAGGATGATCCAACCCGAACAGTACGCAATTAAGCGCATTCTTGATGTAGCTAAATTGTAAAAGAGCAGAACTCTACACACTATAGGGGGCAAAAGTCCTTACAAATCAACGAGGGTGTTGCCACCCTCGCGATTCATCTTCTACATTAGCTATCGAGCAGGATGCTCATGCCACGCAGGTTGGCTTCACCATCACGGAATGCAGCAGCGATCCAGGTGTCGTAATGACGGATCAGGACTTCGGCGGCACGATCGGTGAACATGTCGGAAGTCAGGACGAAGTTATTACCTTCGTTGGCCTGGATGTTGGACAGGGCCACTTGACCAGCTTCGGTCAGCATTTCGTTCTGATTCAGCAGAGCCAGCAGGTTCAGGACATGACCACGGATCTGGTCAGCTTCGTCACCGATGCGATAGTCGGCTTGTTCGATGGTGACCGGAGCAACCATGGATTCGATAGAAGCTTTGTTGTCGTCCTTATTGTCCGACTCCTCTTCTTCCTCTTCCTGGTTATCGGTGTCATCGCCACCTTCGGTACCGTCAGTACCTTCAGCGTTGTCGACATCATCCGTGCCTGCTACGTCATCAGCACCTTCGACATTGTCGTCAGTGCCAGTGTCATCGCCACCCAGGTCATCGCCGGAAGTATCGTCAGCACTACCGGTGTCATCGCTTGCGTCACCACCGGACAGATCATCGACGTTGTCAACATCGTCACCGGCATCGCCACTGGTGTCGTCTGCTTCACCAGTACCTTCAGCACCAGCGGCATCATCGAGACCGGCCAGGTCATCGCCGCCTTCAGCGTTGTCCAGATCGAGATTGGCGTCAGCCGACTCATCAGCACCTTCGGCGCCAGCATCGAGATCGTCAGTACCTTCATCGGTACCATCACCAGCATCGAGCTGGTTGTCTTCTTCCGAAGTATCGGACGACGCATTGTCGCTGGCCACGGTGGTTACCGACGTACCGGCTGCCAGATGTGCACCGCTCGGATTGTCGGCGCGATGACGTTCGATCAGATCGCCGATCTTGTCCTGGCCGTCACTGCCGATAGCTTCGGCTTCGGAACGAATGCGCTCGGCTTGAGCAGTGGTGGTCTCGTGAGCTTTCTCGACGAGTTGTTCGATACGTTGAACAGCATCGGCCATTTCGCCCAGAACCTGGGTCTGCTCAACGCTTTCCAGCGAGACGCCGAACGAAGCAGCTTCTTCACCAGCTCGCTTGACGATGCTGACAACCATCGGACGAACCACGTCCACCGGCATACCTTCCATGGACAGAATGGTCTTCACGTTGCGGATGTTTTCGCCGAAGATGTCCAGGATGTCAGTACGGTATTGCAGAGATTCCATGGCCGCTGCAGTTTCAGCGTCACGGGTGGTGAACGGAGTGGGGATCTCGTCTTCGGCTTTCTCAGCCAGAGACTTCTCGATCTGCTCGACTTCAGTCAGGCGCGGAACCAGGACGTCCTGCATGATCAGCTCGATACGAGCTTCCGGTTCAGCAACGCCGTCGACCACTTGAAGGTCTTCTTGATGACCAGCTTCTTCCAGGATGTGTTCGGCAGTGCTCTGGAAAGCGTCGGCGGAAGAAGATTCCAGGCTCGGGACGCTCAGCAGGCTACGGCCGAGTTCCATGAGGCTTTCCAGGCTTGCGCGGTAGTTCTGGGTCTCGTTCAGCAGTACTTTCACGGAGACCTGACCTTGGGTTTTCTGTGTCATCTTATGACCTCTTTAACTTTACTCCCTGATGTAACAAGGAATATAGGAATGTACGCAAACTTTTCGCGTCTGCTGGGACTGATCTCCGTAAAGGAGACGGATTCTCACATTATAGTGAACGGAATCCCAGGTCTGCGGTTTGCAAAAGACGTGTATAACCACTGGAAGACGAGCAAGATCACAAACAACATGTTCACTGCTGTTGGTCGTTCCCATGTCAAAGTGCCTAAGTTCTTTGCCATCGAACTACTGTACATCATTGAACAGTTGATGCAGTCTCGTCGCACTTACGTGGGCCGTCGGCAACTCCAAAGGATCTATGAAGAGTTACTCCGTTCCACTTGGTTGCGGAATATCGGCTCCGGTGACTTCAAACCACGCCTTAACTACAAGGCACTTGACGATCTGAATGTCACATTATTTACCTATCAACTTAAATTTTTACAGTTGTACGACCGTACGACGTGGGAATACTCCCTTAAAGGGATGTTGATGGACGTGGCAGCCGGTGGTGGTAAGACGATCACCAACTATGCGTTGGGACATTGTCTCGGTGTAGATACCAACGTGTTCATCGTGCCGAAGAACTCGGTCATCGATGTCTGGGTCAAGACAGCCAACACCCTGTTCAAGTCAGGTCCTGTGGATTACTGGCACAGCCTGAGTGGTACCGATCCTGTTCCAGGTAAGAAGTACTACATTGTCCACTTCGACTACCTCGAGAAATTCCTTGAGTTCGCCAAGCGCAATTCGGGTAACTTCGGTAAGGTGTACACCGGGATCGACGAGTCGCACAATTTCAACGAAGAGTCAGGCCGTACATCGTTCCTCATCGAGCTGATCAAGGTTCTGAATTCCCGCGACACCGTCCATGCTTCCGGTACACCGTTCAAGGCCATTGGCTCCGAAGCAATCACACTCCTGACCACGATCTGTAATGACTTCACACCAGAAGTCAAGATGGCGTTCAAGAAGATCTTCGGCAAAGAAGCCAAGCGCGCCAACGAGATTCTGGCTAACCGTATCGGTATCGTTTCCTTTAAGGTACTGAAAGAGGAAGTCGAAACACCCGGTGTGGATTACCACGAGGAGAAGATCTCGATCTCCAATGGTAAGGACTACACGCTGGCCAGCGTCCGTGACAAGATGGGGGCGTTCATCAAAGAACGTCTGGAGTTCTACCGTAAGGGAATGCCGGAGTATGAAAAGCTCTACGCGACCTGCATGGAACTTCATGCCAAGTCACTGAGTGGTCGAGGTGTCCAAGACTTCAACCTTTACACTGGCTACATCAAGCAGATCCGTAAGGGTTATGATCCAGTCACCATGAAGGATATGGTGATGTTCTGTAATCGCTACGAGCTGAAGACCATCGTACCTTCTCTCCCAGACCGTTACCGGAAACCGTTCTTGAATGTCCGTGCGATCATCAAGTACGTCGATCTCAAGGTCATGGGCGAAGCGCTGAGTCAGGTTCTGGGCAAGATGCGTATCCAGTGTCATCTGGACATGCTGCCGAAGATTCCGCTGGATCGGATCATTGACAATGCCAAGAGCAAGACTGTCATCTTCACCAGCTACGTTGAAGTGGTCAAGGAACTGGATCGTCTGTTGACTGAAGCAGGCTACAAGCCGATTCTGGTCTATGGTGAAACCAACAAAGATCTCCCAGCAATCATCAAGAAGTTTGGTGAGAGTGAGGATATCAACCCCCTGATCGCTACCTTCAAGTCGTTGTCGACAGCAATGCCCTTGGTGATGGCCAACACCCTGGTCTTCACTAACTCGCCATTCCGTGACTACGAACGGACTCAGACCATCGCTCGTGTTGATCGGGTAGGTCAGGTACATCGCTGCGATGTGTTTGACGTATTCCTCGATACAGGCGAAGAGCCCAACGTATCGACTCGCTCCAAAGACATTCTGCAATGGTCTAAAGAACAGGTCGCTGCAATCCTGGGCGTCAAGACTCCGGACGATTTGGAGACATCTCTTGAGAACCTGATTGAGAACCCCTCTGCCACATTGGATGATGGTGAGAAGTTCATTGATCAGTTGCGTGAGATGATGCCTGAGGATGCAGTGGATCTTTCTGCTGATGAGGGGATGGAGGGTGCATTGACCGATGCGGTCAAGACCGTTGGGAGTGTTGCTGGCAAGGTTGCCAAAGGCGCTGTGATTGGAGTGGGTGAGTTGCTGGCAGCTGCAGGAAGCGTGCTGTTCTAAACAAAAAAAGAAATAGCTAGAGGGGAGCCCTAGGGCTCCTCTCTATGCCGTGTCAGACTATGAAGTCCAAGTCCATGTTGGACAAGGAGAGTATCCGACTTTCCAGATAGGTGATCTCCAGAAGCAGGAGCTGACACTCGGCCACTGCATTGGGATTATGCACCGTTGTTCTGCCAGAGGATTGATGGACTCCTTGACGCGTAGCACGGTACTCTTGCTTCTTACGTTTGAGGACTTCCATTGCTTCAATGTGTGCTTCGGACATCGTTGATACCTCAGTTGTATTTGAAGCCAGACTCTTCAAGAGCCTGACGCTGACGACGCACCCAATACTCACCGGGAGCGCGTTTACGAGCTTTGATAGCGGCACGTTGACGCACACCACGATCGGCGTACAGCAACTTGACCGGATAGTAGCCACAGTAACCCTTCTCAGGGTCACCGTGACGTACCAGCAGGTCACTCTTGTCGTCGCCGATATCGGCGAGGTCTACAGCGATGTAACTGATGCCAGACTCGGCAGTGATCTTGCGGAAGACCAGGCCTTCTTCTTGGTGATACACGTTTACTTGCGACATGATGTTACTCCAGACCCGACAGGGTCATTTTGAGATCCTCCCAGAGTTTCTCCGGGATCTCACGGTTAAAGGAATGTGCCACCAGCGGATCGCGGTATGCGTTAGCCAGATGACTGTAAACGAAACGGTCACCCACTTGGAAGCGAACCATGTACTTCTCGGGAATCATCCCGTGCAGACCTTTGGCTACGTAAGAATCACGGATAGCCTTGATCATGTTGTTCGATACGGCGACGTAGCGATTACCAACCAGTTCGAACACAACGCCGTTCGATTGGTGGTACTCGACGTAACCGACCTTAGCACGAGCAGCTACATACTCAGACTCCTCAGAGTTCACCGCTACATCAATGGCGAACTTAGAAGAACCGATCACCATAGTCTTGCAACCATGGAGTTTAGCAGCCATCCCAAACAGAGAAGGGAGCGGGGTGATGTACCCGTTCTCTTCGTAGGTCTGATTGGAACGGATGACGAAACGCTCGTCATCTACCATCTCGTACTTGATGACAATGACGTCACCTTGTACTTCGTAACCGATTTCGTCGTTATCCATCTTGGTGATGAACAGGTTCTTGAAGGGCTCGGTGGTGTTGCTGCGAGCTTCTTCCAGTTTGTTGTTGTTGGTGACGAAAGTATACGACATGCTCTGCTCCTTAAGCAGTTGGGTAGGGGTATTGCAGATCAAGCTAGGGAGAACGACTTTTCAGCGTAACGGTGCTCTTCAGACACCAGACGACAGGCTTCCTCCAGACTGGAGATATATGGTTCCTTATCGTCAGTGTCAATGTACCCTTCGATACACCAACGACGCCACAACGACGTATCATCGAAATACAGATGACCTGTATTCAGCTCAATGAAGTAGTCATTCCATTTCTTGGAAAGGATCTCAACCGCTTTCTCGTAAATGGCGACCACGTATTCAAGACCTACCTGGTCTTTGATTGCCATGGCTACGTAGAAGTGATCCTTCTCAGAGGTCCCAGTCGGATGACCCTCACAACACCAACGAACCGCAACGGATTCACAGGCATTGAGAGCAGCTACGATGGGAACCATGCGCAGATCGCATTCTGGAAAACCATCTTCCATGTATGCAACCGCACCATTTCGAATCTCTTCGAAATGTTCGATGTCAGTGAATTTGAGTTTCATGTGACCTCCTTAGGTCGTGGTTAATGGTCAGTCTTTAAAAGGACTGATGCTGATGACAACGATTTTGCTGTCAGCTGAAACATGGACAGTGAAGAAACGCTCAATGCCATCGTCACCATCAATGACCCGTACCTTCCTACCGTCCATCATCAGAAGGTAATTGCTCACGTCATCGAATTCAGCACGCACGATCTCTCGATGTCCGTGAATGGTAGAGATGATGATTCCACCAGTGTGGCAAGAAACCACGTTTACGAGGTTATTGTAACCAAACGAGTTGTGGGCTCTCTGGAAAGCTTTCCGGTAGTCCGTGTAGCTAATGGAAACAACTAGATTGAAGACTTCCTGCCATGAAACAAAACTACGGAATTTACCCACTATCTGAGGTTCGCGTTTATCACACTCCTCAAGTAGTTTTTCGTAGTGTTTCGGCATGGGTGGTAGCTTCTTAGGAATAATGGGGTTGTCTGACAACGCCCACATTCCAGTATATGCTGCACCGGCCATATCCAGAGCTTCTTCAATAGACAGACGCTCTGGATGATAGTCTTCAAGCCAATCAGATATTCCCATTGTGATCTCCTTAGATCTGGTTAATCAGGTCGCTGATCTGATCCATCAGTTCATCGATCCTGTAGTGACGCTCGTCCTGGAGGCTAACTTCCAGACCTTCTTTCTTGTCAGCCTCAATGGTTACCAGCAGGTATTCTGCTTCGGCATAAAGGGGAGCCAGCATCTCATCGATACTGGCTCGTTTTTCAGCTACCTTCTTAGAGAGGGCATTATTGTACAACATGATGTTTGCCCTCCTTAGGGCTAGGTTAGGGTATTGCTTAACGAGACGGTTTGACGATCTCAGGTACGTCTTTGATGAGGGATTGGACGCGCTCTTGCATCTCCTTCATCTTCTTGTCATTCTCTTTACTGCGATTGTAGATCAGGTAACCGCCTACGATAAGGCAGGCGCCCAATCCAGCAATGATTGCATTCTTCGGATCGATACTCATGATGTCCTCCAGAGGACTGGTTAAAGGAAGACTCTTCTTCCCATTCACCGACACTATGTATTGTCAAAATAAATTGGAATCGACTCGGCATAGAGGGAGGCTCTGGCCTCCCTCTATGATTAGATACGTTCCAACACAGGACGCCAACCGTAGTTACCATTCCCGACATCGCCGTACGGGAGATACCACACTCCTCTTACAGGATCTGGATAACCCCTACAGAAGCGACCGGTAGTGATTCCGTTGGCACTAACGTACTTGCCCTGACAAATACAAACGACCCCGTTAGATCCGTTTGCGTTAAACATCCCTAGATCAGCACTCGAATAACTTGCCCAGCGTGTAGCCGCCGGATGACTCTCATGTACTCTAACAAGGATAGAATCCCATTCTCCACCAGGAGCAGTGTTTGGGGCAGGCGGATTGTCAGAGATGTTGTCAGTACCAGTTAGCAGACGCATCTTGTACTGTTTGCCAGCAAATGTGATTATTTTGGCCCCGTCAATAACTCCGATTGACTGTAGCTTCTCTCCATTAACGGCGGCCCGGATTGGTTTCTTCGCAACGTAAAGTTCTTTGCCACCAATATTGAATTTAAGCCATGCATTGGAACCAGTGTTAATTTGACTGGTGCCAGTTGCCACAGTATTAAATCCAGAAAGGGTTTCTAAGCTATTCTGATCTATGAACGCAGAAAAGGAAATCTCTCCAACGAACCCCTCAGGAAGAGTTGGTCGTTTACGCTGCTCTGCAGCAGCCATTGTGTTACGAATGCTCATGGAAGTGATCCTTTAGATAGTTACATAGGATTCGAGCATAGAGGGAGGCCTGAGCCTCCCTCTATTATTCAGCTGATTTATTGGCAGCATTGACCACTTTGATACGGTTATTGCACTCGCCCACGTACTTGGATGCTTTGATATAGGAGTTGGTCATCAACACCAATCGCTCATCCACACCAGCTTTGATAAATCGATCTGGATCTGGCGGAGCCGCTACTTCGCACTCAGGCACCATCTGGTAATCTTTGTTAGCACATCCGGGCAGGAACAAAATTGCCACCAGGATGAGAATGATTGCCAGATCTTGGTAGGGTCGACCAGGTTTACCGGTCATCGGAAGGGTTCGCATGATTTTTCCTCGTTGTTCGTCGCCAGGCAGTAAGCCTTCCAGGAGTTGTTCAGCGTCTGGAGTGAGATGGCCTCATTGGTCGGACGAAGTACTGATACATTCGGATCGTAGGGTTCTGTCTTTTCCTTATCAGTAGTCGGGCAGCCTGTGTTGCGGTCGACGTACTTGACCACTTCTACGATGGTCGGTACTTTGACAGGAATCGTGATGGTTGAATTGCCACGTGCAGCACAGAGAAGATCGATTTGACTGTCTTCGATCTCTTTGAACCCAACGTCCAATTCCTCTTTACGCGTGGTGTAGTCTTTGATTTCCTTACGGAGATCTTCGATGGTTTTCTTCTGCTGCGTGATGGTTTCATTCAGCTGAGTGACTTCTGCAATCTTGCCTGCAGACCAATTCACCCAGAAGATCAACCCGCCCACAATGGCAGCAATAACGATCAGCACTGCGATCTTGGCTTTCAATCCCAGTGCGCTAAAAATCCCACCCATGTGGAATACTCCTTAATGGATTTACTCATAGTAAAGCGGCATAGAGAGCCGTCCATATGGACGGCTCTCTACAGGCACTATCACAGGCGCGACAGATACGCGATCACGATGGCAGCCGACAGTTGAGCGGGCTTGACACCGAGACGCTTGGCTTCTTTAGCCAGGACTTCTTTCTGAGCCTTGGTGATGCGACCGCCCAGGGTCTCGGTACGACCCTCGGCTTCGACGATGGACTTGGCCAACTTCTCGATCTCTTCCGACAGGAGGCTGAACGGAGCCGGGCCTTTCACCTTGGCCGGCGAGGTCTTCTTCACAGCAGGCTTCTTAGCCACCGGCTTGGCAGCAGCAGCCTTCTTTACTGGAGCGGCTTTTGCCGACGCGGTGGTCGGTACTTTGATGGAAGCGACCGGTTTCTTGGCAACGGGTTTCTTCGCAGCTGGTTTCTTGGCTGCCGGCTTCTTAGCCGCAGTCGACTGGGTCGTCATAGATGTAGTTCCTTTGAGTTGGAATGAGGACACACTGTCCGTCATATAATCGGATTATGCTGCATCTTTAAGCTCAAATAGATTGGCAAATCGGTCAGAATCAGAGAACACCAACGGCATCACACCTTCTTTACCCTTGATGCCCATCAGGTTACAAACAAGATCAGCGACATCCATCTGGGTAGATGGCATATCGCTCAGTCTGTTCATTGCATGGTCACCTGCTGCAAACAGAATGCGCTTAGCAAATGCCCCAGACTTGTGTTTGAACATGTATATCGGATAACCCTTGGTAATAGTCGGCATCTGGTAAAGAACGATGTTCCGTACCCAGTACTCTACATGGAAAGCCATGCCACCGGTGTAGTATTCGTATTCCAGGTTACGTTGCCGGTACATAGTCACGATCATGTCACGGATGACATTGATCAAACACATTCTGGCAAAGTCAGATCCTGATGCTGTCTTGATTTCCATGAACATGAAGTAGGTACGTTCATCGAGTACCTTTTCTTTCACGAATCTCTCGAGCGTCTTCAGCATCTTCCTCTTCCTGTATGGATACGCCAACAGATCCAACAGACTGTTCGTCAATCGCGTAGTCATAGCACTCTCCATTAAAACTCTCTAAGATGGCCTTGAGGTTTTGGCTAATCAGGTTAGATATTTTCTTCTTAACGCGATACACAAAGAAAAAATAAGTAGGGGTGTGGGAGACAATGACAGGTGAGCAATGTGCAGACCTATACTTCTCCAACACTAACATGGCTTTGTAACGACGATCATCGAAACTGTACATCGTCTCGATATCGGCAATCAGATGCCATTGATCGTACTTATCACCATCCTTAGACACCACGTCCCAATCGGATACATGGATACTCATGCCATCCTTGTAAAACGCTTCTTCAGACACAGGCGTCATGTCTATGAAATCTGAACGAGTCACTTCACTATTGTATAGGTAGTCGTCCAGCTCACGGGAATTAGGTGGTCCTCCTTCCCGTATCACAATCATCTTTTTCATGGTGTAGACTCGTCACCTTCTACATGATCTGAGTCGGCATTATTAAATTACAGGGCAATGACATGCACATTCTTTATCATGGATCTGGGTATCTTCAAGAAGAACTCAAACCAGGCATCCATTACACGGGTGTCAAGGTCGAGTGGGATAAGACAGAATCCAACGAGTGGCTGTACGCTTCCTCGGTGATGGAAGAAGCCATTGCTCAAGGTTTCTGCTCCGTAGTCGAGAAGACGTTCCAGCTCTGCCGGTTCCAATCTCATGGCAGCGAACTTGTCTTCATCTTCGATGGCAAACTCCCAAGTCTGGAAGACCTTTCCAAGTTAGATGTCTTCCTCTACAATATCCGCAACTTGCCCGAACACAAGTGGGTGAAGGTGAACAATCTTCACAACGGTATGGACAATGAGTTCAAGACTACCAGTATCATTGAGAAACACGCCATTATCAAGTCTGATCAGATCGATCTGAAGAAATGGCTCAGTCGTAAGAAAGTGTCCATCAAGCACAAGAAATCGGCCATGAACTGGTAGAAACAAAAAAAAGAAAGAGAGGAGGGCAGTTGCCCTCCTCTCTATGCCGTCAGTTCCCGTTCAGGAACACTTTGGCACGCTCAGCAGAGATATTGCTGAGCTTCTTACCTCCGAACTTAGCGGCGCTGGTACTGATACCATGGAACTCCCCATCGGCAGTCATGATGACGGCCGAGAAGTTGTTCTTGGTGACATGCAGGATACCGGCTACGCCGTCCAGGGTGCAGTGATGGAATCCGCGAGCGTAGTCGTTTCGTCCTCCATCGAAATCACCTTCAGTGAGAGCGATGACTTCAGGACGACGGATCTTACGCTGACCGGCTTCCCAGAAGACAGGCGCACCACCTGCCTCCGGGAGACGGATTCGAGAGACCGAGGTGATCTCCTCTTGCCGATCAGTGACGATCTGCATCACTACATCGTTGTCGATGATGGTTTCATTGTTGGTTTCGACTTCGGGAACTTCAGGCTGGACTTCAACCTGAGGCTCTTCTGCCTTGACTGGCTCCTGAACGACTTCCTTGGGAGCCGGTGCCGGCGCAGGCCGAGTTACAGCTTGGACAACAGCGGCACGCTCTTGAGGTGTCGAGTTGGCCATGGCAGTTGCCATTGCGTTGGCTGCAGCCTTCTTCAACTGACGATTACGGAAAGCCCGGATACCCAGACCGCCCAGAACAACAGCACCCACAGCTACGCCCAGGGCAATTGCATTTTCTTTGCTCATGTTAACTTCCTCTAAGTTTGGTTAGTTTTTTACTTGTTGGTTACGACAGCAGTTACAGCTGCAGCGACTACCACTACAGCCGCTACGGTTTTCCAGCCAAACGAAACTCGCTTGTCGATGTTTACAGCATGGCTGCCATCAGGACGAGTTACTTTGCAACGGAAACTAAAGCCCATGATTGATCTCCTGCGATCAAGAAGGTTATATGGAAGATCATTCTTCCTATTCAACACCACTATGTATTGTTGAAAAATATTCGAATCGAGTCGGCATAGAGGGAGGCTTGAGCCTCCCTCTTATCAGACACCACTTTTAGCAGCAGCCATATTGTAAAATTCTTGGTTAATGTCGATGAGCTGATCCATGGTGTGGGCAGTATGGATAGCATCGATAAAGACACCGGCGCTGGCTTGGATGTGGGTGACCATGTGTTTGGCAGCCTCGAACTCATCGCCTGTGAGAAGTTCTTTAGGCGTGCGTTTCCACATTTGAAGAAACACGTTGAGGTTGCTGGCGGTGATACGTGCGGCTAGCCAACGCTCAGGGCTCGAGGGCGTACCTGGAGCGCCAGTGTTTGCAGCAGATACAGAGACAAGACTATTCATTTACTCCATCCTTTCCAGAGAGGTCGACCAAACAAGCGGACATAATTGTACAAAGTAATACGTCGCCATTTCGGGACACCCTCCGCGATCATCGCACGGTGGAATATCTCATCTGCTTCTTTCTTGTTTGGGACATTGCAGTGCACGATGCCCCCGTTGTACAGATAGTCTCTTATGGTTTCGGCTCTGTCTGCCCTACCCCAGCTTAGACGCTGTATGGTGGGCCAGAGCATGGGTCGTCGCCTTACCCGTCTGCCAGTAAGGTATTCTGGATAAACCACTACCTTGCCGTGTTCAGGGTCATTAAAGACAAACTCTTTCAGTAAGTACTTGCGTCCTTCTGGCAAGTGCCTTACATCGAAGTCACTTTGGAATGACATAACAGTCCTTATAAAGGTTGATCCTCATAAAATCGGCAAAAGAAAATAAAGGAAAGACATTGACACCGATCCAACAATACTCGCGCACAGCCCCATCTGGGTACTGTTTCCTCCTCTTGGAGGCTGCCGAGCGTTAGTTCATTCGGTGTCGTTGTCCCATTATCACTTTCAGAAGACGCTGCTCATCCCCACTGCTGCCATAACTACAATATCCGCCTTGGCCTCATGAAACCCTATTGGATAGTCGCAGATGATGACCTTACAGTTGATCAAGAGACTTGCATTTCGCTATATGCACGGCTGCATGAGAGAGCCCACTGGCTCTAAGGCCGAACTTAATCGGTTTCGAAGGTTTAGTCACCGTGGATATTGGTAGACGGCTCTATGGTTTGGCTTACGGGACCCGCAGTGCCCGTGCCAGTTCCCACAGTGCGTCCATGTGCTAGCAAAGCTTTCGACTGTGCTAAGCCACTGATGACGATCCTCGTCCAGAATTGCCCTCGCTTCACCAAGTAACCAATCAGGCATGGCCTGACGGAGTATGACCGGGTCTTCCGGCGACTCAGTAAGCGGCATCTCGTAGTGAACACCGACATCGGCGGTCATCACGAGTCCTCCAGTACGAGCATCAATATCACCAGCGCTTAGTACAGCTAGAGCTGCTATCACAAGCGCATTGATTTCTATGGCTACACTCCCCTTATTGCATTATGCTGGCCAGCGCCCGGCCAGGATCGGCTTATGCATGATCAAATTACGTGCTTCAGGCTACTGCACGCCTCCATACGACCGCCTTAAGGTCGCGGTTGGCGCCAGCTGCCGGTTCGGGCTCAGGAGACAAGGTCAGGATGGGTCCTGACCGTTCGGTCGGTAAAGGCGGCAGTTCCACTAAGAGATCTGCAACCCACCGACCCGCACTCAGTGCCAGACGAAGCACGGACGATGTTAGTAGCCCAAACATCGAATCCGTCCTTGTTGTGAGTTAATTATTTTCTGTTCACATAGAGAACGCGCCAACTGTAATTATTTACAATTGGTAAACAGATTCTCAATGTAGACGACCAGGTCACACAGATAACTGTTAGACTTGGTGAGTACTACTCGGGTATAACACTCCTGTGTCGAGCACTGGTCGATGTGTTCGTCCCAGTGGTTGATGAGATCGGTGATGCGAGTGTCGTCGATACTTCTCGGACTGATGCGACTACAGATGTCAGCCTTAAGCGAACGACTCGGATACACGATGACGAACTTGATCTTCTCTTTGACCAGTGCGTCACAGATATCCTTGTCGAACGGAATAAGGACTTTAAGACCTTCATCGAGCAGGTTCTTGATGACACCTGCCGATACCCCCGACGCAGAGGTTTCTACCTCCACGTATTCTTTTTGCCGCTTGGTCAGTTCAGTCATCCCAATGCCTGGGAAACCAACGATCACGACTTTCTTTTTCACGCTTGCACCGATGTCAGTTTTTGGGTTCTTTTGGGAACAGTTCATTGAGTTTGGTGACGATGTAGTCGACCATCAAGAAAACGAAGTTGTGACCTTCGTTAACACCCTGCTCGTTGAACTGCTGGTTCATTTCGGAATCACTCAGATCCGCCATAAGAATGGCCGAAATGATATCACGATCCCATTCACGATCGGCGGCTACCCACTTCACCCCAGAGCCTTGAGGCAGACTGTGCACATCAACGGTGTATTCTTTATCGTCGTTGACGTAGACGTCAGCCTGGACGATCTGCCCGTAATGATCAACTACGATATAGCTGCAGTTAATCGAATTGCGGAACTTATCTCCGAATACAGGGCGACCTTCCAGCACAGATTCAAGACTGGGACCGAGACTTCCCATCGGATAGATGAAACCGTGTTTGGTAAAGAAATGATCGAACCCATCGATCATGTACTTTACGTACACACCCTCTCGAACATGAGGGTTAAGACGGAAACCCAGTTTACCGTCACGATAAATGGCAGGCATCACTTATCCCCTTTAATGACGAATGGTTTCAGACGACTTGTGTCGATGCTGTCGAACTTTGCACCGGACAAGTGATCGATCATGGTGATCTTGTTGTACGCCTGGGTCGGAGAGAGCCCACAGCGCAGCATTACAGCCATCTGAGCACCACCTGTGCCACACCCATGCGTGGCACCATCAAATCGCCGCACATAGACCTTACCAATGTCCTGAATGAGGAACTGTTGCGTCTTGGTGCAGATGATGCCGTGAGTGAAGTCGATCGGGCCGTTCTCGATCTCAACGATCTGGTCAACTGCTTTTCGATCAGTACCTGAGATCGTCATGTGTTCGATGATCTTACGGATGATCTCTTCATAACGCGGCTTGGTTTCTGCCGAGATCGTTTTACCACTGATGCCGAATGCAAACATCTTGTCTTCACTGACGAAAACCTTAGGCGCATCGACAAAGGTAACCGGATTGGTAAAGAGAGCGTTCTTACGATCGCCCATCAACTTACCTTGATGAAACACAATAGCGGTCATGTTGCCCCCGGAATAGATGGGAGGCCGAAGCCTCCCAGTGATGATCAGCGGTACAGGGCCTTCATCTCGGCCTTGTCTTCCAGACTGCAGCCCCGGCTCGGAGAAGCCTTCTGCACAGCACTGGCAGGCACCGGAGTGGCCTTGTCGTCGGATTCGATGGAGAGGTCAGTCATCACGATCTGGATGGACTGGCCTTTCTTCAGGCCCTTTTTGGCATCGACCTTGACGCCCAGCTGGATGCTGTCGTCGATACGGAAGGTCAGCTGATGGTTGGCATGAGATTCCACGACCGCGTTCAGCTTCTCTTGGTCTTTGGCCAGATGACGCAGCATGCCGAGCAGGTTTTCGTTTTGTTCGATCTTCATGATGGACTCCTTAGCCCTGTTGGTGTTTTGCAGCAAGAAAAGCAGACGGGGTGTATTCCATACCAAACATAGCCGTGCGACTGTTACCATTGCGTTGAGCATGAAGGCTTTCCATCTCCGCCATGCGAGGATGGTCCTTACCACGCTTACTGGTCGGTTTACCTTGTGCGTTGACCGAATAACAATAACTGACTATGATCTCGAAATCATAGTATTGTCCTTCGTGGTTAATTACAACATCCGAAAAATCTTCACTGGGATCAAACGACTTGGTGATGTAACATCCCTCCTCGTCCTTTTCCCAGCTACGGCCAGTGTTACGGTTTTCGGCGATGCTCAGCATCAGTGGATTGCCGTCGATGACAAACGACTTGGTGATATCGGCGCTGTATCCGAAATCTTCAGCCAGTTCGTGTTTCGGAGTCGCTACGACACTGATGACCCGCCACTCCTTTTTGACCATGCGCGGTACGTTCATGATCTCGGTGACTTCTTCCAATTCAGCCACAGTCTTGCAGTTCGCAGAAGCCCGCACCACTGCCAAGAAAGAGTCGATATTCAGACCACCGTGCTGGATTTGTTGGCCTTGTACATACGCCAGCAACGTCTCGTGCATTTCCTCACGCACTTGCATTTTCTTGAGGACGTCACATGCCAACTCGACATCGACACCCGATTCATAATGAATCGCAAAACGGAAGCGCTGTGGACGGTTTACCAGGAATTCGCCGAACTCTTCACGGCAGTTACCGGTGATCACGAACATGACACCGACGTAGGACGTGTCACTGAACACTGTCAACAGGCGATTGCGCTTGTCTTCGTCCGAGTACACTTTACCAAACTCGTCGAACAACACCATGCAGGGACCGACAGCACGGATGATGAGGTTGATGGTGTGATGGCAGAGATCGTCATCGATCATGATAACCGGGAGATCGCGTTTGATCATCCAGTTACCGAGTTCTTCAGCCATGAGAGACTTGCCAGAACCCTTATGACCAGCGAGCAGAACACCCGTGCTAGATCCAAGCGGATCGTATTCGGCACAGATGGCAGAGAAATAACGGTTGTGCTTACCGAAGCGCAACTGAGGCAGGGTGAAGTTCGGTCTATCTTTGATCAGGACGAGGCCTTCACGAGTCATGCGCGCACGATAGACCATAGCGGGCACATGATCAATCAGATTGCTCTGATCAACACCAGTAATCAGAAGGTGGTTGTCATAGCTGTTGATGTTGATTTGAGATACATTAGCCACGGTGTGTTCCTTTTAGTCTTGATTAGTAGGTGTTATCAATTCGGGCATAGAGCCAGGGGTTACCCCTGGCTCTACTTATGCCGTTACACGGGCTGAGTAGTTTGCTCTTCAGCGCCCTGCTTGTGCTTTTCGCGAAGTACTGCGTCAGACGAAAGTTCGTCAGTCTGTTCACGAGCCGCATCTTCCTGCTCGATGATACGGCGCAGACGCAGAGCTTCTTCACGCACGGCCATGTTCTCGATCTCGTCGAGGTGACCGACCAGGATCTGCGACCACGGCTCGAAACGAGCAGCCGCTTCACGGATCTCGTCCTTGCTCATCCAGCCGATGGTGGTGTAGTTGCTTTCGGCGACCTTGAACTCCAGGTCATCCGGCACCAGCATGAAGCCCAGGACGGCGAAGTGAGTGTTGCCGATGAAGGACGGGTTTTCCGGTTTGATGTCGGACAGGAAGCCGACCGGCAGCAGTTCGGTGTCGATGTGGTTGACGCGGGTGCTGACCGGTTCCTTACCGAACACTTCACGGTAGACCTGATCCGGGCCGGTGGGCTTGGAGAAGATCAGCTTGCCGTTTTGCGGAGCGCCTTCTTCACGCAGCAGGACGAAGTTTTCACCGACGAACACCGCCGAAGCCTTGTAGTCGTCCAGAGTACCGTCGACCACCGGTTCCGAACGCACGTTGGTGAAGGAGAAGTGACCGAGGATCTCGTTGGCCATTTCCTGCGGCTGCATCGGAACTGCCTTGTGCTCCGGATTGAAGAAGTGGACTTCTTCGCTCACTTCGCGCAGGCCGCTGTGCATGGTGGAGAAGTACGAGGACGGGCACTCGTTGAAGCTTTCGACCGAGCCGTCTTCCTTCTCGTTCATGTGCGGGCCGAGATCGATGGCCTCGACATGACCGCCGAAGCCGAAGGAGAAGCCGTCTTTCAGCTTGGCTTCAGCACCGGCGGCACGCTGGTATACAGCCAGACGCAGTTCGGCGTCGACGACCTTGGCGACCATCGTGTACAGGATCAGCTGGCGCACGGCGTTGGTCTTGTCGATGGTGGAGCGACGCATACCGACGAAGCCGGAGTCCATCTGCATCATCAGGTTACGGACTTCGTCCGGGTCGTAGAACTTGGCGGAACCGGTCATGTCCGGGACGATGTTCGGCAGGACGTGATCCGGCAGGTAACCGAAGGTCATTTCGTCACGCTTTTGCTTCACGTACGGCTGTACTTGCACTTGTTGCATGGTGTTGCTCCTTGGTGGGGATTGGATAGGGGTGCATTACACCCCTAGTGATTTCAGAGAGAGGACATTTCAGCGGACGCTACGGTCGAAGCCGGAGCAGCACTGGCCATGAAACCCGAACGATCGGTGATAACACCGAACTTATCGAAGTCCGGCTTAACCGTGTAGCCATTCGCATCGAAGCGATAGATGGCGTTACGGCAACCGAACAGCGCCTGGCCTTGCTCGTTGAAACGAACATGCAGAAGGACGTTAACCGTCTCGGACTGCTGCGGGTGGCGCGCACTGAACACCATCGAGATCGACTGTTGCGTGGTGGAGCGTTCGATCTTGGTGGCACGGCTATAGTCTTCGAGTGCACGACGATGCTCGTAGAACTCGGACTTCATGGACTCGGCGAACAGTGCCGGACGCGGGTCTTCAGGCATGGAAATGCCGCCGAACTGGAAGAACACGTTGGTGTCTTCAGCACGACGACCGACATAGCCAATGGCTTTGTCGCTGGTGATGGACAGGATCGGCAGAACCGTCTGACCGTTGTAGCTGAGGCCTTCTTCCGGGCGCAGATCACGCACTTGGAAGTTGCGATCGTAACGCCACGGAATGAACGGTGCACGCGATTCTTCACTATCCCACGAGAAGATCGGCTTGGCGTTCATGTCGGCCATGCGGTTGATCATGATCGGACGGAAGGTCAGACCAGTGGCCACCAAACCCATGGACTCGACGTACTGGAGGACTTCGTTGATGAAGTAACCCAGATCGATCGGCTTCGGCTTGGATTTCGCTTCGACCTCGATGCCCTTGCGAGCAGCGAACGCGGTGAAGTCGTTGACGATCGGCTCGTCACCTTCTTCGAACGCCCAACGCGCCTTGGCTTCCCAATGTACCGGGATATCCTTTTCAGCAGCCTCGACCTGCTTCAGCGAGTTGTTCCAGCCACCTTCGTCGAGGAAACGAGCGGTCTTGGAGATCTGGCTTTCGGAGGCCTCACGAGTAGTACGCATGTACTTCAGGCCACTGGTCTGCTCACGCCAGAACTTGACAATGCCTTCGATCTGCGAATCACGAGCACCTTGAGTCAGCGCGCTCTGGACGTAGGACATCAGTTTGCCGAGGATGGAACCGCGAGCCGACAGGAGGTTAGGGTTCTTCATGGCGAACATCCAGGTTTTGTTGACCAGGATGGTTTCGCGCTCATACGGGCTGCTGGCAGTTTCGTACGCCGGAAGACACTTGGCGATCTGGAGATCGCTAACCAGATCACGCAGGCCCTTGACCGTCTTCTCGGAGGCACCGACGTGCTCGATGGTGCGGGCCTGGAACAGGCTGTCGACGAAGAGCACGGTGTCCAGGTTGATCTCGTTGGTGAGACGGATCAACGCCGCCACCTGATCGAACTTCTTGGAGAAGTCGGACATGTCGATGTCGGTCTTGAGCAGCGGTACGCGATGGAGCAGCACTTCCTTCTCGATGAAATAGTGCTTGTACTCCTTACCACCGAGGTTGGTTACCTCGGTGTAGTTACGGTACGGGCCGTTGACGTTGAAGACGTTCTGGATACGGGCGCCTTCGACGTAGGCTTTCATGCCAGCGACGACTTCTTTCATCAGCGGATCGATGACCACGTGCGGATTCCAGTACACGGAACGCACTTCGCCTTCGCGGCTGACGACCAGATGACCGACTCGTGCCATGAAACGAGCGCAGGTGGAGCAGTTGAAGTGTTTGACCACTTCTTCCGGATTGAGACCGTGCTTCACCGCTGCCTCGTGCATCAGACGCAGGTACTTGTAGTTCAGCTTCTTGCCGACGTTGGTGGTGAAGATGACACCTGCACCGTTCGACAGAAGAGCAGTGGCCTCTTCCTTCAGCTGTTCCAGCGACTCGTGGTAGTGGATGTTTTCGTACATGGTTTGCTCCTTGGTTATAAATTGTTAACGGCCAGTATCAGCGCGGCTCTGATACTTATCCAGCTTGGCGTAGAACGCAGCTTTGCTGGGCTTGAGGCGTTTGGAGATTCCCTCAGGATTGTTGCACTGAGGGTTCCACAGTACGTCACGCAGACTGGTCGATGCCAGAAGGATCTGTACCTTGTAGGTATCCCAGAGTCGGCGCTTGGGATTGCGGATGGTCTTATCCCGTTTCAGACGTTCGAGTCCATCGGAACCAACGTATTGCGAGTGCTTCTTACCGAGGCGAATACACATGACCGCTCCTAGCGATGGAAATGACCTTTACCAGTGAAGTAGTTTTGCAGTGGGAGGAACAGATCTTCGGGAAGATTCATCAGACTGTGCCACTCCCAACCTTCACACTTCTCGGGTTCCTGATTGACAGGCTCTTTATCACAGTGCGTCGTGAAGAAAAGCGTAATGTAGTGCTTCTCCCGACTGAACACATCGTTGGTGAAACCGATGAATTCCAACTCATCAACTGTAATGCCGGTTTCTTCAGCCAGCTCACGAACTGCTGCGTCGTAGGGTTCTTCTCCCATTTCCAGATGACCACCCGGAACCGAATAAGTGCCCTTACCATGATCGGATTTTCGACGACCTAGCAGGATGCAATCAGCTCGTTGAAGAATGACTGCGACGCCTACGTTAGGATGGTTCATCGTCATCTCCTTTACGCAGACCGAGTGCCATCAGAACCATCCGTAAGTTCAAAGCGTACTTTGTCGACGTACTGTTCTTTCAGACCCAGACGTACCTTGGAGTTGGTGATCTTGTACTGACCGTTCTCTTTCTTCAGAACGAGACTCAGGTCAATGGCCTGCTTACGGAACAACGCTTTCCATTGCTCGGGAAGCTGGTGACGATTGATCTTTAGGTCGATGCCTTCCAGATCCTTGAGCGAAAAACGCGGCTCGTATTCGCGAGAGATGTCCAGGAACAGTGGATTGCCCTCGAGATAGATCTTCAAGGAAAACTTCTGTGGGTCTGGTTTCTTCGCACGTGCTTTCGGTACGTAAGGCGGTTCGGGATCACTGTAGCCAGCCAGCGTGAGGGCATAAATCAAGTGCAGACGATCTGCCTTGGTCATATGGCCTTCCATTTTCAGGAACCACTCGGGCAGATACTTGGCGTAATGAACGTCGGCCAAGAGCATCTTGCGGACATGCTCGGCGTTATGGTCATTCATTACGTCGGTGTACAACATGACGCCACGAGGAGCATCCAGCATCTCTTCAGTGACGTTATCGGCGTTCGGTACGATGACGTGTGTATCGCCGACCTTAACGATATCCTTCATTACGGGAGGAAGATTATCGAGGTGCAGACGAGCTTCAGTAATGTGACCGTCACGCAACAGATCTCGCAGCAACTCTATCCACTGCTGACCTGTCAGGATGTCTTGGGGAATCGGTGGAGGGGACATCTCTTCGCACAGGTTGGAGAGTTTGATCTGATCGACCGGCTCGTAGGTGACGGTGAACTTGGCCACTTCGGCACCGCGCAGACAAATACCATCTTCTACGATGGTGATGTCTTCTTCCACGATATTCTCAAGTGGGAAGCAATCACGCATGAACTCTACCAGTACATCGTGTCTGGCTTGGACACGGGTAGGTGATAAATCAGCATGCTTATTGAAAAGGATGTTGAGGACATTACCTTTCTTGAAAATATCAGTCATAGCTAAGACTCCAGTTGGTCATAGTTCGGATGGTTATTTTTCTTTTGACATGCGGCATAGGGGCAGGGCGTTGGCCCTGCCCCATGTATTCACTTGTACTTGCCGTACTTGGAAGCGTCTGTCTTGTTCCGACTGTGCAGAAACGAAAGCAGACGAGCGCGAGAAGCAGAATCCAGAAGATTGATTGCGAACCTAGCCATCTTCAAAGAGGTCAGTTCACTAGGCTTCTCGAGAATGAACCAGTCATTCAGCTCAGGTGCCTTGAAAGCACCCGGAAGTAAATTCGTGATGTAGCCGTGAATCAAGCATGCCTCATGGGGTTCTATTGACCCTTTATTGGCATCGCAGATGATCTCCAGCTCCATGATCCTTACCGGTCGTTCAGCTCGACGATTATTCTCCAGAAGACGAGTGATGTGGCGCTCATCTTTGGGCAGAACTGCTCGAGTCTTCACGTGACGAAGCAGGAAGACTTCTTCAGATTTAGCCATCTCACCTTGAATGAGGAATACTTCTCTCGAAGCTTCACCCATGACGATCGGCATTACATACTTTCCTGCAGGCATCTCAGGGGGTCCTTATATGTCTCCCTTATCGGATAGACACTCCGATAATGTATGGTTGGATTAAAGTTGATTGGAGGGGCAATGCCCCTCCATTTATAGCCCGATCTGACCTGGACCACCAAGGACGTAGGTCGAACCATCGTGGTCAAGGTAGAATGACAGGTATGGTGCCGCGAACGTATTCTTGTAAATACGACCTGGCATCATGACGTCTAGGTCAGTGAGCTTACCAGCTACGGCCCATGCAGTACCATTCCAGCGATGGACATCCATCGTGCGCGTATCGATGACATCGCGTTTGATGGTCGGCATTTGGTCGATTTCCCAGCTTGCGCCGGGTTGCGAATAGGCAACCAAACCGATGGCACACGGCCCTGCAAACTGTTCAGGAATGTTGCCTGTCCAGTATACTGGAGTCGGCAGTGGAGAGCCGTCTGCGCGAGTGCAGGTGATTTCAAACATACCTGTGTTCAGTCGTTTTGCGTTGAGCTTAATACCAGCTGCAAAATCTACACCAGTCCAGCCCTGACCCACAAAACCAAACGGCAATTGAGCGATGACCTGGTGACCCCACGCAGGGCCTTGGCCATAGTTGACAGCAATGACCAACTTCGGCACATCACCGTTAGGAATGCTAGCGTCACTGGCAAGCCCGCCACTATCGATCATGGCGATAAACGTGTATTCTCGATCACCTACCTTGCTGAACGCGAGGCAGAAACCGACACCATCGTTATCAGCATTGTTCGATTTGATGATCGTTTCAAAAACGTACTCTTCAAACCGATCATTACTGATAAGACCAATCACAGTACCGCTGTTGATTGTAGAACTTACCGTGTCAGTGCCGGCATCATAGGACCAGCCCGAAAGTTCACCTTCACTGGCAGGGAAGATACCGGTAGTCGAATGACTGATACGACGCCATTTATTGAAGATCTCGGAAAACGGTACTGTTGCCGCTTTGGCAGTAGTGAGATCCGCATCACTGGCCACAAGGCTTACCGTCTTAAGTAACGGCATACCTTTGATAGCCATCGGGGAGTTGTCTTGATCGAAGTAGGCGATTTCTCCGCGCAGACCTTTACGCGGAGCATCATCCAATGCCACTTGGGTAACAGCATCGGACGAGGAAAGTGTACGGACTTCACTCAGGGACTTACCTTCGAGTTTATCCGAATTGACTGCGGTAGCAGTGGCATCAAGCTTACCGCTTACTGCTGTGTGAATCTTTGTCAGCAGTGCCTGTAGCTTGGCGCTGAGTTCGGCGATTTTGCCCATGACGGAATTCCATGATTCTAGGGAAAAGTGAAAAGCAAGTTCATAAAATGGGCAAAAATAAAAAGATAGGGGCCGAAGCCCCTATCCTTATTTCGACGGAGTACCCACGTTGTCCATGCAACGCTCGTAAACAACCCTCGAATAAGGGGTGTTCGGATCGAAGGGGCTGTGGAAATACTCGTAACCGACCTCGAGCGAGTACGGCAAAATGTGATCCATGATCAACACAGATTCACCACTAGAGTAACGATAGCCTTCCATGAGACCCCTTACGAAGTCTTGATAGGTCTCGCCGTTACCTTTCATGGTCATTGCCATGTCGGCATGTTTCGACAGCATTTCGCAATGAGGCTCAGTCATCACGAAGACCGGACTGCTGGCAGTGAGAGTGGTCGCCAAGAAGATAGAGGAGATGCTCATTCTTCTTCAGCCTTCTTGACCCAGGTCTGGAACCACACACCTTGGGTCTCGGCCGCGTACTGTTCGACCATATCGAAGTCGTATGCTTCGAGATCTGGAGCAGAGATTTGCATCTTTTTCTCGGTCAGCACCACACCACGAATAACGGTACGATGAACAACTTCTACTCGACCGACCATCTGACTGGCTACGTCAGCACCGCCGATACCGACCAGCTCGTCAAAACCGACCTCTTCAGCCAGTCGAATGGCTTCATCAATCGACGGGACAAACTGCACTTGATCCAACCGCCCCAGTCGATGCAGACCTTTACGTTTGGTCAGCACGAAATGGAAACGTCCAGGCAGCAGACGCGGCAGCGAATCGAAGGTGTTCGAACCCATGAGCAATGCCTTGCCCATAGTCAGTGCTTTGAAGTGCTGGAGATCCTCGGGGATGTTCCAGGCCATCGGCTCGGGGCCGGCGTAACCAAGCGAGCCGTTATCCAGCTGCGCGTAGATCAGAGAAAGCTTCATGGGTTCTTTTCCTTATTGCTGTTTGTTCTTGATTAGCTCGGCGATGGCGTCGGTGTTGGCTTTGAAGTAGAAGTTCACTGCCAGTTCGAACACATGACGCTTGCCGTCTTCTTCACAGACGAAAATGATCTCGACACCGGTACCGCCATTGGCTGCACGCCATTGACGGATGTAGGCGTGCTTACGCTCGAAGTCTTCGAGCGCATTGAGCAGTACCTGGGCCACTTCCATGGATTCTGGAAGGGTGGTCTCCGGCGCACGGCCGACGATGGCCGGGATCTTGTTGAGGTGGGTGAGTTCCTTCTTGGGAACTTCAGTCCAGGGCTGGTTACCGTGAGGCAACAGGCTCAGGTACATGTCCACCTTCTCACCGGACGTCTCTTCTGCCTTACGCAGATCGGCACGATAGAGCATCGCGCAGACCAGGTTGTCGCGCATGTAGTGCACCGTCATGCGGACGTTGCCTTGACCTGGTTTGCCATGGACTGTCAGAGACAGATCTTCGTTGGCTTTGCAGGCATCGTTGAGTTTCTGACGCAGGTGCTCGATCAGTGCTTTCATTACACGTCCTTACGTTTGATGATGTTGTGGACTACGTGATCTTCTGCCCGACGCAGTCGAGAGATGATGTAGCTGTCCACTTTACGGTTGTCGTCGAGGATGAGGAGAGCGATGTAGCTCTCGCCATTCTCTTCCTGGATGGCATGTAGATCCATCATGTCAAACTGACCGATCAGAGAACCGGTCGGATTGGCAGTCTGGATGATGTGCTCGCGCGAAGTGGTAGCACCCGGAGGCAGATCCATCATGTACTGGGCGATGTCCGGAGACACAGCAATCGCGTAACGGTAGTGTTCGCTACGCGAGCTGGCCAGCAGCACCATGGCACTGACGGTGTCACGCGTCATGGACTGGACACCCCAGCCCAGAGCAGCGCCGACATCCAGTGCCTTGGAAACGACCTGTTCCACGTCAGTGGGTTGTTCAAGCTTGACAAGCTCGGTACTCATGGTTACTCCTTGGTTTCTAAACGAGTGATGGTGTTCGGGTTTACGAGACGAATCCCATCTTCCCAGAAGTTGAGTTCTTTGGCGGTCTTGATCTTGTCAGGACCAGCCCCGTCCCCTACATAGATAAAGTCGGTATTCTTGCTAACGGACGATGTCAGCTTACCGCCACGAGAGATGACTTCCTTTTCCATCGCCTTGCGCGACTTACCCTCAAAGTTGGAACCGGTCACTACGACCCGCTTACCTTGAAGGTCTTGGACTTCAGCCTTCTCGATGACTTCATCGGTGTAAGTGATGAGCTTGTCGAGACCCAGAAGATCACCTTCCATCAGGTCATCACGAGTCATGATGCTCGCCACTACCGCAGGCCCTACGTCAGGAATCTCAAGCAGTTCTTTCTCACTGGCACTGAACAGCTTATCGAACGACGGGAAGCGTTCTGCCAGAGCACGAGCTGTGACATCACCGATATCCGTCAGACCGACAGCCCGAAGCACCTTATAGAACGGGAGCTTCTTGCACGACTCAATGCTAGCCAGGATCTTATCGGTCATGGCTTCGCCGACGCCGGCAGCGTAGAAGTCAGCATCCGACAGATAGAAGAGACTACTGAATGAACCCAACACACCAGTCACGATCAATGACTCTACCGCAGCTGGGCCAAGGTGTTTCACATCGATGCCGTCACGGCTAACGAAGTAAACCATCTTGTTGATGACTTGCGCAGGACAACTGGTTTTATTGGTGCAATATAATTCGACACCTTCACCAATCTTCCCGACTACACCACCGCAACATGGGCATTCGGTCGGTACACGGACAATCCCGTGTTCATCGACACGCAGGTTCTTGACGACACCTTCGATCTTCGGGATGACGTCACCACGACGAGAAACGATGACCGTATCGCCGATATGGAGATCCAGGCGTTCGATCTCATCGAAGTTGTGCAGGGTCACACTACTGATGGTTACGCCGCATAGCTTGATCGGTTTGATCTTGGCAACCGGGGTAAGTACACCAGTACGACCTACCTGGACTTCAATACGCTCAAGGATCGATGTGGCTGTTTGAGCCTCGAACTTATAAGCAGCAGCCCAACGAGGGGATGTGGAACGACTGCCCAGATCCATACGGACATCGACATCAGAGATCTTCAGAACCGCACCATCGATATCGTAGTCGAGTTGATCACGTACCTTGGTCAGTTCATTGATAGCGTCCATGATCTTGTCTGCATCGAGACCGCCTTCCCAGACACTCTCAACAAAGTTGAAACAGGCTGCAAACTCCTCACTGATGTAATCGTACGGAACAGAAGCAGGACGATCACCGCCATGCACCACAATGTCATACGCGATGAAACGAAGACCAAGGCCCTGTAGAGCACCGCCTTCCTTCTTACGCATGAGACCCGCTACCATGTTACGTGGATTGGCGTAAACGGTCTTACCTGCTACTAGGCGGCGTTCACACGCCACTTTAAAGTGATGGTGTGGGCAGATCACTTCACCACGGACTTCGATGAAGAAGTCAAACGAAGGAACTTCTGTCGGAACACCCTCGAAGAAGATTGCGTTGTCGGTAATATCATCACCAACTTCACCATCACCACGAGTGGCTGCACTGATCAGCTTGCCTTTGTGATATAGGAGACTGAGGCTAGCACCATCAAGTTTATGTTCCAGCCGAGCTTGATAAGGAAAGCCGATATTAGCCACCCATTCAATCACCTCACTCTCGTTGTAGAGGTTCATGAGACTGAGCATGGGTGACTTGTGAGTCACTTTGGCGAAACCCCCGTCCGAGGGAGCGCCCACTCGGTTCAGAGGGGATAGGGGATCGTCACTTTCCCCTTCCAGCTCAAGCAGACGTTTCTTCATGGAGTCGTATACAGCGTCCTCCACGTCAGACTCGCCTTTGTTGTAGTACAGGTCATTGAGTCTCAGCAACTCCGCCCGCAACTTCTTGATTTCTTCTCGCATCATGCGCTCCGGGACAACCGGATCAATGTCCGATTGTTTGTTCGATAGGGGTTGCGATCACTTTATGGAACATCATCGGTACACGATCATCCGGATGCTCCTCGAAGCCAAGACTGCAGCTCATCAGAACTGCCCTCATGGTACTGATTCGGTTTGGGTCAAGTAGTCGACCGCCGTAATAGTGGATCGTGCCATGTAATTTGTACGATCCGTTTACTTTTACAACACCGTGTACACCGAAGACGCCAATCTGCTTGGGTTTGAGGTGACGATACAGGTCAATGATCACTCCATATAGCTTTCCGTTGCCATACCAGGTGACTGGCTTCGGGAAATTACGCACTGGCCACTCGACAAAGATGGGAAGTACGTCGTTCTTAATGAGTTTCTTGATTTCTTCCTCACCCATACCCTCAACAGAGTCAAGCGGAAGCATAACTTCCGCCTGATCATCGAATGCATGAGGAGAATTAGGCTCGAACATATCCAACACGCACTGACGAATCATGTCATCTCCTTATTTGACGACGGTGAGGTGTGCTCGGCTGCGTTTTTCACCGACTTTCTGTTCTTGATTCTGGCCCTGGCGCATGTGTTTCGGCAGCGCGCTCAAAATAGCGTAACCATTCGGAGTCAGTGCCATCAGACAGTTGAAATCGATGTAGTTGTTGGTGTCAGGATCGCCCATTTGTTCGATTTCGAACAGGTCGATCTTCATCGAACGCATGATTTTCGAGAAGGACAGTTCCACGTACATGAAACCGTCTTCTACACGAAGGGATTTGGTCGCTTCGTGAGACAGATTGATCACCAGGAAGTTGCCGTTATCACTTTTCGTGAGATACGGGACAACAAACGGGTTGCGCAGGACGAAATCGTCACTGGAACGAATCATCACGTGAATGCGCTTGGTGTTCGGCAACAGTTCATTGTAGACTGCCCAGAAGAAACCACTGAAAATGTTCTCGTAGTTCATGTTTTCTCACTTGAGATAGAGGTAAGGTGTATTTGCGGCTGCGATGATCGACTTCATGAGCGTTTTTCGCTCTTTCATTGACTTGGTCGGGTATTCAAACACCCTGATAATGTCATCACGCTCGTAAAGTCGGTTAAGAAGTTTGCAAGGATGACTCCCTTTAGCCAGTTGAGCTAACTGTTTGTCCACCTCGGCACTTACATTGTTACTTTCCCCTACGTAGAAACGCCCTGTTGCATCATGCTCAAGCACAAAACACCCAGGACCTACGTCCTCCAGACGCTTTCCACGTCTGGAGGTGGGGTTGTGAAGCCATTTCACAACACCTTCGGTCATTTACCTATTCCTTAACGGCAGAAATCTTTGTCCTGAAAGACATAAGTATTCTTGCCCATGGCAATTACGTACAGGCTGGCCGGTTTAATAAGCAGAATACCACGTTCACCGATGTCGGAGTAGAGCGACCACCATCCGTCATTACTGATACCGGTGATATTCATCGCCTCGCCTTTCAGATCAAGCTTGGTTTTCACCTCAACCTGGTCAGACATACGGTAATCGATACCGAAGATGCTCTTCGACTGGTAGTTGTACTCGCGAGTACCGGTGATTTCTTGTTCAGTCTTCGGATCGACGAAGCGACAAGGGCGAATGTCGGTGACCCATTTGCTGGTTTTCTGGAATTCGGTGTAGGTGAACGCGCCTAAACCAATAACGAAGATCGTGACGAACGTGGTCACGATCAGATAGAGGTTGAACATAGCCCGCTTAGCTTGCTGTGCGCGGCGTTTGAGAGCTTCTCGAGCCCGATTACCAGCATCCTCTGCGCCAGACGGCTGCTCGAGTTCTTTCATCGCTCGTTCGATCATGGTTGTGTCGTAATTACCGGACATAGTGTTCCCCTTGGGTCTTTGGTTTATGGTGTTTCTTCTAACAGTATAATGTATGACCATAAAAAATTAAAGTGGAAGCGGCATAGAGACGGAGCGGTCATCCCGCTCCGTCTCTATGTTCTATCGACGATGGTAACCCAGATCAACATACGGGTCATCTTTCTCTTCAGGCTGGGGTATTTCAATTGGTTTGCGGACTTCGGGCTGAGGTTTATTGCCTGCCAGAATCTTCTTCGTCCAATCGATGTTGAACCCAACGAGATCACGATGACCACCGTAGCTCATCACACCACGTTTGACAGTGAAGAAACCAAACAGTTTCTCCATCTCTGACTTACTTCTGAGGATCGAGAAGAAGACCGTGTCAGGATCGACAAAGATCATCTGTTCGAATGACTTCAATGAGCTTACTGCACCCACACCGAGAATCACTCGAAGGTTCTCAATCTCCTCAGCAGAGTCTGCAACGATGAGGTTAATTCCATGTTCTTTCACGAATGACCTCCATTGGTCATGATGGTTAATACACCACCATCATGTATCGTTGACTTTTATTTCATTCGACCAATACAGGAGGCCATGGGAAAGACCACGTCACATTGTTCAGTGCACTCAAATCATCTTCAGCCACGGCGAGCAACATTTCGCGTTCTGTGGCATGTCGAATCGCAGTCACCTGGGTAAGTGCGGGAGTGAACAAGTCATTATTTTCAATGACCCGCTGAGCCAAATGCTCGAGACCGTTGGGATAACCTAGAGCAAGTCGAGATGCACTCAACGTAACCAGGAATGGCGCCACTGATTCAGGCATGTCATCAATGGTCAATGTGGGGTTATCTTCAAGCCATTTGAAGATGGCTCTTGCTTCGGTAATCTGAATAGTCCAGGTATCTACTTCAGATGGAGGATACGTGGATTTCAGATAGGTTACCGCACTCTCATAGTCACCGTTCAGAATACTAAGACGTTCTTTAAAACGTTCTGTTATATCGATCAGTGGAGGTTCGGTCGGTGCTATTGCGACAGGGAATCCGTTTACATCCGCCGATAACGTATATCCGTTGTTTAATAACGTCATCAATTGGGCATAGGTTTCATCACTGACCTCGACGGCATTTGGCCAGATAGACGATCCATAATTGAATACTTTCTCGTCTGGATTAAAAAAATACATAGCACATTATCTCCCAGTTACCTTCACCATGACTGTGCAGTTGGCACCCACCTTGCTGCCGTCGCGTATGACACGTCCTGACACGCTGGTCAACGATGCAGTATTAAGGGACGCTGTGACTTGCTGATTGTCTCTGGTGTCGTTATATATTGCCTGTGGGTCGATGTGCAGTATCTGGCTAAACTGGGCCGACGATATGTCAACAGACCACTGTCCATTCGAAGAGGTGGTCATCCCGTACCATTCTTTAATGGTTCCTTCGGGAATAAGTCCAGTAGAATTAAATGCCCTTCTACCAACTTGTTTGGCTGTATTGACTATCCTTGACAAATACCTGTCAAGACTGGTTCTGAGCATTTCGAGAGAGGTTTCGCTCATGATAATTCTCGGTAAGTATTTGTGTTGAACGTCATAAAATGACACGTATGGCACTTGGCCATACGTGTCATCTGTACAGGTGCCGTGACTGCGGGTGTCAACTTCACGTCGAGGCCGCTGATGCAGTCGGAGAAACCGAGCTGGATCACCCCCTTCAAGACAGGATTTTTACCTGTACATAGAATAGGGCATCATTGAGCTGGCGCGTAACTCCAAGTTACTGCTTCAACGGCACTCTGGTTGTTGCTACTTAGTGCGGTGTAGAGTTCGAGTTCAGCATCATGACGGATAGCTGTCAGACGAGCCATTTCCGGACCATATATTTCATTGTTAGCGATCACACGATCAACCAGATCTTCCAACCCAGCACCAACATCACGTGCATCACGCTCGTTACTGAGATCGGTCAGGAACGGCGTAGCCGGAGGGTTTCCGACAGATCCAGCAGCACGCCACGCAGCGTAATCTTGAGCTTCTTTGATCTGGACGGGCCAAGTGGTAGTCTCGGAGAAAGGATATTCACCACGAAGCGCAGCGACTGCCTGTTCGTAATCTGCATTGCATTGTTTCAGCTTGGCATCGAATACGTCTTGGATGGTTGTCGGTGCAGCTGAAGCAGGAGGAACTGCAACCGGATCGCCGTTCTCGTCAGCAGCAATTTGACCGCCCTGGGACACCATGTCCATTACAGCATTATGGACTTCATCGCTGACCTGTTTGCAATCAGCAAACGCAGGACTGTCAAAGAAGCCCAATTGAGAGGGAGAGAAGTACATTGACTAGACCTCAGAATTTAAGACTGACAGTCCCGGTGTTGGGGAGCTGACTATTGAACCCAAGAATGATCTCAGTCAGGTTGAATGCTGAGACGTAAGTAACGGACACAACAGCTACGCTGGTGATCCCGCCGAAAATGGCCTTGTTGATATCTGGAGCTGGCACGTTACCAGGAATGCCAATCTGGAGCCAGCGCCTAGGACCGTATGCGCCCCTAGAATCATTGGCCACCTGAGCCAGTAACAGAGCGGTTCCGTCTTTCAGTGTTGTCGGACTGGCAGAGCCATAGTTACCGTTACTGAATCCCCAGTTATCCACACCAGCAAAGTTGGTGTAACCCATGGTGATGTTGCCGTCGTACAGGGCATTGTCGGCCCTGTACGCTCTGCGCCACACACCTGCAACTCGCACGTACTGATAACGCACCTGTCTCCACGATCCAGCTACACGAGCGTAGAGATTGAGTGCGTTTCTCCAGACTCCAGCTACTCTAGCTTTCATCTATAACTCCTTAGTACTGGAACCAGACGTCACCGTCAGCTCCGCCCGAAGGACCAGCAGTACTGATAGTCACGTTACGAGTGGCCATGCTGCCAATGCCAAGGCCGGCACGGCCTGTGGCCTGATCAGTACCACCAGTACCGCCACGACTAACCGGAATGGAACCAGAACCAATCTTGCTAGCGTCGAGTGAAGGAATGTCTGCGGCGGTCAGCGCGCCACCTACCGTAACACGGCCTTTGGCATCCACTGTCACTTTTGAATAAGTTCCAGCGACTACACCAGAATTAGCCAAGGTAAATGCTGCAGATGCGTCCGCAGAACCGTCAATAGAGATTGTCCAACTGCCATCACCAGTGATGGTCAGTGATCGTGGAGTTGTCCATTTTGCAGCACTGGCTGCAGTTCCGGTGGTGTTCTGATTCAGGGTTGGAATTCGAGCAGAATCAAACACACCTGAATTTACTTTACTGGCATCCAGAGACGGGATGTCTGCAGCCACCAGAGCCGACCCTGCGGTAACACGACCTTTAGCGTCGACTGTCATCTTGGCGTACGTGCCGGGAGTTACCCCGGTGTTAGCCAGTGTCAATGCTGCCGACTGGTTAGCGGAGCCATCAAACGAAATTGTCCAGGAAGCGTCACCAGTGATGCTAATAGAAACAGGATCGGCAAGCTTGGTGGCTTCATCTGCCAACTGAGCTACTGCCAGAGTGGACGTGATATTAACGTATGCAGTCCCACCCCAGACAAAGAAGTTGCGATAACCACCGACTGTTGCGATGTAGAGAAGATTCTCTTCGCCGGTAGCTGGGAAGTTGGCCGGGGTTGCGTATTCTTGAATAGCGCTTCTTGCAGTGACTTCTTGGGCAGAGACTACACGACCTTTGGCATCGAGAGTCACTACCGGAATCTTGTTGTTGGCACCGTATTGACCAGCACTGACACCGCTATTAGCCAAAGCCAACGTCAGAGTCAGCGTATCAGAACCATCAGTACTCCCGGTTGCACTGGCATCCCCTTGAAGGACGACATCAAAAGGGTCAGTCAGTTTAGCAGCTGCCACAGCAGGGGCGTCGGAATCTAGCTTGCCAGCCAGACGATTCATCAGACTGGTGAAAAATCGATTGATTGCTGCGACAGTTGTTGCCGGAGTATCTCCAGACATTTTCATTACTCCATTAACGGAAAGAGGATTCATGTCATAGGATTGTCGCTAACTGTGACCGAATGCTATGAGGGAACGTTTATTTCCATCATCTTTAAGAGGTCATCACTAGATGAACAAGATTATTCTTGCGGCGGCTATCATGAATGCTATCAATAGCACTCCTGAGGTCGTTCCGGCTGTAGGTAATTGGGACAATGTAATTGCAATGCCCATGGTTGAGGAAGGTGTCCAGGTAGACCCTCGCAACCCCATCGTCAACGCTCGTAGTCATCAGATAGGTGTTGGTGTATTTGGTGGTCAGTGTTTCCGCTGCGCATCTGGTACTCGCTTCACTGTCGGCGGCAGTCCGTTTGCACTCCATACCGACTTCACCATCGAGTTGTTTGTCAACTTCGACAGTCTGGCGGCCAGTAACCAGTACATTTTCGATTATGGCAATAACGGATTCATTCTCCGTTACTACAACGGGGAAATTATCCTCAATAGTAACGCGGGAACAGTCCTGATCCCAACTGGCTACGTTCCGACAGTCGGCAAATGGCATCACATGGCGGTTGTTCGCCGCAATGGTCTGGTACAGCTGTATGTAGATGGTGTAATGCGCGGTCAAAACACGTTTGCGACTAGCTTGGCACATACTGCGTTCACTGTCGGTAACTACAGCGGTGGCGGTAACTATCACGTTAATGGTCGAGTAGACCAAGTACGTGTTTCGGCAGAAGCCGTCTACACTGCTAACTTTACACCGCCAACTTTACCGTTTGAAATCGGCAGCGCTGAGGCATCCTTCGACCCTTATTGGGTTAATGTCACTCTGCTTCTCCAGAATCATTCTGGAAGCGCAATGGTTAACCAAGCCAGCGCCGCTACACTCACAGCGGTAGGGTCGCCCAATATCAGTACACTGACCAAGAAGATCGGTAGTGCCAGCATGGAGTTCGCCTCAGCTGGAAGTTACTACCGCGCAGACCAAAACGGTCTGTTTGATTTCGGTTCTCAGGAATGGTGCGTCGAATGTTGGGTTCGTCCATCAGCAGTGATTTCTGGGAACGTCCACCTGGTCGGTCGTCGTACAGCAGCTCAGTCAGGTGGATGGAAGCTCGGTCTGAATAACATGCAGCCTGTTATCGGAACGTCCATCAATAACTCATCATGGACCACAGTGGTTGGTCCTGTGACAGGCTCGGCAATCCAACCTAACCGCTGGACTCACCTGGCAGCGACTCGTGTCGGTAACACCATTAGTCTGTTTGTAGATGGTGAGCTTATTGGTACAGTGTCAATCACAGCAGCAATCCAACCCAGCACCATCCCTGTAACTATCGGTGCCTCTAACGACGCCACAGAGCAGTTCACTGGTTTCATTTCTGGGGTGCGCATTACCCGTGGTGATGGCCGCTACTACAGCAACTTCACTCCGAAGATGAAGACAGCTTTTGCGACCAACGGTACGGTCGTGCAATCAGCGTATGATCCTTACTACGCTAAGGTCAACGCCATGTTCCCGTTCAGCAAGGACGTGTCGGCGGGCGTAGATATGTTCCAGATCGTCTCCCAACGAGCTGGCGTATCGATCGATCCTTCTCGTAAACTTTTCGGTCAAGATACGTTGACGGTCCAGTCTGGGGCTGCCGGTGGCATCAACTATAACAACGGCACTCGTGCTATGTTGGGTGCAGTTGACAGTACGATCGAAGGTTGGGTCAATACCGACTACATGGGTGTGACAGCAATGCCTATCGTTGGTCAGTATCATGCAAGCACTGCAGGGTCGTGGATGCTGGGTATCGCTAACGGTAAAGCTGTGTTCTTCGTTCGTAGTGGTGTTTACATCGAGTCATCTACAGTGATTGCCGACAGTCAGTGGCATCATGTAGCCGTCTCAATTCGGTCAGGTACAGCTTACCTGTACGTCGATGGTAGTTTAGTTGCCCAGGCAGCCATGACACGCGTAGCCGACTACAATGGCAATATTCAAATCGGTTACAACATCGCTGCAGAGGCTGCAGCTGGTTATCGGATGAATATCGCTCGTGTTCGCGCTACTCAAGGTCGTGGACGTTACGTTAGTAACTTCGTGGTCGGTGAAAACACTGTAGTGCAAGCCGCACTCGCGGCATAAACCATACAGGCAGGGACATCGTCCCTGCCTGTATGCCGTATCATTGAACAGTGTTCATGATCTGCTCAATCTCTTGAACAGTCAGGGCACGGTCGAAGATCCGTACATCGGATTGATAACCCTTCGAGTATTCGCCAGCGTTACCGTAGCCAATTCGGAAATTACGCGCAGGAGCGTTCATGGTCACTGGCGAAGAACCACGCAGAACGTTATTGAAGTAGAACTTCAATGTGCTGCCGTCGTAAACATACGTGATGAGAGTCCATACACCAGAAGGCACAACAATGCTGGAAAACTTGCTTCCAGCGGGAAGTGCAGATGCGGCGTAAACGTAAGATTTACCCGCATTAGGATCATCACTACGAGCGATTTTGAACAGCAGTGTGGCGTGATCTTCACTGCTCAGCAAGTGATGATAAACACTCATGTCCACCGGAGCATACCAGAGACTCAAAGTCCATGGTTGGTTACCGAATGTCAAGTTGGGGATCGTCACCCAGCCACCATTCGGAACGAGTCTAAGTGCCTTCCGACCAAGATGAGTAACAAAACTCAGAGAACCTGAAGGAGTACCGTTCTTGCCACCAACCGAGTCAGCGTAATCAGTCTGGAGTTTCCACCAGTACTTAAGTCCACTGGGGAACGATTTCCTCAGTCTGGTCTGTGCAGCAGCCAGAAGTCTTTGAATAGCCATGTTTACCTCATGAATTTAAATCAAGGACAGTTATACAAACGAGAACGATACTTCAGTCTCGTCAGTTGCAAACGCTGTAGCCCAGTTTGCGACATTGTCTTTACCGAAGCTTCTTGCCAATATTGTCGGATCTGTGGCAGCCGGCAACGCAATCCCTAGATCAAAGTCAACCGTAGGACCGCCTGCAATCTTGATCTTGTTTGTCATGGTCGGCATCCCTTGAACGTATGGTTCATTGGATTCCTTAAGTGCAAACAAGATATGTCCATTTGTCTGATGGATCAGCGCCACAATGCGCATGACCTTACCGGTCTGAGTGTTGTAATAGAGTTCGTGCGGCAGTTCTCCAAACGAAACCGTAGAGGAGCCATAGAGGAAATGCTTAGCAAATCCCCTATACACCACACTTCCATTGGCTACGTCATTAGAGCCTACGATCAACCGATGAGTTGGCTTCTGCGTTCTCCAGTCAACCGGCATTTTGGGGAAAGACTCGACACGCTTCGGAGAGACATGTTTATACATCGCTCGCTTAGCAATCCGAATATCCCAGATACGATGTTGGGCGTATGACGATCCATTGAACGTATTGGAAATCTTATTCCCAGAAGTTGCCCACAGTGGTTCCGGTTGACTCCACGATAGTTTTTCAACACCATTCACGAAAAGCTTAATGATGCCGTTATAGCGTTCTACAACTATGTGATATCGCTTGTTCTGGACGATGGTTCCAGCGGCCGTAACGCGAGCAGTGTAATCACCCGCGACTCCAGATCTAGCAAATACCACCTGTATAGCGCCATTAGGCAAAATACAGACAATCCATCGGTTATTGTTGTTTGTCACGCCGCCATTGTACCAATGCGACATCACAAGTAGGCCGTCGCCATTGATGCTCGATTCGACGGTAAGTTTACACTCCAGCGTAAAGTCACCGGCACCGAAGTAATCGACCGGAGCCGAGTAATAGGCCGTCCCATTCAAGTTGGATACGAACAACTTACCGTTGTACATATTGCTCTTGTTTAGCACCATCGGGGTGCCGTTCTTCTCGTTAACACTGGAGCTGCGGCGACCAGTCATTTGATAAACAATATCTGCAGCGATTGCGTCAGTGTATTTCTGACGCTGTGCTTCGGTGATCTTACCAAATTTACCTGGTACATTAGATCCAAACGGTGCGCCAAAGACGACCTCTTTGGAGAGCTTCATATCCCATACACTGCCTAGCACACCGCGCCGCACAGCCACTAAAGCGGTGGACTCAGAATATGCTTCACGTCCATCGACTCCGCTTGCAACCGCGATGCCATCCAAGTAAATGGTGATTTGATTAGCTGCATTTCGTTCGACAGCAACATGATAATTGCGGTTCATCTGAACCAAGCCAGGCGCGCTCGTCAGCCAGTACACATTTGTATCAGTACCGTCATTGGAGATGGAGAACTGGATCTTGCCGTCATTCCAGATCCAAAGTCCCCAGCTGCGCTGAGTAGTATCGGTATCATGCCACCTTGCGATGACGCCTGCCTGATAAGCGGTGTTTATTGCAGTCAATCTGAACTTACACTGAATGCAGAAAGGTTCGTTCTGGCCTGGCGCGAAATCAATTGCCAAGTTAGTTCCGTAGTTGTCATCGTTTTCAACAATGCGTTGACCAGATACGTAACCATACGGTGAATACGATGTCGGATTGACGACATACGAAAAGAACTTTTCACTTACATCGTCGATTGGTTCGTTGTCATGAAACGACCATTGATTTGCCAAAGGTGCTAGCTTAAAGCCACCAATAAACCTGGCCGCAGAAGCAAGAATTAAAGAACGCATCCTACTCTCCTACAAAAATAAATAAGACCACGAGAACTGATGTTCTCGTGGTCTATGGCGGTTGGTCAGAAGCGGTTAGGCAACCGGCTTCATGTCCTTGCCGAGCAGGTAGCCTTCCCAGGTCACGCCGCCATCGACGGTGGTGAACGCGATCACGTCGGTGCCGGAAGCGGTCAGGGTCGGAGCCTGGCCTTCGGACCACTTGATGGCGCTCCACCAGGTGATGGTACCGGCACCGCCGTTTTTCAGACGCAGGGTGAAGGTACAGACACGACCAGCAGCCGGTACTTGCGACACGGTGAAGGTGGTGGCACCAGCGATGGTCTTCAGGAAGTGGTTGGCGGCCGAGCAGTTGATATCGTTGCCAGCGCCCAGGTCGACCAGCTGCTCGGTGATGGCCACGCCGACGTTGCCGCCGGCAGGGATGCCCATCAGAACAGTCTGCTCGTCCATTTCGTTACGCAGTTCGAGCATCAGGCGATCGATTTCGGCTACCGAAGCGGCATCGCCGGTTTCGATGGCCAGCTTGACCTTGTCGGAAAAATTGCCGATCGAAGTCAGCAGAGTTTGAAGTTGAGACATGGTAAACCTCTATTCGAATAGGAGTCAGAGAGTTTAAAGACTACCCTCATACAATTGGAAGATAGTCGTCGTCTTGTGGCTTATTCGGCTGAGCGATATGCAGATGCGCCGCCAACACGGACACCCGCATAGAACATAGCAGCCCGCCAGCGAGCAATTCCTTCAGAGCGCAGAGCGCGATAAAAGACTTCATCGGCTTCTTTCCTTGTAAAGATTTTCATGGTACCGTCGGCCATTTCGACAGGAACACCATGATAAAGACGATCGTGAACGGTTGACGCTTTATCGCCGTAATCGGCGAGAAGCGCGTAGACAGGGAACAGGACCAAGTTACGCAGTGCATCGAGACTTGCGTAGTTGGTATCGAATCCCTTCTCTACTTTGATAGGCCCGAAGACCTCGTCATAGTAGTAGAAGTCATCCAACATCAGATAATGACGACGCCCGATCTCACGGGTATCGAAATTACTGAACTTCTTGTCCTCATCGACAGTGTACTGCGGGAGAAGCAGATCCATGATGATCTCCATCAGATTCTTGGAAGAGACACAGGTACGGTAACGGAGTGACGATACATCGCTCGTTTAGCCAGTCTGAAATTCCACCAGCGGTAAGAGGCATAACCGGTGCCGTTGTAGTAGTTATACAGACGGTTATTTGTTTCTCCATAAAGCGGTAGAGCGTGTGCAAACGACAGGACTTCAACCCCATTAACAAATGCCTTAATAACGCCATTGTACCTTTCGACTACAAGGTGATAATCGTTATTCAGTAGAATGGTATTGGGTGCACTGTCACCGTAAACGCTAGTCCCTGTATTGCCACGAGCTAGCTGAACACGCAGTAAACCATTTGGCCTCACGCTGATCAGTAGACGGTTATCGGGATTGCTGATGGCGCCATTATGCCATTGCGAAGGCAGTAGAAGCGCCTCTCCAGAAATAACACTGGTTTGCCTAAACATTATTTCGTATGTAAAGTCTCCAGCTCCAAAATAAGGTATCTGGAACAGATACCTGGATGCTGACTGGTTCATAACTACCAGCTGGCCATTTTCTACAAATGGTGCAGCGGCAGCTCCTGAAAGACTCAGTTGTTGTTTTGTCCTTTCATCCACTGCGACGTTGTTACGGAACGTTATCTGACTTACGATATCCTGAAGAATATTCAATGGATAACGGCCAGCAGATAACGATGCTGCCATCAATAAACTCTTCATTGATCAATGCGCCCATTCATTTATGTCTGATTTCTTTGAAGTCAGTGAAATCAGTGATCTCTTTTGCCTTGACGCCAGTCTTGGCGATGGCTTCCTTACGGATACGGATCTTGCTATCAAAATCCGGAGTCACCTGCACCCATCGAGTACCTCGCCATTTGACAGCCATGTCGGGGTATTCGAGGATGTCCTTGATATCAATGGTGTTGATGCCTTTCTCACAACGACCGAACTCAGATGCACAGCGCTCACACACGACTTCACAAGGACGCAGACCAATAGCCCAGCGTTTCTTCTCGAACCAATGCATGAACAACGTGAAAGTATCTGGAGTGACCTTCACGATTGAGTGATCTTCATCGTACCGCATGCGAATGACATCGCCTGGTTTGCGTTCGACTTCTTTACCCAGCTTCTTAACGAACTCAGTATAACCGCCGATCAGAATGATCGAGATCGTACTGTGTGGATGCGAGTGAATCAAATCCTCACCATCAATGCCGCCGACACGCATGAACTGATGGATGTAGATGTTTGGCCAGCCAGATTCACGACCAGCCAGTTCGTTATAGAGAAGGCAGTACTTGAATGCAATGACTTCACCATCGAAGGTGACCAGTGCATGTCGTCTTCCTTTCTTCTCAAGCCAGGCTAGGAAGCGAAAGAACAGGTTCTTGATCATTTATCGAAGCTCGACGAGTAATGTTTGAGAAGTGGTGAGGATAGTATCTCCTGCTACAGCATTGAAGCAGGCAGGTGCAACTACCTCATCACCGTTCCCGTTAATGATAGTGCCAATCGCCAAGAATACGAGAGAGTCTTCAGTGATTTGAAGTTCTTCGTTTTCCTGCATTCGGTTTTCTTTTCGGATGACCGCAGTGCCATCCATTTTACTGACGCTGTAGAACTCGGAAAGCTCACCGTCTGCTTCGAACAGGTATATACCCTCAGGGATCTCTACATGACTGCTGTCAGTGGTATCCCCTTCATTCCGAATCAGTACAGTATTTCCTTCCGTGTCTCTGACAATGATGGTGCCAGTGACGTAAACCAGATACTTGTTAATCTCCGCATTGCTGGAGACACCACGCAGAGCGACAGAGAACACCTCGCCGTCGCGTGCTGCGTATCTGACAACATCGTAGACACCATCGTTGTAAATGGGTTTACGCAGGATCATTCTTCACCACCGGACCTATTACAAATGGGTTGACGTTCCTGAGATGTTTGTTTTGGCTTTCGAGTTCTTCCCGCTTAGCTTTCAACATATCCACATCGTCAGGAATGATGTAGGTCAGTTGTTTGGTGCGCTCTTCAAACCTGGCCTTTGCTTCAGCTAGACTTGCACAGGCCTCGTAGACACCAAGATCAGAATTGAACACATGGATGACACCGACTTCAGGATCTTCATCGTGTTCTCGCGTGTCATAGTCCAACCAAGTCTCCGTATCTTCTTCTTCGTTACGGATCACCAGTTTGGCTGAAAAATGACCTTTAGTAAGCACTTCGATACTCATACCTACCTCTATCCAACAATACCGAATACGCGAGATGCAGAAGAACCAACATATGTGACCCCGCGACCGTTTGTAATGATCGCCTTCCCGCCTGGAGCACCTATGTAGTTAACAACGCTCTGAGCGCCGCCGACAATAGATGAGTTTTCACCATTGTTATTTGCATCGCCGCCTTTACCGGAAGTGGCCGTAAAACCAGTTGCATCGTAGGTAGTGGATGTTATCTGGTCACCGCCCTTAGCACCCCAGCCACCACCTCCACCACCAGGAGACATCCCGCACAGATAATTCATACCACCGCCACCGCCCGATTGACCACCTAGACCAACCTGACTTACCATGGTGGTAACTGTCCGTCGGCCACCGCCGACACCAGGAAGTATACGGCCACCGCCACCACCAGGACCATATTCGCCAACTCCGTTGCCGCCTGGCTGACCTATGGCACCAGGTGCACCACCTGTTGAATAACCGTCGTACTGTCCGCCCAGTCCACCACCGGCGCCACCACCGCCCGACATCCAGCCACCACCGCCACCGCCACCGCCGGCAATATATCCGTTTTGCGTATCGATGACAATATTCATGCCAATCGACATTGCCGGATTGCCTGGAGTGGCTGCACGGTCTAATGCATCAGGGTGATAGCTTTGTCCTGTACCGCCCTTACCCATGATGAATCCATTGTTCACCAGCTTAAGGGTATCGCCGGTAGTACCCCCAGTAATCGTCAATGCTGGGTTGGCATTGTCCGACCATACGTAAATACCAGGATCTACGGTGATCGTGATGTCGGATTTACCCGCCTGGTAACCAGGCAATGTATTGAGATTGATTGTCAGGTTCTGACTGTGTGCAGAGATCACTCGGGAGACAATTGCTCGACCGAATGTAGCACCACGCAACTGACCGAGACGAATCTGACCAGACGAGATACCGAGAAACGTCCTGACGTCCGGATGACCTAGTGATATCTTGGTGTTCCGTGGAAGTCCTAGTTCGACTGCGATATCGCTCAATCGAATAGACTGTGTCGATGGAATAGTCATCGCAAGCTCTCGAAAAATAGGCTAGGGGATAACCCCTAGCCATTATGTCATTTGATAAGCTGTGCCACGAGATTCTTCAGAACCTCAATTTCTCCAGCTTGCTTGAGAACGATGGCTTTCAATTCCTTTACGGCGTTGAGAGTCAGCGCGTTGGTGTTGCCATATGCGAGACGAAGGAAATCGCCATCGGTATTGACAACCTCAGGAAGTGCCGACAGCCAGTCGTCTGCAATGAAACCTGCTTGGACTTCACCAGTCTCCTTAATAACGAAGGTGTAACCGGTGACGTAATCGATACGGTCGAGCGCATGGTCAATTACGTTGAAGCCTTCTTTCAGACGTTTGTCAGAGAAGTTCAGAACATCGCCAGCAGAAGTGAAATCACCGTTGGCACCATCGAACGTCCAGAGCTTCTCAACCCCAGCATCGGTGATGTGGTGGATGACAAACATGCCGGGGTCGGTTGCGACCTCACTCAGATGGCCAAAACTGTATTCGCCCTTAACGCCGCCAGTGCCCGTATAACGCATGGAACCGAGAGGAGCATATGAGCTACCGGTATGGGCAACAGACGCATGTACAACGCCTTGGCGGGTGTACATATCAGCAAATGCACCGCCTGCACCAGTACCGTTGACGGAGCCAGCCGAACCAGTGGTATTTTGATTCAGTGTCGGGATGCGAGCAGCGGCGAATACACCGCTGGTAACCTTACTGGCATCGAGTGCTGGGATATCGGCAGCAGTAAGTCCTGCAGTACCCCCCATTACACGGCCTTTGGCATCCACAGTAACTTTCAGATAAACACCAGCAACCGCCCCAGAATCAGGCAATCTAGACACTGGGACAAACGAGCCAGCATCTAACTCACACACACCACTTGCAGTGCCTTTCTGCGTAGCAGGGATAGCGGCAGCGGCCAGATCGTAAGCAGTCTTCACTGCCAATGGAGTGGCTGCTTGTGTTTCAAGTGTGCTATTGACTGCGCTATTAAGGCGCACCAGACCAGTCTGAGTCAGAGTGGCAGAACGAATAGCTACGTTCTGTGCCAGAGTAACGATACCCTTACCGTCTACTGAGAAGGTAGGGATTGTTACCGAATCACCGTAAGCACCTGCTGCAACACCCGAACTCTTGAGCGAGATCGAAATAGAGATATCACCGCTTCCATCGAACGGTGATGTGCCTGCTGCGTCACCCGATATAGCAATCTGTCTTGGCGTAGCCAGTCTGGTAGCCGTGGCAGCATTACCGGTAGTATTCTGGTTGAGGATCGGAATCCGAGCAACTGCAAACACACCTGTGGTAATCTTTCCGGCATCCAAATTGGGGATGTCAGATGCAATCAGAGCTTCTGCTGCAACGACACGGCCTTTGGCATCTACAGTGACCTTGGCGTAGGTGCCTGGTGCCGCCATCACAGTCTTCAAGATGACGCTCAGGTTGATCGCCTGACTGCCATCTACGTTGGCTGTAGCGGTTGCATCGTTGGACAGAGAGAGTGTAAACGGGTTGGTCAGTTTGTTGGCGCTGACCGCTGCTTCTTCACGCCCCAACTTACCGTTAATGTGATTGGAGATGGTTTGAAGAAGCGAGTCAAACTTTGTCTTGAGCGCTTCGATAGAAATCGACATGGTTGTTTTCCCTTGCTTCTTAAAACTAAGCCGGCATGAAATAAAATTCGCACATAGAATTACCAAAAAATAAAGGATAGACGGCATACAGGGAGGAGCATCGCTCCTCCCTGTCTATGTCACATGTCTTTAGCCAACTCTCTTACCCGCGCCGGGGACATGGCAAGTGACATCACGACTGTACCCACTGTTTCACCATTGAGCAGTAGTCGCCGCGCTGCCTTGTCACGAGCTTTCTCTAACTCCTCGACCACGAGAGTCAATTCGGCCTCTCCACCGTTTTCACGGTGTTGTTCGAGTAGTTCAACCAGATCTTTGATACGACGGATCTGAATGTCCATGGTTCCCCTTAGACGGTGTGACGTTTAATGATGGTGGCTATGTCCCACTTCTCGATGCAATACTTGTCCTTGATGTACTTGCGTATCGCTTGATCTGCCAGCTCAGGGAATGACCGTGCCCACAACTTGAATAGGAACGTGACCGTCAGATGCACAGTCATGTTCTTCTTTTCAGTGGTGCTGATCACATAGTCAGCATCTTTGAATTTAGCAGGATGTGTATCACTTATCCAATCCATGCTAGGCTCCTAGCCGAACGGTTTACCCAATTCGTAGAGATGCAAATAATGCGGCTCAGACTCGGTGGGTGTGATGATCAGACCGTATCCAGTAGGAAGACGATCAATCGGGTGTGGACCGATCTCGTTAATGAGGAAGATGGTCTTCTCACGACCTTCTACTTCATACCACGAACCGACCTTGAACCCGGAGACGTCCTTCTGCATCAACTTTCTGACCTTGTCCATCTGAAGCTTAAGACGAGTCCTGTCCGACAGGACTCGTGCATCAGGGTTGAGTGTTGCGGTTAACTCTTCCGACATGGTTACTCCATTTTGAACTCTTCACGCAGACGATAGAACGGCACTGCACCAATCTTGAAATCATCATCGTCACTGTCAGTGATGTCGATCATGAACCCACCGATCATCGGGACGCCAGAGGGAGTGTTCTCATCGATTTTCAGGACGTAGAACACGCAATCCGGATCGTCCATTTGGTAGGCCTTGCCGATTTCCACAGTGACTTTGGCAGTGACCTTGGCCAGGGTCTCTACAAGCCGGCGCCGACTACGAGCGTTGTGCTCTTCAACGATGGTATTGTGCTTGCTTTCGAAGAAATCACTGATGATCGACTGGACAGCGTCATCCAGCTTGTACTCATCGTCCTCATCCATCGCACAATCGCAGCCGTGCTGTACAGTGCGATAGAAGACAGATGCATTTACACGCATCCCCATGTCGTCGATGGCAATCAACTTGACGTAGTGACCGTTCATGTCCTCCAGCGAGTAGATTTCATGTTTGGTACCGGTCTTGTTGCTGGTGATGAAGAACTTGGCGCCCTTTGCGATATTGGCGTTGATGTTCTTGATCAGTTCTTCTTTGACGAAATCACGAGGTGAATTGTGATCCATCATGGCAAGGCCCAGAGAAGATACGGCGCTGCCAACAAGAGCTTTCAGAAGTGCTTCAGACATGGTTGTCTCCTCGATATTAACGGATAGACGCCCAGATCAATATCCAGGCGTAGGTATAAACAGCAGGGTAGATGAGACCACAGTTGACCATGTGTTGGATCACACTGTCATTTACCAAGACCTCGTCATCCTCGGTACCAGTTTCCTCAACGGGATGGAACGTCTTGATGAACGCCACCAATGATGCGATGGTGATAGTCAGCAAGCCAGATACCACACTGGTGAAAATTACGTAAAGCAAATACTCCTTCACGGTTATTGCGTTCCTCGTTTAATGTCGTCCAACAAGAAGATGTTCTGGACGGAAGGTTGTACGGTGATTTCTTTCTGCTCGACAAGTGGAGCGGTTGACGATGTAGGGATGTCGGGCAGGCTGTTGAAATCGATGATGGGTTTGGCATGAGGTGGGAGGATGGGTGTTGGTGCTGCTAACACCGGCAGTTCACGTTCCTCCTGTTCCTGTTGCTGATCTTTCTCACGAGCTGCTTTGGCAGCCAACTGAGCCAGCTCAGCATTGGCGATATCCAACGTCTTGGTAAGTTCTTCCTTATAACCGCCAGTGAATACACCGGTAGACACGTAGAACTCCGCCATAGCTCGCCGACGCTCTGCATCAGGGATGTTGATGATCTGATCGAGGATCTTGGTCTGACGATCGAATTGCTTCTGATCCATCTCTGCACGCCAGCGCAGTGAGTTGTCGATCGTGGTGAAACAGGCAGTAATCAGGGTCGGAATGATCACTGCCAATAGACCGTTACGAGTAATCTCCATGGGACACCTCTCATGTGAATTCACATGATCAGAGCCATTTATAAAGATCCGTCAGACTCATGTCCATCTGAGCCACTGTCACGTCGTGTCGATGTGCCATCGAGTCATCGAACAACAACTTAGTGAGATCCGCCAGCATGGTCAGGCACGACTTGGCACATTCACCATTGTGGTGGGATTTGGCCCGAGCGGCAGACAACAACGCGCTCTTATTGTCCAGCGCATTAAGTGCGCGATCGATCACTTCGTTGTGTTTGGGATGGATGATGCATACTGCTTGAACCTTGATGGAGCGCATCAGACTCGAGTACAGTTGCGAATCCATCATGATCTCGAAGTTGAGTTCTTCGATCGAATCGATTGACTCATCGATGGCGTGGTTGGAATGAATGAACAGGTGTTCGTGAACGAACCGATGTACGTCATCTACCACCTTGGCAGCGCACTTGGCCATCGATGTAAACCGAGTATCGACAACCAGACCATCTTTGTCAGGATTGCCGGAAACAACACCGACATTGGACAGGATCTTCTTCGGTACTTTCAACTGGTAAATGGCGTACGGCATAAAGCACTCCTTACTTGTGACGAATGAATTTGCTACCCCGTGCACCACGTTTGAGATGGGGGATGCGTTCGGATCGAGGACGTTTTACTTTGGCATCGAAGCCCAGTAACTTCCTCATGCTTTTGTATTCTGGGCCAGTGGAGATACTGTCGATGCAAACGAATGCTTCATCAGCGATTTCTGACAGCTTGGCCAGGTGCGCTGTCCAATCCGGGTCAGGTGCGGGCTGGAGGTTCTTGGCAATGAAATGTTCCACCCCTCCATCCATTTGAGGGAGCTTCATCAGTTCTTGCTTGGCGTATTCGGTCAGGTGTTCTGGACGAATACCACCACCAACAATCAGGATTCGGAGCTGTTGTTTACCCAGCTCTTCATCTGCCTGAGTTTTGAGCAGCTTCACCATGGTGTTGATCAGCAACTCGTCATCAGGGGAAATTCCCTCGGTGACATAATTGCAGTATCCGCGCCACGACTGGTTTTCTTCGTCGAACTGATCAAGACGATACTCGATCATCTCGCGATAGGGTTCGTAGAGAGCGATCAGTTTGTCAAATTGCTCTTTGGTGATGTGTGGGCGCTTGTAGTTGCCGTTGAGCATCTCTGCTACGGCCAGATTGAAGTTCTTATCAGATTCCCCAATCACTACAAAGTTCCACTCCCACTCGACGAACGCTTCAAGCGTATGCCCTGGAATTTCACTCATCGGCCAGTCCTTTAATGAACTCGTCATACCTTGCCATGATTTTCTTAGCCATGCGCACGACGTCATAATCTTCAGGGATGTCTGCTATCATTTCACCCAGACCGGTGACCATGGCAGTCATTTCGTCCAGAGGGACAACAGTGAGGCTATCTGGAATGATACCGATGGCCTTGGTTTTTCCTTCCAGATGACACGGCACGATAGCAGGACCAGCCCATCCATGCTCTATCCAGGAGTTATCCGTGTACAGCTTTATCAGTGGATAGTGATTGTCGTTAGAAACGATAAACTGCCAATCGCTCTTTTTCTTGAACAGTGCCTTGGCGATATAAATCGCATCAAGTGTCTTTTCAAGTTTAGGCAACGATAACCACAGTTCGCCCACTTTGTTAACCCAGGCAGGAGGTGGCTGAATGTCGTCTAGTTCCTGCGGATAGTGATCATCGTCGATCACTTGGTAATCACGGTCAGTCCACATGTGGAACTTCTGACCGATGACACAGACACTTTGGAATACCTTGCCACGGATAGTGATGTAATCTTCTACCTGTTTCCGACGGATTTCCTTTTCGATATCAAGTACCGAAAGTGGAGGTTTCTCGGTTACGCTGACGGGCTCTTCAGCCGGCGTTTCAGCACCAACAGCCTTCATCGTGATGAACGGTTTGTTGAAGGGAGTTATCGTGACCTCGTTTTCAGAGTTAAGGAAATCGCACACCTTTTGCCAGAACGATTTTTTCTTTTCCATCTTCATTTCCTTAATGAGGATATTTGCGCTTGTCGGCACGTTGCCGATGAGGAACACGTTCGCTGCGGGGTATATGCCCCAGGTAACCGCCGAGTGTATTGTACGTGTAATTGTGCGCGGCCAGCATGTGCTCCAGTGTTTTAAACTTGACAGAACCGTCTCGAGGAACAGTAATGTCGTTGAGATTCGGATGAATCAGCTCAATCTGAAAGTTCCTGATCCGACTGCATCGTTTCATCGACTCAACCGCTTCTTTAAAACGACTGACGATGGGGTCTGTGTGAGCTGCAACAATCAGGATCTTGAACTCATCTTTAGGAGTATCGCTTTCCACCTGTAGTCCTCTCTATTTATTTTTTGCTTATACGGTCGAGCCAATTGCGCCTGTACTCGCGACGCTTCTTGCGGATGATCTTGGCTGCTTCGTAGGGGTTCTCCAGGATGCGGGTAGTCTCTTCTTTGCTGAGTGGATAACCTCCATCGGACGGATCTGACATGACGTAGTTCTTGTCGAAGAACGGTTCTATATCCTTGTCAGGCCTAGCGATGTATAGTTGTCGGGGTATGCCTGTCACCTCTTCAAGTGAGGCGATAAGCTTGCTGCCAATACCCTTACGACGATGTTCTTCCTTGACAAATACCTGAACCATCTTGGAACGACGAGAGTAAACAGCACAACCAATAAACTCGTCGTCTTCTACAGCAGCCACTACAAAGTGCCGCCCGACGTTACTTCCATCCCAGATATCATCGAGAGCAGAATGTAACGAACTCATTCTGCCTCGATTGAGTCCAGCTTGCAGACACCGGGCCGCCACTTTGACCTGGTCGTTATAGACGATTTCCATCTTCTTTATTTTCCTTCAGATGCCAGTCAATTGCTTCCTGAAGCGTGTTGAGTGGGATTCTCCAGATGGAGTCGTTCCGTTTTTCTTTGACGAACGGATAGAATGCAGCACGGAACATATCGTCGTCGACCCAAATAACTTCGCCCTTTCTGAGTTCCCTGCAAAACTTATACTCATCGTCGACGGCAATGAATACATGATAGCGAGGGCTGGTTTTGAAATTACGACCGTATATATGCTGTATGTTTGCCGGCACTCCAGAATTCAGCCAAACGCGTCTGGGTTCTTTGTCGTTCTTCCCAATCGCACGCAGAGAAACACCTATCTTCAAACCGTCGACAGTTATGTAGTCACCGTCATCCTCGCTACCAATGGTAATTGGATAGACGCGTTTGGAGCTGTAGTTGTCCATACGGCCGAGACTTTGAATTTGCTCGAGAATGCGTTTGACAGCGGCGTTCTCGCCAAACGTACCTTCACGACATTCAGCTTCAACAGAGTTGATGATGGTCGTCATCGTCACTTTATCCGACATTTGAAACTCCATTCAATTAAGTATAACCGATACGTGTCGCTTTATTGATAGTGCCGTTGATATCATGCCAGTTGATAACTTCAGCCAGCGTCAATTCGGTCATGTTTCCGAAATCGACTGGAGGAAGTTGCATGGTGTCGCGAATGGCATGACCGTGTTCGATGGTCAGGGGCTTGAATTCCAGAACGCGGAACATACGACCTGGACGGAGCAGTGCTTCATCTACACGGCGGAGATTCGGCAAGTTGGTGGAGATGATGATTTTTGTGTCGGTCGGAATGATACCAGACGCAGTATTGAGCAGGCCAGCCATGTTACTATTGCCGTCATCGCGTTTAGCGACGATGACGTCCGAGTCTTCCGTAACGAACACTGATTTTCGCGGTGTCGAACGAATGAAGTCGGAAAGACCAGGATGCAGTAGAACATCGGTACGTTCTGCTATGAACGTCTTGTGTTCACCCCAGCCACGGGCATCTAGCATGGCTCGGATGAATGAAGATTTACCAAGACCGGGAGGACCAATCAGCAACATTACATTGCTGTTCGATTCTTCAAAACTTTTCCAAAGTTCAGCTGGAGTTTGATCGAAATGAGGGTAAAGTAGATGGATATCGCCTTTGAACTCGGTGGTGGGTAACGTTACATCATCTGAACGCAGACTTTTATCGTGCGGCGAAATGACGACTCGTTCAACAGTTGGTGGAGGGTTCTTCATGAACTCAGCCTCCAGCTTATCAATGATGATTGTTGCGAGATTGTCAAACGCCCTCACATTGACGTCGATGTATGTCGAATAAATAGCAATCTTCATATACCCGATGATGACATTGTCATGGAGTATGAAACTAATGGAACTATCCATGTCGAAAAATTTCAGTTTCAGTAGATCCAACTGGGCATTGATGACGCTCCTGATTTCATCACGGTGATCCTTACCTTTGACACCATAAGGAATGAACAATGACCTGTGTTTAGAAGACGAAGAAGCGCCAGCACGGATCACCGCAGCGTCAAATGATGCAGATATGGCATTCCCCGTACCATTCGAACCAACACGCAGTGCAATGTAATCCTGAGACAACTGATTACGGGAAGTAGTTGACAGGAGGTCATAGCTTGGCAAATGAAGTTCCATGGAGTGTTTCCTCACTTATGAATTGGGTCGATAACCAAAACAATAATGTATGACCAAAATAAAATGGCATAGAGAGAGGGACCACCCCTCTCTCTATGCCTGTATCACGCCCGTGGGATCTTGATCGTGATGATCACGTGATCGTCTGTCGTCTCGACCAAGTTCTCGGCTTCGACTTCGGCATTCAGACGATTCATGGCAAACGCAAGATTATGCGCCTCTTCCATCGCATCTGTACCGTCATCAAATCCAGCGTCTTCACGAAGGATCTCGATCAGTTGATCGGTATCATGTCCCATGCTCAGTTGCGTCGACACCATCGCCCCCTGTTTCTTTGTTCAGTTCTTCGAGCAACAACACCCTGTCCTTTAGTGAGAACACGTAATCGTTTTCAGCGCTCGGTCGTACGTCCACCGCAGGACTCAGACCAGACAGGAGTCGGCCAAGGTACAGCCTATCTGACTTACCTACCAGCGTAACTGCTTCTTCGTAACGACCATCTTTGGTGGTATCGAACGACAGCTTAACGACGTTGTCTTCTACTTTGAATTCGAAGGTCGTGATGGTAGGAACGTCCAGATGATACTTGAAAGCTTTACCTAAAAACACGATGAAGAAACGGTTGATCATGTTGTACAGCGCATGCTGCTCAGGCTTGCGGTACAGATCCACCAGGGCATCCAAATCAGCGATGGTGATGAGGTCTTCCTTACCTTCACTCAGGATAATCGCCGGATGGGAGACATCCAACATCATGACCCCATCTACTTCACGGACTCGACTCACCAGCTTCTCGAGGCGCTCGAAGTATTCCTTATTGGCATGTTCGTTCATTGAGGCACCTCTATCATGACTTTCTCCAAAAGAGGCTGGGTTGATTATTTGGCGAGTAGTTTATCCAGACCGATTGCCATGCAGTTAGGACAACGTGCCTTACCGTCTTTGGTCGGATGGTCAGGTAACTTCGCGAACTTGTGACCGTGATCGCACGTGTCAATCACAATGACAAGCTCGGTGTCTTGTTTACTGGCAGGTTCGACGACTTTCTTGGCCTGCTCTTGGAAGAAACACCGAATCCGATTAAAGTTGTATTTCTTGTCGGCTTTCGTGAGTGGATCGTCCATATGACGTTCGAGCAGATCCCAATCGATACTGGTATCCATGCGTTTGATCCACTCCGGGACATCGAGGTGTTTGTCCACCACGTATCCCATTTCCAGCAGGAGTTCTTTCGGAGAGGACTGCCGCCACGGCCCGTAAGCATGGAGGAAAGACATTGCAGCACCCGGCAGAGTGCGGATGCCTGATGGGAATTGGTCTTTCTTACCGATGACGTAGTTATTGCCAAACCCGTCACCAAAGACGTAATGGGTCTCGGAAACAAACAATCCTTTACCTTCGAGCAAACCGACTGCTACTTCTTCGAGCTGCATTTCTGTCTCTCCTTGGCGTATTGTTCCAGCTTGTTAAAGAACGGTTTGGCAAACAGTGACCACTTGTGTTCGCCGGTGGAAGTGTACAGACGAGCACTTTCAAGAAATGCTTTCTGTCCCTTGCACATCTCGGCGTAAGTGATCTTGCGGCCATAAGCCACTTCCATCTCAGCACGAAGATGTTCCATCACAATGACCGGATCATCCGTACAGGCGGTGTACAAGAGATCGGCGTCACGGAGAACTTCTTCGAGGCGGTTACGAGGCTCGATAACAAACGGGAACTGCGTGCACGCAATGGCTTCAAGCACCACTTCTTGTACACGTTTAGGGACATCCACTGAAAGCGAGTTCATGATGAGCTTCGCTTTCATCTTTGCCACATGGATATTGACTTCGTCTTTTTCTTTACCCGCAGAATGTCCCCAGTCATGAAGACGCGCTGCCAACATCAGGGCTATTTCAGACCACTGTTCTCCCAGATGGAGATCGACATCGGTTTTCTCGATCTTCCACATGAACTGGGCAAGTTGCCACACCTTGGCCATGTGTTGGTTATTGTGATAAGGGACGTCCTTGCTTGGATTGCGCTCGAGATGTTTGTCCAGCTCGCTTGAAATGATTTCGAGGAGAGTGGGCATGTGTTTTCCTTACTGGAATTTGAAGACCAACGGTACCCGGTACGACACCGTAGTTCCGTTGACATCAGAGTAGGTGATGTCGATATTCGCTGCGCCGATAGGGGCGAAACCTGTGGAGAACTTCAGCCAGATGCCAGCTTTCTGCAGACGTTCGATAAGAGCGTCAGGAAAGTTGACTACACGACGAGTAGTGACATAACCCATCAGGCCATTGGGAAACAGGACATGATGGATGTGCTGTGCTACACCGTCGATGCTGTTGTCGGATACTAGCGGTGATTTTCCACTCTGATGCAGTCGGAGCAGAAACTCAAGACGAGCATCGTCTTCTTTAGTCAGGAATGGTATTTCCATTTTCACTCTCTGTTAAAATATTGTCGCCAGAAGGCAGCATTCTTATCTGGATCTGAGCGATCGCTGTCGCTCAGGCTAGAAGAAAGGAGGACGTCATTCAGTTCGTTCCAATCGGGGCATCCGTCCATCTTAGAAAAGCTTTCCGGAGGAGAATAGTAATCGTGCGGCACATATCCGTCCAGACAAACAATGTCCAACGGAGATACCGAATACCATTCATTTATTTTTTCGTTGACGTTACCGCTCGGACCTCCGCGCATACATCCTGGGAACGTGCCGTACGCATGATAGTAATGACAGCCATTTTCAGAGTAATGGACGTATCCGCCACCAACAACGATACCGCTACCATTAGCTATTATTTCATTGGCTTCAACTTGGCTAATCGCCTTGCAGTGTTGTCTGAGATACTGGATTCTGTTCATACCGACTCCTTGTGTAGATGGTATCTGGTTTATAATGTATCACTTAAAAGAAATGAGACAGAAATAAAAATAAATAGACCAGTCATTACGACTGGCCTTATGTCAGAATAGCTCTGCTTGTTCGCGAAGCTTATCTTTCAGTTTGTCAAGTGGTACGACATTGACATGCATGTACTCATATCCGCAATAACCAACCGATATAGAGACCAGTGCAGGATAGGACTTGGGATAGTTTGGTACCTCTTTCAAGGTACTTGGGTCGTCGCACACGCACTTCAGGGCCTTTCGGAAACCAGCCTGTGTCCTGACGATGAACATCCCGTTCGCTACACACGTGACATTGGGTTGTCGAGGTTTGGACATGATAATCCTGCCTTGCATGATGAGGGGAGACGTAGTCTCCCCTCAGTTGACTAACTTACGACCATTTTACAATGGTCGGATCACACTCGATGATGTCAGACCCGAGACCTACGAAAGCAGCTATGACGTTACCTACCATCGAATCGAGTTCTGGTGCCTTGTCATCGCCGCCAACGATATTGGAGACGCGGCGATGGAATTCATCGGCTTCCAGTTGTGTTTTCTTGAAGGTTTGGAAAACCAATAGCTGGGTCAGATGACGATGCTCTTTTTCATCAAGCTCGGGGAAAATTTCAGATACCCGTTTAGCGTAGGCGTCCTTCGCAAATACAGGTTCCCAGATGCGCATTTCTGCATTGAGACGTTCGACTTCAGACATTGTTGTTGCTCCTATTGAGGACATGGTTTATACCGTGTTTACACGGATGGTTTAGACAGCCACCGGCGCTGAGATCACCGGCTCACTGACATAGTTAACCAGTTCAAAATCGCTGAACTGGAACCCGAAGATGTCCTTGACTTCCGGATTGATCTTCATGGTCGGCAGTGGATGGGTCTTACGGGTCAGCAGAAGCTCTACCTGCTCGTTGTGGTTAGCGTACAGATGGCAGTCGCCCCCAGTCCAGATAAAGTCACCAGCGACGTGGTTGGTCACTTGTGCAACCATCATGGTCAGCAGAGCGTAGCTGGCGATGTTGAACGGCACGCCGAGGAAGACGTCGGCACTCATGCCGACCTTCAGCTAGGTTCGTTAGACCTAACCCGTCAAGATTCTTCAGTTCTTGACCGCTACATGTCACCATGTAGTTTAGACTATATCACAGCCTCCATCCTTGGAGACTCCTCCCATTTCGAGTCCACTCGGACCCTACAGTACTCGGTTCGCCTTTATCATCAATGAGGCGCCTTTCCTTAGTCGTTGGGCGTTTCCCGTAACTCGTATCCACTGTATTTTGGGTTGTTGCTTTTGATCCGGTAATGGATCGTTGGGACTGGAATTCCCAATTGCCGGCCTGCCTCGGCCAGCGAAGGATAAATGACACCATCGATTATCACACTGAGTGTGTTCGGTGGTACATTCCCTTTACGGGCTTCCGACAGTTTCTTCCTGGTCTCTTCAGAATGAGATTTCCCGTAAAATGGGTTAGCTCGCCCTGTTCGTGTTGAGGCGAAGGTAGACAATAATCTTCTCTGATCTTCAGAGCGAATACTTCCTTTAGCGTACGAGTTACCCAGATTAGCTTCCGACATGAGTCGTTTAGATTCATCTGAATGACTTCTTCCGAACATGCCGTTTTGTTGGCCTGTTCTTCCGTAAGCTGCCCTTCTACCATCTTCACCAAGAGACTCGTTCCGAGTTCTGACAGATTCACCAATTCGAGAGATAATCTCTTCTCGATTTGGATTTCTGGTGAGGTTGTCTCCACCAATAGCGCTCGACCCTATGTTAATACAGAGTCGGTTCATCTGACCACGGTTGATCAAATGATCCTCATTGGCGTAAGCTTCCTCACGAGTCGTGAACTCGTAGGTCGATACACGTAGATCGTGTCCGGCGTCGAATAGTTGCTGGAGGATAAGGTTATGATGTCTGCCAGACCGAAGTTCATTTTCGTGTCGTGTTAGACGCTTATCTATTTCTCCAGTACTTCCGACGTAATAGTTCCCAGTATTTAAATCAGTGATTACGTAAACGTGATACATACTCGTCTCCTTTGACTAGAAGGGAACGAGTTACGGGGTTAGCAACGGATTGTCTCCTAAGAGAGTTTCCCGTTTTAGAGAGGTTATTCAATGCAGCTCACGCTACAAGGGCGCAGTGATGTTTACGCTGGTACAGTTGGCAGCTGAGCTTACGACGCGGCAGATCATGCTCCTGACAGAACAGCAATGCAGCATCGTACACCGCATCGTTGGTCTCGCACTCATGCTCATTGACGAAACGAACGTAGTCGGCAGTCAGATGAGCCTTACCGATGACATCTTCCATCTCTTCGAGCGACATGAAGTTGCTGTAGAACTGGAACATGGTGTGGCATGGCGGCAGGGCCATGTTGTCCACTTCAGCCGGGTTCCATGCCGAGACGATGGCACGACGGCTGTCAGGGTTCTTCTTGAGCATTTCGATCAGGTTGGCGATCTGATCAATTGACTTGCCATCAGGGGCAGGCCAGCTACGCCATTGCGAACCATAGACCGGACCGAGTTCACCTGCGATCAGTACACGTGGCTCGCCACCGATAATGTCACGATATACATTCTTCCAAGATTCGTCACTGGAATACTCGAGGACTATCTCAGAATCATCCTCATTGCGATGAAGATGATAATGGTTAGGTGTCTCTAGATTATCTACCGAAATGGCATTGAAATCTGTGGCTTTGAAGAACTTGACCAACGCCACCTGGATCTCAGCAGGCACCATGTCACGATATTCTGCAGTGTCTTCCTTGACCCACTCGTCCCAGATACGGACGCCGTTTTCCTTCAGATAGCGGATGTTGGTCTCACCCTGAAGGAACCAGAGCAGTTCGTGAATGATGGACTTCAGGTGGGTGTGCTTGGCAGTCACCAGCGGAAAACCATCAGCCAGATTGAAACGCATCTGGTGGCCGAAGATGGAGGTGGTGCCGGTACCAGTACGGTCACCCTTGTAGTTGCCGGTGTCGCGGATCAGACGGACGAGGTCGAGGTATTGTTTCATGAGCAGGTTCCTTAATTTAGATCGAGCAGTTAATCCAAGTTTACATCGTTGATTTCAGGGGGCTCTTCTCCGGTTGGAGGGAGTGCGCTGCGACCAGAAGCATTCAATCGAAAACGATCAGCATCACCTGAATCAATGAACTGTTTGTAATCGACCAATTCTTTATAACTTCGCTTAAGGCCTTCGTGTCCACAGTAGATGATTTCTCGAACACCCGAACCAACAGCTGACTCAGACGCACACCAGGGTTCGTCACCAGGTATTTCTTCGAAGATGACTGTCTTCCAAAGACCCTGACCCGTTTCGATAACCAGTTTGGTAATTGACTCTTTGAGTTCATCTACCGTTTCAGGACATTTGTCGGCCAAAAGACCCATTACGTCACCCCCATCAACTGCATAACACGCTCGACCACCAGATACAGCGCATACGGTGGAATGACGATCGAGAAGGTAACACCCCACCCTCCCTTGGCGAGTACGATGCCAGACAGGTACATCATCAGTATGATGAGACCTACCGGATAACGCCATCCGCTCTCGTAGGTGACGGTGACGTGTTTGATTGGTTTCAGTTTTACTTCCTGCTCTTCGCTCATTTCTCTACCTGTTCGCTTTTAATGAGTTTGGGTTCTTCTCGAACCACCTCACCTTCAACCGTGGTCAGTGAATCACCTTCCGTAAAGATGGCGTTCATCATGTCCGGGATTTGCTCGACGATATGTGGAGGTATGTTCTCGTAGTGTACGCAGTGAAGGCAACGGAGTTTACGATGGATCTCCTTGGTCGAGTCGTTCAACTCAATACCAAAGAACTCCATTACTTTATCGACATCACAGATAGTGAACCATTTGGATGTACCTGTGACACGATCACCAAAGTCCTTGATGATCTTCTCGTACTGAATCGCTTGGAATTCATCCAGGCCTTCTGCTTTGGGCCATTGGATGCGACGGAACCAATCTATCCGGAGGACAGGATGACCTGCCAATGCCGGACGATATTCCAGCCCAGTTTGCGAATAAAGAGACTGAGCTGGAGGTGTCCCGTTCGACTTGCTTGCGCCGAAGCCGAATATCTTCATGGACACCTCCTATTTGTTCAGGGAAGCTTGATCTTGGCGATCAGGTCTTCACTGAAGATGGTCATGTGCTTACGGATGTACTCGATGAGGAATTCGTGATCGTTTTCACGACCTTCGATCTCAGGAGCCATGACGATGACGCCACCGGAATCGTCATCGGTTTCGAAGCGTAGGGTAGCGAACGGAATGTTCTTTTCCTGACAGTACTTCAGGCACTGTTCGAGTTTGACGCCGTCACTGTAAGCGAAGATGTGGTTGCCTTCTTTACCTTGATAATGAACTTGCATGGCATACTCCCGATGTATTCAAAAGATGAAATGGATTATTACAAATAAACAGCATAGATGGGGGCGTGAGCCCCCATCTATGTCAAGCGGTCTGCTTGGTCAGCTCAGCCAGAGGTTTCTGGTTCCGTTCGTAGAAGGGGATGGCCTTGAACAGAAGGTCGAGCGACTCAGTGCAGTGAACAGGACGCATGTAGCGGCTGAACTCAAACGCACTGAGCTTGAAACGTTGTTCAACCGACAACGCACCGTAGGAAACCGAACTGGCTACGTTCGGCATGATCGACAGCGTGTGCTCGATCGTTTCCATGGATACATCGAGGTTGTCGATGAACGACAGGTAGTACAGCTCACGGCAGGTCAACTGAGCGAATGCTCGATGACGTTTCATGCCCGACGAGATGTCGTGAGCGCTGTGGAAGGAAAGGAACATGATGTCCTCTACTTCCGTGCACTGGCCTTTGTTCTTGAGGATCTCGTATTCGGCAATGAGCCGATACAGCGAGTTCCACGAACCAGACGCACGAATGCGCACCACCTGGACACGTTTCTCTTTGATGTACTGGTTGATCTTGGGCGGGATCTTCAGACCGGACTCCGCGATCACCACGAACTGGCGAATATTCGTCATCTTCTCGACGATACGCTCAACGGCTGCGTAATCGTTGATATAGCAGATCGGATGATCGAAGAACACGCTCGGCTTCGAATCCTCAGGCAGAATGACTTGCATATTCATGGTTTCCCCTTATTGTTGCTTCTGGTTTATTCGGATTACTCCGATGTAACTTGTTCGTGCCGGAATCCACAGGTGTCTTTGAAACCTGTAAGGATACCAACAACTTCATGTTCACTGAAGGCTGTAGCGACTACGTCCTTGATCTCAAGACGAGCAACGATTCTATCCAACCGAATCAGACGCTCTTCGTCTAGATCTTTGACATACTTGATCTGTACGGATTTCATGATCCGCCACAGGGACTTCATTTCAATCAATGCAGTGACCGACTTTTCTTTCTCGAGGTCTTGCGTGAAACCTTCCATTTCATCGAAGGTGTCGTTAAATAGTTGTTTGATCATTACGAGCCTGTATCACTGCGACGACGATTGAACAAATGGACATTGACGTCAGAGAGCAGTTCTTCCTGCTTCGGCTGACCTTCAATAGCCTGAGTCTCATCAATGACGCGACGAGATTCTTGTTGTCGACGGACATAATTGGAGTTGGTGGGATAGACGACTGGCGGAACACTGATCATGTTCAAGTAGCCTTCTTCAGAGACCACCTTATTAGCGCCCACAGCAAGCACCATTAAGATCGCTTCATAAGGGATCGTCATGGCATGCCATCTGTCATCAAACTTGACTGTGATGTCGAGTTCCGTCGGACCATACTCCATCTGAGTCACATAGCCAGGAGCTATGCAAATGATGAAGTCTGTACGATGTTCAGATATGGAGGTCAGAACACCGTCTTTAAGAATACTGTTATCGATCAGGATACCGCAACGAGTCTTCCGTTCACAGAAGTACTCAATGGCTGCCTTTACAAGGTGTTTGGCCCAAACGACAGGAGATGAGTGATCCATGATCATACCTCGTGGTTGTACGTCATAAGATCACTCATTTCCATCTTTAAAGAGGCTCGACTGCGAAAATCGGCGATATCGCCGCCGCACGATCCAGAACGATATTCATCGAATAGATCTTCTGGCTCATGGCAGCCATGACAGCATAGACCTTGATGTAATCGTAGGAATCAGGGCACCCGTCGATGCGCAGTGTGTCACCTGGTTCGATGATACAGTGCATCACCCCATTGATAGCTACTTCGATGTTCTGCGTGATCTCGAGATCCAGTGCAGTGATCGCCCGTTCAACTTCAACGATGTTGTCGTTATTGAACAACAACGCAGCCAGACAGTCCGCATAGCCAGTCAGTAGATAAGTCGGATCGACCACCAGGCCGGCAGGAACATCCTTGAAATTAAGACTGTCTGTTTCTTGATCAGCAAACCGCACCAGGGCAGGGTCGTCCATCAGGGGTTTCATGGACTCGTGGCGCCCTGCAACACGAATCTCCTTAAAGACCATGTCGAGATTGTCTTTGACCTGGATGATCCAGTCCATGTACAGCCCGTCCTTGATGCTGATGTTAGTGCTGTCACGAATCAGCATCACACCGTCATAACGAATGCCTGGAACGATACCTTCCGGATGGTAGTCGTTCATTACGCGATAAGCCTCGACTACCGAGACCATGCTGTAGAGCGACAGACGAGCCTCCGGGAAGATATCGTCATGGTTGTAACGGTCAAGTAGCTTACGGAACGCAATTGCCCCGCTGACGTTGTCGTATTTCACACATCCCCCTCAGGTTCCTTCATCATGTCTTTCGACGAAGGGTTGTCCTTTTTGTAGTTGACGATCTTGATCGACAGGGAGTCGAACTGGACAATCGGATTGTCGAATTCGAACGCCCTCATTTGGCCGATTGGTGTGCCGAGTTGCTGGATGAGATTTTTCTCATCTTCAGCAGTAGATGCCTTGATCTCAACAGCCCATACCACTTCACCGTCGATCACCGCAGGGAAATGGAATTGGTTGGTCTTCACTCGGAGACTGATGTGGTGTTGATCCAGTACGCGCAGGATCTTGCCGATCACCGTCTTGCAGAAGGACATGGTACGATCTTTCTGCTCGTCACGGGCCACGAAGTCAACCGGTTCAATCAGCAACGACGAATACACCGTGGCAAGTTGAGCGCCTGAGAACGCCCAGTAGACGATTTGACCATTTGCGATCGTGTATGGGACGATGTGGATAGTTGCCGGACGATAGCCCTCAGGACATTCTTCGGCGATATCCAGATGATCCATGATCCATTCATCCATGTGGTACGCACCAGATGCATCCCAGTTGAAACGACGGAGCGTCATGCCATCGCGTACTGCCTGGTTGTTCTCGATGAACAGTTTGTTAGACATGTCTACTCCTTGTTAAGTTTGGCAAACTCTGCCTTAAGTTGCTGTTCGAGCAGTGCCGACTTCTGACGACGGTGTTCTGCCAGATCCAGTTGAGCACGGGCTACAGCTTTCACGTCTAGGTCAGCACCTTTCTTGACGTAGAAGTTAGTGCCAGGGTATTTGATCATGCCCTCAGTGTCGCCGCAGGACATCTCGATGATACGCGGCTCACCAGAGAAACCGAACGTAGGGAACAACACTACCTTGCCGAAGAAGTAACCTTTGTCATGTTCCTTCATCCAGCTACTGACGGACTCGTGCTGGATGATCATCTCTTGCTCAGGGTCCCAGCGTTTACCTTCTTCCAGCCAGTTGGAACGTGTATCCAACTGAATGGGGTAGATGTCTGTACCATTCTTACCAGTGAAGATCATGCCGTGCTTACCTTCCTCGATAAACTGCTTAACGAGGATGGCACAATCATGGATCTTGTTGATGCACGAGTTAAGGTATTTGACAGGATCGTCGGCGCGATAGATATCGCGGCACAGACGCTTCTGGATATCGAGGGGAAGTTCGTTGTGCAACCGTGCTGCGAGTTTCTTTACCTTTTTGGCATTGGGGTTCTTGATATCTTGGAACATGGCCAGCACAGCCGACTCTTGCTCCAAGGTGTCATATTGAATAACGTTTTCTTCTTCCATAACCTAAATCTCAAGCTGCAGACGATGTACTGATGACATAGTCTTTAACGACCATGGCACCTGCCGAAGGATTAACGATAGTGGGACCTACCCAGTGTTTAACTCCGCACTTACTTGTGCGCCAGAATCCTCTTCTTTCATGGGCTCTAGGGGAAGCATGAGTACCGCCCTTAGATTTGCCTTTGGTGCGTTTGGTGGGATCGAGTACCACTGTCATGTACGCGTCTGCGCTAGCTGGCAGTTTAGCAGTACTTGGGTTACGGTCTCGTTGTTGTTTGCTTGAAACGATCTCGTTAGGTTCTCTCTGCAGGAACGAGATAAGTCCAAAGACCACGGCGGTTAACGAACCAGCGTAGTTCTTGATGGTCTGTTGGGTGGCAGTCTTTTCTTTACGTTTCAGCTTAGGGCCGACAAGACGACAACCGATATCAAACAGACCACGGTCGTTCAGTTTGACAGTGATTTCTGACATCAGACGGCCCCATTTTTTCTCGGCATTGATCCGCGAATATACGGCCAGTGAGATTTCTTTGTCAGATACTTGTTTAACGATGGTGACAGTATCGCCAATCCAGTTCTTCTCTGGATCTTTGCGCAGCCCCTGAGTTTCAATTGCCACCGATTTGAACGGGAGCATCAGGTTGTCTGCACGGTGGACTTTACCGAAATCGATAAGTCCGTCAACATCGTCGATGATGAATCGCTTCGACCCCTTCAAGATTTCGAGAGAGTCTGTGATGTGGTCTTTCTTGCGGCTCTTGCGCTCGTCTACACGACGTTTACATTCTGCCATGCACTCCAGGTATTTGTTTTCCATGACGTGTCCTACGCTTAGAGAGAGCGGCCTAGGCCGCTCTCTATGTTGACTAGCAAGAACTTGTCAGGCGCCGCAAGGCATCGAAGACTGCGTTCTTGAAAGGTTCACTGACGATGTGATCGATACGAGGCTTGATGAACTGGTCGACATAAAAGTCAGCCAGTTCTTCAGGGGACTCGTTGGAGAACTTCATGATGATCTCTTCAGCCAGATCACCACGAATGGTAGTCGGCAGGGAGAACTCACGAGTCGATACCACCGCACCACCGCTGTGAGCACCGTATACGTTTTTGTTGCTGAACATCGCCCACTCGGTATAGATACCGATCAGCTCGTAACCGTTCGAGAGAGTGTTGATCAGGTCGAACAGTTCATCTGGCTGAATGTCAGTATCGAACGGAGCGTTCTCGGCAGTACGGGTGAACAGGTTGGTGTGAAGCTTGACGCCCTGATCCCGTGCCATGGTGTTCAGCATCGACAGCAATAGCTCGATGGGATAGTTATCCGGATCACCATCTAGCTTGTTCTCAGGGAACAGCGAATAGATGGCATCGTCCAGACAGAGAGAGTACCCCTCGTCAAAGACGATATCGAACACGTCAGGACGATCAGTTGCTTCCATATCCAGCTCATCAACCAGACGAGCGAAGTCGTTCGGTGCCTTGTCGATGTTGCGGAAGTACAGACGATGGTAAGATACAGTAGATGTGTGCATGTTGTTCCCCTTAGAACGGTTTTTGGATATATGCGTCAACTACGCTGACAGCTTCGGAAAGGGACAGGAAATTAGAACCAGTCCATTCCCTCAGTGATTTGATAGCATCGACCTTCTTGCCGTTATCGGCGTGCATGCGCCAGTCGGAAGGCGTCTTGGTACTTTCCATCTCGCGGATATAGAGGACGTTACCGAGAGTGTTCAGATGACCTGCCATGCGTTTGGCAAATGCTGCCATGAGGACACCCGTTTCTTGAAGGTTACCACCTCGTTTATCACGGAAGTCATCAACGAAATTGAAGTCGCCTTCTGCCAGTGCTTCCTGAGCCAATTGCTCAACCAAGGTTATATTGGTCTCAATTGCAGTGATTGCCTCGGCCAGCTTCTGTGCTTTGTTAGACATGATTATCTCCGTCAAAAGGCAGAAGAGAGTGGTGGCAGTGCCACCACTCTCCTATTCAGTTAACTTCAGGACGGCGGCGAACAATGCCATCGATACGCATCAGGTGAGTGATCACCTGGGAGCAGACTTGATCGAACGGTTGCTCGGCATCGATCAACGCGTAGCGCTCAGGATACTGTTCTGCAAAACCACGGTACATTGCTCGAGATGCATCGTGGAATTCTTGACCCATGCGGTCGAAATGGTTGAGACCTTGTTCACCACGTACGGCCATACGCTCACGGAAGACTTCAGGACGACCGTCGAGTACCAGAGTCAGATCCGGATAGGTGCGACCGAAACTCATCTCGTGCATGGTGATCAGTTGGCCGAGTGGAATACCCCGGCCAGCACCCTGGTAGCAGAAGGTACTGTCGCAGAAACGATCACTGATAACCAGATCACCTGCTTCAACTCGTGGCTTAACCAGGTTCTCCAGATGAACGGAGCGAGCTGCCATGAAGAGATGAGTTTCGGCCATCGGCGGCATGTGTTCGTCACGTTCGGCCAGGATGATGTTGCGGATCTTTTCGGCCAACGGTGTACCGCCAGGCTCACGAGTCACGACAGGGGTAATTCCTTGGGACTTGAACCACTCGACAATCCATTCGCGCAGCGTGGTCTTGCCAGCCCCATCGATCCCCTCAAGACACAGGAAGAATCCCTTTTTATTCGACGACATTGCTACTCCATCGAAGGCACTGGTATGCCTTTCTTGTTTAGTTGATCGGTGAGCCAAGTGACAAACTTATCACGCTGCTCTTCCACGTAAAGATTCACTTTCTTTACGTCGTACATGGTGGCCACTTTAACAGCAGTGTTGGTTCCACCTTTTACGTTCCCACGTTTGCCGACTGGCTGAGCGTAAAACACGATTATCCAAACGGGATGTTCGAGTGTGTGACTCAATACTTGCATTGGGTTACGGGAATGAAGACCAATGCCAGATGCAAACAGTCCTTCAAAAGAACCTCTGGCTTTAAACGCAATTGCCTTAGAGTGTTCGTGTGTCGAATACTGTTCAGCTTCGTGATAACCTTTAACGGGGTCGTGACTCAATCCCTTTTGGTTTTTAAGGCAGGTGTAGTAGATCTGAGCAGGCGGCATGTCTTCAGACTTACCACGCTCATATCCGATTGTAAAGTTGCTGTCCGATCCAGGAGCATCTCCAGTGGACAGGACACCACCCAACAATGCCATGCAGTGCCCGACCCAGATCTGAAGCTTAATGATCTCGTCAGGCACCTCACGACTACCTACACCACACCAGATGAACTTCCAGCGCAAGCCCATCGATTGCCAGAGTTCCATGAATCAGATACTCAGGCGATCTCGCATCAGGCACAGGTCGGGTTCACGCAGATCGAGCGTGGTGATGATGCCGCCATAGTGCTTGATCTTGTCGTAGTGGCAGATCTCGAAGGGAATACCGACGAATTGCTTCATCAGGATGTTCTTCAGGGATTGACTATCGACTACATCGTTGACCACATCCGGATCGAACGAATGACGCAGCGGCAGAGGGACGATCATCTGGCCCTCGAAGCGCGTACCTTCGTTGATGGTGTCGAGCGCCATGGTGATCGCACCTGGCAGTACAGGGATGCGCATTTCTGCGGTCTGGGCTTTCTCACGCAGCATGTTGTTCCAGCGGACATGAATCTTGTCCTGCCACCAGATCATGATGTTGTCGTTCTCTTCCGAGGCCGGATCTTGGATCTCGATGAAGCCCTTACCAGACGGATCGAGACGATAGAACACATCGTCGTCGAGCACGCGAATGAGGCTGTCAGTGCTCAACTGACCTTTGGCGAACGCTTCCTCGAGGTCACCACGATTGTCGAAGTTAATGACCTGTTTGAACTGGTTCATAAACGCTCCTTTGGTTATCTACATGATACCCTTGTTTATTTTTTGTTTACTAGGTGGGGATCAGATGGAGCGAATAAACGACCAGTGCGGCACCTAAGAGGATGACCAGCCCTCTAAGAAACCACTCCGTACCTTTCCTGGCTGCTTCGGCCTGGGCCTTAGCGTATTGACGAGAAACTTTCTCCTGCATGTCCAGGTAAATACGGTAATCTTCCTGTCGCATGCACGGTTCTGGAGCGTGTTCGTAGATCTCCTCGTAAGTAGCTGGTTTCTCAGACTCCCACATCACCATCGTTCTAGTGATGTTGTTGCCCATGAAGAAGGCACCGTCATAGGAGCGAATGTTCTGCTTGCCAGTTTGAAGATCAACAATGAAATGCGTGGCTACAAGCCACATGCCACGAAACATGATAAAACTGACTTCGTTCCTATACACGATGCACCTCAATGGGGTTTAGTGGTCTCCTCAATAACAGGAAGAATGAGTCCACATTTGATCAGATGGTTCATTAACTTGGTCTGGGCCACAGTGGCTTCTTTCTCGGTACCTGAGAAATCTTTAAAATCGACACCTGCTTTGGAAACATGTTCAATAATGTCGAAATCCTCGATGACCAAGTATGTGTTGAGTGGACTGTGTCTGGATAACACGAGCCTACTACCTGTGACTAAGATAATCGGTATGTTTTTCAATTCGTCACCTGGAGGTCAAGACGCATAGCGGGGAGAGCCGAAGCCCTCCCCGCTACACATCAGACGGCCTTGTAGAACTTCAAGAACTTAGCCAGGCTCATGTGCTGGCTGTGCTTGTCTTCCGCACTTTCCTTGTAGTACGCCACGTCTTTCTTGACTTCCACCAGGTACACTCGGGATTCACGGCCGTTGCGCTCGGTCTTATACCAGGCGTTGAGTTGGCCAGTGAATACCAGAGGTTCTGGTTGAGGCTGGGGTTTGCGACGGACGACCGCGTCATCTTCGGCACGCGGACGAGCAACATCCTTCAGGCGATCGAAGGAGTTGAAACGCTGACCTTGACCTTGCGGCTTCTGGAAGGGTTTCTTCTGGGCTATCGTCATTTAGCAGGGTCCTTTAGTTTCTCGTACTTTCTTTCGGTGGGTGAAGGGGTTTCGAAGTGTATGTTGAAGCTGTTCAAGCCAAACTCTGGATTGGTCAAGAGAGTAACACGCTCTACCAGAGCACTGA